CAAGTTGAGCTCTATTTGATGGGACGATGAACGAAGCTGGATTTCTACAAGATACGACGAAGTCTTGATAACTTTTGTCGGGTTGTATATAGAAGATATCTTTCGATGTGCTATTAGAATGTCGATAGAAGACCTTTAGACTTTTATCAAGACTATCAAGGATCCTAATGTCTACATCTACAACGTTTAGGGTTCCGCCGTAATCATAGAACATATGAAGATACAGATTACCGACATTTGTATCCATTATGATTTGACCCTGACACTTACAGAAGTACATTATTGCACCATACATATAAGCAAAGCCTAGATTAAGTGGAAACTCGGGAGTTGTACCAGTATACTTACCACTAAAGTTAAAGAGGCAGTTGTTAAACTCAGTCGTATATCCACTGGCACTTGAATGTGCCAGTTTGAAATGAGCGACGAACTTAAAGTTGAATGAACAAGCGGTAAATACATTTACACCGCCACTGTAAGTATTGTTTACATTGTTTCCTTCATGATTAGTGTACGAGTTGTTACCGCTATTGTCTAGTATACCGCTAAACTTGCAGTTTGATATTTCTGCTCTAACAGTAGCTCCGTTTACGTACAATAATGAATATCTTCCACTTCCTTGCAAGTATACATTCTTGAATATAAGATTCTCTATATACACTGTATTGCGCATATTATATGAAGGAGAACCTCCACTGGAAGTTGAAGTTACACTGATCAAATGACTACGTCTTAGACTTACACCTAATATAGTCCACCCATTTCCGTTTATGTATACTTTGATAGGATATGAATAAGAATCATCGAAGTTAGTTTTAAATCCGTCGCTTTCTAATATCCAATTATTGTGTCTACAATCATCTATTCGTTCACTTACTGGTATCGGGTTTCCTTGTCTATTGTGTGTAGCGAATTCTACGTATATATCCAGAGGCGAGTCGCTGGCGACGACAGTGTCAGCGAACAGTTGTTTAAGTTCTTTCAGAGACATTACTTTATAGGGATCAGCTTGTGTACCACTTCCCCAGTCCCATGTATCCCATGAAGCCATACTAAATCTTCTCCTCCTTTCTTACACCACTATTACAGGCTCAGGCAGTACTACGCTATACTGACCGACTGAATAGGGCGTTTTGTATCTTAGTATAACTACCTTCTCACCTGGAGAAGTATTATCGAACTGTACTACTGTAAAGTAGTCATTGTTTGCTTCATATGCATAACTACCATAATCCTTACCCATAACACTCATATCTAATGTCACAAGTACTTTCATACCACTGACATCAAAGTCTTCTCCCACATTGTATATAGTCTTCGTCGGCATTTGAGTAACTCTCACTCTTAATGGCCAATCCTTTACCACACACTCCTCGGGGAAGGAAGTATCATATCTCTTGCACTCTGGATTAAGATACACCTCCAGCATTGAAGGAGTATCCTTGAATGCCCATTTTCCTATATCCATTACAGAGGGGAAGATGATAGCCTTGTTTACAACTTGGTTGTTCATATATGATCCATACCCAACCAACTCAGGGAAAGCAGCATGTGTCAAGGAGCCATCCTTGACGTACCATATACCGTTTATCTCGAGATCTATCTGAGGAATACCATGGTTAGTGAGTTCCTTAGTAACCTCTCCAGTAACTGGATCAACAGTTTCCTTTATATACCAATAGCCAGGCTTATCAATATCAGAAGTATCAAGAGACGGGAGCATTGGATGATCAAGTTCTTTAACCACCTCGTGAGTGTCGGGATCTTCAGTCTCTTTAGCATACCACAGAACAGTGTTACCGAGAAGAGGATCATCTGCTGGTTCAAAGTTGTAGATGTTTACCAATTCGCCATCTACGATATACCAATGCGGAAAGCTTGTATCGTTCTCGTGTTGTCTAGTAGGGTCTACTATATCAAGTATCTCTTGTGGAGTCAACGACATGTGTACTCTCCTCCTTTCTTAGATTATAGAAATGTTCAAATAGTGGTGAAACATCTGAGTAATATATAACACCCGAAAGGAGAGTGGGCTTATGCCTATGAATAAGATGAGACTTCTTCTTGATAAAATAGAAAGAAGACTCGGTACAAAACCTCTCAATCTGCCAAAGGGAGAAGGAATCGACAAGGACTCTTGGGCAGAATGCATTATTAAGCCAGATACACTGGTAACGTTCTCTCGCTTCTTCCCTCATGAAGTTCGTATCATGATAAACGCTAGACCTGAGAACAAGAGAGACGGCTACTATATGATCGACAGTTCATTAGTAGGAGGAGTAGAGATCCTGGGAGTAAAGGATATAGCATGGGATGTCTACGGAAACGATGGACTTGTCCAGCAGTCTGGTATTGGTATGTATGACTATCTCGGAGCATATAATAACTACAGTATGGATGACGTTATGCTGCTTCAGGCTAGAGCAGATATGACATCTGTATTCAACAACAGTATCTTCGTGGAGTTCAAAGAGCCTAACATGGTTAAGCTGACTTCTGTAACTAACGGCGATATCACTGGAGGTCTGAAGGATATCCCTATAGATATCTTCGTTCCACATCCAGACAATCTGATGACTATATCTCCTACAATGATGGAGACATTTGAAAGGTTGGCTATAGACGATGTAGCAAATACACTGGTAGCTTTCTTGAATAACTACTCTGATCTCGAGACAGTGTTTGCTACGGTAGATATCAACAAGGTTATGAGTAGACTTGAACAGTTTGCTGCTGATAGAGATGACTGTGTAAGATATCTGGATGAGACTCATGTCTCTGCAGCTAACACGAACCAGCCTCTGCTGTACTGTGTATAAGAAAAAAAGAAAGAATGTAATGGAAGAGATAGATGGGTGAGTGGAAGAACCACTCACCCTTATCTTTTATAAAAAATAATGGTGGAGAACCCTGACACTCTCCACCGCTTTTCAATTAGTCTCCTAACATACTACCTACTAATCAGGATCGTAGATAATAGGCTTTGCTCGTTAGGAGCACCCATAGCGCTCGACTAATAGCTCTTTCTGAGAGCCACTCGAACTGTTAGCCGCTCGCACTCTAAACGTGATTCAATCAATCTGCTCAACTCTTATTACAGAGAGAACTTAATCTTCTCACACTATTATAGTATACAGTTGTTCATGGTTACTTTTACATATGTACATCTCTACCCAAACACCAACGATACAGTAATCAAAGAAGAAAGGAGCGTGCCATATGCCGCAAGATCTCTTTCGCAACTCTCAGATCTGTTCAATGGTAGCAGAGGGTGAAGTTGCCAATATTTTATCGCATTTCGATTCCGATTATGTGATGATTGTAATACTTGATCACCTGGTTAATAGGTTCACCTATTCTAGTGCCGTGATGACAAAGCCAAACATAGTTGTATCATACAATATGACCTTCAGAAACCTTGAACAGACTTATCCTCTCGATGCACAGAACATACGAGAGGTTGAGCAGGCCTCGTATCAGGAGATCATAGATACAATCTGTCAGTTCTATGGATTCCAGTTCATTCCTCCAGCAGAGGATACTAACTTGTTTACTATAGCTCTCTACATGTATGAATGCTTTGTCTCTAAGTTCGACTTCTTCGTTTCTCAGTTCTATGCAAACTTTATCATGCTTAACAAGGATGCTCTGTGGGATGCACTTGAACTGGTAAACTATAAGAAAGACAAGGACGTTACTACGATCTATGGTAAGAAAGCATACGATGACATTAAGATGGCTATCATCTGCGCGAAGATGAATGAGGTCCTTTATTACCTTAAGGGACTTGACATTGATCTCCCCACATACCTTCAGACATGCTATCCTATAGAGTATGCTCAACTCTTAGCAGATCATGTAAAGGGGGAGAATTTCTATGCGATGTTTATAGCATCTGCTATAGATGTACCTTCTGTAGTGACAGATATCAAGCTCAAGATACACAATGCTCTGTGTACTCAGAATGATATCTCCATGCTCATTCCTCAGCCAGAAGAGAATGGAGATGATGTAAGTAAGGAGGAATAACAATGCCTACTAGCAAGAGAGGTTATGAAATAGACTTATCTCATGAGGGTGCATACACTACTGGAGATAAGACTCTATATGATGGTGCTGACCATAGTGCTGAAGTAGATATGATCATTGGAGCTCTCGATGAACAGAGGAGACAGAATGCTGACAATCAGGTACTGGATCCTATACTCGGAAAAGCTCCAGAGATGAAAGGAAGGCATGATGGCTTCGCTGCCAGTGCTAATCCTTTAGAAGCTGAGAGAATCAGTGAGATGGATGAGATGGGAGCTCTCACTAGCGGAATAGTGAAGGGTCTTCTCAGAAATCCCAATGGAATGTCTATAGAGGATCTCGACTACTTCACCAGAATACAGAAAGCAAATGCACAATACAATAAGGAGGACATGGCAATGGCCGAAATGGAACAGAACATTCAGAACCAGATCAATGCTAATGGATATGATACTATGGAGGGCTTTATGGAAGCCAGCATAATGGCTGACCTTGGCAAAGTAGAATCAAGAATCCGTGATGCAGAAGATCCCAACGCAGCAATAGTCGAGTCAGACGTAGAGGAGGTAAAGGAGGATGAGTCCGAAGTGTTTCCTGCAGAAGCAGTCAACACTGAAGCTACTGAGTATACTCCTGAAGTCGGTACTGTTGAGGGTCTTGGCGAAGCTGTTCAGATGAATGATGATATGGAACCCGTGAAGGTTGCTGAAGAGCAGCAAGCTCCTATAACAGATGAAGATCTCGAGGACGTTCCTGTATCTACACTTGAAGTTACAGACGATCAGGTTCTTACAAACATGCATAATATTGTCGGCGATGCAATCTCGGACAATGATGCTATGGCTCTTGTAGACATTATGAGACGTTATAAGGCAGGAGAGAAGTTCTCTGTATTCAATGCTCTTCCTGAGACTATCAAGCTGCAGATTCGTAAGTCAGCTTCAGAGACTGGAGAAGCACCAAGACATGCTATTCTTGAGTTCTTTGCTAAGAACCTTATCAATGATATCATCTCTGATGCTTTCATGAGTACTGAGATAAACAACTTCCAGAATGAGTTGAACACATACGCTAAAGCTGCAGGTAATGTAACTGGCGTTATCGTTGACTCTTATACTGATGAAGTAAAGGAGAAGTTCGAGACTGGTCTTCTTGAGACTGCTGACAAGATCCAGGAATCTAATCCTGAGAAAGCAGAAGAGCTCAGAGAAATCGCTAAGTACTTTTGTTACACTCACACACTCGAACTCATTAAGAAGCACATCGAGAATGGTGGAGACACCTATCTTAACCGCTGCTATAAGAAGTCTCGTAAGATCAAGCAGTACACAGCATCCTTCAATGCTTACTATGAAGGTACTGTACCGAAGATCAGAGACATCGAGTCACTTGCTATCCCGTTACGTCGGTTAATGGTGGATGAAGAGGTAGCAGAGACACTCGTAGTAATGCTTGGCGATTCTTGCTACGAACAGCCTAAGGGTTCACTTGTAGGAAACGTCTATACATTCTATCTTCTCACTGGTGTAATGAATATCGCTATGTCTGCTGACACTAGTGATACTATCCGTGAGATCAGAAACAACATTGCTATCCTTGTATCAGAAGTCCGTCAGTTCCTCAACAGAAGGTTCCTCAACAGAAGAATGAAGGACGCTAAGTACGGTGGTAAAAAGAAGAAGGGTAAGAAGGGGAAGCGTTAATCGCTTCCCTGAACTATCCTATAAACTAAGAATAGGAGGTTCACTCTAATGGTAAACGAAAAAGGAAGCTTAACCTTTCTGAAGACTGACGCTCAGTGTTTCTTTCAGCTTCAGTTAACAGTATGGAACCAGACAACTAATGGAGCCAAAGGAACTATCTTCCAGATAAGCTCTAACAATGAATATCAGATCGATGTCATCAGCGATGAGGCACCTGGTCTGAAGACTTATAACTGCAGAATCGTAGGATTCACTATGAGGAATCGTCCTGACTATAAGGGCTTTGTTAACTACGATAAGGAGACTAATCAGGCTAAGCTTGCAGAGGTAGATACTATCAAGATAGACTACTCCGAGGACGGTAAAGCTGGTGTTACTAGTATCAATGTATGTGACATTCGTGATATCAGATTGACCTATGCACCTGGTCAGGACTTCGAGGTTATCAGAGATATCAAAGACTTTAAGTAAGGGGCGATCGAAATGGCTAAATTCTATAACGAGGACGGCTCTAAAACCTCAACTGATAGAATCCTCGATGAATACCACATGAAGAAGGGTACACGTATGGAACAACTTTCTAATGACTATCTTGGAGCTACCCTTGAGGAGGCTTCTAAAGATACAGACTCTTGGAACAAGGTGATATCTGGTACTAAGAGAAACAGTGATGGCACTCCTGATATGGGAGACGTATCAGATGGCTATCACACATTCAATGAACTCTACGAACACAGAAGCATTCTGTTCTTAGCATTACTGCGTTCTATACAGGATGTAAATGAGTTCGCTGATTATGAGAGTCTTCATATCTTTGCACGCCCATGGTATTCTAAACAACATGAAGATGGAACTATGTTTCCTGGAATGTTCATTGCTGGTATGAGTACCGACTATGGTAGTGTAACATATCACTTCGACGAAAAGTATCTCCCCTTATTTGAAAAGGCTGAGATCGAGTACTTGGAGAAAGCACCTAGATGGGACGGTCACACTCCAGAAGATGGACTTGAAGTTATAAAGTCTCTATTCTGTGGAAACGAGTAACTAAGAGAGGTTAGTTGTATGGGAATGTATACCGAAGCAGAGATTTCTGCTACTTTAAGACACATAGACGACGAGCTGCACAATATCAATCTCAATCTTATAGAGTTGATCAAAGCGGTTCGTTCTATAAATGAAACTAAGAAAGAGGTAAACGCACATGAATAAGAACAACATTTCACCCACAGGCATCATGGCAACTTTTGCCAACATTGTCTCCTTTCTCATAGGAGCATACAACAAGGATAACGAATTCGACGTTAAGAAGGACTTCGTTGACCAGGTCAAGGGATACAAGAACTTTCTTGCAGATCAGAACTGGGATGCTACTACTCTTACTGCTGAAGAGATCACTGCATTCGGCGGTCTCAGAATAAAACCAGAGGAAGATCTCTTCTTTATTCCTCCTTGGCTCGTAGAGTTCCTTCCTGAGGACTTCCAGCTTATCGACATAGAGCTTGGTACAAACGCTCATGTCGTAGTAAAGGATATAGACAGGGAAAAGCTCTGGAGCACGGATACGAACGACTACGGTGTCACCAAGTATGCTATTCAGGCAGTCTCAGAGTCTGACTTTAAGTCAAATAAGGGACTTATGTTCTCTGAAGCTCTTAAGCTGATCACCGATCCTAATAAGAATGGTATGATCATGAGACTTCCTAACTGGCAGCCCGATGTGTTCATCAAAACTCAGTGGCCTGATGAGAACAGCAAGATGACTCATCCTTATCTTTACGTAACCAGCAGATTCGGCTGTGTTCCGTGGAAGGAAACTGTACCTGAGATGTTCAACTGCTCTTGGGAAGTATATCAGGAAGACTATTACAAAGAGCTTGTTGAAGAGATGAAGAAGCAGAAGGAAGAGCTCTTCCAGAAGGCAGTACAGCAGAACTTAGCAGCTAACGGCGGTAAGGGTGTAAACGTAGAGCAGATCGGAAAGGATCTTCTTGAGGGTCTCATGCAGAAGCCTGAAGAGGCTGCTACACTCGAGGAAGTAGATAAATGAATAGCTGAACTGGAGTCGGGATTCGCTAAGCAAGAGAGTATCGCGACTAACCAGTTCGAAGAAGACTTCTTTTATCCAAGCTTCGACAGTGAAATCACTTCGCAGTTCATCTAATAAAAAACAAACGGGAGGGCGCATAAGCGTCCTCCCTATTCGTTTCCTTATTCCTCTTCAAGAATGATCTTATGATCAGCCACATTGATGTGATGACCACAGATCTTGTCAAACCCTTCGTTATGACTTATCACTACGAGTGTACTATGGCACTCTCTGTCAATGAGGTTGATAGCTCTATGACGCGAATCATCATCCATATTAGATGTGATCTCGTCAAAGATATATAACTTATTTGGTCTTCGTCTCATCTCAACGATTGCTCTGATGAGATTGATACTCTGTTTGAGACCACTGGAGAGTTTGTTGCCTTTCTCTCCTACAATGGTATCAAGGCCCTCATCAAGAGTCTTATACCATTTCAACATATTAAGCTCTTCGAAGAGCTTAAGTATCTCCTGATCTGAGATACGTCTATCACCAAAAGTGATATTGTTTCTCAGACTATCATTCAGGAGTTCTGTTTCCTGATACACATAATATGTGTTCAGGTTTTTTGGAGGGCCGATGAGCCAATCATTAGTAATGGCTCCTACAAGCACATTAGCAAATGAAGACTTACCTTCTCCTTTCTCACCTGTTATGAGATAGCGCACGCAGCGCTTTATCTCCACGTCAACGATGAAGAGAGGTGAGTTCTTACCATGGTCAAACTGACCATGGACTCTAAACCTTTCAGGCATGTCGATCTTTATATCAGTATCGGAAGTACCATCAAGACTCTCTATTATCTTCTCATTTGCTTTTAACTGAACGATTAGATCTATTACATCCACTATAGTGCCGAGACCATTGTAGATGACCCATTCGTTCATAAACATGAATGCTACTACATCCATGTTTTCCCTGAACAAAAATACTGATACTATGGTAGGTATACTAAGTATTGCCATACCCAATGTATCGAAGAGTCTCTTAGGAATATTGACACTGTACTTATAAGCGTCATGTTGAGACTCCTCTGCCGATTTGATAAGGAATGCACTTTTACGAAGATATTTTATAGTCTTTATATTGTTCAGTCCATCTATGGTGACGGAACTGAACTTAGCCTGGGCTTTCGTCTCCTTCTCAGAGAACTTAAAGATTCTCTCCTCAAAGAAGAATATGAATCCTGTTATTATAGCACAAGTAAATAGAATCACTATAGTCACAGGATGTTCTCTGAGTTTAAACACAGCAGAGAAAAATGGAATTAAAGTAGCTAGAGACGTAGCAGTAGTGACAAAGATATGTCCCTTAAGATCTGATATCTTATCAACAACAGAATTGATCTTGCCTACAGTGGTTGAATTGATATCTTTGATGGAAGAGTTAAGAACTCTCTTTATCAATGACATCTTGTTATCGTTTCCGATACCAGTTCTCACAGCCTTGCCGCAGATACGCATTACTGCATCTATGACAAAGAATGCTACATTTACAAGAATCAGAGATATAAAGACTCTGTTGCTATATCCATTAGCTACAAAGTCTGCTACAACCTGGTTGTTCCAGGTTATTTGTACTCCTCTGAGAGCACAGAATGTGATCAGTATGATCGCTGCTATTGTTACTTTGCGTTTCATAAGAAGACCTCCTTTGTCTATGATTTTTATTTGAACGCACTTCTATAATATATAACAGAGAGAGAATAGAATGACGGGAGCACTTAAGCTCCCGCCGTTCTTAATAGTCATAGTAGAAGTCGTTTTCTTCATCATCATCCACACTGCTGTATGGATCATTCATATCCTTATAGAACTGGTCTATAGTGCCAAGCATACTGTACTGGTTTGCGGGGTCCTCCAGCTCTTCTATAGGCTTGTTGAACTTCTGGCTGTATGCCTTTCTACCTACTGGAGTAGAGAGAATCTTCTGAAGAGCCTCTTGGTCTTCTTGTCTCTGCTGCTCTAACCAGTCCTTATAGAGCATAGTACCATCATCCAGATCCTTAAGCTGCTGCTCTACTCTACCATGCATTCCCTCAAGGTCACCAGAGATATTGATTCCCTCTGTAGCCTCGAAGCTCTGGAAGATAGGCTCTTCAGCTTCATGCTGTTCAGTCTGGAGGTTAGGTATTCTTATACCCCAGTTCTCTGTAACGTTCTTACCGTAGTACAGAGGATAGAGTGAAAGAAGATAAGAGAATACTGCATCATCGTGACTCTGAGCAGAGTGATCGATTCTACCAGTCTTCTTCACCTCAAGGTTCTTCAGCTCTTCATATATGATAGGAGATACGAACTTGTCCTTATGGTCTTCCATTCTAAGCATGAGAAGATCCATAAGCTGTTCTCTGACTATCTTAGTGTTGTCGAGTCCATAGACTCTAGTGAGCTGTTTCTTACGATTGATATGGACTCCGTCATACTTCTCTTCTATAGTCCTCTCCTTAATCTCATAGTAGAGATTAGACTTGATCTTAGACTTGAGAAGCTTTGCTAGTACACCTGTACCTACACCATTACGCTCGACCACTACCAGAGCATTTGGTATCCAGTTGGTTACCACATCATAGATGACTCTAGCGAAGTCGATAGTAGAGATATAGTTACAGTTGAAGTCTGCCATAAGCTTAGACGTTGTAGAGTCTGTTATGCTCATAGCAGATGAGTCCTTATTGTAACCAGCAGCAACGTCACATCCAACGATAGGAGCAATACCTGGTCTGAGCTCTTCATATACATTGAGAAGGAATGCTCCGACATAGACTTGCTTCTTAGGTTGCTTAACGAATCTACCAACGATATCAAGCTGTTCTTTTGTGAATGGAGAGTTCTCTGCAGACATAGCCCACTCGAGAAGGAACTCTCTACGGATATCTGTCCACTTGTACTCTTGTTCACGACAACGCTCTTTGAACCATTCTTCTGAATAGCCAAGCTGCTGATAAGTAGTCTTGATATGTACGAAGATACTCTTCTCGTTGGAGTTGAGTATATTGGTAAGCTCTTGGAGTGAAAGGTCATACCAGAGTTCTGAGAACGGAGTCATGTTGCTTCTCATATCATACATATACTTGCCGAACTCATCAGAGATAAATCCAGGTGTAGATGTAAGACAAAGTCCATGAGGAGCTCCATTATCACGACAGTTTCTGAAGGCTCTTGTCATGGCAGGCATAGCATTAGAGAGTGACTCTCCAAGGAATGGGAAGAATGCAGACTCGTCGAGCCAACAGTTAGTGATAGTACGACCTCTGAGGAGGGAGATAGCAGCAGTCTTAGAGGTTGCTCTAGCGAGTGCTTCTATCTTGTTGAAGTTGATTGGGTGCTGTACATAAGATACAGTATTACGAGCTTTAAGCTTCTTACCGTTCTGACCAAATGCCTGGTCGAATCTAAGGTAAGACGGCAGAGCCTGTATAATCTTCTTCATATCGTCAAGGTTTCTCTTAGCATCGTCCAGCTTCTTATTAAGGAAGACCATGTTAGCGTTTCGAGAACCGAAGTTGTATATCCATGAATACCATACTTCACATCCTACTGTTTTACCAGTCTGACGAGGCTGTTCATGGTATACATTAAGAGACAGTGTAAAGCAGAAGTTAAGGGCTAGGTTTCCTCTGTCAAGCTTGTACCTGACGTAAGGTCCACCTTGGCTCTGTACTCTAACGACTTCTCTGATATAATAGAAGAAGTTACGTTGACACTCTATAAAGATCTTCTGTTTCATGAACAGAGGAAGCTTAGGATCATAGGGATCTACATTAGCAAGATCCTTATCAAAGAGTATAAGGAAGAACTTGTTGTTCTTGATTCCTATAGCTTTCAGGTAGTAGTGCATATCCAGAAAGCTTTGGTTCTTAGTATTCATTTGAAAGTAGACAGTAGACCTTTGTCCTGTAAGAGGATCAGTCATCACATTCTTGTTCTGACTAGGTGGAACAAAGGGTATAGTCTTCTTAGCTTTCATTTGTGAAGGATCAATGTATTGATTAGTCTGAACTGTTCCATCGTAGAAGATCTCTGATTCGTTAGAGCCAGTATAAGTACGGTCTTCTTTAGCGACTTCATCTTCAAGAACTAGTTCGATTGTACTTGCCATAGTAACACCTCTTTCTATAGTTTGATACAGTGGGTTCAATAGCCCTCTTTACGGAGATGTTCGACAAGAAAAAATAACCTCTTAGAAGAGGAGTACCAGCGATATGCTATGTGGAGTATGAACCACATGTATGCCGCATATCGCTGGATACTAAGTAAAGTTGTGACAGCCTAGCCGCCACGGAAAGGAGACTACAGGTCATTTGGAAACCTGCAGGTAGACACTAGTTTTAAGCTGCTTCATCTACCTTGTGCCTCGGCAGAGAAGCTGTCTTAAAAATCTTCTTTAAAGAAGTAAGCTGCGTTTTCTGTTGCTACAGATAACGACGCGATATCACCTCTGTAGTTGTATATGCGGAGGTCGAACCCTGTATCTGCCAGGTATGATACCATACCATAAAGCAGAACAGCGGCTCTTTTATTGAATCTTTTTCCTTGCCATACAGTGTTTAAAAGATAGTCATCAAAGACGACATCTTCCCACTTTATGGCGTTTAACCACTCGCAGTCAGTGGGTCTAGTATTGCCCAGCCAGTTGACAAGGTGTTCTACCTCATCCCAGCTCACAATGTACGTCAGAGCTGAAAGTGCATTATATGGGTTGAGTGACTTTACAGATTCTACAAAGGTCACAACAGCCTTGCAGAATTTCCTTGAGTCTAGTATGGAGTCTGAATCTGGAATACCAGCGATCATGATGTCGCCGTATTCATTTTGTTCAACGAAGAGTTCTGCAATCTTGCTGCAGATCTCTTCAGTTGAATATGTTCGTGTAGATTCAGCCTTGTTGTTATTAGTTTTCATAATTCATGCTCAGTAGGTGCTACACGGTTGACGGCCGTCATGCTGAGCTAATGTAGTCTCGTTTCGAGACATCCCTTTGGGATACACCCTTTGTTTACCTGCTGCATGAGATCCCGTTCTCCTTATGGGATCATAGATAATTTACAGTCAGGTGCATGAAGATTCGATCGTGATCCTCATACACTACAATGATATACAACCCATATAGCTAACTTTTACGATATCCCCTACATATATATAATCAGTGCCTATATGGACACTTAAAACAAAGGAGGACACACATATGCCACTCGGTAATAACTCTTATAACAAGGGCAATTCAAATGGAAAGAAGAACGACTTCTCTCCTACAACCTACTCAAACATCAGGATCTCTAACTTTGACTCTACTGTAGATCCTACATCCGTATCCTTTTCATTCTGGAAGGGAATGCTCAGGATAACAATCACCCCCATCAAGAAGGGTGCAGACGGAGGTTACAGCTTCGATAAGGATAACTCCATAGAAGTATACCTCACTCCCACCAGAGCTGCTCTCTTCCTCAATTATCTCAGACAGTTCAGAAAGGATCCAAATGCTTACGTTAACGTAGGTGTTACTGCAGGTAACTCTATCATCTATGTAACCAACGGCGCAGAGGAGTTCGAAGGACAGGACGGTAATGGACTCTTCCTTATCGTAAAGAGCCTTGATGAGAAGGGTAACATCGATTCTGAAATCGGATATCAGTTCAAGACTACACCCGATAAGGATAACTTCGGTATCATCGACTATAAGGGTGGTACAGACTTCACCAAGGACTATGAGTACACAAAGTTCCTTGATTATGATATCTTTACCAATACAATTGCTCAGTACGTTAACGGCAACAGCAGTGCGGTTGCAGCTACAGTAGTTGACGCTACAAGGTTCTCATTCAACAGCATCATCAGCAAGCTGACAAGCATTCAGGAGAACCTTGGCATCGACACTGGAAGTGGATACAAGAGAAAGTCTAATGCATCAGCATTCTTCTCAAACAACGGCAATGAGTCTACATCATCTTCATTTGGTCGTAACAGTGACAAGATCGAAGAAGTAGAGGACTACCAGGACCTTATAATGGACGTATAATAGCGATAGGGATGTGAAAACATCCCTATCCTTCTCTTTGAAATGGGGTGATACTGTGTTTAAGAGAATACTCGCTAAGATCAAAAGAAAACCTCTAACCAGAGAGGAAGAACTTAAGCGTAAATACAGGGGTATGACACGAGATGAGATCGTCGATTATCTATGTATGAACGAGAGGTTCGAAGAACTTAAAGAGATGCATCACTATTGGTTCGCCGATAGTGAGACCAAAGAACTTTGTTCTGTATTCGAAGGATGCCCAATAACGTTCTTTATGGAGTACATGGCGATGCATAAGAACGAGAAGTATAAGTATGACACTATATCGCTGTATGACGAAGACCGTAGAAATATATTCTTCTGGGAAGGTGATACTAAAGTGCCATACTATCCAGACGACTACATCATCACCAAACTCTACTATACAGGATTATCATCTGGATTCTATGTTAGGGTTAAGAAGGTCAAGTTTGAAGAGATAATAGATACAATCAAAGAGATGACTATAACAACTACAAGCCTAAAGTATCTATCTCAGATAGTTACTAGAACTCATGGCGATATCTATATACCTTAAAGGAGGGATTGGATGAAAGTTAAAGACGTAATCCCTTTACTCAAACCATGTAAGGGTAAAGAGAATGAAGAGGTATACTTCTTCATCAGTACATATGAAAGAATGTACGGAGAAGACCTTTGCACCAACACGTTATGGGACGGAGTGCCTATAGCAGATGAAAAGATTCTTAGTTACTTTAACGAAAGTGAAGTTGTTGCTATAGATTCAACTGAAAAGCACATGATTACTATATACATTAAAGAGAATGAAGATCAGCTTAATGCCAACTTCGTAGGAAGACCATTATCTGACTTCATAGACTTTATAGAAAGTATAGCTGGTAGTGTGTACGATCATTACGACTTTGAAGTGTATAACGACAGTATGCTTCATACAAGATCATATGTAAGAGTAGACCATGCTTACGATGAAGTTCTATCAGATGTCAAGCCAGATAAAATTGATGCTTTCTTACAGCACAGTACAATAACTCATATATCTGAAGAGTCTCAATCGTATCAGCTTTACATAACTGTAAAATGACAAGGAGGTAATACTATGGACAGCAAAGCCCACCAACAGAAGATCACAAACATGGTTGTTGATGCTAAGTGTATTCTTGACTACGACCTCACGATCATGAAGATCTTCCAGTTCAACTATAATCATCCAGACTATGTGGATCAGGAAGTTATGCATTATTCCCTTGCACAACTTAGGAACGCTCTTGTGAAGCGTAAGGATGCTAATCCTTTGACTATCTGTATTCCTGAAGAGGCTATGGATAGAGAGAATATCGAACAGATCCTCGACGACATTTACAAGAACAACGACTACGACATCTTCAAGTATATTACTCTTACTGGAACCAGTAAGCTCATCTACATGATGCAAAAGCATAGTTCGTTCGATGTAACTGTAGTATGCAAAGATGAAACAGAGAAGGGACTGATAGAGGGACGTAGCAAGTCTTTCAACACTGTAATCGGCTACGACTCTATAGATCCCAAAGACTTCAATGCGTTCATGTTTAAGGACATCAGAGATGTCTTTGCACTCCCTTACAAGCTTGAGAAGAAGACTTTATTCTTCCAGAACTATGAGTTCAATATCACCCGTGATACTGATGGAACTCCTGTTCCTAATGCAGAGTATGCAATGGCTCTGATGAAGGAAGGGAACTATCCTATACTTGTAGAGGTGTACGATCATACTACACTCGAATCTCTTTCTAAAGAGAAAACTAATCAATAATCAATTCAAAGGAGGAAACACCACCATGACAAGCAATATAGTCAAGAAGGATGTCCTTAGAAGAGTTCAGCTCGAAACACTTGAAGCTCTCTACGATTATCTTTCTCAGTCATTTGGACCTTATGGTTCAAACACTATCCAGTACAAGAAAGAAGGCTATCCTCGTTACACTAAGGATGGTCATACAATTCTTAAGTCAATCAAGTTCGGCGGTGAGATCGAACAGGCAGTTCTTGCAGATATCGAAGAGGAAACAAGAGCACAAGCTAAGAGAGTCGGCGACTCTACAACCTCTGTTACTATCCTTTCTTATCTCGTATTCAAGAAGCTCACTGAAAAAATCGATGAGCGTTTCTCAAAAACTCCCCCTGCAGATATCGTAAGAGCTCTTAAGGAAGTAGTAGATGCTGCATCTACTATTATCAAGGCTCACGGCAGAGAGGTTACCATTGACGATATCCGCAAGATCTCACTCATCTCTACAAACAATGATGAGAAGCTTACAGAAGAGATCGTTAAGGTTCACGAAGACCTTGGTCTTAATGCATACATCGACGTTATGGCTGGCTCTGGAGAGGAGTTCGTTCGTAAGACATACGACGGCATGTTCTTCGACTGTGGTTACCACGATGCATGTTTCATCAACATGCCTGAAAAGTCTGTAAACAGACTTGAGAATCCTCGTATCTACTACTTCGAAGATCCTATTGATACAGTAAACTACGGCGAGCTGTTTGATACAATCATTGCTCACAACATCATCAATCCGATCAATGAGATGAACAGCAATCGTCCTAACAACAATGAGATTCCTCAGATCATTCCTACAGTTATCATTGCTCCTAAGATCGTAAGAGACTATGCTCGTACTCTTGAGGTTGTAATGAACTACTGTGCTAAGTTCACTCAGGCTAACCTTCCTAACACTATCCCGCTCAACATCATCACTGGTGTTACGGATACTGATAAGGTATATCTGAAGAACATACTCAATCTCTGCGGAGTTCCTACTATCAATAAGTATGACGACGCTAAAGCTGAAGCGAGAGACCAGAAGAACGGCACTGCTCCTTCAGTTAAGAATGTATGGGAGTGGTATGGTACTGCAGGCTGCGTAGAGTCTGGTGCATTCTCTACAAAGCTTATCGATCCTAAGAACTACAAGAATGAAGATGGTACTTATACAGACGTCTTCAATGCAGTTCTGAATGATCTCGATGCTCGTATCGCTGAGCTCGAGAAGCAGCATAACGAGTCTCTCAAGATCTATCAGTACAAGAAGCAGAAAAACTCACTTCTCGGTAACATGGTAGAACTCTACGTAGGCGGTATCACTATCGCTGACAGAGATCAGGTAAGAGACCTTGTTGAAGACGCTGTTCTCAACTGCCGTTCAGCAGTAAATGAGGGTGTCGGCTACGGTGCTAACTTCGAAGGACTCAGAGCATTCAAGGCTCTCATGGATGTATCGCTCGACGATGGTTCTCTCAAGGAGGAAATCGTTAAGTGCTTCTATGAAGCATATAAGGAAATCTCTGAGCATCTCTACAGATATATGGATGATCCTGAGGGTAAGGTTATCGAATCCCTTGAACAGGATTGTCCGTTCGATGTAAGAACTGGTGAGAAGGGTGAGAACGTTCTCTCCTCTATCGATACTGATATTTGTGTACTCAACAGTATCTCAAAGATCATCTCACTGATGGTTACTGCTAACCAGTTCCAGATGTCTAATCTCAATATCAACAAGTATTGAGTGGCATACTCCGACCCATAAGGTACTGATGAGTTGAAACTAGGGTACCTGTTCAGATATCCCTCTCTTGGACATGTGTGGGTATCGTTGGGGTTAGTGTCCTTTCAACACCATTCGAAGAGGTGGGTAGGGAGTTATCTCCCTACCCATTCTCCCCAATCAAGTCTTACTAAACGTCTAACTTTACTATAACCTATATAATGGAGGTGTACCATATGAGTAAACTGAAGCTCACATTTGATGAGTATATTAAGAACCCTTCGGGTAAGGGTTCGTCAATTAACACCCCTAGAGATACTACCGCCCAGTTCTATCAGACTAAGTATGATGCCCTAGTAGCTAGAGATGGTCTAGTGAAGTATGAGGTCTATAGGACTGCATCTGATATATACTACATCCATTTCCACATCCCGTCAAACTCTACTAAGGGGTTCTGTTATGATACAGTAGTAGAACTCAACCCAGGTGACACACCTACTAAGGGAAACCTAAAGACATATACAGTTAGGTTCTATTCAAACGATCCTAACTTCAACTTCACTCATGCTCATGCTTACTATTCTCATGGTCTGATTATACCAGAGTTTGAGAAGAAGCTGACACTACAGGTGAAGGCAACTAAAGCAAACACTCGTAACCCAGACAATGCTGTAGGATATGTACAGAGTATCTACTTTGCGTATCTGACAATGCAAAAGGATAATCTATTCGACAAGGGGATCCTCGACAGAAAAGCCACTGCTGGAGGAGCTAATAGATTCGCTAGGAATGTCCTCTCATATAAGGATAAGGATAGAGAAAAGAATAAGTTTATTGATGAACAGAAAAGGAAAGTAACTCCTACGGGGAAAGAGGAGCTTAAGCCTAAGGTGGTTTCATCAAGATTCATTGGTAATGGCCTCTCTCATATACCAGTAGTCTCAAAGATCACCAAGACTTCCAAGTCATCTTCCGCTATAAAGAATACTCGAACCTCTAAGACTACAAAGAGGAGATAGATTATATACTATAGATGAGCCCAGAGCATCACTATACCGCTCTGGTTAAGGAGGATATATACACATGATACAGCCAAACAACACCCATGACTACTACAACTTTCTTTACCCACAAAAGTATGCTGTAGTAGGAATCAACAATGACGAACAAGCCGTATATGATTTGTTTAATCAGTACTTCGAAGTGCCACATTGGGTGGCCATCGATAACTGGTTACCATCAGAAGATGACATAGTGTTCTACACGATAAAGAATGCTATAGTTATGCCGACGATCTCTGAGTTCTTTGGAATGAACCCAGCAGATCCAAACACAATTAACGTGAACTCCTTTATGGTAACTCCTAAGAGGTGTTACAATGGTGATGATCTGCGTCAGCATATCTGTCACTATCTCAACTACTTCTGCAGGTTCTATGATCCTGATAAAGAACTTGCTGGTCACTATGTGCGCATAAAGCACATGATTGACTTCGGACTCACTACTATGACTGGTGAGAAACATCCGTACAAGAAAGAAGAGTTTATACTCGATATCCGTCGTTATATTCTCGGAAGCAGTATGTGTGCTAAAGTACTTAAGATGAACGAGGATAACTACTCGCTCAAGCTTAACTACAAGAACAACACAAACCAGGCTCTTCAGTATAATGATACACATGGTAAGATCTTCATGGAGATCTCTGTGTTCATGAACATGCTCATTCCTCTTATTAGTCACTTCGTTTATAAACAGAAGACGACTTCAACCCAGGAGATCGATGAGCTCTTTCAGACAATCTATCAGTTCCTCTTTGATCGTTACATCAATACTGTAGATCTGAAAGCTAAGCTGTTTGAGACAGCCAACACTACAATCGCCAGAGACCAGAGAACCAATAAAGACCTCTGGGATAAGAGTGAGATTAGAGGTATGGATATCTCTGTCAACTCTCTCGACGCTGTAGACACCCTTGTACTTCAGGTAATGCCTAAGTATAAGTATAACCAGAACATGGTTATGTATAACTTCACCTCAATCAGAAATACTGCTATCCAGTATGCTGTTGGAATAGCGTATGAATATGATTTGGTTCCACTATCTTCCTCTAAGAGAGATGGCGAAGATTCCACTTCTCAGTTTGACAAGTTTGAGGCTACACTTGGTAAGGCTGATGAAGCTAAGTTCCTACATAACACCGCAGTAGCTTATACAGTTATGAGGAACATCGAAAGTCATTATGGTCCATTCACACAGGATCAGTTGAACTTTTATAAGATAGAACTCGGAAGAGGTGCTAAACCCGTCATCAACTCTTTCCAGTATAAGCTTATAACAAACTTCTTCGGAAAGCTGTTTGGATCAGTACTTCCTATGAAGACTATCAATCTCGATGAGTATATCGAGCTTATGATATCCGCCAAGAAGAATCTCATAGCTCAGAACTTCTGTATCCTTCCTGAGATTATCGCTGGAAGAGTAGTGAAGCTCTCAACTAGAACGGTTCTTAGTAAGAAGCATGAAGATATGCTTACAAGCAGTGAGCATTGGGCAGCAATAAGACACAAGTATATGGACAACCAGGTTATACTTGCTCGTATTAAGGCTGACTTTGCCGCTATTATTTCATCAGACTTTCAGCTGATTCATTATGATCCTGTCACAAGAAAAGGTGATGAGTATAATGGTCAGCCGATAATCATCAACTCTGCTATAACCTACAGAATCGTAGAAGAGTTCTTACTGTATGAACTTATGGTATGAGTAAATTATGGACAGAGAGATCTTCTCTCTGTCCTTTATTATAGAAAAGGAGGACTCAGAATGAGACCAAAGATAGGACAGGTCGTACTTATCGACCCAGAGGATAAACTTGAACTGAGAGATAAAGAATCTACTGTAGGAACTGTACTCAAGGTAGAGCGTAATCAGAGTACTATATTGGTTCAAATGAATCCAGAGAAGAAGATAGTAATTCCAAACAAGTATCTCTATGCTATACAGATGGATGAAAGGAACCCTCCGTACGTTATAGTAGAGAGATCCTATCCGAGAGTAAGGTTCAGCGAGAATGACGTAAACAAACTCGGCACGGTATTTGATCTTCTTGATGTTATGAGTCAGAGACTAGAGCATTACATCAGGTCTGATCAGGAAAAGCATGAGATGCTTGATGTAACTTCATTCGCTAAGAGCAATATACTCTATATCATGAGCAAGGTTAAGAGATTTATCGCTGGAGAAATGGAGACTGGAGCAAGAGATGTATTCATCGACAGGTTCCACAAGTATGCTACAGATGATGAAGACCCCAGAGACATCAAACCAGATATCACCAATTCAAAAGTCGATCTCGTTCCAGAAGATGCTTCTAAGGATATTGCTATGGAGATAGCTAAGAATATAATGAAGGCTGGAATGAGTGAAGACATCGTCAATTTCGACGAAGACACTGTTCTTAACGCTGAGATAGTAGAATGGTATAAGGAAGCATCTAGTGGAAATGAAGAGCGAGATGAACTTATCACGAAGCAATTTGAGTGCAAGACTATGCAGACAGCAGTAGATATATTCAACAAGAATGCTACTATCGAAGAGTTATTCAAAGATAGATGCGAGTATCTTGTTGGATCGGAGCATGTTATGAGAAACCTTATAGCTTCTATGTACATGCTGATCAAGAGCAGCACAAAGGAAATCATTAACATACCGATTCTGATTGTGATGGATCCTACATGTCTTATAGAGATTCTTATTCAAAGACATCCAGCCAAAATCCTCACATACTCTGACATTATAACTGCTATTAACGAGGCTGGGTCGGTTAAAGCACTTCTGGCTAATGAGAAGCTTGATCTTCCTCATGTAGTGAAGTCTATCGCTGTGCCTATCTTCCCGTTTAAGAAGATAACACCGTCTGATATTATGAAGCTAGTCAAAGATGTAATCACAAGTGTATGTGTGGAGATATCCAATCATACAGATATCGAAGTGCTCGATGATGATACTATAGAGGATGTAGGTCTTGATGATGTGTTTACACTACATCTTCCTATAGCGCTTACAAACATGCCCATTAAACCATTTGAAGGAGGTGCTTACAATGGATGAACTTTCAAAAAGAATCTACGAGAATCGGGAGGAGTATAACAGACTCTTCATCGAACTCGCAAACTCCTTTAAGGAGGATACTAACAAGAGCGTGATGTTTACATCCACTCGTTCCAGTGAGATAGATAATCTTCTCAAGAGTATCAACGTGGTTCGTAATAACCTTGAAGTGCTCGAAGGAGTAAAGCTTTATCTCGATGCAGAAGAAAAGAAGGTATACAATAATGGATGATATCGAAAAGGAGATCCAGGATGGTTTTCTGAGAGACAAACTTCGTAAGGCACGCAAAGCTAAGGGACTTACACAGCAAGAAGCCGCAAACCTTGCAGATATCTCTGCTTCTACTGTCTCTTATATAGAGAGTGGTAAGGGAGATTATATGGCTTCTAGTCTCCTAAAGTATGCAGATGCTCTTGGATATGAAGTATCTATCCACAAGAAGGGCGGACCTATTATAGATACAGAAGAACCAGAAGAGTAACGATACAATAATCGGAGGAGTCTATCTCCTCCGATTATTATTTTTAGAGAGGTGATTATTATGAGGCATATCTTAGTACCAGGAAACAAAGACAACAGCAAACTTAAGAAGTTTAGATGCGACATCTGTGGCTGTGAATGGCTTTCAGATGAGTATAAAGAGGATTGGACAATACATTCTATACCTGCATACGACGAATGCCCTACATGTAAGGCCGAAATATTTGCTATAGGAACTTTCACTAATGATGAAAAGCACTCTCATGTTCGTAACAAGAAGAGGTGAGTCAATTGACCAAAGAAGAACTCAAGGAATGGCTTCTTTATAATATGGAAGACGCTAAGCTTGCCTCTGGAGGTAAGCAGATAGTGTGTAGATGTCACAACTGTGATGACCATAGTAGACATCTCTATATAGGTCCGTTCGATGATTCAGATAAACCTATTCAATATCAATGTAAAAGATGCCCTAGGCCATTCTATGGAGTGGTCAATAAGGACTTTCTTGAAAGGTACAGAACAGCAACAGCAGTACCAGAGGACGTTAACGAGGTTAACAAAGGTACTAGCAAGCATCGAAAGACTATCAATGGTACTTCTAACAAAATCTATACTGTGAATAGGAGCTTCATTACAGATGCTCCACTCACACAACAGAAATTAGCACATATCAATAAAAGGTTAGGGTTATCTCTAACCTACCAAGACTGTATCGATAACAAGATTATCTTAAATCTAGGGGATCTCTATAGAGGAAACCCATGGATTAAGAGTTTCACTCGTCACGAGAATATCGTACAGCAACTTGATAAGTACTTCATAGGCTTTCTATCGCGTTCAAATGCCTCTCTCAACATGAGAAACCTTGTGTATGAGAAGGGAATAGTGTATGAAGGCATCGATAAGAAGTACGTAAACTACAATCTCTTCAATGAAGGAGTTGAAAATGACTACTACTTGCTACCCGTAACAATCGATCCTCTTCAGCCGATAGGACTTCACATCGCAGAAGGACCATTTGATGTCTTGGGAATCAAGTATAACGTAGTCGGACCTCAGGTTCCTAATCAGATTTACATTGCTGGTAAGGGTAAAGCGTATGATAAGATAGTAGAGTTCATCATAACAAGGTATGGATTCATGAATCTTACTCTAAACTTCTATCCAGATAAGGATGTAAACGACTATGAAATGAGCAGAGTAGTGAATATCTTCAAACCATTTGGTTTTGAACAGTTCATATACCGCAATACCTATCAAGGAGAGAAAGACTTTGGAGTTCCTAGAGACAGAATCATCTGCTCTAAGTTCACTCCAGGTCTTGGAAGAAGCAGCTTCTAATGCTGTTTCTTTTTTAACCATATTACATCACTATAAATGGAGGGATAACAATGCCACTGTATAACAAGTATCGACAGGTCGTAGACTGGAGTGAGTTGAAGGAACCTCTTATGACTATCAACCAGTTCCAAAGACCTATAGAACTCGAAGGAACAGATGCACAGATTATGCTCATCATCAGATTGATCCTATTGGATCCTGGTACTATACAGACACATCCTGATATGGGTGTAGGATTGGTCTCTTTATACAGATATACTGTAGATGTGGACCTCGATAAACTCAGAAACAGAATACAGACACAGATATCTAGGTATTTACCAATGTTCACTACGGTACAAGTAAGAGTAGATCTCAATGTAAACGAGCATACGCTCTATATCTACATTGATTCAGATCAGCTCAATGCTCTCGTACCGTTTGATACAGAGAACTTGACAGTTATCCAGGGACTCGATAATATGAAAGTATAACGAATAGGGAGGACACTACCATGCCAGACGAGAACAAGAAGATCACACTTGACGACCTCTCTAATGGCGCTAAGCATACGGCAGCTATACCGCCTCCGTTGCCTAGGTTTGACGCTAAGACAGTTAGAGACGTCAACATCGCAGAGGTAGCTCAGAAAGCTCCAGAGCCAGAACAAGTAGATATGGTTCCTGGAGTAATCAAGAATGCTATCAATCAGATTCCAGCAACAATACAGAGACTCAATAATGAGTCTCTTGCTATAGTACAAAAAGGAAAGGAAGAGAGAATAGAGCAGATGCTCGACTCAGATGAAGATCTCAATGAAGTTGAGATGCCTACTAACTCTTCTAAACCAGTGCAATCACGATCGAATACTATAAGACAGTCATTCGACGATGATGATGGTATAGATTTCGATGATGACACCACAGATGATGATGAAGTCGATTTCCCTATATCAAAGAAAACTAAAGTAGAAAGGAAAGTAAACACCATGGAGAATAATAACAACACTCCTCAGACAGAACTCAATGAGAAGATTCATGCTATCGCAGAGGCAGCAGCAGAGACTCCTAAGAAGGTAGAGTTCCCTGAGCCGACTGATACAGACAAGGAGAAGCTTGCTGAGAAGGCTAAGGAAGCATACGAAGCTGTAACAGGTGAAGTAGTGATTGATTCGGATAAGTCAACTGAAGCTATCGCTAATGATCCCCCTTTCCCGAAAGATAATTCTGAGCCTACTGACAAAGCTTCAGAAGAGGAAGCTATACCTGTTTTACCTCGTATTCCTTCATCTTCAGAAACTGACTTCGGCACTGCTACTTTCGTTATGTCAGACGACGACCTTGCTCTTCTCGATGACGAAGACATGATCGTTGAGAAGGCTGATAAGGCTAAAGAAGTAAGCGATGCTGAGGAGAAGGAGAAGCGTAACGAACTCAGAAACGCTATCAGAACTTCTGTTAAGGAAAACTTCAAGCCTATCGAGAATAAGCTCAATCTTGCTGAGTTTGAGATACAGAAGAAGCCTATCTCTGCTTCTAAGGTACTCAACCACATCAAGGAGACTCCTGTAAGAACAGCTACTACACCTCTCTTCTCCACTACAAAGAAAGTAGTTGAGGTGTCTGAGTTTACAGCTACAGAGATTCAGAAGCTTAATCCTTCTCTCATCAACCAGAATAACTTCTATACAGTACTCAGAGATCGTTATCAGCTTCTCTATAACCACATCGTTGATCCTAACAAGCCTGCTACATTCGAAGCTTGGCTAAAGACAGTTCCCGAAGATGCAATCGATGATTACTTCTTCGCTGCTTATAAGGCTACATTCGGTGCTGCAAACATTCTTACTTACGAGTGTCCCAAGGAAGAGTGCGGTAATGTATTCCTTAAGGAAGTACCTGTAATGTCTATGATCAAGTACAAGAATGAAACTATCAAGAGCGAGTATCTTGATCTTCTTCACAACGGCGAGCTCAATGTATCTAAGGACACTTATACTGCTGGTCTCTTCCAGGCTAGTGATGAGTATGTGTTTGCTCTTAAGACTCCTACACTCTATGAGAGAGTATTTGAGCCTACACTTCTCGACTCTAAGATACTCGAGACATATGGCGATCTCATTACACTCATTACTTACATCGACGGCATCTACGTAATCGATGAAGCTAACAAGAAACTCATCCCTGTTGATATGCAGCCTATTCATACAGATCCTCGTAAGACTGTAAGAAGACGTATCAAGACATGTGCTTCTATCATCAGAACTCTTACATCAGACCAGCTTCAGACACTTACTGTTGAGACAGATAAGTATGATAAGCCTGATTCAAAGAGAAACATCAACGACGATGATGATGAGGATACAACACCAGAGATTCAGTACATCTATCCTGTGTGTGAGTGCCCTAAGTGCAAGAGCAAGATCAAAGAGGCAGTAGCTAATCCTGTCGACATGCTTTTTACACGTCATCAGCTGGGAGTTTATCAGCGGATATAAGACGAGCTGAACGTCTTTGCAGTAATGTATACAAGGGGAGAGTGTCGTTCATGGAACTCATGACGATGCCTCCCGCTTGGTTTAACTGTCTTTACATGATTGCTATGGAAAAGCAACAAGAACATGCTAAAGAATTAGCTGAGCAAGCCCAAGCTGATGCAATAGAAGAAGCAATTGAGGAAGGAGGAGCTATGTAGATGCATATGGACATCTTAAGTCACTCTAAGAAAACTGCTTTAGATAACAAGGTCGACGTTGCGTACTATATCATCAATTACATCGACCATGAGCTGATTACTTTCAATCTCATCAATCAGTTTGATAGAGAGTGTATAGATACCAAGATAGATACAGATGGTATCATCACTGTCACTTTCAAGACTAACTCTACAGAAGACTATGAGGCTTTCAAGTCAGAGCTCTCTTCTCTGATTGAGAGTAATCCTACAGTAGAAGTATCAGGCAGTTTCTATAACCTAGCCTTGACAAATATCGAGAATGAAGTAGGAGTGACTATCTCCCCCTATACTACATGATCGTTCATATATAGGTCCAGTGGAGTAAAATCCACTGGATAACCTTTGCTGAAACATCTATATAATTACGAAAGGAGGAATCTGAATGGGTAAGTTCATTAACAAGTCCTATGTCAATACTATAGACGCCTTACAACAGGGTCAGGTTAATAGAGTCAAGAACGCCAACTATCTCTTCAATGATAAGAAGCCAGTCGTATCAGACTGGTATAATATGAACTCTACTGGTACTACGTTCGATGAAGGTACTAGAGCAGAGTATGCTAGTCTTAGTCATGCATCGCCTATAAGATACAACAAGATCACTGGTGCTGTATTCTATTCTAGTGGTATCAAACTTGCCATGGATGTAGACTTCAACGAAGAAGGTCTCGGTCTTGCTTCTCAACCTGCTATCTCTGGTGTAGTACTTCCTAATACATGGATTCCATATGCTGGAGATTATTTCTCCATTCAACACGCTGGAAAGGAGTGGCTGTATAAGGTCACTGCTACATCGTTCGATACTATAGACAATGGTAACAACGTCTATAGCTTTGAGGCTATGCTGGACAACTACGGTATAGATGAGATCGAGCAGCAGGTAGTAGACAGGTTCAAGTTCGTAGTGAACAATATCGGTACTAACTTCTCTGCTGTCATTAGAGAGGACTCATACAATGCTATAGAGACTCTCGACAATCTTCTTTCTCAAATCAAGACATACTTCGTAGCTATGTTCTTCAAGGAGGCTCTTCAGACCTTTGTATATCCTGGAAAGTATGGAGAAATCTATGATCCTTACATGGTAGAGTTTCTTATGAGACATTCTATCCTTACTGGATCAGATCCGTACATCTATGTCTCTCAAGCTATACAAGTACCGCAGACAATGATATTAGACTACGATAAGACTTTCTTCAAAGCTCTTGAGACTAAGTCAATAGATCGCTTCTGTAACCGTCCAGCCAATATCAATATCATCGAAGACATCTATAGTCTCTTTCATACTACTCTTACGAAGTATTTCAAGGTAGACTATGCTGAGCCAATCTTCCAGGGTGGTTATGCTATACTTGATCCAGTGATGATATCAGATGCTAAGGAAGGTATAGAACGTCAGAATGATGATCCCAAAGCACTCAATAATATCATTACCCGTTACTTCCATGATAAACCTCTTGACTCATCGATTGTTGAGATTTTCGATAACATAGACTACAAGCCTACACCATACTTATTCTATGGTCTTCCAATGGCTTTATTCTGCATTGAATCCCAGATACGTAATTTGATGAGTTCAACATCTTAGTAACTAAATCCTACCTAAGGAGGGAATATAATGGCTGAAGTATTAACAGTAGATGACCTTCTGATTGAAGCATGTGAAGAAGATGCTGAGATAGAAGAGGGTTATTTCTCAGAGAGTCTTAAGTTTGCTCTTGACAGAGACATAGACGAAGACATCAACAACAATATGAACTCTATCTTCAGTGGTGAAGGACTTTCACTTGATGAGACTATCATCAACCTTGTTGATCGTCTCGAAGCAGAAGTGAATGATTCCGAATCTGGAGAAGCTAAACTTTACATAGCAGATGAAGTTATAGAGGACCCAATCGAAAGTGAACTTCCTGGAAGGTTCTCTTCAACCCTTTACGATTGGGTAGATGAAGACGATCCTGATCATGAGAAAACATGGTACGGAAATGATTCTGGCGATTACAATACAGGATATGATTCCATATTCGGTGATAACTAAGGAGGTACTAACAATGGACGAATACATCAGAGACGTTATCGACAGTAAGCGTCTGCTTGTTGTTGAGAGAGCTGTAGATGAAGATCTTCAGGCTGAGAAAGATCTCGGTATTGAAGTCAATACAGTTGCAGGAAAGTTCGTCGATGGTTTCATCTCACAGGAAGAGATCGATGGCTGCCAGCTCTGCGAAGAGGAGCTTAACGGTACACTCGATGATCTTATAGATGATGCCGAAGCAAACGAGATTTCTTTATATGAACCTGAGACATTCTCCGATGATGAAGGAGAACTTTCAGATATCAATGCTTTACTTGACTCAGACATAGATCCTGAGGTTCTTGAGCTGGATTGTGATGAGTCTATGTATTGCGAACCAAGCGTAGATTAAGGAGGTACATGAATCATGAATATCATACAAAAGAAATGTATGCTCATTACACCTTGTAATATCACATTCAAGATATCAAGCGGTAAAGAGATCAAGCCTAACACAAAGAGTATCGAATTCATATCGACTAAGGAAATACTTGTAGCTATGAACAGCGGTATCAGAGTATTCGAGATCGGCTCAGACGGCAAGCAGGTTCAGCTTGATAAGAGCAACTTCGACAAGATCAACGTTCTCATGAACTATCCTTCAGAGGAAAAGGTAGAAGAGAAAAAAGAAGAGACTGTCGAAGAGGAAGCTTCTAAGGCAGAAGAGCCTGTAGCTGCTCCTATCGAAGCACCAGTAGAGGAGTATAAGGAAGAGGAGACTGTAGATCCTGCAGAAGAGGAGTCACCTTCTGAGGAAGATGATGATCCTGCAGATGATGAAATCGACATGAGTCCTCAGGAAGATCCTGAAGCTAAGTACTACACCAATTCCGATTCTGATTCAAAAGATGACTGCGATGAGGAAAAGGAAGACGGCGAAGACGACGAGTTCAATAACGACTAATCGGCTATTCGACAAAAAAGAACACTGGGTTTGATCCCAGTGTTCTTTATTTTGTGCTTAGATTAACTGTAATGTTTCTATGGAAGGGCATTTAAAACACACTCCGCATGTTTCAAAATCATCCACAATTGCACACCTCCTTTCCGTTACTCATATATTCCCTTTAAGGAAGTAGGGAATATATAAGTCTACAGAATTCATTTTCTGTAGACATCTTAATAATATATGCCTCTAAATGCGTACTTTAACGACGGTGGGATTTCCCCACCGTCGATTTAAACTAGAATACGGGGTCAATAGGCTTAAATGATGGATCAGGCTGTATGGTGAGGCTATACAGATTCATGATACATTCCTTCGTTACATTACGAGGGCTTATACCATCCATACCTATAAGGTTGATCTTACTGTTTGCAGCTCTCTCAAGTTCGGCATTTGCTTCAATTGTATAGATACCCTTAACTATAGCAGCATCTCCATCGAAGTCCATACCCATTACATCGATATTACCATTAGAGATAGTAAGGGTTGGAGAGAAGAGAGCAGCGGTGTTTCTTCCAAGATCTTCAATTCTGATCTTAGGCCACCATTTGTAGACTTTACCATCCATCATGATAGGCTCAGTCTCATTAGTTGACTTAATGTTTATCTTGGATGGATACTGGTTGAGGTATCTATCTATAGGGAATCGAGTAATAAGACACATCTTATCTGCAGTCATCTCACATGCAGCAAGATAGAAGAGGTCACACCAGGTCATAGGCCTTTCTATAAGAGGATAGCCTGAGTAGTCCTTCTGATCTACGATCTTATCAGAAGTAACTTTACGTCCTTTAAACGCCATACCAGGTTCAGATAAAGAAAGTTGTAACTTCTTCTCTTTTACCAATTTAGCAAACTCTGCCTTATCTATAGGAATAGGTATAGGCTGGAAACGATTAGAGTATCCATGAACGAGTCTCTCTATTTGCTTCACTATCTCCGTATCAGAGAACATGATCTGATAGTCTTCTATAGGCATAGATACTTCCGTTCCATTCTTATCGACTATACTGTATGTGGTCTTACCACCGAATTCGTTCTCGAAGAATCTTCTACAGTAATAGATAATGAATGGCTGGAAAAGTACTATAGCAGCTTCAAGAGGGCATGCTGCATGGTCCATGTCAACCATGAGGTCTTCTATATTCTCTACCTTCAGATTAGCAGCAGACATAACAAGACGTACACTATAGTCTACAGTCTTGTACATGATACCCTTCTTTATGATACCAGTCTTTCCAGGAAGATTACCACCAGTCTCTTCACCATTGATTACTGTACCTGCACCGAACCAGTCATATATCTGTTTCAGGGTAGACTGTATTCTGCCCTTAGTAGCATCCGCAAGGCTCAGTCCATATTCAGTTGTCTCTCTGAGAGCTTTAGTTGCAATGATAAGAGAACTATAGAGTTTATTGATTTCTCCGACACCTATACTAGCCTGCTTAGTATCAACGTCTCTATAGTACGGTGGGATAACAGGACACTTCTTAACCCACATCTGTCCCTTTACAGCTTCAAGGAACTTGATTTTGGTAGTTCTGTCTTTAGAGCTAGACTCTTTAGCAGACCAGTCTATCTTATCATAGTTTGCTTTGAACCAGTTCAGACCAGTAGAGCCATTAGGGTCTTTAACAAGTTGACCTTTCTCATCAATAGAGAAGTTCTCTGAGCCATGTACTATAGCTTCTACTTTCTTATCAAGTGTGCAGAGTGTTTTATAGACCAGAGGATTGAGGAACCATCCGCCGAGATCTATATATGCATAGATTCCAGCTCTCTCAGCTTTAGTGATTCCGAAGATTTCATTAGACAGAAGTCCATCTGGTGCTGGGGTTGGACCGTTAAAGAAGACAGGGTTGGTAATCTCTTTACAATCATTAGCTTTAACAAAGCGTTCTACATCAAGGATGTTTATATCGAAATGATTAGTTGATGAACTCATCGTAGTACCTCCTTATAAGTTTGATTATAGAATGGTTCACGCTTTAGAATCAGGTTCAAACGTAGGGTGGACTATATATTATAAAGGTGTACAAGAGAGTTAGTGATTCGATACCTCTTGTAACTAATTATATTAAAGGAGTGATCGTAATGATCAATGATTACAATCCGCAGCAGGTAGCACCTGCACTGCCAACAAGAGAGGCTCAGATGACAGGTCAGCCTATCAGCCTCGAAAGTCTTATGAGTGAGTTCACATTCATCACAACAAGCATTAACAATGGCACTCTGTCGCCAAACGATCCTACAGTTCAGGTAAGAATTGCAGAACTGCAGAATAAAATCACAGAGCTGCAGGGAGTATATCAGTACGCAAATGCAATGGGTATGCTCCCGCGCTAGAGCATGCCCAAACCTCCTTACATAATCGGTCTGCAGCCCCAGCAGACCGATTATTTTTTGTCTTGGAACATCACTATAATTACACAACCCTGAAAGGAGGACTCATGATGGGTAGACACTATAGATGTATATACTGCTCTAAGTCTCTCGATAGAGACAAGCTTGTAACCCATATGGAGAAGGAACACTCTGATATGCTTAATCCTGATAAGGGATTCACTGCTAATCATGTAGTGTTCGATATATGTAACAACAAACAGCCTGTAGGAGATGCTCGTGGAGTTTGTAGAATCTGTAAAGCTCCTACTATGTGGAACGAGAAAACTGTTCGTTACGATGCTTTCTGCTCAGATCGCTGTAAAGCTGTAGCAAGACAGAATGCTGTAAAGAATATGATGAAAGTCTACAACAAGCCTACTCTTCTCAATGATATGGATCATCAAGAGAAGATGCTCGCTAATAGATCAATCTCTGGTAAGTACAGATGGTCAGACGGAACATACAAAACTTACGTAGGAAACTATGAGAAGAAGTTCCTTGAGTTCTGCGATGGAGTTCTTGGCTTAGATTCCTCAGACCTCGTAACACCTGGTCCTACTTTAAAGTATGAACATAATGGTGAAGAACACGTCTGGATCACTGATGCTCTTTATCTCCCCTATAACCTCGTCTTTGACATCAAGGACGGTGGAGATAACAAGAACACCAGAGAGATGCCAGAGTACCGATCTAAGCAAATTGCTAAGGAAAAGATGATTACTGATCAAGGCGAGTATAGCTATATTAGGCTTACTAATAACGAGTTTGTTCAACTGCTCGATATATTCGCTGAGCTCAAAAAGATCAGCATGGAACCTGATCCGTATACTATAACTAGGATCCATGAAAGCCTGATTGGAGGAGCACTTCCTCCTGCAGGTGCTACGGATGTTAATCCACACCCTTACCTGTTGAACTATCATACCTTTGCAGGTGGTGATGAGGGCTATGCTCTCTGCAACGATATAGCTTCAGATTGTTGTCTGACAGTGGATGATAACGGTAAGATCAAGAAGAAGAACACCAAGAAGCTCCTAGCTCAGAAGGAATGTATTATATACAAGTACAAGGGCGCTAACGGAGAACAGATCATGAGAGAAGCCTATTCAAAGTATAAGTCTCAAAAGACTGTAAGAATGGACTACTTTGCTAAGTTGGTATCTGAGATGTCTGACATACTAACGCCAGACCAACTCGACTACTCCCCAGTCCTTGAACAAGTTTCTATATCTTCACTCGGAGAGAAGTTCACATCTCTTTGTGTTACCATAGAAACTGCAGTAAACGAACTAGTTGGTAACAGAACTCTCTCTGTGCCAGTAGTAGATCCATACAAGATGGAACAGTGTCGACACATACTGAGAAACTATAAGAATCTCGTCGTGAAAGAATGTGTCGATGGTGGATACTATGTGGAGAACACTATATCGAAAACCAGGTCTAGACTCATCGATTCTATAGAGGATATCGACAAATCCCTCCTAGATTCAGTGAGCTAAACATATAAGTAAAATCTACAACCCAAAGGAGGTTACATTATGAACTTAAGCGCAATGATTCTTCAGGAAGCTTCTAAGGCAGATCAGAAGATTCTTGATGATATCGAAAGAGATCAGATAGCACATGACTACCAGGATACTCTGGCTGGTCTGGCTACAGTAGGAAGCATAACTTTCCCAGCATCAGAAGTCCCGATCATAAAGGACGAATGTGATGAGTGTGGAGAGTGCGGCGAATGTAATGAGAGCTACATGGTAGAGTACGACATGCTCTATAAGTTCATGGAAGCTAACAATATCGACGAAGAGTACGAAGCTCATGCAGCACTGTGTGAGGAGTACTCACTTGAACAGGCTCAGCTTGTAGTAGTTGCAGAATGTGACGAAGTAAACAAGGGCCTTCTCAATAATGCACTTAAGACTGGAGAACTCGGCGTAGCAAGACGTTATTGCTCAGGTCTCTGCAATCTTCTTAATCACGGAATCCGTGTAATGAAGAAGGGTTAATTATTACACTAACGGCGACATCATAGTAGGGACCAAGGGTGGTTGCCCTTGGTCCGATACTACCGTTAAGGAGGATTCACTATGAATAGCAACAACCCTTTTGAGACTCTTAAATTCCCAGAGTTACACAAGAACAAGATAGAATGTATAGACAGGGATAAGATACCACAAGAGAAGGCTCCTACTATAACTAAGGAGAAACAAGTAGAGTGGGCTAAGGATCTCATACTTAGAGTAATAGACGCTACAGTCTTCTTCACTGATGAAAGTGAATATGAACAGATGAAACTAAGAAAAGCAGCTATCGACAAAATGTCTGATGATGAGATACTTGAAATGGCTGATAAGATAGGAGATGCTATACATAATCTCAATGAGTCTAAACGTAAAGAAGGAGATGTATCCTTTGGTATGGCTGCTACTTTGAGCAAAACTAGTAAGGGAGAGAATGGAGAGTTAGTGGTCGAATCACTTACTCCGAAGAGCTTTAACCTTATAGCACAGCCTCTTGCTCCAGTGATAAAGGAGAGACTCTGTGGAGAGCTTGGTATAGGAGAGATACCAGACGACATTGCTGTTCAGGTACGTTTATGTAAGACATGGCTCGAGAGTAAGAGCTTCTTTGAAAAACCAACCAATGAAATGACTGACTGGGAAGTGCTTATGCTTACTACATCCAGTCTGACTAGTCCAGATGATGCTGCTGAGAAGTATCATAACCTCATCACTGACAAGAATGTAGAGGAAGCTTCTAAGGCTTATGAGACATCACTTAATATCTTCAATGCCACATTCGGTAAACAAGACTGACATTATATATTATAGAGATGAGTCCCAAGGATATGTCCTTGGGGTATCTCTTAATGAAAGGAGGAATAAGGCATGATTTCATATGCCGATGAAGGGAGTAATCATCCAAAACACGATGTCGTGTGTATCTTTACTGATGGTGGTATACATGACGGTCAATCTTCTGCATCATCAGTGATAGGCTTGCTCAGAAATGATGGAACGAACGAGCCTTATCTGGATAAGATAGAGATCTTTTCCAAATACCACAATAACTCTACGAACAACATCGCAGAGTTATCAGCCATTCTCTTTGGTATAGAGAAGGCATTTGAAAGGTACAAGAGTTCTGAAGATCATACTTACGCCTACTTGATCTTTTCGGACTCTGAGTATGCTATTCATACTCTTACAGAGTGGGTCTTTGGTTGGTATAAGACTTACACTTGTGAGAAGAGGAATGGAATCGTGGTTCCTTACATGCTCACTAAATGTGGCACGCCAGTAAAGAACTGCGAGATCATCAGTGCTATCATCGGTATGATAGTTCACCATGAAGAATGGTTTACTTTTCTTCAGTTCGTCAATGTGAAGGGCCACACCTGGAAGAAGGGTGGCATCGAAGAGCAGATGACTTACTACAAGAAGGCGAACCAGACAGATATTACAAGAAAGGAAGCAGTCTTTGTGACGAAGTATAATCACATCGTCGACAGAGTAGCTTCCAACGTATGCGATTGGGTCCAGAATGAGGGGTTCGATATCAACTTCAATGACAATGGAGACCCATGTATGCAATTCACAGTAAAGGGACTTAACTTCAAAGTTTATGACTCAGCGGGCGATGGAGTTAGGTATTCCGACTATATGATCCTCAGTAGCGCGATCATGAGGCGCTATAGAGAGATTCTAAATCAAACACCGTTTTGAAAGGAGAAAAATGATGAAGTTATATAGATCAATATCATTACAAGATAGGATCAAAAACGCAATCACTAAACTCGGCATTGATCCTGAAAGCATAGTAAGTATAACTGATCTTTCAAGAGTTAGGATTAGTGATGATATGAGATATAGCGATGTACTTCGATGTGGTCTGATTAGAGGTTTCATGATAGACTATGGGGGGTATAGTCATAGTTACTACTTTATATGTGACAATGGCTTTGCTATAGAGTTTAAGAACTGGTTTATTACTGATGAATATACTCCAAAACACCACAACCTTTATAGAATAATGATGCTCTATAACATGGGTCTTACTCAAGAGGCTATAGCAAAAGCACTAAATGTTTCTTCATCTACTATAGCATGTAGGTTGAAAATCATTAAACAGATACTAGAGATATCTACAATGCCAGATATGGACTTAGAAGATACTACTAAGGTGATCAGATATGATGATAATCATCAAATACGATTCTCTGAACTAAGCAACAGATTACAGAAGTTAATCGATAAGTATGAAAGGAGATACGAAGATGAAACATCCGAGGAAGAGGATGATGACAAGGTAGACGAAGACGATGATAAGGTAGATGTAGACGTAGACGAGACTCCTACAGCTTCCAATTCTTGTGAAGCAATGTATATGGAGGACTAAGAACGGCACGAAGGATAGGCTAGAGCATACCGCTCTAGCCCGTCCATTTATTTTTTTTTAGAAAGGAAGTACACATGAACTCTTTTCAACCCTTATCATTATGTTACCTGGACGGACTAGATCACTACTGACCGAACTTTATAATAATCAAATCTCGTAAAGGAGGGCTTAACATGCCTAAGAACTATGGTACAACCTACTTATATAACAAGTTTCCCTATGAGGAGAAAATTTTCAAGTTCATCATGAATGCTGAGCAGATCCCTGTAATGGACAGCTCATTCGACGACGTAAAGTATGAGTTCAAGAAGAGACAGCTCTCTCCTGCACTCACTAAGGTTCTTACATCTAAAAACGTTATCCTTCTTTCTGCTAAGGATGGAAGACCTGTAAATACTCAGTTCCGTGTATTCTGTTGCAAGGATGTCAGAAGTAAGTCTAACGACCTTAAGGTCTTCATAGACGTTACTGGTCTTGTATATAGAGATCATGAAAGTAATGAGTTCAAGTGTCGTAACATCGACATACTCATAGCAGATGTTCTGAATGCTATGGTAACCCTTATCTATCACAAGGCTGAAGATAAGATTCTTACTGTAACTATTGTAGAGCAGGGTATGGATGCTTTCTCTAGTCTCATGACTCACGTAGTAGACTATCTCACAAAGATCTCTGCTATCCCGTCAACTAAGAGTAAGTGTCAGTATCTCTGCTGCATGTACTTCGTAAGAAACTTGCTCTGCAGAAACTTTGACACAAATATGAAGCGTGTAGCTGGTAAGATCTGCGGAGTCTCTGAAAGAGAGCAGGATATGATAATTGCCAGTGTAGACGAGGAAGATGACTTCATCAACATCAAGTTCTTCATCGACTGTATCGCTAGATCTATAAAGGCTCCTAACCTCAAGGTAGATAACATCGTGGACAAATGGATGTTCATCTACGGCTCAAACACACCGTTTGCTATGGAGTACTTCCCTGCATTATCAGCTATGCTGACTGATGCATACACTGGTGCTTACATGAACAACCAGAAGACAATTGAAAAGGTAATCGGCAACGTTCTCGTATCATATACAAAATCTGTTATTGAGAAAGGCAGTGTTTTAGTATGAGTAACTTCATAAGAGACGTGTCTGCTCGTTCAAGGGATGTTCCCTTGAACGGGCTTCCTGCTATATACGAAGACTATAACTACCCTTCATATAATACCGACAACTACGAAGAGCTCGGTAGTACTAGTCATCTGTTCAATCAACAGCCTATACAGCAGGTAGACACTTATTATAATAACCTCTATAGACACACTATAGAACGTCTCAGGACTTGTACTGAGACATGGAACGACTATCATAACTCTAATGCAGTTCCTTTCTACATTCAGGAACCAGTATCAGCGAGAATAAACGATGATACACTTCACATGAGAGTCAACTCTGAGGATAGTAATACATTCGTTCCTGATGCTTCTGCATTTGTAGTGGAAGACCATATCATGAGTGATAAGGATCTTGTGACTAGTAGTGAAGTTATAACTACTAAGAGATTCACTTATCGTCTTAACTTCAATCCATACATGAACAACACTGAGCATCTTGAAGCTATGCACGAGGGTCATGCTCTGAAGTTCATCCATGGTACTATTCATATAGTCTCTAGCTACGCAGTACCTCCAGTAGATGAGAATGATGAGGGTACTCTTGATACTCTCAACAGTCTTAAAGCTAATGTGTTCGACTTTGATGTCAATAAGGCTATCAAGCTTTCTAAGCTTAATGACAACTTCCTTATCGATATAGCTCCAACATTAGACGATGAAGCAGCACTTAAGATGGATGGTGATACACCACTCGATCTCGGTACTATCATCGATACTGGTATACCTTGCACACAAGAGGAACTTTGGAGAAGAGATATTATTGCCCCCTTCCTGTTCTTCATAGACGGTCATCCACTTGCTTGGCATAACGTAGTATTCACTTCCGATAAAAGAGATACTTATGTAACTCTTGTAGTTAGAACTACCAATCTCAAGAATATAGTGTCTAATGATCCTTACATTAGATGCGTTGGATTCCCGTTCCCTGTATACTATCTCACTCCTAATAACTGGAATGATAGTATGATAGAAGGCAAGTACGATCTGTTCTGTTGGAAAGGATTTGACGATACTTGGAGTGATCACATCTATCATACAAGCAATCAGAGACAGTCAGCTTACAACTATCTTCTTTACGCTATATATCCAGTACATGACGATATATACGTAGAAGACTTTGATATCAACTTTAATACTCTTCGTAAGTCTAACACAACCATGAATCCTCTATACTACAACTACAAGTTCTCCACAAGCAATCTTCCTTATGAAAACAAGATCAAGAGGTCTAATGTCTTCTCATTCTTCTTCACTAAAGATTGTAAAGATAATACTAATGCTAGAGGTGTCATCGCTCAGTTCGACAATACAGATATCATAGACCTTATATGGCATCCATTCAATCATGTCAACGTTAAGGTGAATCCTGACACTATAGACTATGTAGAGAGATACTACAATGCCAATAATATCGATATCAACGGTATGTACTTCAGAGCTTTCTATAACAAGAAAGTCGTGTACGATCAGGATAACGTTATGAGACTCTGGAATAAGACTGCCGTTAATCGAGACTATGAACGTTATGTAGAGACTCTCGAGTCCAATATCAAACTCTTCATAGATCGTATCTATGACCTTGCTCAAGACCCAGTATGGCAGATCAATACAGTCATCATGCACTTCGACAATATGGAAGAGGGATCTACTCCTACAGACGAGTTCATCTGGTATAGCAACTATGAGACTAAACTTAAACTCCATGAGATAGCAGATGAAATGTTCGCTACTGATACTGAGATAATAAAGAAGACTATCTCTTCTATCATAGACGATGCCTTTGTAGCAGATTTCAATCCTGATGCTCTTGATGAATGGTGTCTCCGTAAGAATCTTCCAGAGATGTTTGTCTATGGTGATAACATGGATTTCATCATCAACAACATCGGTCTTTTGGAAGAGATATTCGACTTCAAGTATAGAGACTATAATGACTACTTCAGAGACCTCTATGAAGCTACAGATTACATCCTTGGATATGATCCTGATAAGCTTGAGAAGTCTATCATTCATCCTACATTCAGTTATACTAAGACTGGAGCTGAAATGCAGTCTATGATCTACATGGATCCAGACTATGGATCAAGTATCAGAATACCTATGGTGAATAGTGGTAGCAGAGAGTCTAAGCTTATGCTCTTTAAGAATGGTCTTCTCTATTCCAAGTATAATACTATTCGTGAAGATGGCCTTGACATCTTCTTCGAGATGAATAGGATAGATGACTGTCCTAACAATGCTAACGACATATGGGAATTCGTATGGTTCCGTAATGTAAACAACGATGTATTCAAGACCACCTATCGCAATAACACCGATGATAAACGTGCTACCACGTATAGTAGTACTGGAAATATACTGAGTCAAACTACTTGGGGAAAGGTAATAGGATGCGATACTTCTGTATTCGATCCAGAAGACCTCATGGTAATGACGAATATCATAGATACTAACCCGTATAAGGAGAGAATCAAACAGAATACAGATGCTCAGTTTACTATAACTAAGTATCCTCTTTATTATCAGCTGTACTCATATGAAGCTCATCATAATGAGCAACACTACGGTGTGTTCAAGTACATGGAAGACTATAAACTTAATGGTCTTCATAGGATATCTCGTCAAGGTGGTGGAGAATACTTCATTCAACCTCTGATAAGTAACTTCCTCAATAGTAGAAGTGTACGTTATACAAGCAACAATCCAGATCCAGACAGAATGGCTGAGTATAAGGCTAGACCAGGTCTTGGTTCTCACTGCTTCGCATTCTGTCCTAATATTAGCAATGAACATGCTACATTCGAAGGAGATGTACATGGTATCATACAGGTAGCTAAAGACAACAGCTGGTTCTATGGTACTAATGTCACACTCATTCTTTGTGCTGGAGAAGATCCTCCTGCATCCTATGTTGTACGCAAAGAAGAAGAATAAAGGAGGTGAATACATATGGCAACTGCAAGAGTATATTGTGGTGCTTCTGAAGAAGCAATCAGAGCGACTATCCCTGATAACGTTGATACTCTTACCGTCTATGGCGCTGGTTCAAACTTTACACTGAGTAAAGAGTTCATCGATGTAGTCTTATCGCTCAAAGCCACGATTACTACATTCAATCTTGAAGAGATTCATAATATCGGAAAGGAAGCTTTCAGATACGTTAAGTATATAAAGAGTTCGGCTCCTACTGGACTGTCTATAAACATCAATGCAGATGATACACTTGAAGTGATAGAGCCTTATGCATTCGCTCAGACCAATATACTGAGATCTATTGACTTGCCGAAGTCTATTAAGAAAATAGAGAACTGTGCGTTCTTTGATTGTCAAAGACTTCGTAGAGTTAGATTCAAACATGAGGATAATGTCTCTGCTCTTGAGTATATCGGCATGTCTGCTTTCCAAGACTGTACTAGTCTCGAACAGATAGGTCGATACGATGGAGAAGCAGAAGGTTACTTCCCAGAAGGACTTAAGGTTATAGATGCATATGCATTCGCTAGATGTAGTGCATTGACTATAATCTTCTATGCACCAACTACTCTCGAGACTATAGGAGCCTACGCATTTGCGTGGTCTGGTATCGGTGGATTCTGGCTACAAGAAGGTTTAAACAAGAGGACAGATACTTTACCTGCGCATGCAGAATTGGACACTCCTGCGGATATTACACTGTGCTCAAAGCGCCAGTTCAGATACTTTCATGTCGACGTAAATCATGAAGTTAACAGGATACAACTTCCAGATGAGTTTGTCACATGTGTAAATGATGATCAGTTTATGATCTTCAAGAATGGACGTCTCATACCTCATGGAAGTGTAATGTCTAGACCTGTAGATGGAACACCTCTCTACAAGTACGAGATCTACATAGATACTCCCAATGCCCAAGAAGGTGATTCTCTTGACATCTTCTACATACCAGAGATACTTACCAATATCAATGACTATGCGGAGAACTTTGGACAGTACAAACCACCAGAGGATGAGATAGAAGGTATTATAGAAGACTATACATACCTCGAACCCTATAAGTATCTCCCTGCAGATCAGAAAGGTTTCATCAAACTCAATACTCCTCTCTACAACTTCAGTAACAAGAATTCGATGTTCATCTTTGTTAATGGTAAGAAGGTAGACATAGATCATATCTATGATGTCTCTACATCTACTATGAGAATCACTGAGTTCTTACAGCCTATCGACATCCTTAACGATGAAGAGACCAAGCACTATCCTATACAGCTTCTCAACTTTGAGGATAACCACAAGGTGAACTCTTTCGTATTCTCAAAGGATGGACTCTCTCACTCACCAGATCAAGTAAACATTGTTCCGTTCGAGTGTCTCGAGTCTTACAACAAGTTGTCTATACTTGACAGGATGCTCTACAATCTTCCTATAGACAAACTAGAGACTCTCTTCCCAGTATCTACAAGTGATATGAATGAAGATGACTTCATAGGAGTTAAATATCCTAGAAACGATGTCATACTTCAGAGACTCTACAATATCAACAAAGAAGCTGGAGATGACGATTGGTGGAGATTACTTAAAGTATAAGTTGATGTGGGTGGAGTAGTCCACCCACATTCTTACCTCAGAACTATACAATAATCTACGAAAGGAGATGAAAGTGTCAAATGACTACTACTGAAATTGCTAATGAAGCAGCCTCTCCAGATACTGTCGAGAGGTACGCTGAGTTGATAAATAGGTACGGTGCATTGATTGTTATTGCTGCAGTATTCTTGGTTGTAATACTTGCTGTTATGGTGATCATGTTGAAGTCCTATCAGAAGACTCAGAATCTGATTCAAACTCAGAACCAAACAATGTTCGAAGCAATCCTTGACAATCTAGCAAGCTCCAAAGAAGAGAAGATAAAAGATAAAGAAGAGCACAAAGAGCTCGTTGATATCTTTATCAAAATGTCTGTCCCTATCAGATCAACTTTAGAAGTCCTAGCAAACAAGTTGAATGCAGATAGAACCTCAGTGTATGTATTTCATAATGGCATAAACACTAGTCACGGTCTGCCATTCATCAAGATATCATGTCTAACAGAAGTCATGAAACGGGGAACATTAGTCACAAGAAAAGTCCTACTTCATCAAGGATTACCTTTGAGCACATTCGACAAGAGCATAAGCTATCTTGTATCCAATCAAGTTGGGTATATACTTAACAACGAGGAAGATGACTGCTTCCCAGCTATTAAGAACATGCTCAGCTCGTCTGGAGTATTGTCAGCAGGTTTCCTTGCCCTATATGATGATGATAACAATATGCTTGGTATCATCGTCTCTGAATTCACAGAAGTGAAGACAGAGGAAGAGATGGAATCTATCATCGAAGTGATGAAAGAGGAAAGTCTCAAGATCATCCCTGTACTTGATTATGCAGACTATCAGGAAAAGAAAAACGAAGAATGAAGCGACAGAGTCCCCTACCTTAACGGGTAGGGACTTTCTTTCATCTCTAACTGGCCCTACAACTATATATTATTGTCATGTATCCTTGAGAACCACTCGCAATCTTGAAAGGAGAGATTGACAATGAACAATATGGATGCAAAGAAAAACAGAAGGGTGAAAGCTACTATCTTTGTAGCAGCACTCGTATCAGTCATAGTACTGCTGGTAAATTTCAGTAGTAGTGCTAAGAATGATAGAGTAACTGCAGAGGGGGAGTATCTTGTCACTACTTCCACAGAAGAGTGTAGAACAACAGCAACTACGACAACTTCTACTTCTACTACAACGAAGAAGACTACAAGTACGTCTACTTCGACTACATCCACTACAACCACAGAGACTACTACAGTAGCTACAACAACCGAACAGATTGTAGAGACTGAACCAGTAGCTCCAGATCCAACACAGCCAGAGCCTCAGAGTAATGGACAGATTATCGGAGGTAATGGAACTGTAACAGTTAACGGTTGGACTTTCAATAGTCCTATCGATGCACAGTATCTGAATGATAGATGTGCAGCATATGGAATAGACCCTTCCATCATGTACGGTGTAATGATGGCTGAGTCGACTATGGGTACTGCATGTGCAAATCTTTGCGGTATCACTGATGTAGCTGCTCAAAGCTACAACAACTCTACAGGTAACGGATACTATAATTGGTCATCAGATCCATACCAAAATGTAGAGATATCTTTATATTGTCTTAGCGGAGCCTATAATTATTACGGCAACGGCTCTACTTACGACGCCCTGGCAGGGTACAATACAGGTTACTACGGTCACGCTGCAGGTACATACAGCTGGTATGCAGAAACTGTAATGGGCTATGCCAATTCAGCATACTAAGAGAGAAACCCCAAACGTATAAACTATAGGTTCTCAAAATACAACACATGACAAGTCCGAGGAGAGTGGTTCTCTCCTCGGGCATTATTTTTTTTGTCAGTAGAAACCCCCAGAGCAAAATTGCTCTGGGGATCTGTGTGCTGAGTATGCGATTACGGATTATCAGGGATCAACGTTAGAACCATCACCGTCGTTGCCGTCCTTAGGAACATAGGCAAGAATCACTGTATCACCCCAGAGAGCTTCTACAACGACATTTGAACCCTGCTCCTTCTCGATCTCAACGATTGCGTCGTTGATGTTCTCGGTAGCTATCTCAGGCGTGTCTGCAATTCTGACAACCTTAACAGCCTTATTCTTAGGAGTTGCCATAGTCGATTACCTCACTTTCTTGATAGATTAGAGCATGTATTTATACTCATCAAAAGGAGAATTTTGATAATAGCACCGCTGCTATTTTACTCATATGTTGACAAAAAAGAAGGGATGAGACGCTCATCCCTTCCTGATGATAGTGTATTATGCAACCTTTGGCTCAAGATCAAGACAAGACTGAATGTCGTCAAGATCGTCCTGTGTATATGAATCCATAGAAAGATTAACAAAGCTGTTGAGACAGATGAGATTGTTAGTCTGAAGCGATACATTAGTCTCAAACAGACCAGTGTTTCTGGAGATCTGTCCAACGTAGCGTGGATTGAATACTTCCATACAAGCCTTGAGGAACTCCTGATTGATGATGTACATACAGTTCAGAGTATCACCATCGAAGTCTGCATTGAGTCCAGAGAGAATCTCAAGCGGCAGTGACATTGCATAAGAGTCGAAGTGAATACCAACAACCTGCATCTGAAGAACTGACAGAGACCAGATAGATGGATTACGATTGATAAGTACACCGACATACTCGGAGTTGACTATATTCATCATAATATCATAGATCTCTTTAGAGGGATTGATAGTTGCCATGAACCACTTCTGATATGCAATATGACGAGGCATAGTCTTTGAGAGGATATTGACTATCCTGAACTCAAAAAGCTCTACCATAGTTGCATATGGAAGTATAACCTGATCTATCTCAAGATCACTATTCGGAACGATTACTGATCTCGCACAGAAGTTATATCTGCCACCTATAGTAGAACGTACAAGACCCTTCTTATGCGAAAGCTGCTTCTCAAGATCAGTATAGATGTCCATCCACTTAGACTGCATTCTATACAGAATCTGTTTAGCAGGTTTACCAGTACGTCTAGAGACAAGCTGGTTACGATTTACTCTTGTAGCCTGAGCTGCAAGAATATTGTACAGTGAGTTATTACCGTCGAAGTTGAACTGACTGTCGTCAAGATTGAACGGTCTCAGCTGTGTAGTATATACAGGAATAGAGTGGGTGAACACTAAATCCTTATACTTCATGATGTGATCATAGTATTCCATCTTCTCTGGTTTCTTGGCATGCTTGTTCTTATAGAACTCCATGATCTCGTCAAAACGATCACGGAATGCAAGTATACCAATTCCAACGAATGGACTACTCTTACTAGGCTTTACCTCAATAGGTTTACCATCTACGTCTATCTTATCGTCATTATCGATGATTGTATCGAACTCTTTGGCTCCAATAAATGCAGAGATAGACTTGAACAGATTGGGATGAATCAGACAATACTTCTCGTCTATACAGATCCATCCAAACTTCTCAAAGTCATCACCCATGTAGTCTACTGGAGTATGACAATACTCACAGATCTGTCCATAGTGTAATCTGCCATTGAGGTGGTTACACTTACATCTGTAGCGGTTTGAGTATGCATCCTGATCATTCAGTGTGGGACCGAAGAATGAAGAGAAGATACTCTTGTCTGACTTAAGGTCTTTCTTGATATCCTGACGCTTCTCGATGATCATACCTTTACCTCTCATAAGGTCAGCTTCTCTTTCCTTATCGAGGTCTATAATCTCAAGGGACGTCTCATATCTGTACTGTTGTCTGGTTTTAGGGTTTGATGATACGGGTGTTACGGAAAGAGTTGTCCTCTTTTCGTATCTTTGGTAGTCGCTTAACATGGCTAGATTCCTCCTTGTGGTAGTCGCTTAACATGGCTAGATTCCTCCTTGTGTTATATTATAGAATCGTTATGGGTTCCATAACTTCCTACTACTCGAAGATCTCACTAACGGTCTGAATGCCGTCATTGAACTCTTCAAAGAATCTATACTGCTTCTTTACTGAAATCTCGTATGAGTTTACTACGATCTCTGGATCAGGAACGAAGTATTCACCATACTTCTCAAGTATTCCGCATCTACGAACGATTGTGTTTAACTTCTTTAGCGTCATATTCTCATCGAACTCGATATCCTCGTTCGCAGTGATATCGATGCCTTCGATTGAGGAGCCGTCTGATAACTTGCCGAACTCTGTTTTGATCTCGAAGGTGAAGCTACCTTCGGCATCTTGTTCAGCAACAACTTTAATACTGTTGATGACTATCACCTTAGACTTTACTATCTCTGGTGGTTCATCATCTTCTTTCTTTACATTAGGTGGCTTATAGTTAGAGAGCATCTTATCTCTCGTAGCTTGGTCTACAGAACTCAGAAGAACATAACCTTGCTTCTGCTGCTTAGGTGTCTCTTCTTCGCCTTCCAAAATCAGTTCGACTGTCGCCATAATTCTACCTCCTTACGGTTCTATAGTATGTAAGTCTAACCATTATTGACTGGTTGAACAATTAAGTAATGAATTTGAAACAAGGAGGTCTATTCATGGCTGTTAAACGTGTCGCTAAAGAGATCACTAAGAAAGAAGATCTCGACGAGATACTGAATCTGAGTGATCATGACTGTCTGAAGTTATCTGTAGCAATGGAGTACTTCGGGGAGTTCAATGGTAAGGTAAGATTCCACCCATACGATTGGTTTAAGGTTCCGAAGGGAACTTTCCATAACAACAAGAACGAATTCACTACTACTCTTGGGGCTTGGCTCTTCAATAAGGGATGTCTCTCATGGAGTGGAGTATTCGAAGAGTCTGGTTATATCAACGTACCTGTAACAAAGAAGGTCATCAAGGGCCTTCTCACAAAACTCTCTTATGCTATACTGGAGGAGAGACTCACTGTTCCTCAGTATAAGAGAATGATCGATGCTATGCAGAAGATGATGCCATACAGTACTGTCATATGTCCTACTACATCAGAGGCTATGCTTACTATCGGTAAGACTATAGAGCCTAAGAAGAAGGAGCTCTTCAAGAAGTATGAGAAAGAACTTGCTGCTGGAGATGCTCTTACTATGAACAAGATCGAGAAGGAGCTTCTTGACTACTGTAAAGAAAAGCTCGATGGAGATCCATGTATGGATGGTATCAACTCTGGTGCAGGAGCAGACTGGGGAAACAACTTCAAGAACATGTATGTCATCAAGGGAGCTCAGAAAGATCCAGATCCTATAAAGGGATACAATCTTATCACTTCTAACTATATGGAAGGTGTAAGTAAAGAGGACTACTCTGCTATGGCTAACTCTCTTGCTGCAGGTCCTTATGCTCGTGCAAAGAATACAGAGGTAGGAGGATATTCTGAGAAGCTCTTATTGGGTGCAACCCAGCACGTCGTACTTGACGAGAAGGGCTCAGATTGCGGTACCACGAGAACTATCCAGATAACCCTTGATAATACACGTATGAGAATGATGATGTACTCATACATCGTAGAGGGGAGCAAACTGGTTCGACTCGATAGTACCAACATGGACAAGTACAGAGGAAAGACTGTAAAGATGAGATTCGCTTCTATGTGTAAGGGTAAGAAGATCTGTAACAAGTGTGCTGGAGATCTCTTCTACTTACTGGGAGTAAAGAATGTCGGTACAGCATCTCCTCAGCTTGCATCATGTGTAAAGCTGATATCAATGAAAGCTTTCCATGACTCTACAGATAAGTATATCAAGATGGACCCAGGTGAAGCATTCGGAACATAAGATAATGTCGGTGGGATTTCTCCCACCGACATTCCTCTTACTCTTAGAAGTACAGGTAGTAAGAGATTTCAATTCCCTTAGATGTATCAGAGAGGGATTCATTAGGGAAGTTGAACTTAGTGAATGGTCTGATGTCCTGATAGAACTTCTTGTAGTCCACATCTCCAGAAGCATCCTTACCGAGATATGGTACTGCTGTACAGAGTGAGATGGTGTTGATTCTTGCAGAGCTCATAGCATCAAGATTCTTGAAGTATTCTCTACAGTCTGATGCAGAGATAGTCATATGAAGCTCTACTACTACATCAGCATCTGATACTTTATCACTTCTGAAGATATCTGTAGCGGAGTCAATGATACCAGAACCATCTGCCCATCTGTAATGGATGATAGGATTAGTATCGAAGGTCTTGAAGAAGTAAGAGATAATCTGGTTAGGTGATGTACCTGTAGTACAACGACCGAAGTAGATTCCTCTATCTGTAGCTCCGAGATCACTGTTAACTGCCTTAACCTTGAATGGTACGAGACAGTTGTCTACAGCTTCATCATTGATCATTCCAGGATCATCGATGATAGTGTAATTGGTATAGCCGTATGGAGCAATCCACTTAGTATTAGACACTCTGAATACTCTAGAGTTGTCTATACCACATCCGTCAAAGCCTACGGCAAAGAGACAGATTCTCTTAGTGAAGTATTCATACACTGCCTTAAGCGCAGCCGATGCAGTACTATATGCTACACCAGAATCACTATTACTGAATACATTAAGAGGGTTAGTATTATCCGATGAACCCATGAGTCTCTTATCATTAGGCTGATCGAACTGAGTATGATAAGTGCTGAAAGCTTCATCATAGCTCTTTATGCCAGGGAACTGTTCATCATATGATGTGATGTCGAATGAAGGATCAAAGAGTATAGCTTTCTTAGCAGCAATCTCCGATCCAGAAACGAGTACCTTATTAGATCCTCTGAAGAGAACCTTACCAGTACCTGTTTCTTTAAGTATAATGTCTGTACCCTTGATTGCAGCAGCATCAGTTGCCTTGTGTTCTGCATCAAAGGCATGTATCTGTTTATTCATTAGTATACCTCCTTATACGATTGTACGATAACAGTCTGGAATTTCACACTCTACAACTACATCTTCCATGAAGCATGTAGCTTCTATCATTGTACATGGATATCCTTCTATCTCTTCAGGAAGTCTGATCTTGTTATACTTAGAAATATAACGGATAAGACGAACTTCACCATTCTCGATAGAATAGATAAAGTCAAGTTCTGTAGTCTGATAGTATGAGAACTTACGGAAGAACTTAACTCTCTCCGTAACATCAACTTTATCTCTAAAGCCAAAGGTGGACTTCAATACAGGAGTATCATATACTGAGCACTTCTCGAAGAAGAAGTGAGCTCCATTCTTATTGAGGTTGTCGAGTATATGAACTCTATTACCTGTAGTGTCAGAATCATCATCTATAGAGAATACAGATGATGTATCGATGAGTTGTGTCTTCCAAGACTTAAAGAAATTGATTATCTTAACGATCCAGTCTCTTACATACTCTTGGTTATGAGACGGAATGAGATTGTAGAGATACACCCACTCACCAGAGTCAAAGTATGCCTCGAGTGCGTAAACTACATACTCACACACCTGGTTGATGTATGTACGTCTATCATCTATAGAACTGTAGTTACGAGCAGTATTGAGTATATCTGCAAGATGCTCATCACGATCACTGAGAAACTCATAGTAAGTCTCAGCTACACGAGGAGTACCATCTTCATCTATAGTGAAGAAAGTGAAGTCGTTTTGAGTCTCCATGAATGATTCATAGAGTATTCTGTAGACATCATATTCTTTCTTAGACTCAGCATGTTTCATCATATACACAAGATGCTCACGAAGTTTTACGTTTGTATAGTAGATCTCCTTAAGCTTCTCGAATGTTTGTATAGTCTGAATAGCTGTGGGGTCTTCGTCGTTGGTATGATAAGCATTCATAAAGTCCGCTTCAGTGTTTCTAACGAACTCATATGGATGATAAGAGATGTCGACAATATGACCGAATCTTCTGGTATCTTCTATAGGGAAGATATTCTCAGGATCATACTTGCCAGCAACTACTGCATTATGTACAGTAGTAGGATGAGCCTTCTCATGAATACTCTGTACACTGTCTTCATTTATCTTGAAGTAAGCTTTCTTCTTAACGACTCCTCCATCAAGATAAGACACCTCATAGAAGCCTTCAAAGAAGTCATCTATCTTGTGATTCTTGAGGTCTTGGAAGATTCTACTTCCTGGATCTATAGTGGTGGGTTCGTAACGACCACAGAGGAATGCATTCTCTCTAATCTTTACTCCCTCTTCTATATACTCAAAGAACTGTTCAGGATTCTCAAGTACATCATCGAGATATACTTTCTCTCCAGTACCAGGCTGTACATAGTTAGCATAGGTATTGAAGAGGCCAATGATTCTATCATATACCTGACTCCAGTCTTGAGAGAAGTCGAAGCCGTTGACAGTCATATTAGCTTCCATAGAGCTAGCTACATTATCTGCTTCAACGCCATTATACAGATAGCTTAGAGCTATCATCAATGCTAGAAGGTCATTCAATCTTACTTGGTTGGGAGAGATGAATGTGTCTATGTTTACCATAAGAGCGTCAGTAGCCCTAAGAATCTCGCCGCTGTTCTTCATAGCGTCGAAAATCATATTCATGAAGTACATAGTCTGATAGAGATACTTGGTACTGTCTATAGCAGAGTCTACACAGATATACTTAGTCCTCTCACATGAGAAGTCTTGATTAAGAATCTCATTGGTCTTACGCTGATGGTAATTGTCTCTCTCAGTCTCAGACATAATCTCATCTCTAGACAGACCATCCCAGAATGGATCTTCTCTAGTTATAGTATCATACGATCTACGAAGAGAAGCGTTCTCTATATACTTATCAGCATTCTGATCTTCTATAGGAACTCTCAAGAATGCTAAGTCGTAGTTCTCATAGTACTTCTCAAGACCTACCATATCTTCAGTTACAAGATGTGTACTTCCAGGATATATGAATGATGTACCTACATCCTCTTCTGTATAGTACTTAAAGTTGGATCTGTCCTTCTTTTTTAACTTAAGAATCCAGTATGTGTAGATCTCTATATCATCTCTGCCAAAGAGGTTCTTGATATCCATGATGTTTCTGTTAGTACTCTTATACTTCAGAATCTCATTGATATTCTTGATGAGCTTGATCTGATAGTTCATAGGAATCTCTTTATAGTACTCGATACCATAAGACTCAAAGAGATAACGAATGGTACGTGAGTCAAAGATATCCTTATTGATGATATACTCTTGCACTTCAGCAATAAGATCTATCATCGTCTGAATGAGAAGAAAGATGATAAGAACGTCTTCATAGTGTTCACTACCGACAGCATAAGCATCACTATATATAGTGGTGATTGTGTATTCTCTGTTACGATCAAAGTAACGGAGGAACTTGTAGTAGATAGGGAACTCTGTATTGGTAGCTCCGAACTTAAGTGTAGGCTTAGGACAATACAGAAGTGAGAAGTCTGGTGCTGTACGAGCTGTATAAGGATCGATAGCTTTCTCTCTAAGATGATAGAGGTACTTAAAGTCAGGACCAGTATAGTCCTGCTTCATAATATCGAGTATGTTTATATTACGTCTAGAACTTTCTCCAATCTCTGAGACATCTCTATAGATCTCCCAGGCTTGATTGTCTGCAGGGTCCAGATCAGGGTCTAACCAGTCAAGAATCTTCCTAGCTAACTCACCATCAGGTCCTTCAGCATTGTAATCCTTCTGGATCTCATGTATGTACTGATACTTGTTTACTGCATCGGGATCATACACTCCAGTATCAGGATTATAGTATCCAATGCCCACATTATTATAGACAGTAAGGTTTGCTTCTTTAGTTATGTAGCCTTCTTCCTTATATCTTTGGAGAGGTACATACTTAGTAGCATTCAGCTCTTGCATGAGAGCATCATATTCATCTGCAGAGATAACACCATGGTAGTCATGAGTAGCTATCCATTCTTTCACTTCTGCAGTTTCGGGATATGGCTGTTGACCATTAAGCTGTCTATAGTAGTTATTCAGCTCATCATAAGCTTCTTCGAGATAGTCTGACTCTTTGATAAGACCAGCCTTGTAACGAATCAACTCGTCAGAGTTTCTACGAGACTCAAGTGTCTCATGTTTGAGAGCATCTCGTTCATTCTTGACTACGGAGTTGATAGCCATGTTCTTGGTATCTCTGACAACAAGGTCTATATAGGGGTTATCAGTAAACTTCATGTCGTACTGAAACGAGTAATGTCCGCCCATAGCAGTGCACTCCTTTCTCTAGTTTGATTTTACTGAGATGTTGAGGGTAGCAGGAATGACGCAAATGGAGGGATGCACTAAGCATCCCTCACTTGATTGTGTTTTATCTCATATACCTGTTTGACCATTGTGCTCCATAACGAAGTTGGTCACTCTGAAGTACACTCTCTTAGCTATGATATCAGTAATAGCCTCTTCATTGTAGAGGATACATAACTGTTCATAGAGAGCTTCTGAAAGTCTTTGTGATACGAGAGTACAGATATCCTTGTTAATCTGTATCTCTTCCTCTTCTTTAATGTAATAGTCGCTCTTATATGCAAGGTTGAGTATAGAAAACTCTTGAAAACACTGCTCCACTACAGTATCGAGCTTCTCATCGATCTTGTTATCGATGTCGATTGTGGTATCGTGTTTGTATTTCTCAAGAGCTATCTGATTGTCCTTAGTCGCTGCCCATGCTCTTAAAGCTTTCATTGCTATACTCCTGAGTGACAGGAGATAGATCATACTAAAAACAATAAGGACTTTGAGCAGGAAGTGTAGAGATATAGCTGGCATAAGTCTTTTCACTCCAATTCTTTATTTCTTCAGCTACTTCGAGGATGCCATCATCTACTGAGTCTCCCTCTTCGTAAGCTGTGCGTATATAATAAAGCACCTTAGTACAGATGTCTGGAGTTATGCCGTTATAGTATCTCTTGAATAGCTCTGTCCACTTTCCAAACACCTGGTTGGGGTGAGTATAAAAGTTATCAGCGTTATGATAGAGCTGATGCACTGTTTTACTCATCATAACTATTGGCACCAGATTGTTTGTATGAGCGAATCTGAGCTCTGCTACTACATGAGGTACCGATACGTAACCATAGGTATTAAGAAAGTGTTCGGTGATCATAACTGTAATGTCGAAGATTGTGAGAATACAGTGGTTCATCTCCAACGTAGCCATGTTCGAATCGATATTATGCAGTACCTGACAGTGGTCAAGACCCATCTCCATCAAGTATGCTTTATAGTTCTTATAGAATTTAAGTCCTCTAAAGAGATTGATAGCATTATGTATGAATCTGTTATAGAGGTCAACGTCAACCATTGAGTCTTTAGTCTGCATCATAGGGAGTTCATATGGTGAACTAGGAGAACACAACGTAGGGTTGCCGTTATTAAGATAAGCTGTTACATCAGGGAATGGCTGTCCATTGCCCGCATATGTGAGGTCTAATGTCTCATTCATATCTATGCCTCCTTTAAAGCACGTATTATAAGATAGTTTGAGACAAAAGAGGGAGGAGGCCGTTAAGCCTCCTCTAAGGGGGGTGAGAATTGGTTCTGTAGAGCCAAATCGAGCACCACTTGAAGATTGGATGTCGCTACGCCAAACGACAACCGAGGGCTCAATAGGCAATACATGACTGAACCGATAGCTAGAATAATACATACATAGTGTTAAACAATCCGCAGCGGAACGAATCCGTCAACATCCCGCTCACTATAGTGTTATGTCTATAGTAAAGTGTTATTCGGTCTCTTTAACACTAGTTTTCTTCTCGTCAATAATAGCTAGCAACTCTACTGGTGACACAGCAATATCGCTATTGAGAGGTCTGACGTAGATAGAATGAATCTTTCTGAAGTCTTGTAGTGCTCTGAACACGTCCTTATCAAACTCACAATGGAGTCCGATGTTATACCCCTTAATGAACATGAACAATCTCACTATTCCCCACAAATCATCCCTAAAGAATGACAGACTTACTTGCTTATCAATGATGGCCGTTTGGAGTTGAGGAATAGATTTAACTTTGAGATATCGTTCCAGTATTGTGATGCAGATGTCATATTGCTCTTCATATGTGTCAAAACTGTGTGTTGGTGTGTATCCCATTCGCTTCACACAAAAACGTAAAAATGAATCTTTACCGTTCTTATCGATGAAGCTATGAGTTTTCTTGATAGACATAAACTGTCCCTCCTTTAAAATGATTATAGAATGGTTACGGAGGGTGTAATGAACAGCAATGACAGAGGGAGGCTATTGCCCCCCTCCGTATATATGTCACTTGACATTGGACACTGAAATCCAGCCAGTTACATAATTGCCGATAGGTGTTCTGCCTACGTTGCCAGGAGTATTGGTGATTCTGATACGTCCGTTGAGCACTTTATTATCGTAGAGATAGAAAGTACCAGACTTCTTACCAGAAGGATTCTTGGCAGTAGACGATGTGAAGAGATCAACACTGGAAAGATTAACCTTCTGTCCTGCCGATATAGCGGGAGCAGATGCAGTCTCTTCCTTCTTAGCTTCCTGAACGGGAGCTGCTGTTGATGTAGGGGCATCTATCCAACCAGTAACATAGTTACCAATAGGAGTCTTTCCTACATTAGCTGCCGAATTGGTGATACGAATACGTCCGTTAACGACCTTGTCGTCATACTTGTAGAATGTACCAGTCTTAGTACCAGAAGCATTCTTAGCAGTAGACGATGTATAGAGAGGAGTATTGTTGAGATGGAGAAGATTCGGGTTTGTTGTAGGTGCCTGAGTAGGCTGCTGAACAGGCTTAGGCTCTTCCTTAGGCTGCTCCACTACAGACTTAGCACCCTTGATCTTTGCAGGGTAATCTACATAGCAGTAGTCTCCATCTACGCCGTCGATATAGCTATTAGGAATTCCAGGAATCTTAAGAGTCCAGCTATACTGCCACATAGTATGGCCAGTATAAGGAGTCTTGTTTACTCCTGTATGAGCTATCCAGACATCGTATGTGTTCTTGATCTGGGTTGATACCGCCTTGGACATATCGTAGAATGTGTAAAGTCCTACGTAGTATCCTGCAGCTTTAACCTTCTCAAGGAATGCGGGAATGATCTCGTTTACAATGCCTCTCTGTTTTCCTTCCTCTACATCGTAGAAGAGAGGGTAGTCGAATGTCTTACCCTTGATAGCCTGAAGGAAACAGTCAGCTTCTATGCGAGCCTCTGCAGCAGACATAGCATAAGAATACCAGTAAGTACCAACCATAAGGCCAGCAGCTTTAGCACCAGCATAGTACTCTTCAAACTTTACGTCCTTTTGTGAGATAAGTCTACCATATCCAGCACGAATAATGACAAAGTCAATACCAGACTGCTTTACAGCATTCCAGTTTATATTGCCCTGGAAGTATGAGACGTCTATACCTCTGTACATAGTGTAACCTCCTTTACGGTTATTATTATATAAATGTTTAGGGGCCTACATAGGTAGACCCCTAAATGTCGATTAGAATGAAGGATCGTCTCCCACAACAGTCATAGAAGTGATTCTTCCCTTAGCATCAAATACACAAACGAACTCCTTACCGTCATTACTATCGATAGTAGTGTCAGTATAGAGTGCTGCATATCCAGAAGCAGAAGGATTGTATATCGGAACCTTATTATCGTTAGTACCAGTTATAGTGAGAGTATCATCCCATCTAAATGTGAGGACTCTTGTGGTAGATCTAAGGATTCCTTCCTCTGCTGTTGCATAGTAGAGTCCATCAACGTAATCGTTTGAGAACTTTGTATCCGATGTGTTGAATACTGAGCTGACCTTAGAAGCTGAAGAAGATGTATGGTGACCAGAAATCTTGAAGAATCCCAGTGCAAGAGGAGCCTTTCTTCCTTCTATAGTACCAGTAGTTTCTTCTCTTTCTGCAATGTGGTGATAGAAGACCTTTCTGTTGAGTATCTCCTGGAAGCCAGACTTGATGAAGAATCTGTGATTTACAGTATCGATTTCTATACGAGCTGGATATCCTGCTATGAATACTATAGGAGCAGTAACAGACATGTCAGCTAGTCTTTCTATAAGTCCGTCTTCAGTATTAACCTCAACGAATGCCAGTCTTGTGGCTTCATGAGACTGTTTAACTACCTTAAACATGAATGCTTCATATCTTACAGGATCAGAATCTCCAGCAAGATAAGCATTAGCGATATTCGAAAGACCCTTGAATGATGCTCCTAAGATAGGACAGATTACAGGAAGTACTGTATCTATCTCACTACCAACAATTCCAGTATTGGCGTCGATATACCAATATGCTGGAAGATTAGGAAGATCTATTATCATCGAGTCTGACCAGAATGCCTTAGCCCAGTTATATCTATCATAACCTTCGATAGCCATACCAGTACTTGTACCGTCTGAGTTGTAGATCATAGCATAACCAGTTGTAGACTGCCTATTATGCTCTTCCAGCTTATGGTTTGACTTAGCATAACGCTTCATTCCTGAAAGAGGACCAGCTATATCTATACTTCTATTAGAACTAAGTCCTAACAGAAGATCCTTCCAGTTGATAGTGTCGGCCTCTATAAGATCTACACCAGTACCTGTAAGAATAAGCTTATCGCCGTTCTCATCGGTCAGCGAAAGAGCAGTTACCTTCTTTAGACCAGTAGTAACCTTAGCTACATTGATTCTGTTAGCCTCGTTTACTGAGTAATCTATAGTAGGATCAGTCTTGTCTCTGAGGTATGTATCTATACCACCATGAGGATGGTCTGATGTTACATTGAACTCATACCTTGCCGTTGTAGAATATGAGTTACCTTCTTGCCAAGTGATAGCGGTATTCGCATCGAAGAAGCTCATCGTAGTATTGATTGCCTCAAAATTCCTACTTTTATCTGTGACTTTGGCTTTACCCTTTCCGTTACCGATGTCCTTAGTAAAGAGATCATACATGAAGTCATACAGACTTCTATACTTAGTCTTACTTGCATCAGTATAGATAAACTTCTCGTCGATACCTCTGTTGTACATAGCCATCTTCTCAAGAGCAGTAGTCTCATTTCTGTCGAAGAGTTTCCAACAGTCTATAGTCTTAAACCACTTCTGGAAGTCGATTCCGTACTGAGTATCTGGACGAGGAGGGAACTCATTCATCCTAGGCACTCTTGGATAAGGACAGCTAGGCTGATAGAATGCTATAGATGAAGGAACTACCTGAGCTACAGAGTATGGGAACAGTCTTACACCTCTAGGTCTTATGATATACTTGTTTCTAGCACAAGTAGCACTCTCCCAAGAACTTGTTGAAGCGTTCCATGAATGCTGAACGAGATTCTCTTGATAGAATACATCATTCTGCTGTATATCAGTAGAACCAGAAGGTGCAGGAGTAAAGTGAATTGTGATAGATCTCTCTTGCCAACCACTAGTCTTATGTGCATCGTCGTTCTGGCCAGTGTAGTAATAGAGAGTCTTGTCGACTGCGGTGGTTTTATAAGCCTCATACATAGCCTTAGTTACTACTGTAGTGAACTCTCTGTCCTCAAAGAGCTGGAATGAATCTATGTGCATTTCATCTACACCAAGATTCTGTACTACACTGATAGGACGTAATATCTGTGCAGGGTTGCCATTTTCAGCAAACTCAGCACGAGTAAACTCTTGAAGTATAAATACTGTAAGACGCTCATAGAGTATTTCCTTGGTATCAAAGTTGACCATATGAGGATAGTCTATATGAAGCTTACGTACTGAGAAGAAGTTTCTACCTGCATCGCCGTAGTTGTTAATGTAGTGAGGTATCACATCGAAGTTGGATATCTCATACTCGAATGTATACTTCGGAGTAGAAAGATTGGTTCCTATGAGGAACTTAGCGTTACCTTGTGAGTAATCAAGCTGTATCTTGGAAGTGAAAGTTGTACCATGAGCACTGTCATCAAGCTTGTATACAATGTCTTCAATATCCTTATCGATATGAACAACTTTGAAGTTAAACATAACCTCGCTACATTCAGCATCAGGTATGCTTGTAGCTGTCTTGATCTCTTCAATGATACTGTCAGACATCAAGTAAGTTGCCGTGCAATAACGATCATCCGTAGCAGGTGTAACAGATGTCTTAGTGAAAGGATCGATTGTAGAAGAGAGTTCTACGAACTGATCGTCGTTGGCACCAAACAGACCATTACCGTTACCAGCAAGCACAAGATGGTTGTTTGAAGGGTTGGTAAACATATCTATTCCGAAGTTCTTACTACCATTAGCTCCAGTACTCCACCAATGAGTAGTGATATACGGAGCATAATCAGAGTTCTCTATATTGATCTCGGTACCTACACCATTGATTCTGAAATCTATTAGTCTCTGAGACGTAAGAGATATATAGTTATCTACATCTCTTACGGGAACGAACTTAATACGTTGGTTCATATAGTCTACACTAGCACCACTGCCTGTAAAGGCTATAGTCAGATAATACTTAGAAAGTTCATTCAGTTTTTCGATATACTCAAAATATCCACCAGGATATGGAGTAAGTCTAAGTGGATTAGAACCATTCTCTCTATCCATGATACTCTGGTAAGCAGACATAGGGTCAGAAGAGTAAGGTATAGCATATTTTGTTCTGAATGGTTCTGAGAGGTTACCTATAGTCTGAACAATAGCCTGAGTTGCTAATATAGTAGCATATCCTCCAGCAAGTTTACCGTAGACTGATCCATATTCTCCAGAATCTCCATTAGGAGTCATGAATGCACATACAGCTACGTTAGACTGAAGACGATTGAGGTCGTCTATCTCGACGTTTGCTATAGGAGCCATTGCAAGACCGTTACTACCGTGCTCTGGCTGGTAGGGATAGAACTGATATACTACAAGATCTTCATTGTTTCGAATGAAAGAGTAGTTCATACAGTTATTCTGTTGAGCTGCAGCAGCTCTCGAGAGCAGATTATATGACGTACCAGCAGCAGAATTAACAACTTCTTCTATTTCTCTGTCGAGATCTACAGAGTACATCTTAAGAGTACCAGGAGCATTGGTGTCTACAGGGAAGATATAGTTATATGCATTACTATCGGTGTCATTGAATGTACCACAGTACAATGTAGGCTGAGGATCTATTTTGTCTGATATATACATCTCAGAAGGGTTGATGTCTACAAAGTACATATGTGCTTTATCGACATCTCTGGAGACTACTCCATACGTTTTGTTAGTCTTCTTCTGCACAAGGAACAAAGCAGATGCTTTACCCTTCTTAGTCTTAAGCTTATTTGCAACTATCTGCATAGTGCTACTAACCATACGCTCTGAAACAGACTTATCGTAGTAATCTTCAGGATACTGTCTCTTAGTATTGCTTGCTCCTTCAGTTGTACTATAGCTGTAGAATGTCAATGGGTTTATAGACTTCATATCTATGATAGGGTCAGCATCACTTACAAGAGTAGCGCTTTCATCTTCGACTATCTGTCTACGAAACTCTTTGAACGATCCTCCACCTATCTCATTAGTAGGAGCTATGAAGATCTTGTTAGCATCAAGATCTATAAGAGCCATTACATACTCTCCTACATCTGGAAGAGAATCTAATGGGCCACCATCGAAATCGAAACATTGGTCTGCTGTAAACTGAGCAACTACATCGTTATTCTGGTTCTTGACATCGAACACCTTATGCCAAGAGCTATATGGATAGTTAGGAAGAGTAGCAGTTGCTAAGTATTCTTTAAGGATTATACCTTTCACTTTAACAGGATAAGATGTATCCATAGTGAGGTGATTGACAGCTGGACCTGACGATCCAGTCTCTTGTGTAAGCGTATGGATAAGGTCCATACGTCTAGTGAGAAGTTCTGTACTCATTACGTTTCCTCCTTTGTGTTGATTGTTACTTAGATGTTTCGGAACAAGAAAAAATAAGGGCTAGGGGAGAGCCTAGCGCCCTCCCCTCCTTGTCATAAGATACAGTTCAGAGACTACTGTATTCAGACTCATCAACAGGTTGTAGTTATACTCAATGTTTAACGCTCCCATGTATGGTGGGTCTGGTGCCCTATCTATAGTAAACTCACTTACGAATCCAGGCATGATTCTAAAGTGAGACTGACTATTGAACTCCCTATACCATTCTACAGGGAGTGATCTATTGATATACTTCTTCGATATGTCACTTAGGTAGTTGATCGCAGATTTAATATCTCCGTTCATCAGGTGACCGAAGAGAGTACATAGAAATGTAATCCAAGTGTCATAGTGAATCTGAAGTGCTTCGTCCTTAACACCCTTCACGTCTATGATAGAATCTTCATCTGTAGCTACTCCGAAGAAGAATTCTAACTTAGGACACTCTGTCTTGAGAAACAAGTCGTATCGATTCTTCAAGACAAACTCTATAGGAGAGAACGAGGTATGTTGTAGTGGACGAGTGATAAAGAGTGCATCTTTCTTTATCGAAACGATCTCATCCAATTCTATAGAGTTGGATTCTATGAGAAGTTTTCTAGCTTCCTCAAACCCAGTCTCAAGAACTTGCTTGAGCTTTGGGTTTTTCCTTTGCATGAGACCTATCTTGATCTGACGTTCCTGTTTATCCATTACAAGGAACTCATTATAGGTATCTTTTGAGATAGCTCCATACTTTAACAAGATGGAGATGTTTGCCTTTCGTATGTCATACTCATATATACTAGTCTGAATGTAACATAGTGGAGTAGTATAATTGGTCTTCTTCCATATGCTCATACGGTTTCCTCCTTAGTCTGGAGGATCGTTAGGAAGATCACTCCAGGCAAAGTTTTGTCGAACCCATCCGAGATCAAGCTCTACTTGCTCTAATCCTCTATCAGAGAATGTAGCTTCTTTGATTGTCTCAACGTCTTCGGGTTCTTTGATTATATTGCTTGGGCATCCATACATCATTAACAGATAACCTGCCATTGTCTCAGCAAGATACTCTGCATATGGAATGCTGAAGTCAACTAAGATAACAACGTCATTACCATAATGAACATAACGCATGATATCTACAATCACTTTATGAGCTTCTGGATTAGCTGTCCACAAGTCATAACAGAAACGATTGAACTGAGCATCATCATTATACATGGCATAGTTGCTACTATAGTTGAAGGGGTCTAAGAAAGATATGTTCGTGAATCCCTCTCTATACGAACACAATGAGACTATCATTGTATCCGTATTGCCTCTGGTAAACGGGAATTGTGAGAAGGCTATCATTACTGACCACCCCACATAGGTGTGAACAGCATCTGCTGCTGTGGCTGCTGCTGAGGTACTGCATATACACCGTAAGCATAAGCCTTGTTCTGTATCTGACCTACATATGCAGGATCGATACTAGATGTATTAGGCATCTGTGGGAAAGTGCATACCATTATGCCATAGTACTTTCTGAACACGTCAAAAAGTACATTTGTAAATGCCTTAGGATCAAGATTATTGACTATCTTATCTCCACCTTCCTGATAGAAGATAAAGTCAATATCCTCAAAGACCATCTTTGCTGCTATTATTGAGATGAACTCATCTATCCCTGGAGTCATATCGGAGTTGACAAGATAGTTGATGTAGTTTATCTCAAACTTATATCTGTCTCCATTCTGAAGCATTTCAAAACAGTTCAGATCAGGAAGCAGAATACTTCCGATCAATATATTCTGAGCTCCTAATGCCTGAACTTGTGCCTGATCGATCATAGGATCATCAAGCAGAATCACAAAATGTTTACGACCGCTATTAGCAAGAGCCTGTCTTACTGCAGCGAGTTCGTTGCCGTTGTTGATGTAGTACGCAAGTGCCATACTATTACCTCCTTTTTATAGTGTTAGGGGGTGAGTAAGATCACCCCCATAATGCTTAGTGATGCTTCTTGTTCTTCTTATTGTGCTTACCGCCGCCGTTATAGTCGTTGTCCCTGTTGTTCTTCTTGTTCTGCTTGTTAGCGAACTTCTTAGCTCTTGCTGCCTTGGCAGGATCATAGTAACCAGCAGGGGTGTTGTTTGTGATAACTGAAGAAGTCTTGATTGTCATTGAATCGTCTTCGTCTTCTTCAGCATATCTGTCGTATACATAGTCTCTAAATGACTGTTCCTCTTCGCCCAAGTCAGAATCTTCTTTCTTAGGCTGAGGAGCAAAAGTGGATCCTTCGTATACCTGCTTCTCAGGATGAGGAGTTGTATCACCAGGCTTCATCGTCCAAGGGAACAGTTGACCTTTCTCAGCTGCATCTTTGATGATCTTTACCTTTTCCATGATGAACTCATTCAATGGCGCTATGTATGTAAACTCTATGCTTGCTGCTATAGGACCATTGGAGGGAGCTACATCTGCACCTTCGTCATCTATATATGATCCATCGTCATCATACTTATTCAGAAGAACGTCGTTATCTGAAGGTTCTACTTCAACAGTATCTTCTTCTGATGATGCATAAGCAGCAGCATCGCTTTCAGAAATCACTACAGGATCTTCCAATCGCCATGACTTAGGAATCTCGTCATCAGGAACATTAGGCTCTGATTCTCCTTCCGACTCCTGAAGCTGATCTCTTATAAGTTCAGGAAGGTGCTTGAAGATTGCAGGTATGATCTTCTCAACTGCTTCCTCGATGATATCTTTCTTATTGATATCTGTAGTTGCCAAAGCATTGCTAAGTCTTACGATCTTGTCTTCAAGGCTACCGAACTTTACACCGAAATCGTACACGATTCCTCCGATCTTATCTTTCAAGCTTTTCGAATCTACTTCGATTATACCAAAGTTCTCATTGATCTTAGCCGCATCTTTGGTATACTCATCGTTGATGTCTTTCAGACCAGTAGTGAGATTATCAACCTTCTCACTAAGAATGCTTACAGTTCCTTCGATCTCATTGATCTTGTTGTAGATTGAGGTTGCGAACATATCGAATTCACTACGAGTGATGTAGTCTTCATCAGTGTCTTCATTATTGTCCTCGTCCTCTGCTAATCCTTCGAGATTTCCTTTGTACTTGTCAGCCAATACTTCTGCAGTGGCTGAATAGGAATTCAGGATTGCAGTATCGTCAGGAACATCAACGATTTCTGCTTCAACATGCTCCACAGGAGTTGTCTCATTTTCTTTGACGTCGATAACCTCTTCTTCCTTCTTGTCTTCTGCTTCATCGTCTTCTGCCATTACATTAAGGGCTGAAGAGAAGGTTTCGTCTGCCATAAATTCTGTACGCTCTGTCATAGTCTTAACGAATGAGTTAATATCATCCTTTGTGTCTATTGAGCCTGCTACAGGGACAGGTGTTATAGGTGTAGATGATGCTGCCTTAGGAGCATGCTCCATGTCTATAAAGCTTGATGCTCTGCTAGGTGTAACAACCTGCTTTGTCTTCTGGCTTACTCCATCGATGATAACATCGTCCTTCTCAAAGATAATTTCAATACTCATATTACTTAACTCTCCTTTTCTGTTTGAGCCACCCTTTACATAGGTGGTATTATTGTTTATTGCGGTTGTGTTTGTGGCCATAAGGCTCTTGATCTCGTACTTCTGTCCGCAGACAGTACACTCCATCTTATTGAACCCGAGATCGAAGTCAATAAGACCATTGCATGGCATTTCTATACCATGTCTTTTGATCCTCTTAGTACAATAGCACTTCTTAGGATCAAGTATAACTACTGATGGGAAGTCGCATAAGATTGGACCGAAGTTTCTTCTGATGACCCACTGCTTAGGAGTAGCGATTCCTACATCAGTCATGGCGATCTTTCTTCTTCTGAATACTATATCAAGTATATCGAAGATCTGATCACCATAATCGACTATACTGTCCTTATCTACTCTGATACCAACTTCATCCAAAGCTATTGCCCCAGACTGGGTAACGTCATAGACTTTAGTACAGTATGGCTTCAGAACATGCTGAACGTTGAACTCGTCCTTATTGTTCTTAAACCCTTCTAATGAGGTGCTTATCTTAGCACCAAACTGAGGGAATTCTACAGATGAATAGAACCTACGATTGGTTCCACCTATCTCAGTCTTGAACCCTCTGCTCGCCATAAACTCATCCAGAAGATGATACTTCTCTATTGGATGTGTTGTAAGCGTTGGTGAGACAGCTACATCCTCAATAAACTTAACGTCCTGAGGTGTGAACCATCTCGCTAATGGTGGACTCTGCCAAGAATCATACCAACGTATCATCTGATCGTCGATGTTTATCTCTGGGTCGAGTCCATGGACTTCTTTGTACTTCGCTATAGGATCGAAGTATATCTTGTCAAGTTCGCTATTAACTTTCACTATACTTCCTCCCCCATTGCTTTATACTGAGCGAGTCTAGCATTGATATTGTACTCAGTCAATGCATCCTGCTGTTCTGTTGTAAGCTGACTCGCTAAATCCTTTGTAGGATCAAATAGAGGCTTACCATACATATCTCTAATCACTCCATTGGCGTCAGGAGCGATAGGAGCTGTACCGACAATTGGAGGGCATGGATCTGTATCTCTTTCAGGCGGATTATAATCTACCCTCATATCGCCAGTTCTAAGCTTCTCCAAGAATGCTCTCTTTCTCATCTCGTAGTTGACTTTAAGCTTATTAGTGAGATACTGCTCTACCTGAGGACCATTGAACAGCTCTGGATGCTGCTGATAGTCATAGGCAAGCTTTACGTCTCTTCTATCTCCGAGATGAGTCGGAAGCGTGTTCATATCGAACCGAATGTTCGGATCAATACCACTCATATAGAACGACTGAGTGTATTCTTTAGGACTCATATAGCAACCAGCCTTCCAACGAGTCATGTGGCGCTTATAGTCCTTAAGATAATAGGTGTTATAGACCCATTTCATATACGGATCATCAACACCTAACTTCAGCTTACTCTCATAAGTTGAAGCCAATGCTTCTGCAGGTGGAGCGCAAACTACATCAAAGATATACTTGGCTCTCTGCTGGTCATATGCCGACCTATAGCAGTTGTCATAGAAGTGAAGTCTAGACTGATACTCTGCTACGTCATAAGACTTACTATACACTATCTTGTGCTTACCAGTCTCAGGATCATTCGGCTGAGTCATGAGCCTTTCTTCACCATCTTCCATAACGGCTATCACACTAACTCCAGACTCTTCAACTCTCTGGAAGTTTTCATCGTATGTATAGCCCATGAAAGTATGATCTTGCTCATATCTTCTCTTCTGAAGATCTTCTGGAGAAGGATACATCTGTCTCATCATTTCGTCTACCTGTTTAGTCCATTCGTCAACAGACACATTCTCAGGTCTACCCCACATGAGTGTACCTCTCCAATAGTTCTTTTCTGTCTCTATACGAGCTTCTTGAGCCTTTCTGACTTCTTCAGCTTGTTCTTGGCTCATCAATGGAGGTCCATAAATGCCTCCTCCCATTCCAAACATTGCTGCTCCATAATACCCCTGCTGAGGCTGAGAATAACAAGAGCCTCCTAGCGGGTTATAAGTTGTAGCTGCAGCATTGATGATTGGGTTTCTATTTACAACTGGCATCGTCTGAGTCTGACTAGCCATATTACTCTGCTGCCTTGCTATCTTCTGCCATGCAGTAGAGTTTGCTGACTCATTGCTGTCTCCAGATACCTGAGTCATTCCTTCTTCCAACTCATTCAATCCATCGAATGAGAAGTCGACTGCTTCCTGTGCTGTAGGAAGCGGTGCAAAGCCAGACTTTTCATTATTCACATATGCCTGACTGTTGTTTAATAATCTCTCCTTTCTCTCCGCTCTTCTTCTCTTATGCTCTTCTAGCATAGACGATGCGTCTGGTGGCGGAGTTGGCGTTGTGCCACGTTTCAATTTGTTTAGTGAAGCCATTTGATCATTCCTTTCCGTAATTGGATGTCGAGAGTATAGTAAGGTTATGCCATTGGCCATTTGTCATAACCCTATACTCGCTCTTATAATATATAACTTACACTTTGTTTGCGATAACTACTTAGTAATGAAGCCTGGATGGGCATGATAAGAAAGTGAGTGTGAATGCACAATGGAAAAATTAAGAGATATGATGATGGACTCTCTCACCCCGTTTCATAAGAAGCGGTCTCGTTACGAGAAAGGTGGAAGAGGTATTCCATCGGTAACAGAGATCCTTGGTTATATAGATAACCAGGGTCTGATTGATTGGGCGAATGCCATTGGCCGAAGAGGTCAGAATAATAAAGATGTAGCAGCGAAGGCTGCTAGATATGGAACCGCTACTCACTCAGCTATAGAGAACTACCTCAAAGAAGGTTACGATACAGGATTCCTTGATAACTCCTCATTCAAAGCTTTCCTCAAGTGGTGGAAAGGACTCAATAGCTGTCATAAAGTGGTAGTATTAGGACAGGAAGAAGCTCTAGTAACTGAGCTCTTTGCTGGCACATATGATCTGCTTGTCTCTATAGATGGAAAGATATATATGATCGACTTCAAGACAAGTAATCACGTTAACTACAAATACTTCATGCAGCTGGCTGCTTACAGATATCTGATATACAGACTCAAGGGTATCAGCATTGATGGAGTAATCATTCTTCAACTGGGTAAAGGTCCTAATGCAGGGTTCACCGAGTTCCCTCTGGACTTCAACATCCCAGAGCATTACAACTTTATAGAGAATTGTATGAACGCATTCGTAGGAGCTCTCTATACATATCATAGTGCAGAGCCTCTGAAGGATCAGTTCAAAGATGTATTCTATGAGCTAAACAAAAAATAAGAGTGGGGAGTCAATTGACTCCCCACATTCTTACGTCCACTCTGCAGGTGATATCATCTCGTTGTCTACGAGAAGCTTTTTGAGCTGTCGCTTGATCTGACCATAAGATCTTGTCTTGTTAGGATCATAGTCAATTCCTATAGCGCAGCACATTGCCTGATATCTGTCTGAGCCGTTTCTATCAGCGTCCTGATATGCGTTATATGCTGCAGCAGCAATATTACAGTTGTATATCACTTTCTCGCTACTATTCTTGAGATTGGTTATCTCCTTCTTCAAAGCATCGATTGTGGCTATATGCCTAGCTTCAGCCGATTTGAAGTTTTCGACTACCTGCCTACCCTTTTCAAGAGCTTCATTCTGTGTCTTAACAATGCTCTCAAGTTTAGCAATAGTATTCTCAAGTTCCTTGACTTTCTTGTCGTAGTCTTTAGGAATATTCTTCTGCTTCTCGAGAACTTGCTCAAGCTGTTCACGAGCCATTGCTTCTCCACAAGCCTGTTCTGAGAGCTTCTGGTTCTCTTCAATGAGTTCATTCCTTTCTCTACGGAACTCGTTCCTTTCATTTTCAAGCTCCATGTACTTGTCTTGAAGCTTATAAAGCTCTGTATTATCCTGATAGAGCTTGAAAGCTTTTGGGTTCTGTTCGAAGAGATAGTTAAGGACACGATTGATGTTGTATCCTTTCTCTACGTATGTCATTTTGAAATCCTCAAGTAAAACCTGTTCTACTGCCGTCTGATTCATCGTTATAGGAACAGATTCTACCGAGGATATTGGGAACGTTATTATCTGACCATGATCAAGATATGATACAGCATTAACGTTCTTAGATAGTATATCTGGTGTGCTGGGAATCGCGCTACGACGATGTCCTGTGATTGATCCGACCATACCAGGCTTAGAGCACAGAGGAAGTCCCCTAGCCAAATGGCTATCGCACCAGAGTACGAGAATGGGACGATGAGCTCCTACTATAAGCTCGTTTTCGATTTCATCTTTCTCATCAAATACACCATTAGTGATAACTACATCACCAGGCTGTATAAGTGGTCTGTTATACTGCCTTACCATATTCTTGTTAAGTACAAGGTTGGGTCTGTTCTTCTTAGCAGGATCACATGTAGGGATCTTAACAGACTTAGGAGTTTCGACAGTATCCAAAAGTGTGATAGCTTCTGTCTTTGCTGGAGGCTCTATAACTACTGTTTCTGTAATTGGGAGCTTTGACTCAGTAGCTTCAATAATCTTCTTAGCCTCTACAGGAGCTTCTTTATTGTCTGTCGCAATCTTCTCTGTTGGTTCTTCTGTCGTCGTTGATACCAGAGGAAGAGGTGAAACTTCCTGGATCTTTTTACTTCCTATGTAGGAAGTGTTGCTCTTCTTCTGTCTTTTCTTCTTTCTAGATTGCATCTCATACAATCTCCTTTCATATAATATTAGCATAGACGTCTCTATGCTTACTATAATAGTATATAACTCTATAGATACTTACTATACCCAGAACTTCTAAGTAATCAGAAAAGGAGGAGTTACATGTTTTACACTAATCCAAACGCTACTAGACCTACTCTGGTAGAGATACACACTGCAGATATTCACTTTGGAGCTATGGATCCAAAGATTCAATATGATCTCTTAACTAAAGGAATACTTGATAAGGTTCAGAACGTACAGTTTGACCTGTTCTGCATCAATGGAGACTTGTTTCATCATAAGTTTATGAGCAACTCGGATGCTGTACTCTATGCATCCATGTTCGTAGATAATATCATACAGCTTTGTAAGAGAAACAGAGCTGCTCTTATAATACTTCACGGTACAGCATCACATGACGCTAACCAATTGAAGCTCTTCTATCATTACTTAGCAGATACTACACTCGAAATGTACATCATAGAAACTGCTACATTTGTTACTACACACGGTAAGAAGATACTCTGTCTCCCAGAGGAGTACAATAAGGGTAGAGACTACTATCTAAACCTCTTAGAGTGGAGTGGTTCATATGATAGCGTATGTATGCACGGTAACCTCAAGGGAGCTATCTTCGGATGTGATAAGGAAGACCTTGATACTGTAAAGAACCCGACATTCGATATCAATTCATTCCAGTTCTGCAAGGGTCCTATCATTGCAGGTCATGTACATATTTCTGGATGCTATCAAGGCCATATGTACTATTCAGGAAGTCCTCTTAGATGGCAATTCGGAGAAGAAGAAACTAAGGGATTCTTAATAGTGGTACACGACCTTGACTCTACATACTACACTGTACAGATGGAAGAAGTAGTGTCATTCAAGTACAATACTATCAACCTAGATGAGATGGTTAACTATGATCCTAAGGATGTAATCAAGTATCTCACTGACTTGAAGGCAAGTGGAATAGACTTCATAAAGGTTAAGTTCACCAAGGGCGGTTCAGCAGTAGATGCTCTGAAAGTATACTATAAGATGAACAACGAAATCACTATAGATGCTTCGGACGTACAGTTCCAAGAGACTATAAAAGAAAACCAGAAAGTTAGTGAAGAGTACGCTAAGTATTCATACATCACTGATAGTAATCTTACTCCTAATGATATCATAGTCAGATACATCAACGATGAGAAGGGTTGTACATTCATCACTGTAGACGAACTCATCAAGTTACTCACCGTCGATTGATATAGTATAACGCTTCTCAAGTATATACTATCCTTAAGTACAAAACTATCATATCAGAAACATACAAGTAATCATATGAATCCTATGATAGAGGAGGCATTACACTATGCGAGTTAGAACCGCAGGCAAAGAAGTAAAACCAGTGGTCTCTGAGGTGCAGATACCTCAGAGACTTTCAATAACTCTTTTAGACACAATCTGTTCCTACATGGTAACAGACAACAAGAACATTCGTCGCAAAGGCTACACAAATATCCTCATGGCGATGAACACATTAGACCTTAGCATCTATACAGACGATGCTTACTTAAGACGTTTCGACTTCATCAAGACAGCACTTACTGCTAGAGTCGAAAATGGATTGAATGATCAGGCTCTCGTAATGGACTTTATAGAGAACAACCTTGGTGATCTCTATAAAGATATCAATCTCAGAGAGCTCAATAATAAAGAGATAGACTACATCAACAACACCGTTTCGAACATGCTTGACAATGTAGTCTTCGCACGTAATATCATGTCCTTTGAGACAGTTGCTCAGAGGTTTAAAGAAGCTAGTCCTAACCAGAAACCTGCTATAGTAGAAGAATGGAAGGGACTTGTAAATGACAGCAAGAATGCTATCCGTCGTCATCGTATAGAGAAGACGGATGAACAAATGTATTGTCTGCAAGAGGGAATATTCGAAGACTATGTAATGTACACCCATGCAGACTTATCTAGCCCAGGCAACAAACTTGCTACAGGAATGGTCGGACTTAATATTCTTCTTGCAGGGGGTTTCCAGTCCGATAGAACTTACTGTATCTTTGGTCTCCAAGGTGAAGGTAAGTCATCAACCCTAGTTAATTTAGCATATCAGATCAAGATGTACAATAGATCTTACAAGTGTAAAGATCCTACGAAGACACCTTGTGTAGTATATCTGACTATGGAAGACCATCCTAAGGAAACTCTGTCACGTCAGTTCTCGATGGTAACAGAACAGGGTAGTCTTATAGATCACGATGTAAACGAGTCTATTCAGCTTATGAGACAGGGCGGTCTTGCAGTAACACCAGACAACCCGATAGACATCGTAGTCAAATATAAGCCTAATGAGTCTGTGGATACTTCATATATCTACGACTTAGTAGACGATCTTGAAGAAGCAGGATATGAAGTTATCTGTGTCATTCTGGACTATCTTAACAGAATTCGTTCAGTTAACAGATTTACTGCATCTGAAGAGAGACTTAGACTTGGCGCTGTAACAAATGAGCTCAAGACTATAGCAACTGAGCTTCACATTCCAGTTCTTACAGCAGCTCAGTTCAACAGAAGCGCAAACAAAAACATAGATGAAGCTAGAGAAAGTGGAACAGATGATCTTGTAGATCTTCTCGGAAGAGACAACATAGCTGAGTCTATGAAGATACTTGATAACCTCGACGCGGCATTCATGATAGTGCCAGAGTTCGATGTTAATCATCGTAAGTACCTTGGTATCAAACTTGCTAAGAATAGATACCAGGCAGACTTAGAGTCTCCTCTTATCAATACTAAGAAGAGATGCATTCATCATCCTTACACAAACAATTTCTCTATGCGTCTTATGGAAGATGTAGGCTTACCTGAGCCTGTTCATAAGAAGACACTCGTAGAGATGCAGATGCGTGATGATGAAGGTATTATGGTGGATGATGAAGCTATGATACCAGACAATTCTAATAGGTTCAACTCAGCAGTTACTGAGACAACCAAGAAGAACCTTCTCAAAGAAGCAGGTATCGAGGATAAGAGCAAGACTACTGTTATAGGTGGTACTGTCATGCCAAATCTCGATAAGATGACTGAAGATGAGAAGAATAAGTATAAGAAGGGTAAGACATCAAAGAGCAAGAGTGCAACTAAGTGCACTCTTACACCTGATCGATATTCATTCTTGTATACGTTAATGCTTGATCCTTTGGGTTCTATCAAACAGAGGTTTGTCGATGACTTCAATAAGGAGTTTAAGACAAACTATGGAATAGATATGTATCCATACATAGCTAGTACTAGAGAGATCAACCGTCTTAGCAAGATAGAAGGCTCTCAGTACGAAGATATGAAGTGCAAGAAGGGTGAACTATATACACCTCTCTTCAGAATAATAGAACAGAGAAACCTGTTCGAAGTTATGACTCCACAAGAGTATGAAGCCTCACGTAGCAGAGGCGGACTGGTTGTAGGAGTCAATAAATGACTTCTCGGAGCCATTGATACTACTGAGTGCTTGAGACATTTGAGACTTTGAGATAAGACGAACTTCTCTGAAGTTGAAGTCTTTAACAGACCAAATGTCATTGAGCCACAGTATAATGTAATAGAGCTCTCCGTTTCCATAGAGGAAGTCGGCTAAGAGCTTAGGTCTAAAACGATATCTGAGATACTCTTGCTCAGATAACTTGACCTTAGTAGACATATCTTTCAGATCCTGTATGTAGTCTGACAGGACATTGTATACATCGTACTCGATGTGATGCGCTGTATCAGGCTCTAACAGAGAAAGATAGTAGTATGACAACTGACCAGATGGCTTAGCATTAACAAAGTCATCCAAAGTACAGGTCCTTGAAGGAACCTGTTGTGCAGAGTTGACGTAGGTAGATGAGTTATTATACTTCATTCGTAACACCTCCCGATGATCTGTACATTGTTTATATTACCGCCTACGAACGCGACTAAGAACTTAGTACCTTTAGGGATGAACTTATCCTCATAGGCAAGCATGATCTCTCTAGGTATCTTAAGATCTAGCGTGATTTCACTAGTCATCTTATTAGTGGACAACCAAGTAAGGTCTTTGTTCATGATGTAAGATCTATTAACCACTACAGTCCTACCAACTTCTGTTTCAAAAGGTACTAATGCCTTGATATAGAATGGATGTTTGACCGTAGGATTTTCATACTTGTTTACTTCTTCGTACAAGATAGCTTCCTGTACGTAGTTGTACTTCGAGTATTCCATTCAATCACCTCCAGAATAACTTATTAGATGGTTCTGGAGTACAATAAGGAGGAACCTATATGGCTATGCTTTATACACTTGACTATTCTCCGTTTAAGAAGCTTACAGCAAGTCAATATAAGAAAGGCATACCTGATCTTGACACCTATACTGGTATAGAGGGTCTGTTACAGTCAGTAAGGCCTAAAGATCGTGAGGCTATCAGAACAGTTCTCACATATGATCCATCAGTCATATTTATGGATATCATGTACTATGCAGGTATCGGTACAAGTAACGGCATCATCATAGATAATGATACTATGAGACCATTACCTTACAACGGAAACAAGTTCATGAGATATCCTGCCGTTATCGGCAACAACAGAGACATAAACATAGTCAACTTTGATCCTATCTTCAATCTCAAGATGATGGAGATAGTCTTCACTGTATACATCACAAAGATTTCTGCAGAGAGAAATCTGAGTGTGAAGTCATTCTACATATATGGTCGTCAGAACCAACTCAAATCTGCTGAGCTGTGCTTTGATGACTATAATGGAACTAGACTTACTTCAGATCAGTTCATGACAGATACTGTATGCTACATCAATCTTATGATGCAGATAGAAGGAATAGATAGAGAAACTGCATACAATCAGTGTGCGGCTCTGGACAACTATATCGTTTACTCTAAGAAGATGAAAGGACGTCATTATGAATGATTATGCATCACTGAACACTAACCAACGTATAGTGTTCGACGCAGCTATGGAATGGTGGAAAGGAGATAGATCAGAACCATTTGAGATCTCTGGCCCACCAGGTTCAGGCAAAACATACCTGATAAACACTATAATCGAATATCTCGGTATAATGAGACACAGAGTCGCCCCACTTGCGTACACTGGGGCGGCCGCAATCAATATGAGAGTTCATGGTATGGAGAATGCTAAGACTGCACATTCATGGTTATATATGCCAGTAATAGAACCAGTCTTAGATGAAAAAGGTAATCAGGTCATTGACCCGAAGACTAACAAACCTAAAATGAAGATAGTGTACGTTGAAAGAGAATCTTTACCAGATATAGACCTCATACTGGTGGATGAAGGAAGTACTATACCACCTAAGATGAGAGGTACTATAGAGAAACATCATATACCTGTCATAGTAGCAGGAGATATAGATCAATTACCACCTGTACATGATAAGCCTGCATATCTGAATGATCCCCGAAAGATACACTTCCTCACGGAGATCATGAGACAGGCTCAAGACAGTGGTATAGTCTATATATCTCAGATGGTAAAGAACGGTTTACGACCGCATTGTGGTCTTTGGAAAGATGCACTCGTTATTGATCGAAACCAACTCACTATGGATATGCTTCTGAAGTCAAAGATCATACTCTGTGGCAGAAACGTTACAAGAGACTACTATAATGATCTTATGAGAGCTACATATGGCTTCAGAGGACAACTACCTATGTATGGTGAGAGAGTAGTATGTCGCAAGAATAACTGGAATATAGAAACTCCAGATGGTATCAGTCTCACCAATGGACTCTTAGGAATGTGTATAAACGATCCTAAGTACTCCTATGACAACAAAAGTAAGAAGTTCATATTAGACTTCGCTCCAGATATGGGTTCTAATGATTTGGCAAGTAATGTGTTTCACAATCTGGAGTGTTCATATCCATACTTCACTGCTAATGCCAAAGAGCGTGAAGCTTTAAGAAATGACCCAATGCTAAAGTATGAAAGATTTGAGTTTGGATATGCCATAACTACTCATATGTCTCAAGGCTCTGAGTATGACAATGGCATATACATAGAGGAGTCACTCAACAAAAGCATAAATCACAAACTTAACTACGTTGGAGCTACTCGCTTTAGAAAGTTTTGTATTTATGTAAAAGAGTGATGTAATCATCTAACAAACTCACAACAATATAGTATGGCGGTGCAGCTATGCACTGATAGGCTCTAACAGCAGTACTTCTTGTTAAATTAGTATAACAGTAATGAGCCTAGTTACTAAGCGGGTCCCATCAAAGACTAGGGGCTCTAAGCTGACAGAACCGCCACCACCTTTCCGTAGTGGAAATGTCCACTACGGATAAGTTGTCTTAAAACATCTTTTGACTACATATCATACCTTTGAGTCAAGACCTATACTAAGACTCAGAAAGGAATTGAAACTATGAGCGATGAGATTATCAATCCCTTCGGTATAGTGAATCCAGTTTCTGGTGAGGTAACACCACAGGAAGCTAACCCTACCGAAGAGGATCTCAGACTTATCAGAGAAAAAGAAGCAAGACTGGCAGATGAGGCTAAGAAGAACCTCAAGACAGTCAAGGTTGCAGATGGTGCAACCACAACAACTAAGAGACCTACTAAGAATAAGAGAACCCCACAGGCTCCAGTAGTAGGTACATCACCACAGTCTGCTCCTCAGAAGCCACAGCAGATACATTCTAACAAAGAGTATCTCGTATGCTTTACATTAGAGGAACAGGATATGACGGCCCCAGACTGGACTCGCTCCAGATGGATAACAGCAGAAGGCAGAGGTCTTTGCTTTGCTAAGATAGTGAGCATGATACACGATTTGACCTCTGAAGATATGGAAGACTTCTATGATCCTATAGATTATGAGGAGTCATTCGTACTCTGCACAGGAGTCAAGTATGAAGAGAAGGTACCACTCCTTCAGTTCATCAGACTCTGTATCGAAAAAGATGCCAAGGCTATAGACAAGTATATGCTTGCCTATATGCGGGCTGTCCTTAAGTCGTATGAATCTGGTTCGTTTGAGCCTATTGATGAATGGATCAAGGCTAACAACGATACTCCTTGTACTCCACAGGTTCAGCAGACCATGTATACATCACTTGAGGGAGAGGACATCAACTAATCTAGCCACAAGGAGGACACTATAATGGCACAAAACAACAAACCCAGACAGCCTCGTAAGTCCTGGTTCGATAATCAGGCTGAGAGAAAAGGTCAGAAGTTTCTGGACGGATGGGCCAATGGCCAGGACAGAGACTTCAGTTCACCCGACAGAAAGATAAGAGCTATCGATAATATCCTGAGGGATATCAAAGATGGTCTTATCGACATCAACAAGGATATGGTCGAAACAAGACTTCTTAACAGAGATCTTCTTCAGTCCATTATCCAGGTATGCCACAGCAGACTCGAATTCTTCAGACGTATGAGCAATGCATTCGCAATGCTTAACAATGTAAGCTATTGTGTACAGGTTCAGCGTCAGATCAATGAACAGACAGAAGGAATGGATGCACAGTCCAAACAGGTGTTTGTTAGGAAGATCGATCATAACTATCAGTGGCTCGCATATGCACCATCACTTGATGGTACTTATAATCCTAATGCGAATAAATACGTAGGCGGCATTCCGTATGCAAGAGAGCTGGCAGAAGCATGTAATCATCCTGCTTATCAGTCTCAGAAACGGATAGCTGATATCTTTGTGAAGATGTATAACGAGATCGAAATAGTATTCTCAAGAATCTATATCGGCGTATGCAACAACACACTTCAGCCTAATGACATAACTTCCATCATGGAAGTTCAGTCATCTATGCTCAATGTAATCAGAAACAACAATCTGCAGAACAGAATGAGCATACCGCTTGACTTCAACGTTTTGACTGGTTACGACTTCACGCTTTAACGACCAGTCAACTTATCTATAATACTAACCAAAGGAGGTTACAATTATGGATAAAGCAACTGTAGTAGCTCTCAGAAAAGAGTTACATCAGCTCACTAATGCAGCTAGAGCTAATCCTGATAAGAAGATAGATGTACCCCTGATCGTAACGATAGATCATGGAAGCACTGTAGTCGACGAGATAAATAGCTGCATTATGTGGGATGACTCAAACGAAGTTATGTACTCAATAGAGTTCAATAACGATGTCAATGATAAACTGTACGATATCTGTCCGATGAGGATCAGAGCATTCCAGTACAGTGCTATCATATCAATCACTGCAAGAGCAGATCTCAATATGCTTATGGACTTCTTCGATGCCAAGATATCAGATGGTATCACAAACGACAGCACTAAGGAGAAGTACAGAAAGGCATACATGGACATGAGAAACCCGAAGACCTTCGCTGCAGGACATCCTAGTCCCTCTACTTCAAAGGATCTTCCTTTAAATCAGGTAGAGAGATTCAACGAAGACTTCCCGCTCATGAACCCATCGGCAATCATGGCAAACCTTGAGAATTCGAATCCGAAAATCAAGGAGTAAAACAATCAACAATTGTATACAATAGAGGGGTACGAGAGGTTCCCCTCTTGTATATACACAAAATTTTAATTAAAGGAGGACATCGCAATGATGTACAATTCAACACCCACATTCGGAGCACCTACAGGAGGATTTCCTTATCCTTCAACAGTAATCAATCCTATCCAGGAGAAGCCTCAGGTTTCTACTCTTACCGCTAAGGAAGAGAAACTCCTGGCTTCAACAGGCGGAAACGAGTTCGTATTCACTGAGGAAGAGATGGCAGTAGCTCACTGCAATCACTCTCCTTCATCAAACGGACAGAACGTACTCCAGGTTGAGTCTGATGACAACACAGTAGCTAAGTTCTACTGCACACGTTGCCATACTCGCTTCGAGGTTGACAGAAGAATCACTGAGCAGGACGTATCTAAGGTATGCGAGCTTATGCACAACATCCTCAACATGATCAAGACATATCTCGGCTCTGAGATCTCACCTGAGTTCGCAAGAGATGTATTCAGCATCCAGGCAGCTTTCCCGAAGCTTCCTCGTCTGTATGGTCAGGCTAAGAAGAGCATCGAAAATAATGTAGCTGCTTACAATCAGCAGTTCCAGTATGCAAATCCTGGTGCATTCTTCGGCCAGGCAAATCCATATCAGACAGCATTTGCTAACGGTCTGAACAGCCCTGCAGCTCAGTATCAGTACTCACAGTATGCACAGGCTGCTTATCCTATGTTCAACGGCAACGGAATGCCTATGAATCAGTACGCTCAGTACGGTCAGCCTATGGCGGGAGCAATGCCTGCACAGAACCCTTATGCTCCTCAGATGGCTAATCCCTATGCTCCTCAGGCTGCAGGTTTCGCACCTATGCCCACAGGAGGTCTTATGACTGCAGACGCAAATCCGCTTGTAGCTTCACAGCCTGCTAACGGATCAACAGCACCTGCAGGTACAGGCGCATTCACAGTTCCTGCACCTAACGGCGGCACAGGAATGATGTTCAACAGTGTACAGCCTGCACAGGTTACAGCAGCTCCCGCAGCTCCTATGACAGGAACATCTGCACCTGCTACACCTCAGATGATGAACATCCCTACAGTTGGAGCTGCACCTGCAGTTCCTCCGATGGCTAACCCTACAACTACAACAGCAACAGCTGCTCCTAATGCAGCTCCTGCCGCACCTGTAGGTTCATTTAGCACCATCAGCCTTTAAGCGCAACATCCCATAGGGAGGTGAGAGAATCTCTCACCTCCTTATTTTTATCGATCCTACACATCCCATAACAATGCAATAAATCAAATTGGAAAGGATTGATGCTGCTTATGGCAACCACTAGAAAAAAGAAGACCACCGAATCTCTTGAAGAACAGATTAAGAATTATGGGTCACAGATCAAGGAGATCAAAGACATTGTAGAACGAGTCCGTCAGACTCCTGATGTGTTTATCGGACCCTTAGGTAACAAGGGATTCTTAACGATGATAAGAGAGATCCTTCAGAACGCTCTTGATGAGATACTGAAGGGTGTTGCTCTTGATGCTAATATATCGCTTACATTTGATGAGCGAACAAATGCAGTTACAGTCACAGATCATGGTCGTGGAATACCTCATGGTATGATCGGCAAGATCTTCGGACAGACTCATACAAGTTCCAACTATGAAAAACAGCTGGGTGTATACTCTGCTGGTAAGAATGGATGTGGCGGTGCTGTCACTAACATGCTTTCTCATAGTATGATTATAGATAGCTTCGTATTAGGCGAAGGAAGACACGCCGAATTCGTAGAGGGACATCTCACGAAGAAAGGCGAGACAGTAATCCCGAAGAAGGATTGCAAAGGGAAACAGGGATCAGTGATAACATTCATCCCTTCTGAGGCATGTTTAAACGTTGACAAGTTTAGTCTGACTTGGGAGAATGTATATGACTTGGTTGCTTCCATAGTTCCGTTGGCACCAATAGGAACAACATGTTCATTCGAAGGAATAGACATGAATGGAGTTATCCACCGCGAGGATATAGTCAATCAGGATGGGGTGATAACCCATTTGATCAACATGACCCAGAATCCATACATTGCGCCGATCATTGTACAAAATGACAATGGAACGATGAAGATGGATTTATGTTTTACCTATGACACTAGTGTTGAGAACAACTTTGAGGAATATCTGAGCTTCAACAACACTTGTCCAACTGAAGGTGGTAAACACCTTGAGGGTGCACTCGATGGAGTTGTACGATTCTTCAAAGAGTACATGAACAAGATTTATCTTGCTAATGTAAAGAGCAAGGTAAAGCTGGTGTGCGGTATAAACGACATTAAGCAAGGACTCAAACTGGTCATTAGTACATTCCATCTCTATGCTATGTACACTGGCCAAAGCAAGGAGATACTCAGTAATGAGGATATCTTCCCATTCGTTTCGCAGACTACTTATGAAGGTCTTCAGAAGTGGAGTCAGAACAATACAACTGATCTCCAGAATCTCTGTAAGTACTTCAGAACTGTGATCGAGCTTAGAATGAAGCAGGATAAAGATAAGGTGAAACTGGCAAATTCTTTTAAGTCATCTATCCTTTCGGGCTATCCTGATAAGTTCAAGAAGCCTAACATGAAGAAGGGCTTCGAGCTCATTATAGTTGAAGGAGATTCAGCTTTCGGATCTGCAGAGAACTCGAGAGACAATAACATTCAGGGAATCTACCCCATAAGAGGTAAGTTACCTAATGCTTTTGAGAAGCCAGCGAGCGTAATATTCCAAAACGAAGAAGTAGCTTCTATCTTCCAAATCATAGGTGGAGGCTATGGTAAGAACTTCGATATATCAAAGGTTAACATATCCAGGATTATATTCATGGCTGATGCTGACCCTGATGGTAAACATATCTTGACACTTCTCCTCAGGCTGATCGCACTGTATGCGAGACCGCTTTTGGAGGCAGGTATGGTTTACGCGGCAATACCACCGTTATTTGGAGTTCCTATAGGTAGAGATAAGTATAAGTACTTTGTCGACAAGAAGGACTACTATCAGTATATACAGAAGAAGTTCTCCGTAGACAACGTTCTTACTGATCTCAATGGTAAGCCTATGACTACAAAGAGCATCACAGATCTTCTTGATAGAACAGACAACTATATCAGCATACTTGAGAGTACAGCTTCCAACTATGCGATTGATCCTTTCCTGCTTGAGACAATCCTTATCAATAAGGACCTTACGGCGAAGAAGTTCAAGTCGATCATAGAGAAGCAGTACAGATTCATGAAAGTACGTACTGAGAATGGTATCACTGTTCTCGATGGTTTAGCTGGAAACAAGGCACACTACATATATCTTACACCTAGACTCCTTGCAGCATGTGGTATGGTTCTGAGTTACTTAAACGCCAATGAACCATATTTCAAGCTCAATGGAGAGGTAGTATCACTGTATGGACTTAGACTTGCATTCAGTAAGCATGAACCACCTCATCTGCAGCGATTCAAGGGACTTGGTGAGATGAATCCGAAGATGCTTGGTGTAAGTACACTGAGACCTGACGGTGAGAGATTACTCGTAAGATACACGTTTGAAGATATCAATCGTGAGATCAATGAGATGAGAAAGCTCAACGACAGTAAGGATCTTCTTCTCAAGGGCATTGGAAAGCTGCCTAGACAAGATATCTTAGGATGATCAAAGGGAGGTGTGGAGCAATCCACACCTTCTTTTTTGTCGTAATCATTTACTGTTCATCCTACATATATATAATCGAACCCGATTGGGCGATATTAAAATCTACATCTAAAGGAGAGTATCATCATGAACAAGAACCCTAAGTACAACAACAACAAGAAAGGCTACACAAAGCCTAACCCGAACACTACGAGAGTAGCTAAGTACACAACCGCTGAGTTTGAACTCGGTTCTTCAGACAAGTACGATTCTATAATCGATACGCTCATCGCTATTATCGATTCATGTAGCTTCGACTGCTGCGCTATCACTGCTAAGATGAGAAAGTCTACTTTCTTTGATAGCTCCGAGTCCAAGGGAATGATCGATCTCGGCGAGATCAGAGAGTTCAACAACGAAACCAAGAAGTTCACTGTATCTATGCCTACAGCAACTTATACAAAGCTTAAGGACGTTATCAACAACGGCAGCCTTAAGATCGTGCCAGCAGTGAGACTCAACAAAGACACAGGTGAAGTTAAGTTCATCTCTTGCTTCGAGGCTGTTCTTCCTTCCACTGCAAACGAATAAGACATCCCCTCCTACTAGCGCTGTTGATTGCGCTGTTTCGAGAAACTTCCTTTAATCAAGAAAAGGTGGAGGCCACAAGCCTCCACCAATTCTTGTGTCCATTGTATACTATAGATAGGTGTAATAAAGGAGTTTGGTCAGAACTCTACAATAATCACACAAGGAGGTCATATCACATGTCAGAAACAATAGTTGAAAAGAACATGTTGGGAGAGTATCACGGAGACTATAGAGCTTATGCTCTGTACTGTGAGATGCAGAGAAGTGTTCCCAATATGAACGATGGACTTATCCCAGTTCATAGAAGAACTGTACATTGTGCATGGGAGTATTGCCATGCATACTTTAAGGAAAATGAAAGACCTAGTCTTACCAAATGTGCCAATATCATTGGTGAGACAATGGCTCACGACCATCCGCATGGAGATGCTGGTATACAAACAGCACTCTATACAATGATAAACTGGTATCAGACGAAGTATCCTCTGTTTCTTGGACAGGGTAACTTTGGTAACACTTATACCAGTACTGGCGCTTCGCCACGATATACTGAGGCTGCTATCTCTGAATTCTGTAGAGACGTAGTACTCGATGAAGTTATGCAGTTTAAGGATGTCATAGACTGGACTCATAACTACGATAAGAAGAGTTTTGAACCATTGTACTTACCTACTAAGGTTCCGCTTCTTCTGTTAAACGGCTCAATGCATATGAGCGTTGGTGATAAGGTTGATGTGCCTTCACATAACATCTGTGAGGTAATTGATGAAACTATCAGACTTATCAAGGATCCTAATCACCAGGTAGTCCTTATACCTGATCACACTCAGGCTTGTGAGATCATAGACACAGACTGGAAGGAAATGTCTAGAACTGGTTATGGTTTATACAAAGTAAGAGGTGTGATAGAGATTAAGGAGTACTTCGGCAAGACTAAGAAGTATAAGGGACGTACTGTCCTTGCTATACGCAGTTGTCCTAATCTCACTTATCTTGGAAACATCATAGCTTCCATCGAAAAGCTTGTTAAGGATAATAAGCTCATCGGTATAGAGGACATCGAGGATGAGTCAGATATCGATGATATGAATTACATCCTCGTTCTCAGACCTGGTGTAGATCCTAACTTCGTTAAGGAGAGTATCTATAACAACACCAGACTTCAGAACACATTCCGTCTTTATCTGAAGGTATTCGTAGATGATGGAATGTATGTATCTACAAAGAGAATGAACTACACAGAGTATCTCACTCACTTCATTGATATCAGACGTATCACTAAGCAGAGATACTACTGCCATAAGCATCAGAAACTTCAGACTCGTCTACATGTAGTAAACAACTACATTTGGGCATTTGAGTCGAAGAAGGTTACTGATGAAGTACTTGGACTTATTCGTAAGAAGAAAGTTGTCAACGATGCAGAGCTCATAGAGGATCTGATTAAGAAGTTCGGTTTCACTGATCTTCAGGCTAAGTTTATCATTGATATGGAAGTTAAGAAGCTTTCACAGGGATGGTATCTTAGATTCAAAGAAGAGAGAGACCAGCTTGAAGCAGAGGCTAAGATATGTGCAAACATCATCGCTAATGACGATGCACTTGACCAGATCATCATAGACGAACTTGAGGAGATCAAGAGAAAGTATGGTGATAAGAGAAAGTGTAGAGTCATCTCCGCTGCAGAAGCATCTGGTATTCCTCAGGGTATCTTTAAGATATCTCTGTCAGAGCAGAATATGCTCAAGAAGTTCGGACCAGAAGAGAATATCACTGGCACTAGAACTGGTGACAATGTGAAGTTCCTTATCAAGGGAGACAACGCTAAGAATGTGCTTCTCTTTGATATCAAGGGTAAGATATACAATATCCCGATATCTAAGATACCATTCGCAGATAAGTCTTCTCCAGGAACAGACATCAGAATAGTCAACAAGAACATCAATGCTCCTATAACGGCTGTTATCTATGAGCCTTTGTTCGAGCAGTATAAAGATGGTCATCTTGTTGTAGTGACTAAGAGCGGTCTCATTAAGAAGATGACTATAGGTGACTTCTTAGCAGTTCCACCTAGCGGTCTTGTGTATACAAAGATTGATGGAGATGACTATGTAGTCAGCGTCAACTTCTTCTATAGTGACAATGCAGATATAGTCATCTACAATCAGAGTAAAGCATTAAAGCTCAACATCGCAGAGATTCCTCTCTTCAAACGTAATGCTAAGGGTAATATCTCTATGGGAGGTACGAACAAAGAAGTAAACGGCATGAGCGTACTCAGACACGATAGTACAGAGTATCTCATATGTACCGCTAACGGATACATCAATAAGATAACACCAGACTCACTTCCTTCTGGAAGAGCAAAGGCTGGAAAGTCAGTAACAAGGTTGGTCAAGGGGGACCGCATAGTTGCTATACTTGGTGTAAACGAAGCTTCAACTGTCAGAGTGCTTGCGACTAATGGTCAGCATTCAGACATTGCGGTGAACACAATTCCTATGGGTAGCTCAGTATCTGTAGGATACAAAGCCAACTCTGGTATACTCGGAGCTTGGAATATGTAAGAGACTTGGGTAGAGGATAACACCTCTACCCTTCTTTTCATAGGAGGGATAATATGAGTGAAGCAATCAAAATCAACGCAAAGATAAACGCACAGATGGAATTCACTATAGCTAATGGCGGTAATATCTGGCTGATGACAGATTGGCATCTGATAAGATACAATAAGAAGACTAGCGAGTTCTATGAAAGAGAGAACGCTGCTGATATCCTTGGCGCTGCAGTGAGGGTTATTAAGGATACAGATATCATTATCTTCATGGGCGACCTTGTAGATTCAGAGTGCTATTCGGACTATCCAGTAGTAGCACTCTACAGAAAGTTAGCCACTATCTGCAGTATCTTTAAGAAGGCCAAGAAGAAGTACTTTGTTATCGGTAACAATGACAGCGATGTCATACAGCTCTACAAAGATCTCGGGTTCGATGAAGTAGTTCCGTGTATTCTCTTTAGAGGCGACATAGTGATTAGTCACATGCCATTCAAGTGTAAAGATGCTAAGTACAACATACACGGACATCTGCATATCGGAGATCCAGATCTCAAGCATACTGCTCATTATTGGCCTCAATATAGAGTAGAGAAAACCAGTCAGCATATCAATGTGTTCAACAACGAAAGATATCCGATTGATCTGATGAGCGGTGTTATCAATGGACTCTGTATTAACGGAGTTCCAAATGATACAGTGCCATTTACTACCACAGACATGAAGGCTAAGAAGCATAACGCACAACTTCTTAAGGATACCAAAGCTTACTACAAGGAACTTAAGAAGTAATCTATAGGGGGTTGCTAACAACAACCCCTTATTTTTTGTGAAAGGAGGTTAGAGTATGAATAACCGAATACCTAAGATACCGAAGATGAAGATAGAGGAACTTCTCGAGAAGTTAAAAGACGAATTCAAAATAGGACACTGGGATCCTAAGGAAGAAGTGTTTACCCCTAGAGGAGCATTCAACATGTACTCCCTCTACAGAACACTCTCTCCACAACAGTTCGAGTCTTTCAAGTGTGGTCTTAACTACGATTACACAGAATATCTTGCATGGTACTTCACTACATACTTCAACTCAACATTCTTCGAACTCTACTACATAGAATTCGATGATGGATATAACTATACTTTTCTCATCTATCAGGATCAGTATGGATATCATCTCGTTATCCCAGATGGCTATCTCCCAGTATATGGAGTTATAGATAAGGGTACTGAAGATGAGTGTGTACAGTTTGTAGTTAACGTCATCAGTAGCTACAGAACGTGTAATCCAGATTGGATAGTCTTCAAATACTTACCTACTGGAATCTATGGTTGTACTATCAAACAGTTCATGGACGACAGATGGGTATGGAGATGGTACTATAAGTCTTCATGTAAAGAGAGTCAGGTTCAGTTCATATTTAAGAGAGTCAATACAGTCCTGTAGTTGTATACTATTAGGATGAAAGGAGGACTAGTTATGGCTAGTGGAGTACGTATAGTAACAGTCCCTAGGCGAGTAACTAAAAAGAATGAAGAGCGTAAACTTGATGGATACCACTATGTGGGCATGGAAGAGGCTCTTCGTAAATACACCCACCCAAGATTTGCAGATCAATGCTGTTGGGTCTATATGCAGAGAGATCCTAAAGACCAGAACAACATTGTTCCAGACGCACTAAGCATCGTAGGTAAAGTTATCAACTATGATGATGAGCAATTTACTATAGAGCTCTTCAGAAATGAATGGTATGATGCTTTACCAAAGCCAGAGATCTCTATAGCTTGTACTGGCTATAGAGATGTCGAAAACAAGACTATCAATGTGGAGTCTATAACAGGACTTTATCTAGGTAGCATCACAATCTAACCAAGGAGGAAATACACATGGGTACAATCACAATGGGAATTATCGTAAAGGACACTAAGAAACCCTTCCCGTTCGACGAAGAGAAGATCAATAAGATCAAGAAAACAGAAGAAGGATACTCTATCCTCGTACATGGAGGAGTAAATCACTTCGACGATAGAGCTTGTGTTGCACTGTTCAGAATCATGATGTCTGGACAGCCTATAAGCTATGTGAGAAACACAATTGAACCTGTCGAAGGTAATGAACCTGCATGGGAGCATGAGGTTACTATTACTGAAAACGCAGATTATATGTCTAAAGTCGCAGTAGAGAGACGGACTAGATACTCTATCATCTGTGATATCGGTCGTCGTTATGATCCTGAGAACGGCTACTTCGATCATCATCAGGAACTCGATGAAGCTCACAAGAACTATGCTGCTTTCGGACTTCTCTGGGAGTACTACACGACTCCAGAGATGAGAGCATACTACAAGGAGTTTGATCGTTTCGTACATCAGATGGATGATCATGATATGGGAGTTAAGAAGTCTCCCGTATGCGATCTGTTCCGTAACTTCAATGCATTCAACGAGACAACTGGATACAGCGATAACGATGAGTCACTCTTTGAGGAGTCTGTACAGACATTTACTCATCTCTTCAGACGTATGCTTGTTAACTCTCATATCAACCGTATCGCAGAGAAGGAAGCTGCTATAAATGCTGAGATAAAGACAGTAAAGAAGGAGTCTGGTAAGGAACTTAAGATCTGTATGCTCAGACAGTTCTTCCCTGCTGGAGAAGTATACGCAGCAGAGAAAGGATGCGAACTCGTAGCATGGAAACTTCCAGAGAACGATGATCGTAACCCTAACTGCTATCACGTTATCTGTGTTCGCCCAGATAGAAGCTCTTACTCTACTCCTGTTCGTTTCCCTGCTGAATGGGCTGAAAAAGAGAATGCACCAGAGTGGGTGAAGTTCTGTCATAAGACAGGATTCCTTGCTGTAGTAGATACATACGAACATGCTATAGAGTGTACACAGCATGTAGTACTCAATGAGAAATCAGATAAGACCTTCACTATCACTCTCAAGTGTCCTGAGTGTGTTAAACTTGACGATATGTATAATCAGTACATGTCAGAGTTCAGCATCATGGGTGATTATAATGAAGGTAACATCGGAATCACTCGTTTCCCTGAGCCTGATAATATGGGTATCTATGAGGATACTAGAGAGCTTACAGTCGATATCGACATAAAGAACGGTATAGCAGGTAACCAGCTTATCAGTATGCTTGGAAGACTGTTTAGTAATCAGTGCTGTGAAGAGCTGTACGATTATCATGACGAGATACTTGAGAAACCTGCAGGAAACTTTCCTGGTATGAACTTTGGCGGTTAATCTTATCAAAGCGACAAGAGGAACGGTGGGGATGATTCCCACCGTTTCTTTTTTGTTAATCCCACGGAGAACGGAACAATGGAACATATACAGGTTGCTCTACAGGAGCTTGTGGAGGAGGAGCAGTATAACTAGCGTCACCATCTCTTAAAATCGACAGACGCTGTTTAAGCAGTTCACGAGTAGCCCCAAGCTGGTCTACTTGAGAGTTGTCTCCCATGTCAATCGCAATATATTTCTTTTCAAGTATCTGCATATAGTCGTTATAGACTTGATCCTGTGCAAGCTTCTCAATCATCTTTAACTTATCGAGAAGTTCAACGTCTATATAGTCATGATACTGTTCCACAAATGCATTGTAGTAACCATATACTCTGTTCGCAGGAACATAGATATACTGATTGTGTACAAGCTCATGTACAGTCTCTGACAGAGGTATAAGACCTACCATCAGACAGTAGTGTACATAGAGTACCTCATATGCTACTGCTTCTATAGTAAGGAGTTCTCCAAGAGCCATTCTCTTCCTTATGATGATACTGCAGATCTCATAGAGTGTTATAGGAGAGTGATGAATCTCTATCCTTATCTTAGGAGTGAACTCATTCGATACGTTAGGCAGAAATGCACAGTTTCTCATGTCCATATACTCCCTGAGATACTGTACCATGCTCTTGTATTCGAGAGACTGCCTAACAAATCTCTCAAGGTCTTTCATATACCTAACCATATCCTTCTCATCAAACATATCATAGTCCTGGACACCGTACTCTGGTATGTCATTTGGAATAGTGACTATATCAATATCATTCGGAGTGAAGGTGTCAAGAGGATTAGTATCCTCAACTTCTTGGTGCTTGTTGTTGTAATCCATACAAATGCCTCCTTTCAGGTATTTACCATGATGTTTCAACAAAAAAGAAACCTGAGCGTATTGCTCAGGTCCCTTAGTGTTGATTACAGAACGTTCCAGTAGCCGTCAAAGATAATAACCCTTACAGATGGGTAGTCGGGCCAGTTTTCGAACATAGTATAGCCACCCCATGATGGTGTAAGGAATCGGTATTCACCATCGATGGCTACCAGTAGGCAACCATCGAACTTCTGTACCATTTCTCTGATGGTCCATCCAGGGAAGTATGCATAATCGTCTCCACTCTTCAAACGTGGAGCTGTAGTGACTATCCTCTTGCCGAATGTGTTCTTGATATCTTCTATCGTCTTATAGTCTGATAGCTTAAACGTGAAGTTTAAGGGCTTCTTGTATTCTGTGATTTTTACAGATTTCTGCATAGTTAAACTCCTCTCCAAATTTGTTCTTGAATGCTTGTATGATTTCATTCTCTAGTATCGCATAGCAAAGGAATGATTCAACAGGTACATCATCAAAAGAATATCTCCTACCCCATCCTATAAATCTACGTACACGTATTCTCTCGAAAGTATACAAGACGGCTGGGTATGAAACTTTTTCTGATAATGATATAGCCCTCTTTGATTCTTTGTAGATCATACCACGTATCAATACTCTTATATATGTATCGATACTCATTGTACTTGAAGATTGTATAATATATCTTTTAGCTGTTTCTACTAACTTATCTAGGTACAAGTTCACATAATAATCCTCCGTGAACTTCTCCTGATAGATCTCTTCGCATACTGATTCTGGTGTGGATGATACTTGAGCAAATATACTCATAGTTTTGTCTCCTTTCATATAATAGATTGTGTTGTACAGAGTTGAGCGACTCTATACACCTCTATAATATATAACGGAGACAAAGAAAGATTCCGAGATCCACTAGGGATCTCGGAGTATCTTTTACTTACTGCACCAGTCCATGATAGCGTTCTGTACATACTGCTCAAGGTTAACAATAACCTTCATGCCGTCTGTAGTAGTCAGAGCAACTCTCTTACCACCGTCAACGATGATAGCAGATTCATACAAAGTCTCGAATGTATCAACGATGAACTTAACGTTAGCAGACTCTTCCTTAATGAAGTTACATACCTGCTGGTTCATGATAGGAGTGAGTATACCATCAGTAGCAGCAGCTTCTGTAATCATAGCCTTTCTGTGAAGTTCATTGTCTACGAGAGGTTTTCCGTTTATGCCGATTATAGCAGATTCGTTGAAAGTTTTGTTCTTATCCTTAGGATCGATGAGATGACTTGTGTAAGCTCTCTTATGAGATGGGAAGATAACATGGTCCCAAGTGATGATTCTGATGTTTCTTACATGACATCTACCATCCTTAGAGCGATCTACGCTGCCCAATGCTCTGAGTGAGAATGCAGGTTTACATCCATCAATAAGATCCTGGTTAAACATAGCACCAAGTTCATTGTTAGTTCCATGGAAGTTACCATGGATATACTTACCATCTCTCCATACCTTATCGAACTGTACGCATACAAGCTTAGGATCAATTACACTCTGTATAGAGAGTTCATTGCTGGAAGGATGTCCTGCATGGCCTCTAAGGTATCCTGCCTTAATAAGCTCCTGAAGACGCTCACCATTAAGCTCAGGATCCATTTCCTTAGTCTCGTAGATACGACCATTTCTGTTCTCTATCTCAAGGTCCTGCAGTATACCAGTAGCATAGACTCTGCCACCTTCCTGTGAGATAACTACAGAATCTGATTCAGTGACTGACTCGTTGATAATCATACCAACGCATACATCTTTGTTCATAGGGTTTACCTCCTTTGAGTGATATTGTTACTAAGATGTTTAAGAATAACCACTAAGATGGGTTTTTATAGCAACATCTATAAACGAACCCATTTGGGAGGATTTCAGAATACACTTTTACACAAGCAGAACATAATAGTAATCTCCTCGAGAAAGGAGTTGGTGGCTTGGGAAAGTCAACTAAAAGTCATTACGAAAAGGGAAGTTTCATAGAGCATCTCGCTTCAATGACACCAAACGAGATCAACGACTTCCTTAGGACTAATGGTAAAAGTAAACCAGTCAACCCATTTATAAGGATCGATCCTAGAGATAGGTTCGATGAAACTACAACTAAACAGGAGGACTAAAACTATGGCAAACAAGAATGCTACAGCCAACACAGAAGAGATGGGAGTTAACGCTCTCGTCAATGACATCAAGACTCATCTCACTCAGAAGAGTGCTTCTACAAGAGATGAAGTAAGAGTAATGAAAGCAATGCTTAACGACAGAAACTTCCAGTACTCTGAGTACTCAAACAGCGGTGTTACACAGCACTGTCCTGCAACTGAGTTCAGAGGAATGGTAGCAGGCATTGTGTCTGCAACAACAAAGATGCCTAAGGCTGAGGCTGAGACACTCGTTGACACATACGAAGCTAAGAAGAGCGATGCTGAAACAATGGTAAAGCTCTCTAAGGACTTCGTAAACACAGCTCTCAGAACAGGCAGAAGTGTAAATCTCGGTGGTACAGAGAAGAGCAATATCTCTATTCAGCTCAAGGACGTTGAGATGACAACTAAGAGATATCCTAAGAAGGTCGGCGTTAACCAGGATGGTTCTATCCGCTACGAGAACGCTGAATCTATCGTACCTGCTCATGAAGGACTCAAGGTCAAGTCACCTTGCCCTGATTGGGTATCAGACAAGAAGAAGTAATCTCATCTGAGATTACTCTTCATATAATACCTCTTATAACCAAGTGCAATGATGAATCAGCTGACAAGCAACACTGTACCCCGTCCAGGAAGTGGATATACTATTGGGAGATTTAAATATGAGAGCAGTACGCGCGTCAGCCCCATCTTACATTGACTAGCCTATCATAGTAACTATGCCGTTTCATTTCACACAATGTCAATCTACCTATATAACATACTAGCTCCCACCTATTGGGTTAAGTAGGACATCAGAATACGTTTCCCAATCGTATTCATCCCTTCATTCACTATATTTTCTAGCCACTGTGTATGCAATCAATTCAAAGAATCTAAACCCAATGATTTAGCCCACTGGGTGTTCCCCAGTGGGCATCTTTTTTGTCTCTTAGATGTAATCGTTTGATACCACTGCAGATTCATCTACATTCTTCATACGTCTCTTCATCAGGAAGTTGTATTCCTTGTTGAAGGTAGCGAGCCACTCATCGAGTTTGCTCTGAACGTGAGACTTGTCTGAAGCCTCTCTTGCTTCCTTGGTTACATCGATGAGCTTTCTGAGAGTCTCACTGACTGCTGTACAAGCTGTCTCATAGTCATAAGTCTTCTCAGTCTCTACACCCATCTCAGGAACGTACTTAGCAGCATTACAGAAGTTGTCAAGCTCACAAGCTTCATCCTCAAGAGCAAGCTCTGCTGCAATGTCGATGAGATACCAACACTTGCCGACAAGATTGTCTGTCATGTTGTGTATAGTATCGAACTTCTTACCAGCACACATAAGGTGTACGTGTTCGAAGTTATTGGTTGCAACGACGATTGCATATGCGAGCTTGGCAAGGAGTCCTGTCTCCTGACAACACTCTCCTGAATCTGATGTAGAGTCATCGTCTCCGAGATAATCATTAGAACTATAATCACCATCGGAATCGCCCCAATCGGAGTCATCCTCCGACGAATCTGAATCTTCTTCGTCACCAAGGTAATCGTTACCCGATGAATCAGAATCATCATCAGAAGAAGAATCATCGTCATCTTCATCTGACTCCATATCATCGAGATAGTCATTTCCGTCGCTAGAAGAATCATCGTCGTCATCATCCTTCTTGTCTTTGTCTTTTTTGTCGTCGAGCTCTTCGTCTTCGTCGTCTTTCTTCTTCTTGAGCTCGTCGTCATCTTCTAAGAATACGTTAGGCATAACGTGTTCCTCCTTTCAGTAATTTATTATAAGGTTCACTTGATCTTAGTGTTCTTAATGTAGGTCTGCTGAACATCTGCTTCTGTGTCGAAAGTCTTCTTCTTGAGAAGATACTTAAGGTCTCCTCCACAGGCATGATAGAGGAATGACCTCATATAGTTCTCAATGAAACGAGGATCATCTACTTCCTTACCTTTCTCAAGAACTTCTTCTATTGTATCTTCAGTCTCCTTTATATCAGACTGAAGCTGTTTCTTAAGCTTAGGTGATATACCAGGTTGATTAAGATCATCCTTAAGACCATCTATTACAGTCTTATATCTAGCTTGAGAAGCTGGATGTTCGTCTGTAATGTCGAATATGAACTTGAGAGGAAGAAGAATGAGTTCCTGAATGTGAGAGTAGATAGGAATCTCCATAAACCTAGCTTTGATACCTGCACCTTTTCGGAAATCTGACAGCTTGTCTAGACCAGTAACAAGATCCTTACCAAATCCGTAATAAGCAGCGAACTTGTCAGCCATAATCTCGCCATAGTAAGAATGTCTCCTTACTAATGGAGCTAACAACACTCCTATAGCTGCATCTCTGATAGTCCTTACAGCAGCATTAAGAATAAGTATTGGAGGAAGGAATAGTGTCATAAGATCTACTCCTAGATTGATAGTATTCATTGTAGCTCCGTATATAGTATTAGCAAACGATATGATACTATTCTTTTGTCCGATGTTCATCTCATTATAAGACTTAGATACAGCGCCAAAAGTCTTATCATTCATGAATGGATAGATGAGAGGCTCCATCTCTCCAGTAGCAAGCATGATACCAGCAAGAAGAATTCTATTCATAGTAGAACACTGTCCTAACGTATGCATCTTATCAGAGATAACGTCTTGGAAGTTATGGCCTATCTCATGAAGAATAATAGCGAAAACTTCTCTATTGGTGAAGTCTGAGTTGAAGAAAAGACCAGCATACATACAAGTCAGCATAGATACTTGACATTCTTTCTTGAACTTGTAACCGTCCTTACCAAACTCAACTCTCTTAGGTCCCTTAAGGTTACTATTGAAGTTGAAGAAGCATGGGAATGTGAATGCATTGATCTGGTCTTTGTTGATGATGATGAATGAGTAAGAGTAAAGACCAAACTCCCTCTCAATCTCTGCTACGAACTTACCCAACAGAGGGTCACGTTCAGCAGCACTGTTCATCATATAGAGCTTTCTGTCCATAAGATACTTACTTCTCCATGTAGAGAAGGCATTGAAGCATCTCATGATGCCAGGAGTCTCTCCGAAGTATACTTCGTTAAGTACTTCGTCTCTCGGTTGTATTGAATATATTCCCACTAGAGTTCACCTCACTTGTTTGCAGAGTTTATAATCAGAGCGAAGTATGTAAGGATTGCTCTGTTGTACGAGAGTTGTGTAGCTTTACGACTCTTACGTCTAGAGTATGCTGTAGAGTTACCCATAAGCAACTCCTCTACGACTTCACCTTGACGAAGAATGTCTTTGTTCTTCGTGTTAGGTTTAGCCTTAATAGAGAATGTGATGAAGTCGATATCTCTTACATCCTTAGTACTACTACTCTGGAAGTATGTAGATACCATGAGGTAGAGAAGCTCCCTCATCAGATCGAGATTATCAGTGTTCTTTACGATACTCTCGATGATAGAACGTATCTCATCAGTCTTAACATTCTCATCACTACACATCTTACATAGACGATAGTCTACATCATGGGAAGTGATGTAAGTAAGTGTTCTGTTGACGGCGGTGTCTATCTTAGTAGAGTCATTCCGAGTAAGACGGAAGTTATCCTGGCTCATGTCATCAGACTCATATGTGAGATAGTCCTTGTCATTGTAACACTTGTAGTAGACCTCAGCAGTGTTCTTAATGAAGGACTTGATACGTACATGGAGCTGTTGTATGATATAAACATAATCTTCATCATCAGTCACTCCAGTGAATCTATCCTTATAGGTATCGATCCATGTCTGAGTGGTGTTTCGCATAACACCAATAACGTTTCCTTCTGTCTTCAGAAGGAACTTGTCAGAAAGTTCATTGTTTACCACATAGTCACACACGAATCTGTAGTCTGCAGGAACAGCCTTAGGGTACTGAGCATAGTGTATAGAGGGATAGAACTTACCTGTGAAGCAAGTATAGATCATAGCAAGCTCAAGGTTCTTCTGATCTCTCTTAGAGTAGAAGTACTTGATCATGCACATGCAAAGCACTGTAACAGGATCCTTAGCAGCTCTAGGGTTAAAGTTGGCTATCTTACCGTAGTAGGTTTCGTTGATGAATCCTTGTATCTCGTTAGCCTTAACTCCAAGAGCAGAACATAGCATATCAGCATCTTGTTGTCCATAGAGCATACGAGTAGCAGGGAAAGTATCATATAGTCCCTTAGATCGAGTAGACATAAAGTTCGACATCAGAGACTTAAACTTAGTAAGCGATTTGGATAGTGTGTTCTTGACCAGAGGGTAGATCTTAGTGTCTATCACCTTAGTCATCTGGTTAGAATTGGCCATGTTGCACCTCCTTATGTATAGATTATAGTGATGTTTCCGACAAAAAAAGAATGAGAGGAACCAGCCCTCTCATTCTTTTGTGATGTCAGATTACCACTCTCGTTTAGGATCATAACTTACATTAGTAAGTATGAGGTCGTTCCTACGAGGAGGTTTAGAGAAACATATCCCTAATGATTTCATTTCTTCATTTACCCCTTCGTAGATCTTATCATTGAACCTGAAAGGTTTACCGCTAAGACTCCAAAGTATCTCAACAGCATCACCACTATACATGCCAAAGTCAGACACTTTGTCACACATAGAAATATGAAGCTCGGCCGCTGTATACTTCCTGTGATAATGCTTGTGTACTTTCTCGTAAAGATCTAACGATACATCTCTACAACCAGAATACCCAACCCTTGTCTTTACGTCAAATGGATACTTTCGACGTTTTCTATCATATCCGTGGATCATGATAGATCTTGCCATAGCTGCTCTTACCATTACAGCAGTCTGATCAATTGTAGGATCCACTCCAGACAGCTTCATGACAGAGATATCTCCAGAGTCGACTTTTATCATGCATCTACTAGGCTTCTCTCTGGTGCACCAGTAACCGTCAGATGAAGGATAGGTGAAGACAAATGTTTTCTCATACCTCTGCTGCTGTTCATGTTTGGTCTTGTAGGCTCACACTCTAGTTCTTCATCCCAGATCTCTTCGAGCTCATACAGTATGCTTGTTCCTTTTGCAACAATGTCGATGTCGTCATCACATATGTGGTCAATCATGCATTCCATATTGAATGGTATGAATTCACCACTATGGTAGATGGACATGAGAATCAGTGTCTTTAATTCTTCAGAGCTATACTCAGAAGACTCTTTTTTATAGTATGGTCATCTAAGTTGTGTCGAATGAAAGAATGCTGCTGCGAGAATACAACAGTTTGTTTTTGTTCTGTATCCTTGTGTCCACATTCTTTTCCTCATGTTAGCGTTCATATTCTATACTCAGTAGGTGCTGCACCTTTGACCGAAGGACGAGCTGAGCAATGTGGTCCCATTTGGAGACACCCTATCAGGGTACACCCTTTCTTCCTGAATGCATGAAGACTCATTCTCCTATAGAGTCATATAGATTTTACATCCAGTGTAAATGGCTTAAAAATCACTTGGGCTTATGCCCTTAACCACTTACACTATTAGAATATATAGTCGAATCGTCTTACTTTAACAATCCTATAATACACACTCTATAAGGAGGAACATAGACTATGAATGCTAACCGTAAGAAAGCTGAACTTTTGATCTATAAGGCATTTGATGCTATAGATCCTACTCATGCTAACTCAGACTTCTATAAACAACTGTTCGCTGGAATGACAGATGAGCAGTTCCTTAACTTCTGTAAGAGAAGACTTCCCCTTAGATTACAAACTTCTGCCTTCGAAAGGGAACTTACCCCAGAGAAGTGTCTTAATGGACTCAAGGCTATAAACGTACCACTGATGGAGAAGGTAAAGAATCCTCAACTCTACGAGAACAAAGATGGTGTTGCTGTAGGAGGAGAGTATGAAGCCTTCATATGCTATCTTAACATTCCTAAGCTCAAACAGTTCGCCACTAAGAAGAGTGGTTATAACACAAACATCGATACTCGTAACCCTAAGACTGGACAGATCGTAGGTAACAGTAAGGGTATCGAGAGTGACAGAGAGCTTGAGAGTTTGGTACTTCAAGGACTCGATGATACTATCAAAGAAGTTACCAGAGCTAAGGCAGATGATATGGAAGCTAAGAACAAGATGTATACAATGATCAATACTACTGGTCAAGTATCATTGAAGGACTTAGAGAGTCCTAAGACTGCACAGGTAGCTAGAACTACAACAGATGTCTTCTTGATAGGAAGTTTTATAATGACAAACCTGTTGGAAGAGGACTATATGACTCCATACACTCTGTCAATGAAAAAGAAAAGAATCGAGAAGTAAGAGAATGCCCCACCCCTTCGCGGGGTGGGGTTATTACAGCTTCGATATCCTAGTCTATTTGATATGCATTACGAATTACTTGCATCACAAATAGCTCAGTACTATCATATTCATTGAAGTTCCAGATACCAAACTTTTCATCGAACGCTTTAGAAGATTCAATGGTTTCACTCATATAGTCCTTGTTCATGATATTATACGTCCTTTCATTATTCAGACTCTACATTAGAGTCATTCTTTCTTTTACATTCGATTGTGCCGTCTTCATTGACGATCAGTTCACATTCACCATATTCGACACCTGCGTTTATGCATTTTACTTTATAAGCATCTGTAATATTCAGAATCATCGACATGATACTAAAATCTATCACATCTGGCGATTCCAATATTGCCTTTGTACTGCTTCGGAGCGACTCGTAAGCTTTCGCTCCAGTTTCGTCATACATAAAACAGCTCCATGTACCGTTGGTTGTGCTGTCTATATGACTTATACAAAGAGGTGTAATGCACTTCCATATAGGAAGGTCTCTCTTTGTATTCTTTGGTGCTTTTGCTGTATAGAACTCTATACGCACCATATCTGTTACAAGGATATCACCAAATAGGTCTCCATCCTTGAACTGTTTTATCCTTTCCGCTCTGTTTGGGAGTGGGATGAAGGATATTCTTATCCTGTACTTACCCTTATAAAGCAGGTTACCGCTACTTATTGCAGTTAGTGGTTCATACTGATAAGGGTTCCAGATAAGGTTCTTGATTGCCTGGGTTCTCGTCCAGTTTACGGACGAAAGCATCGACTGAATATCCTTTGGAATCATACTTGGTTCTAAAGAATCTGTCAGACGATTCTTTTCATTCTGTATCTCTTCGGTAAGTTCCCAAACTTCCTTAGAGAATTCCTGTCTGACGAGGTTGTCATCGTCATAAAAGATGAGATCATTCATCATGTTTATAAGCATATATGCTCCTCCTTTCATATAAGATTTATACACATCAGCCAAGAAGTGGTTATAAGTGGCCGTTGTATATACATCTTAATAGTATGTAACCCATCTATATTTTATCGAAACAATCTGCAAACCATACAGTAATCACTATTGTGCCGAAGGAGGTGCTATTATGGACGATAAGAACAACTACGGAGTAATCAATGAGCAGGGCTATGTAGGAGCTCAGCTTGGTTTCACCCCGCTCAACGAACAGGACTCTAAGGCTACTGAAGCTGATAAAGAGTCCAAGAAGAAGGACAACGAATAATAATCCTAAAGGAGGATCGACCCCATGCTTAGATCATTCACATTCGGTTGTGGTCAGGGTGCTACAAAGGCAATGATTGCAGCCATTGACAATGGTGTACTTGATAAGAACAGATGTGTCGTAGTTAACTCTACGATCAAAGATGTCCCTTCAGAGTACAGACCTACTGCTATCATCATCTCAGACGATCCTGACGCAGGTTGCGGTAAAGTAAGAGACGCAGCGCGTGCGTTGATGAACGACTTTATCAAGGTTAACCCAAACTATCTCGAGGAACTTATCCCCGAATATACAGACTATGTAAATATCATCACTACTTCAGAGGGTGCTTCTGGTAGCGGCTCTTCTGTAGTACTTGCTCAGTACATCAGTAACTCTATGCAGCTTCCTGTTATCATTACACTGATCACAGGCTTCGAGTCTGATGTAAGAGGTCTTCAGAACACAATCAACTACTTCAGAGACCTTAAGGGTGCTAACTGTGGAATCATCACTGTATCAAACAGACGTTTCCTCAATGAAGCTAACGGCAATATCTTCGTTGCAGAGAAGCTTGCTAATGAGGATATCTCTAAGACACTCTCTATCATCGGAGCTCAGGGTCTTATAGACTGCGAGCAGAACATTGATGATACTGATCACTATAAGATTATCACCAATCCTGGTGTAGTCTTCGCTGGTGAAGTTGAAGTGTCAGACCGTATCAAGAATGCTGACCAGTTCAACAAGCTTGTTGGCGATATGATCGACAATACTACTTCACTCGACTTCGAGCCTTCTGCTACTAAGGTAGGTATCTACATGAACATACCTGAGGAGACTATAGAAGTACTCGACACTTCGTTCTCTATCATCAAGAAGAAGCTCTGTTGGAATGGCTTCCAGGAGTTCTTCATCCACAGACAGTACAATCCTAAGCAGAAGAGTTTCATCAGAGTCATCGCTTCAGGTATCAACATGCCTAAGGCTGAGCTGATGAGTATGTACGATAAGTTCGAGAAGTCTACCAACCAGATGAACGCTGCAGAGGATGACTTCTTCGATACTCTTGGTAAGCTTGAGACTAATGCTCAGCTGGAGAAGAAGGTTGAAAGGGATGATTCATTTCTTGACTCCTTCGCAACAGCTTCTAGCGATGAAGCTAGCGCAGTCTTATCTCGCAACAAGAGGAAGTCGGGTGTCAGACTCGGAACGTCGAAGCACTCAGCGCCTGAGAATGTTCAGGACACAACTAGCAAGGTGGCAGATGAAGAAGTAAAGACTAATCCTCTTACTTCTGACGGAAAGACACGTTCAAACCCTAAGCACTCTATGGGTACTAGCAAGCACCTTACAGAGTTCACTGAAGAGGGAATCAAGTAAAAAGAATGTGAGGGTGGTTAACTCCACCCTCTAATTCTACCCGTTGTAAGACTTTATAGTTCTCAAAACTATTCAATACAGGAACACCTAAGAGTGTTCATAATCGATCCAATCAAGGAGGAATAGTTATGTTACTAACAGAAATGTTCAGGAATGCAGTTAAGGATTCCAAGGACTATGGCATGAAAACTGAGGCAGTGTTTGACGTTCAGTACAGCACTGGCTTCCCAAACGTTGACTACCTCAATGGTCAGATCATCAGAGTGACTGACAATAATAGAGGTATAGAGTTCGAGTACGATAGCGTAGGCATCGTAGACGGCTCAATCAATATGGTAATCGGTCGTTCAGGATGTGGTAAGTCCACATTCATCAAGCAGGCCGCAGGCAATATAATCAGAGGCTTCGATAAGGGAGCTATCTTCGAGGATAGTATCGAGGGCGGTATCACACGTCGTCGTGATGAGATCCTTACAGGCATGACACCTGATGAGCTTAACACAAAGATGATCGTTCGTAATGCAGGTATCAGCACTGAGACTTTCTATAAGTCTATCAAGATCATCTATGACAAGAAGACAGAGCATGCAGATGAATTTACCTATGATACTGGCAAGTTTGACAGTAGAGGTAACCGTATCTACAAGATGCAGCCAACAGTGTATATCCTTGACTCACTGGCTATGCTGATGCCTGAGAAAATGACTCAGGAAGAAGAGCTTAGTGGTCAGATGTCTACTACAGCAGCTGCTAAGATGATAGCTACTACAATGAGAAGAATAGTTCCTCTCTGTAAGGCAGCTAATATCATCGTCTTCATCGTTAACCATATCACCCAGAAGATTGAGATCAATGCATTCACTCATTCTAAGGGTCAGAATATCTATCTTAAGCAGGATGAGACTTGTCCTGGCGGTGTAACTCCGTTCTATATCGCAAACAATATCTTCAGACTTGATGATAACACCAAGCTTACTGAAGATAAGGGTCTTGGTATTTCTGGTAATCACGTACTGATCACTATGGTTAAGTCTCGCACTAACCGTGCAGGTGCAAGTACAGATATGATCTTCAATCAGGACATCGGCTTTGATGTAATCCTCACACTCTACAATATGCTCAATGACAATGGTTTCATTAAGGGTGCAGGTGCTTACCTTTACATCGACGGCTATCAGGACGTTAAGTTCGCTCAGAAGAACTTCAAGAAGAAACTCTTTGAGAACGAGGAGTTCAAGAATGTCTTCCTAGACACTTGTACCAAGGTTCTCCACAATATGCTCCATAGAATGGATAATGCTACTGACGAGGAGTTCATTAAGGCTACTGGCATCACTCAGGAGCTCTACATGAAACTCAATAGTAGAGAAGAAGATATCGTAGCATAAACCAGAGAGTTGTTATATACTATGGATTGGAGAGAGCCCACACTCTCTCTAATCTGTATCTTCAAAGGAGGATCACACCATGAAAATGGAACAGAACCCAAAATTTGACCGAGCATTTGCAGAGGTACATGCCACATTCAGCCAGGATCAGATAGATCTCATGCTTGGTCGTTCAGGACTCCAGCCATGTGAGTCTCTGAATTCATCATCACGAAAGATAATGCACTCCAACCAAAAGAAGCAAGCTAAGTGTCCTAAGGAATCAGAAGTTCCTCTTGTTGGTACTGGAGTAGAAAACAGATATGGACACATGTCTTCTGCGTTTATAAGATCAGAAGACTCACAAGAAGTAATAGCTAAGATAAGTAGATACTCTATGTATCCAGATCATGAGTACTATCTTATCATCAGAAACGAACGTAACGAGCTCAATATGGTGACTCGTACTGTTTGTCAGCACAACACCGAAACATTCGGTTTCCTTTGGAACAATGAATATCTTGATTCTCTCAATGAAGGAGATGTCATTCCTAAGGGAAAAGTATATAAGAAGAGCACCAGCTTTGATGAGTTTGATAACTATAAGGCTGGTGTAAATGCGCTTGCTACTTATGCAAGTCTTCCACAAACTACTGAAGACCCTGTAGTCATCAGAGAAGGTTTCCGTAAGAAGCTTAGTTCTCCAGAGTTAAAGCTCATAACCGTTAAGTTGAATGATAACGATGTGCTTCTTAACTTGTATGGAGATGATACTGTTTATAAAGCCTTCCCTGATCTTGGAGAGGAGACAAAGAATGGTATACTCTGCTCCATAAGAAAGGCCAACTCAGACAACTCAGCATTCACCTTATCTAGAGAGTCTCTTAGAAACATAACGATCTCTGATGAGACTATAGTTCCTAAGGAAGGCAAAGTCGTAGATATTAAGGTGTATTCTAACAAACAGATAGCCCCAGGATGTGAAGAGGGAGAACTCTATAACGTCTTCGAGGGACAGCTTAAAGCATATAATGATGAAGAGAACCGTTTCGCTAGACAGTTTGTCGATGCGATGGCTAACTACATCAACAACAAAGACTACAAGTTATCGTACGAACTTGAAGAGATGTACTATACCTGTAAGGGTAGACTTGAAGGTAAACAGTTCATCGAAGATGGTAAGATCTCTAGTAATATGGTAATACAGTTCCTTGTGTACTGTGATCATGTTATATCTATAGGTGATAAGCTTGCCAATCGTAACGGTGGTAAGGGCGTTATCGCAGACATATGGCCTGATTGGAAGATGCCAAAACTTCCAGATGGTACTCCTCTCGACATTATATGGGATGAGAGTACTTGTGTAAACAGACTTAATATAGCTCAGCTCTCAGAGTTATCTCTCAATCGTATCGGCAGAGGAATTCTTAACTTCATTGATTCAAATTGTCTCAATGCTGTTGAGATCTTCGATATTCTTGAACAGTACTACAGAGAGCTTTCACCAGATCTCGCAGACTTCCTTAAGACCGCAATCGATAACTTTGATACTGATCAGGAAGCTATCTTGTTCATAGAGTCAATGCTTCATCCTAATGAAGGACCTAAAGGAATCTATACTTCTCTTCTTCCTATAAGTGAATATGTTGACTTCGATAAGGTCAGAAAGCTCTATGAGAAGTTCACTTACATTAAGCAGGAGCATCTCCTTGTTTCTATCCCTAACTCAGATGGAACTTATCGTACTGTATGGTCTAGTAAACCATCTACGGTAGGTGAACAGTTCATATACATCCTTAAGCAGGAAGCTGAGGAAAAGCACTCTGCTACTTCTGCATCTTCGACTAATATCAAGGACGAGAATAGCAAGAGTAAGGAATCTAAGGAGTATAGATGTGCTATCACTAAGACTCCAGTTAAGTGGGGTGAGATGGAGAAAATGATCTTCCTCCACTGTAGTTCAGAGACAGTAGTAATCAATGCTATGCTGATGTCTCTGTCACCTAGAGCACGAAGAAGTGTTATGGATATGCTTCTAGGTGATCCATACCATGTAGATATTCATATCGATATGGATGCACGTAACAGATCTGCAGAGAAGGTTCAGGCTATCATGAAGGGTATGGGACTTAGACTCAAGTTTAAGAAGATACCTATCGTCACTAAGTCTGTATTTGAAATGGCAGATCAGAAGATGCTCTTTGAGATTATGCCTCAGAAGATGCTCTTCGAACAGGTACCACAGAAAATGCTTTTTGAGCAGGTTCCTCAGAAGATGCTCTTCGAACCAATGAAACAGGAGTTACTCTTCAAACCTCTTTGGGAGTAAAGTCTATAATGGTCATATAATATAGAAGGGTATGATGGTGAAAACCATCATACCTAACTTATGAAAGGAGGTATTTGACATGACAAAAGAACAACTTAAAGAAATCACTTCATGGTTGATCGATAATGTTTTCAGAAATCCCGATGTTATGTTTTCTGATGAAAAAATCACAGTCGGTGATGATGTTTTCACAGTGCCTGATGTAATCGCTACTCTTCACAATCTTCTCCATGAGCAGATCACTGGTGAGCGGTATGATTACATGTTCCATTGGGCAAACAAAGTCGGATCCGATTGCAACGATGATATTTTCGACAATCTGTTGAAAGGAGGAGAAAAGTAATGTATAAGCAGATCATTCAGCATCTTCTTCAGGGAGATGCTTCTGATCTTACACCTGAAACTATCAGGAACATCAACGCTCATGTTGTGAGGTTTTTAGGTCTTAAGTATCTTGAACCACATGAGGTTGAGATTGTGGGTGATATACTGCATATCAGTAACATCATCTACAACAATACAGACAGATCTATCCTTGTACTGGAAGATGGAGTGTATGATAACCTTCTTCAGATGTATAAAGGATACAATCCTAACTATCAGGTTGGTGCAGAGCCAGTACACTTCGAGCCTCATGGAGAGACTATCAACAACGTCATTCCTCAGAGACCAGTACCGCTCTTCCAAATGGTAGACAACAATTATGACATGCTCTTCAGAAACGATATCTATTCCAACAACACGTATCGAAGAGCATATTTCGGTGGAGAGGGAGTTAAAGCTTCTAAACGTATCCGCAACACAGCACACAACTATCCTCAGCTTGTAGGAACTCTTGATAAGGCTAAGTTCACGCTCAATCAGGAGGCAGTAGAAAGACAAGCTTGGGATAATCCTAATGTGGTTATCTTTGAAAGAGACTTCCTGGCTAAGCATATACAGGAGGGTATAGTCGATCCTAACGACATAACTCTTGTGTGTGAGCTTAAGTATGATGGAATCTCTGTAGAGGCAGATGTAACTGATGAGGTAATATCTGCCAGAACTAGAGGAGATACTGGATTGGATAAGGCAACAGACCTTACCTCAGTGCTTCAGGGCTATCCGTTTATGGAAGCCAAAGAGTATGCTAAGAAAGTCGGTCCTATAGAGCAGTTCGGTATGAAGTTTGAAGCGATAATAGACAACTTTGCTCTTCAGGAACTCGACAGAAAGTATAATATAAGATATGCGAGCCCTCGTAATGCGGTAATCGGTCTTACTAGTAGAGCCGATGCTCGTGAGTATGCTCACTATATCACACTCGTTCCTCTTCAGACAAGTCTTAGCACTGATGACGGTGTAACAAAGGCTGATAATACTATGAATCTTGGTAAGATGAATAGGATAGAAGAGATAGAGTTCATGAACAAGTTCTATGCAAACGGTATCTATATGAGTTATGCTGTTATACATGGAAACTATCAGACTGTTCTGTATCAAGTATATAAGTTCGTACAGGAAGCAGCAGAGATGAGAAACGATATACCGTTCAAGTATGACGGTGTAGTAGTATCTTATGTTGATCCTGTGATAAGAGCTCAGCTTGGTAGAAAGAACTCAGTAAACCAGTTCTCTATAGCGATCAAATTCAATACCATGAAGAAGCTTACTCAATTCATTGGGTATGACTATACTGTTGGTAAAGAAGGAACAATCACTCCGATGATCAACTACAATCCAGTAGAGTTCTTCGGAGGAATCAACACTAAGTCTTCTGGACATTCATGGAAGCGTTTCTATGAGCTTGGTCTTCGTAAGGGTGATATCTTACAAGCAGAGTTCAGAAACGATGTCATGGTATACATCGAGAAGGCCAATGTTGTAGAGAATCAATATAACCCAATGCCAATGGAAGAGTTCCCAAAGAACTGTCCATGTTGTGGTACACCATTAGAGTTCTCTGACAAGAACGCTAGATGTGTGAATCTCGCATGCCCTGGAAGAGCTTTAGCCAGGGTAACAGATATGATAGCCAAACTCGGTTTCAAAGGATTCGCTGAAGAGTCTGTTAAGGTTCTCAAGCTCAGAGGATTCAATGACCTTGTAAATGGTATGACGAAAGAAAGAGTAATCAAAGCACTTGGAGCTGCTGACGGTCAGAAGTTCATAGATCAATTATCTACGTTCCTGAACGACAATAAGTTCGACTATATGGTGCTTGGAAGTCTTGGTTTCAGTAACTTAGCGTCAACGAAATGGAAGGCGATACTTAGGAAGGTCACATTGGATGATCTTATATGTCTCGACAATATGACGTTGTCTGTTAAGATGCAATCGTTGCCTAATAAGATAGGAGATAAGACAATACAGACCGTCCTTGAGGAGAGAGCACTTTTCATGGAAGATCTCGTAGCTATTAGGAATCTCCCTAATCTTATAATAGGTGGAGATATGAACAACACAAATCGTAAAGTGATCAGATTCACTGGTTGTAGAGACGTCGACATGATGATGGCTCTCAACAAGGCTGGTCATGATTGTTCAGAAGGTTCGGTTACTAAGAACACCGACATTCTGCTGGTTCCTTTTATGAGTTATACTAGTAGCAAGGTGGCTACAGCAGTTAAGTATAACGCTAAAGGAGCATTCATCCGTATCATCCCTATAGAAGAGTTCAGAAAGAACCCAAACGCGTTCCTTCAGTAAGAAAATATAGGGTATCAAACATGAATATAAGCATATACTATGCTTATGTACAGGATAACAAGTCCTGTTATATTATATCAATTCAAGGAGGGTTTTCACTATGAAAACATTTGAACTCAGAGAAACAAACATGCCCCAGCTTTTCAGAAGCGCACTCATCAGCGAGCTTACAGGAAGCGGAGCAAACGGCAACGCTGTACATTTCGTAATCAGCGACACCACTAATGAGAAGGATCAGCGTAATGACAGCGTATATCCTTTCTCAGCATTCATCGGCGCATGCGCACGTATCATGAGCGCTGACGCAATGAAGTCAAAAGAGCACAAAACAGCTCTCGTCTTCTCAGATCCTAAGGGTGCAGGTTCAATGCTTATGGCTTGCGTTTCCGAGTGGATCCCTGAGGGAGACGATGGAAACTACAATTTCTACTTCACTTTCGATCCCGAGGATATCAAGGGTATCCCTGAGGATGCAGTGAAGCCATTCTATGACATACAGGCTATTATGCCTTGGGGTCCCACACTCAGAGGCGTACTCAGCAATGTACACTGCAGAAGAATCGATGACGTCGAGATTCTCAACGGCATCACTATTCTCGTCGTTAAGACTATCTGCAACTGGCTCGATGCAAATGCATCAGAGAATGAAGCTATCGCTGTAGAGTTCAAGGACAGCACAGTCTATGATGCAGAACTCACAGCAGAAGGTAAAGCTCCTACACCTATTGACTTCGAGACATATAAGTCTCACTGGGTTACTTATGCGACAGCTACAGTCTCAGTTGAGCGTGGTCTTAAGAAGAAGACCATGACTTTCGGCGAAGAGATGAAGGCCATCGCTAAAGGTAACGCAGATCTTACATGATAAGAAGTTACTAGGCGGAATCAAGGTAATCGGGGAGTTCTCTCCCCGATTATTTTTAAGAGGAGGAGAGTAGATAAGATGTTACCGAAGACACCAATCAACCAGGCTTACGTCAATGGCGTTAGAGTCGATGTCGTAAGTCCAACAGAATATATGAACAACTCAGAGTTGTATGACCCTAAGACTACATGTATCATGATGGAGGATGTGGATTACATCCTTCCAGTTCGTACTACTAATGTAGATCTTAGTGTTCCTGGCTTCTATATGACGCCAGGAGTCTATGGTCCTGGGGGTAGTCCGTTTATTCCTATAGTACCACCTACTCAGAATGAAATGGGAATATACTCCAAATCAAACATCGTAGACTTCTCCAATGTGACGACAATGGCAGAGTATCTTGCAGCTAACGCAGAGTTAGTTGAGCAGGAGAGAAAAGCGTTTCTGTCGGATCAGCCAGATGATGTGGTAAGACTCACTATTGATGAGGTGTCTGATACACCTCTGATGATACTGTGTAAGAACATCATTAACAGCAAGTACGTTACCTCGAAGTTCCTTGAGAACAGAATGGGTAACAACTACAACAACAACATGCGTCTGCTTAAGAACAAGAATGATATCTCATACAACAAAGCGGTTGAGATACTCAACTGTATTGATGTGAAGATAACAGCTACAGCAGACAATGCGATCAATTCTGCGGTCTATCCGATGCAGTCCCTGATAACCTATGATCTCAACTCAGGTATAAACGGGGGGTGCTTCTAATGAGACCAATAGTGATAAATGGTGAGACCTATCAGATGTATCCTAACCAGCGATCTTTCATTGCTGTGTATAACGAAACACATAGAGCTCACTTCAACGAGGACTTATTCAAAAGAGATGTCAGTGACATCATAGAATGCCTCAAGAATATCATACTCTCAGCTCAGAGAGATCAGTTCTTTAAGATAGAAGTTACTGGCTTCAAAGAGATAACCTCTTATGCCGAAGTACAGGAACGTCTTAGAGAACTTGAGTCTAACTCTAATAACAAGAGAAAGAGATTCAATGAGTATGACTATATCAATCTCAAACCATCAAGTGTTATGCTTCTTGAAGTCTTCTATCACCTTGAGACTGAAGAAGAGAAGTGTGACACTTCGGTTATCATTCAGGTACCGATAGTCGTTGATAAGTACTACTTCAGAATCAACGGCTGTAAGTACTCTGCGATGTATCAGATCGTTGATGCATCGACCTACAACAATACTAGCATGGGATCTGCAAAGGTCCCTGCTGTATTCATGAAGTCAGCATTCTCAAGAACTGTTGTACATCGTATGGAGAAGAAACTTACTACTATCAATAAGGAAACCATACCTTGTATGCAGTTTGTATGTGACATCTTCGCTAACAAGATATCTGCTGAGAAGTTTATACTCTGTAAGTTTGGTCTTAATAGAGGTATAGAGTTCCTCAATCTGCACGATATCGGATATACGAAGATAGAAGGTACAGAAGTGCTTGATGAAAAGTACTATTACTTCCCTACAGAGATTACAGGGGTCTATGTATATTGTCCGAAGTATCTCTATGATAACAACTACATGTATCAGAGCATGTGTTATTGTCTCGTGAAGAGCGCTACTCAGGGATATTCATGGGCTGATCTCTATACGGAAGACTATTGGCTGGAGGCTCAGGGAGCTGAGCTGAAGACTAGAACAAAGTTCAAGGGTTTATCATTCAGAGAATCGTTCGAAGTTTCTATCGATAACAATACTTATGATCACCTTAGAGTGACAGATGAGTATAAGAAGAGAGATGCTTATACGGTTCTCAGATGGATCCTTCAGAACCATGCAGCATTGTTACTCAAGGACAACACAAACATTGCTGCTAAGCGAATAAGGTTTGGTGAGTATATCGCTGTTCACTATGCTAGAAAGCTTGCTAACAACATCAAGCGTGTAGCCAATGCAGCTAACAAGGTATCAATGAAGAAGCTCAAGCAGATCATCGGTATCAAACACCACTATCTTATAGATCAGCTTAAGAGTAGTTGTACTCTCGTCACCTACAACAACATGGTTAATGATGACGATGCTATAGTACCACTCTCTTATTCATTCAAGGGCATCTCAGGTATTGGAGAGAACAAGACATCTGCAGTACAGACCAAGTATAAACTTGTTAACCCAAGTCATCTTGGTCGTCTGGATATGACTGACTCTTCTAACAGTGATCCTGGAATGTCTGGCACACTTGTACCTTATGCAAAGCTCTATGATGGCGGATATCTCAGTGACTTCCACGAACCTTGTAAGGGTCGTGATGAACTGGATAAGCTCTATGAAGAGTATAAGCAGATGAATAGTATCGTTGAAGTTGAGTTTGCTAAGAGTGCAATGCTTGGAAGAACCAACTCAGATACTATGATGGAATTAACCTCATATAAAGAGCTCATTGAGTCTATCTCTAATGCAGCTCTGAAACTCAACGATCCTGTAGTGGATGTCGTCAACGAACTTCCATTAGTCGACGACGGCTCTATATCTATAGGAACAATAGCAGCTTAAAGAAGGAGGTGAAGAGGAAGTGGATATCTTTACACGCTACTTCCTCTTCTCTCAGTCTCATTATGATAAGGTCAAGGAGATTGAGAGAAAAGCAGGAAACCGAAACTATAAGCCTGGTACTGTATTAGTGGGAGGACACTATAAGGCTTTCACTGCTATGGAGACCAGACCAGAGAAGTATACTCAAGTATACGGAGATGCTAGGACTGTACTAGTAGGAGATATCCGTAAGGTTAAGTATACTGATCCTGTAAAGGAGTGATTACTATGAAGACAGAACCTTTATTCAAAGTAATCAATATCGGAGAGTGTCCGTGTTGCGGTAAGGACGGTAAGCTAACCGTTAAGTTCCGCAACACTGAATATGTAACACTCAACAAGAACGGAAGAGTGCAGAGATGGACTAATGTACAGAACCATATCGGCACCGCTTTCTGTGGTGCATGTATGCAGCGATTTGGTGCAATCAATCTGAGTGATCTCATTGGCATTCCTGGAGTGATACGTGTAGTACCATTAGAGTATGTCAAGGATGTCGCATTAGATTACCTCAAAGTCTATGCTAAGGATGAGTTCGAAGCTGATGGAGAGAATCCATTAGTGACTACGAGCATGACTGAAGCAGAGGCGGCCGAGGAAGCCAGACAGCATATGGCAGAAGTATCATACTTCTAATATAAGGAGTAAAACAATCAACAATTGTATACAATAGAGGGGTACGAGAGGTTCCCCTCTTGTATATACACAAAATTTTAATTAAAGGAGGACATCGCAATGATGTACAATTCAACACCCACATTCGGAGCACCTACAGAAGGAGGACTAGCCACCATGGATGTAAATAAACCAAACTTTGATCCCGAAAACGAAGTAATAGATAAAGGAGGATTCAGGGATGAATCCTCCCATCTGTACGTCGTAAACATAGGTAAGCACTTATTCCTCTTCCCAGAAGAGGAGTTTGACAAGCTTGGAAGCATAGACAGAAAGACTATATGGGATACCATAGACTATGTAATAGCCAATGGTATAACAAATGACACTAAGAAGGACGACGATGACAAATTTGTATTTGACATGTATGACCTCGTAGCGATATCTCATAGTATCTTTCTTCCACCAATAATACTTAAGGTCGATATCAGTCTTGACAGAGATACGAATGAAGAAGAGTTCGACACGTTACGCAATGACGTCCCATATCATTTGATCATTCAGACAATGGAAAAATCTGGTGAGTACCGTATATACATACACAAAGCTATATATGAGACTCTCAATGAAGAGCAAACTGACAAGATAGCCGATCTTGTCGGTTATATAGGTTACAGCGGTTGCGATAAGCATGAATGGGTTATCGACACCGAATGTGATCTTATAAACTTCTTCAACATTATAATCTTCGATGTGATGCCAAACTATAGAAGAAACTCTGTTGTCGAAGAAGTGGAGTGTAGAGGAGGATTCAAAGATCCTAAGACTGGTGAATACGTATTGAATCCGTTCCCATACGTATTCGTTCTTCCAGAATGGTTCGAGAACCTGGAAGATAGTTGTAGGGACAATATCTACGATATATGTAATCATATTGCTACCGATCCTAATCAGCCTAAGAGCAATAGCACCGCAAGTTTCACTTACAAATGGGATGACATCATAGCATGCATGACCAGATACCCTTTCACTCAAAGAAAGCATTATGACGGTCCTGGAGCTATGGAACAGCTTATAGAGCGTGAAACTAACGATGGTATGCTTTATAAAGTAGATACAAGTTGTGAAGGCTGGATCTCTTTTATATCTAACTCAAGCATCAGTGGCTTGAAGGTTAATATACTGAAGCCCGCATGGGACTTACAACAAGGCAAACAATCAAACTTTATATTGGCTTTCGAATATATGCTCAATGCACACAAGGAAGCCAAGATATATCGTCAGTTCTGCTGGAACTTAACAAACGCTGATTCAATAGACTACTTCATTAAGTATGCTGTCGAAGATCCGTTAAATCTTACTCATAGAGTATTGATTGATAGGGATGTGTATACGGCATGCGGCAAAGTATCTGTGCGTATGATAGTCTTTGACTTTATGGTTTGTTCCGTTAAGTCATTACTTTTCGTCATAGGTACAGACAGCTTCTATAACTGTCTGTCTGATACTTCTAAGTCGATCTTAAACAGAAAGATGGAGAATATCGCTATGCTCAGTGATAAAGAAAGACTTTTAAAATTTGATCCTGATTATGGCTTTTGTGATACATTATACTATAACTGTGGAGAGTTTAGTGCACATAAACCAGAACAGATCATACCAGAATCGGAAGGATCGGATACTATGATAGGCGGTTTCAATGGAACAACTTTCTACGTCACAGACAATGACACGATAATTATGGAGAACATATACGAAGACGAAGTCAGAGGTGAAAGATGTAAGATCCTGAGGTTTACTACTGCACATAACGACATATACTTCTTCTCTATAGAGATAGCTGCTTGGAATGCACTCGATGCAGTTATGGAAGATATGCTCGTTACCAAAGCAAGGATCGTATCTAAGATAGGTTGTAGTGCTCATCTATGTCATTTTAACTCAGTTAGTGCTATAGAAGAGTTTCTCAATATACCCGTAGTAGACGAGAAGAATCTTCTCGGACTCAACAACACAAACCCTAATCCCAACCCAATCAAGGAGGAAAACATTATGTTTGACAAATTCCCATTATTCAAGAACAAGAAGAACAACGACAACCTTCCTAAGAAGGAAGCCAACAACCCTGCTATGCCTACTCCAGAGCAGGCAAAAGTTATCATGGATGCTATGTGCGCATGCCAGGCAGACATCTCTCAGTACGCTGAAGATATGAGACGTGACAGAGCAAGAGCTAATGCTACAATGGCTAGAGCTATTCTCACTCACGGTATTATGACAGATAGTTCTATGGAGACAAGAAACTTCCTTCTCCCAAAGGACGTTAAGTATCCTTATGCTACAAGAATGCTTGATGGTGAGCTTGTTGTAGTCACTAATGGTAAGTCGGCATCAGATCAGGTACTTACAACAACAAACTCTGTTCCTGTTACCAATCTTCAGGACTATGCAAACATTCTCGGAACCTTCAATATGGTTAAAGAACAGACTCCAGATCACGGCCTTACAGCTGAAGAAGCAGCTTCTATAGTTACTAACTATATAGGTTGTCGTGATCAGGCTCTTCTGAACATGCTCCAGGATACTAACAGCCTTGAGAAGGTTATAGGAGAGGACACTGTTAAGGAGATTGAGAAGACTGAGTTCAGTAATCTCTTGATTACTACATCTCCTACTGTAATGAAGTATATCACTATTGAACCTGCAGAAGAGGACAGCAAGAAGTGATATTAGTATTACTTTCGATGAATGGTGGGCTCGGTGAGTAGAATCACCGAGCCTATTATTTCGATTATCCTAATTTAATTGTAAATTAGGATAAGGAAATAACATTATATTGAGAGGAAGTGAATAAACACCCGTGAAAGCTTCCACATAAACCATTCATCTAAAAGTAATTAGGAGGTTAACACTATGAACGACACAAACAACATCGACTTCAACCGTATGATCTCTTTCAAGAAGAGAATAGGACGTCCAAGCGACTCAACAGATTTCTTCGAAGATGAGCCTGGTCAGGAAACGGAACAGGCATTATCTGTAGAAGTAATAGAGGAAGAAGATCCTCTCAAAAGAAAAATGATTGAATGTCAGGTAGACTTTCGTAAGTACTACTCAGACATGAAGCGTGAAAGAGATAAGGCTAACGTTGTGATAGCCAGAGCTTTTCTCACAAACTCTATACTGACATCAAACATGATGAAACAGAACAACGTATATCTCCCTACTGGAGTGAACTTCTCATCTGGCATAAGAGTATGCGACAACGAGTACGTTGCTGTTACTAATGGCGGCACTCCAGTCAGTCAGATTCTCGACAACACAAACTCTGTCCCAGTTACTAATCTTCAGGACTATGCAAATATCATCAATTGCTACAACGAGAAGGATCCTGATTCCGACTACATATCTAAGCAGGAAGCGGCTTCTATAGCTACTAACTATATCACATTTCGTGATCAGTCTCTTCTCGATAGCGTAGTTAAGAATGGATGTATGGATCGTCTCATAGGTAAAGACACTATCAAGAAGATCAAGTGTACGGAAATAAACGATCCTATGATAATCACTTCACCTACAATAAGAGCAAACTCGAAGATTCAGCAGGACAATGATGAGGGTTGATAAGAATGGACATTACTATTTACAGGGACAAGCCAGAGTATTTCAACAGGATCTGTACTGCTAATATAGTCTGGAATGCTCTGATCCATCTTAACTACTACGAACCTGTGTTGTCGGTCAAAGACGTAGAGAAACAAGAAGACTATAAGAACAACTATGACGAATCGATTAGTGTTCTTGATATCCTCTCCAAAATGCTGCAGATAACTACAGGAGACATAGTAGAAATCACAAACTCGAACTCATGTGATGGCGTGTACTACTACAGATCTTATTGTTGGTACGAACTGAAAAGAGACGAGTTTGATATCAACTCTAAAAAGCTTGTATGTGATATTGTACAGTGCCTAAGAATAACCGAAGGGTGGAGGTAATCCACCCTTCTTCTTACACATCAAGGAGGAAATAATGAGCGACCGTGATAAGCTAAATTGCATACTTAATTATCTAGAAGCTTTCAAGGCGGATTTGTGGACAGACTTCATTAACGGCAATGAAGTAACAAGACCGATTGTTGCGGCTAAAGAATCTGTTATAGAAGAAATAATAGATTATATAGAACGTGAGACAGGCGAAACTGTAAGAACCTCAGACGGATACTTATTTAGGGAGGAAATCTATAATGGATGCTAAGATCTATAGAGTAAAACCAGACGACAATGCCTTACATGTCGGCGATGTACGAATGAGTAAGTATGAGTTCTTAACTGAACTCAAAGATGTCGACGAACAAGAAAACTATAAAGAGAACTATGATGAGATTAAAGGCCCACTCGATTGTCTCTATTCCATAGTGCCATTATACGCCACTGATGTAGTAGTGCTCACAAATACTACATGGGAAGGTACATACTTCTGCAATACGATTGGTTACTTGGTGCTTAATGGGAATAAGTTCGACATCGAAAGTGACGATTTTATAAGTAGCATCGTCATAAGACATATGCTCTGAACTACTACAGAGAGAAGAGTGGATCATATCCACTCTTCTTTTTTGTCATAAACATCTATGTAATAGGAAGGAGGAATCGTATGGATAACTTCATAACGTCTGTCTCCGAACTATTTCTTGGCAATAGTATAATCATATCATTAGCATGTCTCACAGTAGGTATGTTTCTTAAAGGTACCTTCAAGAAGTTCCCTAACAAGTATATCCCTTTTAGTAATGTCGTAGTCGCCATTATTGCTGGATTCGCGATACCAGGAACTTTTGACGATAAAGACCCAGTGTCAAAGGTGATTATACTGGCATTCCTGGGACTGTCCTCTGTTGGCCTTTATGAGTCTCTCTGTGTAATTGTGAAGAAACGGTTCGATATAGACATTGCCGAGATCATATCTCACTATGGGTCTGCCAGTGACCCTAAGACTGGCGAAGATTCCAATGACGTTCTCCTGGATGCTACCACATCAGAGGAGATCGATACCCCAATCGATCAATCCGAAGACGATGCGAAAACATGATCCTGGTGAATATGAACATAAGTGGTGCCCGAGGGAGCGCTCCCTCGGGCGTCATTCTCGTCTTTTACAGTATGCGTAACTATCTGATGAAAGGAAGTGATAATATGTCAGAGCCACTTTTCAAGATAGCTGGACCTAAGTACTGTACGAATTGTGGTACTGATGGATTAGCGATCATAGTAGTAAGTACTCGTAAAGGTAAAGAAGCTCGGTGTATGCGGTGTAAGAACTGTGGTGCTGAGTTCGATATAGATTGGAAGAATCCTAAAGCTCCTAGACCTCTGTCAATGGGACTGTATGCTAATATATGTCTAAGAGGTTTGAATGCATATGTATAACGTTACACATAGTATAACATATCATTGACGGACGGATAGGATAGATAGTTTCAAGTCAGGGTTTTCTCTTCTAATCCCCTTAGAGTTACCACTCTGCGCTTACCGATACATGTTGCGAGTAAATCGTCCTGTTTGAGCAGCTTGTAACAGATGTAGGAAGTATTTGATTGTCAGTCACTGCTAAAGCATTCTTGAAGCTATCTATCGTGTCCGCTCCGTCGGATAACAAACTATTCCAAAATAAACCCACTATAACTTCTAGCCTTTAGTAGACCTTGTCCTTACTCATGGTTTACAACATCTTAATACTCAGGGGTCCCGAAAGGGACTCCATTCCTTTTTTCTTTAGTGCATCCTCCATAATCAATCCAAACACGTACGTTAACAATACTATAATCTAGCGAGAAAGGACGTTGTGAACGTTATGCGTATAAACTACTTGGAACTGCGTAATTATGCAGGTATATACAATGGCATGGAGCTCAACGAGCTTGTTATCGACTTCTCCAAATGCCAACACAAGATCTGTCTCATTAAGGGAGACAATGGTTCTGGTAAGAGTACAATCATGAAAGCACTCAATCCTCTTCCAGAACCTTCATCAGCATTCATCCCAGGAATGGTAGCATACAAGTGTATCGTATATCTTGACGAATACACTGGTATCTTGTATAAGATAGAGTATGTCTATGAAGTGAACTCTAAGGGAGATAGAGCTACTCCTAAGGGTCACATCTATGAGATTACTCCAGCATCAGCGATTGATCTCAATCCTAGTGGAAATGTATCTTCTGCTAAGGAAATCATCTATGACAAGTTCAGTCTTGATCCTTGTTACTTATCTCTTACTCAGCTTAGTAGTACTAAGAGAGGTATGGCAGATATGAAGCCTGCTGAGAGAAAGAAGTTCGTCAATAGTATCCTTAACAATGTGGATGCTTATAATGACATGTATAAAGTTCTCAGCAAGAAGAGTATCATGTATAAGGGAGTCATCAAGAACATCGAGAGTCGTCTCAGTACTATAGGTGATGTAGGTAAGCTTGACCTTAGAATACAGAACCTCACATCAGCAGTTAAGCAGGCTGATGAGCTTCTCAACGATGAGAAAGACCTTAAGTCTAAGGCAGAAGCAGTTATTCTTACTCTTGATCCCGACGGTACTAAGAACCAGAAGTATCTTGATACTATGTCAGAGATGACTAAGTGTGAGAGTGACATCGAAATGACCAAAAAGGTAATCGACCGTAAGTATAGAGGACAAGATGTATGTAGGATTGATCCTGCTCATCTTACTACTCAGATAGAACTTGCTAAACAGAAGAAGAGTTCACTCAATACAGAGATTGGTACTCTTATGTCTAAGACTGAGATTGACACTATAGAGATTAACCAGAAGAGACAGAAGCTTAAGGATGTCAACAATGGTGAGTCTCTTGAGTATCTTAGAGAGCTTAAGAAGAAGTTCCAGACTAGGTTCAGTGAGATAAGAGAAGAGCTTAGTAAGCTTAACATCAACACTCTAGAGATTCCATTCACTAAGGACGCACTTGTGCAGTGTATCAGCACTCTATGTGAAGTAAGAGACAGACTCTCATCATCAGAGTTTGCTGATATAGAGTTCCTTGTAGAGTGTGTATCAGAGTTCGGTCATGAAAGAGATGGAGAGTTATCTTCACTCTCTATCATGAAAGCTGCATCTAAAGCTATGGAGGAACATAAAGAAACTATCAATGCTGTTAAGCAGGATCTTAAGACTAAAGAAGCTCTTAAGAGTTCATTTGAAGGTCTTCTTGAGTTTAGACCTAATGGTTGCACATTTGATGATTGTCACTTCATCGCTAATGCTATACGAAAGAAGCGTGAGTATGATAGCTATCGTAGTGATGAAGACTACGAGTCTATCATCAGAAACGCTACTGCTGAGTATAATGGTGCTAAGCTTATGTATGAGAGGATGGAAAGGGTAGAGAATGGCTTCCGTGAACTTCAGATGCTTAAGGCTAAAGTGAACGGCATCTCATCTACTCTCAAGCTTATCACTCCTAAGGAGTTCATGCCTGCATACAACTTCATTGTCAACTTCAACTACACTTCAGATAGTAAGGTAGTAAAGACTATGGAGATCTTCAATCAGTATGTAGACTTCCTCTACAATCATCTCTATGTAGCTAACTCATTCGAGGAGTATAAGGACATTCAAGACAACCTCTCAAAGATACAGAGTGACATCGATAGACTTGAGTCTAATGAACAGCTTATCAACATGCTTACTGAAGATATCAACAAACTTCAGAATGAGCTTGATATTACTCTTAAGAAGACTCAAGACAATAGATATGAGATAGCTCAACTCGATATGGCTATAACGGCCGATGAAAGAAAGCTTGAAGAAGTTCATGCTTACATAGAAGAGATGAATAAACTATCTCTACTCAATGATAAGGCCAAAGAGATTGCTGCTGAGGTTATGACTTTAGAGTCCTCTTTGTCTAAGTTACTTGAGGCTAAGAAGACTATATATGAGTGTGAAGGAAGCATCAATGAAATCGAAGAGAAGCTCATTCCGATGAAAAAAGAATTGGCCGATCTGGAGACGTCTAGAAGACTCTATGGCTCATACATAGACGATCTCAAGGCCAACAAAGAGATGCTTGATAAGATAGAGGTCATCAAGTACTATACTTCTCCTACTACTGGTATACAGTTGGTATTCGCTACACTGTATCTGAGTAAGATACTCGAGAAGGCTAACTGGATGCTTTCAGGACTCTTCGGGGGAGCATTTAACATACTTCCATTCGTCATCACAGAAGATGAGTTCCGTATTCCTATAGCAGTACAGGGCGGACTTAATCACGATGATATAACTTCTATGTCATCTGCTCAGGTAGCATTGATTAGTATGATCATTAGCATCAGTATGCTTAGTCAGGTCTCTACTAGGATGAATATCATAGTAGGTGATGAGATAGATGCTTCATTGGATACAGAGAACAGAAGACGCTTCTTCGACATTCTCTTAGGTCTGATGGATATGGTCAATGCTAGTCAGAGTGTACTTATCTCTCACAACAGTGAGTATACACAGAATGAGTGTGATGTTATCTGGTTGAGAAACAAGGAGCACATCACAGAAGCAGGTAACGTAATCTGGAGCTTTGAATAAAAAATAAGGGAGTGGCGTAACAGCCACCCCCTATTTGTCGCCTATCAATATCCAGTTGGGATAATGACAGTGAACGAGAACATCAAAAAGTACATTATACAGCCTAGTACTGCAAGAATAGCGATCGTACCCATTACGATCACAAGCATCTCAAAATACGAGAGCTTCTTATGCAACTGCTGTAGTTTATATCTAGCAGCTGCGATTTCTTCTAGCCAATAGAGTATAGCTTCTACCATATCACATAAGAAATGGTAGATAACCGATATGGTGATATATGCACCCCACCATATCACACCCAGAACAATATAGCCTACAAAGGCTATTGCTTTTATTAGGGTCCTTGCTTCTCTGTTTTTTACGTAGTTGTTTATAGTCTTCATATGAAGACCTCCTTTCAAATGATCTACCTCAATAGTATGTATTTAAAACTATTCACCTTTACGAAGCGCCTTGATTGAGCTGTTGAACATTTTAGTAATCTAAATTGGAAAGGAGAGTTCATATGAGTATTCATATACATGAGCTTAAGCCCTATAAGCTGTATAGCTCTAACAACAAGCTATACTTACCGTTGAATGAAGACTCTAACAAGAAGGGTAGTGCTGTTATCCTTCTCACCCCTAACCTCGAATCTTCTATAGGAATAATCAACTCTAAAACGTTCATCAACAGAGCATGGTTCCAGTCCTACTATCTTGAGAAGAGTATCAATACTATCCTTACTCAAGAGAACTACATACAGAGCTTTGTAGACTCTACCGATAGATTCCTCGACTATATCTTCGTAGAGGCTAAGCTCCCCTCTGACAAGAGAAACAAACTTGATGATAAGCAGTTCGGCATTCCTAGTAAGAGGAAGTATCCTCTGAATGATGAAGCCCATGTGCGTGCTGCAGTAAGGATGTTCAACCATGTACATCCCGAAGACGAGAAGACTCTTGCTCACAACATCGTAAAGGCTATCAAGAAGTATAATATCACCGATCTCGAAGTAGGAGAAGGTAATCGCTTCCATAAGTACTACCATCCTATCAAAGAGATGACCTTTGACGATTACGATATCTACTTCTTCAAGGATACTGCTACAATCACTAAGGAGTTCAAGGAGTGTGATGCGCTCTACTCTAAGGAGTATGGTAGAGATATAACCCTCAAGGGAAGCGTAAACGACATTAAGATCCTCGTGAAAGCATATCACGAGGGCGAGAATGAGCTTGTCGGCTTTATCTACGGTCGTAAGGAGTCCGCATCAGGTAAGACTCTTGAGTGTACTATCTATGTAGATCCCAATGAAGAGTATCAGGAGTACTGTACTAATGCGCTCATCTATGGTATGAGAAGTCATATCATGACAAACATGAAGGGTAAGTATGAGTACGCTACAATCTATTACGATGAAGACATGACTCAGGTTATGACTCGTATAGCTACAAAGTACAAGACTCTTCTCAAGGGTGAAGCACTCACTGGTATAGACAACAGAAAGGCTTCCAGAAAGAGCATCAAGCTTGTTCTTAAGGAAGAAACCGTACCTCTTGAAGAGAGCTACAAGGTAGAGAGAGTCAGCGAAGCTGCTATGACAGAGCTTGGACTTCAGTGTGGTAATCAGCTTATCATATGCGACGATATCTTCAATGAAGATGCTGTTGCTCGTAACAGTGCTAAGCTCAAGCAGATACTCTACCCAGAGAGAATTCGTAATCAGAAGGATATCACTGCTATCTACAAGGCTGTAAAGAGTCAGTGTCCTTCTATCAAGTTTACGTACTTCAACTATCCTGCTTATAAGATGAAGAATCTCTATGTAGATACATCTTACTACAACAAGGCATTCTTCGAAAACAAGAACAACACGTTTGTTAACGATAAGGCTGTTGACCTCTACTACGATCTCATCGGTAGACTGCTCAACAACAAGGCTTTCGTTAACTCTGGTTACACTAAGAAGACCCTTATAATCCCAGTTATTGATTGGAACAAGAAGACTGGAGATGTACTTGACTATAGAGAGAATATCAATCCTATCTCTATCATGATACGTCTTCTCAAAACCAATAAGGTAGGTAAACTTCGTACCCTCTTCGGAGATATGGATACTATCTTCCTCGGTGCTACAGGATACTTCAAGATCAACTTCAAGGACTTAGATAAGAATGTTCTGTCTAAGTTCATGAACAATATCCGTACACTCATCTCTAAGGCTCCTATAGAGGACGATGAGATGGTTCAGGATACTCCAGATGCTATAGTAACAGACATTGTAGATAAGCTGGAGAAGAGTCAGGGTATCCAGATGTATGCTCTTACTGGTACTAAGGGTGCTAGCAATAAGGGTACACTCTCTGGTCTTGCTAACAAGCTGGCTAGACTCCCAGAATCTTCTAAGGACGAAAAGAAGGAGACTACTCCGAAGCCTGTAGTAAAGAAGGAAGAACCTAAGAAGACAGAAACGGCAGTTAAGACTACCACTAAAACTACGACTCCTAAGGAAGATAAGGAGAAGGTAGTTCCTAAGGAAGTAGGACCCGCTAAGTCTGATAAGCAGGCTGAAACAGAGGACACTCTTCAGAAGAAGGTTAAGGTAGCTAAGGCTATAGCCGATGCTGCTTCTACATCCACTTCTACTGATGAAGCTATAGAGAAGCTCAACAATGATGAGTATATAGCTAACCTTATCAAGGACATCGCAGATGAAGAGTCTAATGGTATAAAGGTATCTAGTGCTCGTACAGCACGTATCAATACTTTGAATGATAACTTCAAGACTCAGTCTGTAAAGGGTAAGTCTGTTAAGGAACTCATCGAGAAGTCACAGGATACTGAGCTTGAAGAGGAGCTTCCTAAGACCTCACTCAGTATCAACTCTATAAACAAGGATCAGTGGTCTAATCTTCAGTATATCAACTTCAATAAGGAGTATGATGTAGATGAAGATATCATGGCTATCCTTTCTTTCTTCGGTACTAGAACAGTACCTGTAGCTGTAAGAGATGTCAATGTTGAGGATACTTCTACATCAGAAGATCTCATAGAGACATGGACTGCTCACATGGAAGATATACACGGTACTCGTTTCACTCTCAAGTTCGATATCCCTAAGTTCATCAACAATCGTTTCATGAGACTTAGAGGTAATGATAAAACTATCAATGCTCAGCTCATGAATCTTCCTATCATAAAGACCGAGAAGGACGTTTGTCAGATCACTACTAACTATAACAAGATCTTCTTCAGAGTATATGGCTCCTCACTTGGTAAGAGTAATCTGTATGCTGATAAGATCTGTAAGACACTCAGTAAGCTTGAAGGAAAGCATATCAATGTAAAGCTGGGTAACAACTACATCGGCTCACTGAAGTATGATCTTCCTATAGACTATATAGATCTTGGTACAACTTACTCTATGCTTTCATATAAACACTATACATTCTACTTCGACCAGGATGTAATCAGAGAGAAGTATAAGGATAAGCTTGATCTTAAGCAGGGTACTCCTATAGGATACGACTCACTTAAGGGAGAGATTATCTATCATCCCAACACCAATGTCATCTGTGCTCAGATGATAGCAGAATACCTCTGTCAGTGTCCTGAGTTTAAGGCTATCTACGATGAGTGTAAGGCTAGTGTAAGATATTCCTACTCAGATGCTTCGATTATGACTACTACTATCCCTGTAGTTGTAATCTGCTGTTACTGTGAGGGACTTACTAAGACTCTCTCTAAGGCTAACGTAGAATACAGAATCAGTGAGACTCGTTCTTATGATAGAACAACAGAGGATATCATCAAGTTCTCTGATGCATATCTCATCTACAAGATCAACTACTCATCATCTATGCTCATGAATGGTCTTAAGGGAGTTCCTACAGACACATACTCTATCAAGGATATCAATACTAAGCAGATGTGGACAGAAGCTCTGGATCTGTTTGGTGGACGTATCAAGGCAGACGGTCTGGATAACTTCTATGACCTCATGTTTGATCCTATCTCTAAGAGAACTTGTGAGGCATACGACATTCCTTCAGACTTCTGTTCTGCTCTTATCTATGCTTCAAATATGCTGGTTGACTCTAAGTACAATAAGCATACTGATATCAGAGGCAACAGATTCAGAACTAATGAACTTGTTGCTGGATATACATACAAGGCTCTTGCTAAGGCATATGCCGAATATAGGACTCGTCTTAAGAAGACGGGTAAGGGTAGTATGTCACTCAAGCAGTCTGCTATCATAGACCTTATCCTTCTCGACAACACTACTGGAGATGCTTCTACAATCAACGATCTTTGTTACGCAGAGGCTGTAAACACTGTATCATTCAAGGGACTCTCTGGTATGAACTCAGAACGTTCTTACTCACTTGATAAGAGAACCTTTGATGATTCTATGAATGGTATACTCGGTATGTCTACTGGATTTGCTTCTACAGTTGGTACAGTAAGACAGACTACAGTCAATGCCAACATTGCTGGCAAGAGAGGATACATTAAGGATACTGCTGGTAATACAGATATCATGAATGATGTCAATACTATGGCTATGAACGAAGCTCTTGTTCCTGGCTGTACTACACATGATGACCCATTCCGACTTGCTATGTCATTCACTCAGAGAACTAAGCATGGTATGCGTGTACAGGGTGGTGATCCTCTGCTCGTAACTAACGGTGCCGATGATGCTCTCGCTAACTTCACTCCAGATGTCTTCTCAGTTTGTGCTAAGCAGGACGGTAAGATAGTAGAGAGAACTGATGAGTATATAGTAGTCAAGTACAAGGATGGCTCTATAGACTATGTAGATCTTCGTAACAAGGTTTACAAGAACTCAGATGGTGGTTTCTATGCATCTGTTAAGCTTAAGGCATCAGACAAGCTTGGCGGTACTGTAAAGGCTGGACAGGTAATTGCCTATGATCCTTTGAGTTATGATCAGCATATGGGATATGATGATAATCCTACATACGTTCAGGGTGCTCTGCTTAAGGTAGGTATCATGACTACAGATGAAGGGTTTGAGGATTCTACTGCTGTATCTAGCTATGTATGTGAAGCTCTGTCTTCAGATATCATCACTCAGGTTGATATCAACCTTGAGAAGGGAACCAATGTGTTCAATCTCGTTAAGGTTGGTCAGCCTATCCAGGAGGGTGATCCTCTTCTCGTTATACAGAACTCTTATGAAGATGACGATGTCAATACGCTTCTTAAGAACCTTGTAGATGATGAAGAGACAGTAACCTCTCTTGGTCGTATACCCATCAAGTCACATAACACTGGCTATGTAGAAGACATCAAGATGTATAGAACTTGTGAAATCTCAGAACTCTCTCCATCTCTCCAGAAGATAGTAAAAGAGTATGAGAAGAAGCAGAGTGATATACGTAAGACTATTGAGAAGTACGACAAGGTAAAGGCTCAGTCTTACACCAATGACCAGAAGCTCTCAAACACAGGAAAGCTCAAGGGCCTTGAATCTGGAGTATTGATAGAGATCTACGTTAAGTATAAGGATGACTTTGCTACAGGAGACAAGCTTATCGCACTCGGAGCTCAAAAGGGTGTATGTAAAGAAGTCTTCCCCAAGGGCAAGGAGCCTAAATCTGAATACAGACCAGATGAACCAATCGATGTACTCTTCTCTATGAGATCATTTGATGCTCGTATGTGTGCTACACCACTTCTTCATGGTATGGCTAACAAGTTCCTTGTAGAACTTGACCGTCAGGTTAAGGATATTATGGGAATCAAGCAAGACTACACCGTACATCGTAAGGAGATAGAGGATAAACTTAAGTAAACACGACAAATGTGGAGTACCATTACGGTACTCCACATTCGTTTTAGAAGGTATATCACATATAACAGTAACGTTTGGTTAGGGTAGTGGGGATCGAACCCACGAATTACGGGGTCAAAGCCCGATGCATTTCCTCTTTGCTATACCCTATCGCTTGATTATAGTAAAGTTATCTCTATAAACACTAAGTTTCCCCTAGGGTCCCACACCCTAGGGGAGGTTCGGTTATCATATATGAACAAGGAGAATCATTATGATATACATCGAGTATGATGAAGTGGATTCACTCCATACTATATAGTTAACGACAGAGTGGATTATTATACATTCTCACAAAGGGATTGTAGTACTCAGTAGTCTGTACACCATTGCGATGTTCGCGGACTAGCATAGTCTCAGCATCCACTCTTCTTCTGAATATTTCTCTCTTTCCACTATACCAGTGCTCTGTAGTGATACCTGTATATACACTACCCTCAACTTCATATATCAAGTCTCCATACTTATCATATTCATATAAGTTGAAGACTCCATCAGATCTATAGTAAGCAATCTTATGACCATCGGAATCGTATTCGTACTTATACTCTATAGGAACTGCCTTGTTATTCTTACCTCTCTCATATACTACATAGCTCAACTTATTACCAAAGTTGTCTCTCTTAGTATAATAGGGCTCTCCATAACGTACATTCTTAGGTGTCTTGTGATTGATCATGATGTAATATACCTCTTTTCGCTAGATTTGGTTGATCTTAGACATCCGAAATGAAAACGAAACGATATTCTCCTCTCTCCTCTCTATTATATATCGCGTTCTGCGCGTTGTTGGACTCTTGCTTCTCTCTTCTTTGACTCTTCTCGTCTGTACCCTTGTCTAGTTCTTCCTGGTTGCTCTCTCCTAAGAGTCCTTCCTGGTTGTCCTTCCTGGAACCAGTCGCGCCCTCGCGACTGGCTTGTTTCCACCTGAGCCCTCCCTTTCGTTGCTCCGTTCGTCCCGCGTCGGTATCACCATCAGATGTTTATTTAGGTGTTCCCCCTGTAATATTTTACTACAAAAGACTGACTGTAGTGTAGTTATATCTTACCTTCAACCTGGTTCTTTAATCTCTAACCTCCCAACCTGTTAAGGTCTACTCAATATAAGAGTGTGTTATATACTATATAGATGTATCAGTAGAATGGTCAGACTACTGGTATTCATACACATGTAAACAACAAAACCTAGATTCAAAAGGAGGAATCTATATGAACAATGTAGAAATCATTATGAATGAGAAACCTTGGATTAAATCACTTGAAAGTTTTATTGCAGATGAAGACTCTTTTGTGATTAAACAGAAGAGAGTACTAAGAAGCACTAGAATCGGTACTACTAAAGAAGCGAACTCTAAAATCTATACCACTTCAGAAGGAGTAGATGAGATAAACAAACTTGCTTCTCTCAACACAAATGATCTTGGTATACACGGTTTCTTATATGACCGTTTCACATTAGATCTCTTTAGAGAGTTTATGTCAAACAGTTATTTCGAAAGCCAGAACATGAAAGCAACAGCAAGACTAATCTATCTGTTAGATTGGTTTGTGAACAGCTTACAAGACGATGAGATATATAAGACATCCTATGATTCTTTATATCATAAACAGTTTGACAAGATTGCATACTATAATGATCATAAAGACTTCGATAGGAGATTCATTACATCGGATGAGTTTAGAACTCTACCAGCAATAAACCACATGGCAATGATGCGTGAAGATCTTGAAAACACAAGATCATTCAAAAACGGTATAAAGGAATATGACCCTAGAGACTTAGTAAAGTTTGTAGTATCGTATGTCTATAGTGTACTTGAGAAAGACTATGATACTAGTCTGAAGATCGCTGAAAGAACTATTCCAGATTGGCTTATGAACTTTACTTCATCCACAGCAACATCGATGGGTAAAACAGTGTTAGAATGGGACGAAGTAGATGATGATTCTATATTCGATAGTGATACTACTACATTAAGAGCGCTTTGTATGATCAATCAGTTTATTAACGATCCTCTTATAGAAGACAGCAGCATAGGCATTCTTTTCGAGGAGGAGGTTATAAAGATAGCTTCTATGAATATATTATCCTATGTCCATGCTCTTATGAGCTATGGTATAGCAATCTATAACAGCTTCATGGGAGATCAGCTTGAGCATCTTTGGTTCTATCCAGACTGCATTGTAGACTATATCTATTCCATCTATCAGCACGCTAGAATTGATGAAGCTATGATTAGATATAGCACTGAAATATCCAGAGTTGCAGTGGAGTTAACTCAGTGTAGTATAAATGATCTCTTTACAAAACTGGGAACTCCTGCACCTACTAATCCGATGCCATACAATATTCCTTTCTGTACAGCACCATCATATCCGACACTGAATAATCCAGTTATACAACCACCGTATCCACCGTATCTTAATACGAGATTCAATCAGTTAGAGACTACTGTAGCTTCTTTAGCTGGAGAGAATGCTGAACTTAAGAATAGATTGGATAAGCTTGAAGCTTTGTATGCTTCTAAAGAGCAATCATCAATCCCGGAGAGTGATAAAGAAGACTGCTATCGCTGTGCTCATAACGCATTAGTCTCATATATCTACAAGAATGGCATTCCTAAAATAAGCATTGAGACTTTTGACTCAAGTGGAATGAATAAGGCTATAACCAAGATTACAAGTGAATGGAGGAATGACGTGAAGAAAATAGTACACTTCGATACTGCTAATGATATGAACATCGAATACGATAACGGCACTGTAATAAAGTGCAGATGCAAAATATGTGGGGAGCTGTTCGTTATCGACAGACGTCTCATAAACAAATCGTAAGAATGAGATATCTCATTCTTACGAAAGGAGTGATAACATGAAACTTGTTACTATTCAAAACCAAATAGCTTTACGTATACTACAAGACTGGAAACCCTACTTTGCAAGACCAACAAAGGCATCCAATCTTGTAGGTCCTTATAAGGATATGATGGATTACTATGGATGGCAAGATACTCCAATATTCGGATGCGTTGAAGGAAAGCATTCAGAATTCTATGGAGCTAAATTTTGAAGATGATTCCGTAGCCTTAATACTGGAAGTTCCAGATAACAAAGTCAAACTGCAGTGCTACTACTGGTGGACAGATTTGATATACTTCATGAAGCATCCCGACGAATGGGGAGACCAACCAGATAGTTTATCTGAGTATAGCGAGAAGACTTTTCTTAGCGGAGTGCATGCTAATGAACCAAATGTAGTAGTACAAGCTACCATACCATACATTCTTCCAGAATGGCTGGTAGACTATAAAGAAAGTAAGTACTTTGAAAAGTATAATGGTTCTGGAGGGCGTAATGTCTTACAGCTCCATCGACATCATAATATCAACCAAAAGGAGGATCACACTATGATCTACAATTCATTCAGAGCCGTCATTGACGGACCAGACGCTTGTGGTAAAGGAACTATTCTTGATGAGCTTGATGTAAATCTTTATCATAAGACTCCATCAGAACCCAAAAAGCACATACACATATTTTCTACTAGACCAGCAACAAGGCTGGCAACAGTAGACGATGATAAGACCGACGAGTATGAGAACAACATGTACGAATACATGGATGCATTTCTTCTCGGAAGACTCTACAATACTGATATGCATTCAAGAGAATTCTTATCTGAAACAATCAGAAAGCCAGTTATTAAGATCTACGACAGAGGACTTCTGTCGACATTCTTTTACGCATACGTCCATGACGACGGAGGTTATGACTATGCTAAGAAGATCAAGGAAGAACTTACTATAAAACCTGCTTCAAAGACAAAGAAGTCTCAGACTACTTTGGTATCCACTGCTACCAGAGATGAGATAGCTGATAGACTCGTTGCAAGATACATCAAGTTTGAATCTGTTATAAGAGACAGACTTAAAGTTCTTCTCAACTCATCTGAAGATAAGTCAATCCAGTTTAAGTACAACTGCGAAGATGACTATGACGATGTAGATGTTCATATCAATCACAACGGTATCGATATCGGAGCTTTAACTGAAGCATTACATACTGACATCACTATTGCAGTATGCTGTGCTGAAGAACTTTCTGATAAGGTTATCGAAAGAAGACACATTCTTAATGACGATAGCAAACAGTACGAGCAGATCTTCGAAACAAATGAAGTATTCCGTAAGAACGTTAACCTCATATACAACTTTTTCATGACATACTGTTTACCAAAGTTAGATGCCATGAACTATGTAAATCCGTTCATCGGATACATTATCAAAGTCTACACTTCGCAGACTATCAATGGAGAGATCGGATGGCGAAAGCCAATAGATATCAACAGAGATATAGTAAGCTGGTGGAACTACTACTTATCTACCAATAACTTTACTGGGCTTTGCTACAAAGGTAACGAACAGTACAGGTTCCAGACATGTGCAGACTATATGCCAGAGGAGGTATACTACTAATGAAGAAGACACCTGAAGAAAAGGCAAGACTCAATGCGTTCTACGGAGCGCAGGGTCTTCCCTTTAGTAATACGGGACACTCACTTACAGGAGTAAGTGAGCCTCTCTATTATAATGACAGCATCCACATCATCTATGATGCTTGTCGCTCTTGTTATGCTATCAAAGATAACAACAAGAGTTATGATGAGATTAAAACTTATATCGGCAAGAGAGTCCAGGCAGGTCATGACTCTATCGTAGAGCACAACAATATCATCATTGCTATACATGGTACAAGTGATGACTATCTTCCAGACCTTTTGAGATTAACTACTAACAGACGTAACCTGTGTAAGTATCTTAAAGTCTCTTCAAATGCAGCAGACCCCAATAGAGACACAAACACATTCGATACTATATTCCAGGGAAGTATAAGAGGATTCAAACACCTCATCATCAACTTCCCTTGGAATGAAGAAGAGAACTGCTTCATGGAGCATATCCGTAGACAACTCTACCAGTGCACTGTAAAGGAACTTTGGAGCAATGTAGCACCAGAGATCATGGATCCTACCCAGTTCATCGATAACATCGCTATCAATCAGCTTGATCTTGATCCTGAACTTGACATCGAAGATGAAGAACAGGTAAAAGAACAAGCTGGAGATATCGATAAACCATTCACTGTATCATATAAGAACAATGACAAGTTCGAAATAGTGAATATCGACAATGCTGCGGCAATAAGCTATCTGGTGCCTCATGGATTGCTGGACAGTGAAGGATTGAGAGAATGCTGTACGATTACCATACTCTTCAAGAATATGTCACGTACGGCAACTCACCAGCTCGTCAGACATCGTAATGCGATCACTCAGGAGAGTCAGCGTTACGTAAATTATGACAATGCTGGTTTCACTGTTCCTCCAGTAGCCAAGTATCTTCCTAAGGAGGATATGTTCGAAATTGATCTTTACGGAATCAAGAAAAAGTGCTCACTGGAATCACTTGGTACTGAGCTGTGTAAAATATACGGCCAGCTCAGAAAGCAGGGTATAAAGAAGGAAGATGCTCGTGCATACCTTCCTAGCAATGTGCAGTGCCATGCTATCTACATGACATTCACATTCTCTTCACTTCTGAAGTTCTTTGAGCTTCGTTGTGAGCCTCATGCTCAGGCTGAGATAAGAGAGTATGCTTGGGAACTTCTTCATACTCTTCTCAGACTTCAGGAGTGTAAGGCTAAGGGATATACAGAAGAATTCGCAGCTGATCAGGGTATCGATATCACCAGCCCGTTCTGGATTCCTGGACTGAAGGAGTTCTACAATTCTGTACTGGTGAAGTACGATGACGACGCAGAAGTGATAGCAACAAAAGAAAGTTAAGGATATATATATAATGGCCGTGAGTAACTCCACGGCCACCTTATTTTTTGTCGGAAACATCACTATAATCTATACAACGTGTAAAGGAGGACTCATGATGAGAGAAGATACATATAAAGAAATCTTAGCGAAGAAGTATGCTAGGGAATCTAATTATGTGATTATAACCCCCACGAATAATCTTGAAGAACTTGAAGAGTTGTGGACTAAGTTCCTCTCCACAATGACTATCAGACAGCAGAGATTATGTGATGATAGATCCATACAGATCTATGGAATGACAAACCAGCAGCACTATGAGGCTCTTAAAGCCGACTTTATCAAGCATACTAGAGAAGCCAAAAGAAGAGACTTTGGACCAAACAACCAAGAACTCAGTCTCAAGATATTCCCAGATGATAGTATCGTTAATGCTAAGAACGATTCTTTCACTACAGATACTGATTCTGACTTTGAAGGTCTTATCTTTGAGGGTTCTGATGGACCATACTTTTCTGGTAGTGGTATCTACGTTATACCAGATATAGAAGGTGGTACTGCTAAAGAACAGCTTGAAGACCTTGAGAAGCATTATGCTAACTACATGTCTCTTACAGTACATCAGAGAAAGCTCAGTGATGATGGTTCAAGAATGATGTACGGTCTGTCCAATCAGCAGAGATACGACCAGATCAAGGGTGAGCTTCTGAAGGATATTGACACTTCAAAAGATAGTGATGTAGTCGGCAAACTTGAACCAGACATTCAAAGTGATGAAGCTAATATAGTAGATGAGATGTTCCATGACCCTAATACTTTTGTAGGACAGCACTTCCTTAAATCTCTTGAAGAGAGCAAGAAAGTTGATAAACCTATAAAGAGCAGACTCAACAACACTCCATACTTCACTCCTACAGAGTTGATAGACATGGGTGTTCATGGTAACGATAACTACTATTCTAAGAAGGCTGACAATGATGGTCTTACCAAAGACATCTCTTCGACTACCTGGTTTGACTCTTATAAGAATATGATAGCTCAGCATGTCTATGAAGACTTCACACCTGAATGGATCAATACTCTTAACAAACTCTACTTGGATTATGATGATATCAAAGAGAGTGGTACTGAAGAAGAGTTGCTTGCTAGAAAGCAGAGTATACTTGACCTTGGATGGAATCCCGAAGTACCCTTCACACCAGAGAACAGAGCTAAGGCTGCTAAGAGAATCAACGACTACATAGACAACTGTGTACCAAGAGATATCTTCATCAATATGGATGATATAGTACCAGATGACCTTCCCGATGTTGTCGAAGAGGCAGTTTCAAAGAAGACACATAAGCCTGTCTTCATAGTACTCACTAAAGGAAAGACACCTATCATATCTTCTGGTATACAGAAGGTTACTAAGAGTGAGTATAGTCATGCTAGTATATCATTTGACCCCAATCTCAAGGAACTCTATTCGTACAACTTCCGTAAAGAGAATCTTGGATTCGTTATGGAGAAGCTTGAGACTATAAAGGACGTACCGATTACTGTATGGTGCTTCTTTGCTGAGAGTGAAGTAGTAGAGAACATGAAGAAGAAGGTCTATGACTTTAAGACTCATGATACCCACTACGACTTCAGAATGCTCCCCAGATTCATCAGAAAGAAAGACGTCAAGCCTGACGACAATGAATACAATCAGGTATGCAGTACATTTGTAGATACTATTCTGAAAGCTGGAAACATCAATCTCGTAAGGGATATCAATATGCCCAGTCCAGCAGACATCTATGATGGTATCAAGACAAGAGCGAACACTATCTTCAAAGTGTATGATGGTCCAGCGGGTCAGTATAACGGCAATAAGATAAAAAAGAAAGTTGACTACCTTCTCAACAAAGATACTACTGAAGCAGTGGTTGAGAATGTCTATGTTACTGAGGCTCTGAACGACCTTAAGAACGGAGTTAATCCATACGGTAATAAGACCTTCTATCATCTATCCTTCGATGAAGACCTCGATGAAAAGACTCTTACTCCAAGAGTGCCAGAGTGGATCAAAGGTATGAAAGAGAAGGATAAGGACTTTGAGAAGAAACTCGAGAAGTTCAAGACTGAAAACAATCCTGACGGATATGGATATGAAGACCCTAAGACTCCCAGAATCTGCTTCTCTAACTCTATAGAGGGTGCACTCAATGCTATCATCAATCCTAACAAGAGACTTCATCTTGCTGGAAAGCAGATCTATGTCTTTGTACCAGAGAAACCTATCTCAGAGTACAAGACCAGAAGCAACAAAGTTATCAAGAAGAATGGTGATATCTTCGATGCTAACGTAACGAATGAGATGTGGATACTCGAACCTTGTAAAGTGAAGTTCATTGGCTCTATAGTAGTAGACAAGGTTACTGCTAAGAGAAGGAAGAAGTTCACCAACAACAAGGAGATGACTGTTATGGAGTATTCGTATAAGTGGCGTTGGTATCATAAGATCGCTAAAAAAGAAAGGTTCCATGAATCGGTATCAATCTTCAATGAGATGAAGAAGTTTCCTGTGGAGTTTGATAAAGAAGGCAATCTGATCATCTATAAGTGTTCTACTGGAAATATAGACTTCGATGAAGAAATAGACAACAGTGTAACTCTTCTTGAGACTTATAGAAACACCAACAACGAAGAGGGTATGAAGTATGAGCTTGCTAAGATGTGGTACATCATAGCAGAGCTTGAGAAGAGAATGAAGAAGAGAAACGTTCCTGTAGACGAGTACAACAAACTTGTTAGACAGAGAAGCATAGCTATGAATGTGTTTAAGACCAACTTCAAACACATGAGCAGTCTCGACAAGAACTTCAACTTCGCAGCATACTACAACAGCACACCTTTCTCAGACAACGGTGTTAAGATCACCAACAACACGTTAAGATACGGACTGGAAGCAATGAAGAGAATCGTTAGATAACAAAAAAAAGAACGGACCTTAACTGGTCCGTTCTCTATCTTTGCTTACTCCTGGTCGGCCTGATCTTCAATAGAAGGTCTAGGTTCGTAATCTTCACATTCCATACAACCATTACACTCGAACAGTCCAAAACAGCATTCGTTGTAGTTGACAAGATATTTGCAGTCTGATCTGTCGATGAACTTCTTATCCATATTATTCACCTCTTATACACGGTGGGATTTCACAGAGATCGATCATACGTTTGATGTCTACAATCTTATAGCTACCAAAACTCATTATATCAAGCATACCATTAACTGCATTGATAAGAGTAGTATCTGTCTCAGCATCTATTCTAGTCTTGATGGTTGCTTCAAGTCCAGTTATGAGATCCATGTTAACACACTGCATTGCTGGAGGTTGGCATATAGCAGCTACTACCTCATCGACATTGTTAGAAATTGGTGGAGTCTTCATCTCTACAGAACCCAACAGACGATTGAATATACTTATCATTTCATCATCTTTCAGATCTTCAAAGATGTCTCTTAAGTTGAAGAGATAACTTGTATCTACTGGCATCCATGTTCCATCTGGAAGGTTGAAGCTTATCTTAGCCATAGTGATATCATTGTATAAGTATCTAAGAATAAAGTACAACTTAGACTTGTTTGTCTTGTTGACTTTATCGAGCGAGTCGTCTTTTAGCTCAATCTTATTCTCTCTTGTTATAGTATAGATTTGGCTAATGATACCATCTCTGATTGTACCATTTCTAGTATCATTACAGATGAACTGATTGAAGTCCTTATAATAGGGTTCTCCGTCATTAGTACAGAAGTCAGGTGCTTCATTATAGAGATTCCATATTTCGTCATATGCTCTCATGGATATAGGATCAATCAAATCCTTTATACTTTCCATGATAGCCTTGAAGCTGTATATACCAGGATAGTCTCTATATAGTTCCTCCTGAAGAGCTATAAGTTGTTTCTTGAGTCTCTTACTGTTTTCCATTATTAGTTTCCTCCTTATTATACTCGAAGATTCTGGTTGTTTCGAACAAGCCAACTTCGTCGAAGAAGTCTTTACACATCTCATCGACAGCTTTGGCTTCGTTCTCTCCATCGGTCCATGTGTCGAGTGCATTCAGAAGCGCCATACCAGGTATAGCTTCTTCACACTCATTGTTCAGTTCGCAGAGAAGTACATAACCCATAGAGTAATCGTACTTCCCTCCTATGTTTCTTTTGTTCTTGTCATGTTCGTTGTAGGCTTTGTTAGCCATGCACATCACAGTCGCCCATAGATTGACTCTTCTATCGAAGTCGACATTCTTGTCTCTGATAGCAGCCACTGTAGCATCTGTAAAGCAAACTGTTACATTCTTCATGATCATAGAACTACCTCCTTTAATAGATTGATGTATACCCTTGGGTGTACATCACAATAATATGTAACTAGGTTATATATTATCATGTCGAGACTAAGAAGTCTTAATACTTTGGAAAGGAGGCATTCATATGCTAACAGGATCAGCTATTATTAAAGCGATCAAGAACAAGGAGATACAGATAACGCCGTTCGACATATCTTGTATCAACCCAAACAGTTACAATGTCCATCTCGCTGATACTATTAAGATATATCAGGAGCATAGAGTTTTGGACACTAGGGAGAAGAACAAACCTGACTATGAACGTACAATACCAGAAGAAGGATTCATACTCTATCCTGGTAAGCTGTACATTGGCTCGATAGTAGAAAGAGTCAAGAGTAACTTCTATATATCTGCAATCGACGGAAGATCTTCTATAGGAAGACTTGGTCTGCAGATACATGCAACAGCAGGCTTCGGAGATATAGGATTTGATGGACACTATACTCTGGAGATGATTGCTACTGTTCCAGTGAGAGTCTATCCTAATGACCTCATAGGACAGCTGTACTTTGAGAAACCTGATGGTGATGTAGACTTCCTCTACAACGGAAGATATCAGCATCAGGTAACACCTACTGAAAGTAGGATCGAAATCGATAGCCGTACTATCAAGGGCTATCACTATGTAGAACAACAGAAAAAAGATGAGTAGGAGAGATGTAACCATGAGTAAGGAAACAGATAACAAGAAACTGGTAGGAACCTATTGGTACAATAAGATAAGTGATGATGAGTATGAGCTCTATCGTCATATAGATTATGTATATGGAGACAAACCAGTATACGAAAACGTTGAGACACACGAAGTTTCGCTCGGTATACCTGAAACTTGTATAGAGTTAGTGCCTATCATGACACTTGCTATAGATAAGGTAATGGGTGATTACTACTTCGTGCTTAGACATGATAATGGTAAAGTTGTCAGAGCGTACAATGCATGGTCTATAAAGAGGCCTATACATATCAAGAAAGAGATCAAAGCTATTGAAGCTAAAGATAACTATGTCTTTGCTCTGTATGTAAACGATGATGTAACTACTCTTAAGAGACTCGGAATAAGCAATGATGTCGTAGCATACAACATCTTATCGCTGTTTCACATCGAAACAGGCATCGTTGAGACTCAGCATTGTAATCTCATAACAGATAAATATGAGGCTGAGCAGTTCATCGAAGAGTTTGAGAGGCAGTTCGATATAGAACTGCTCGGTTATAAGCTCTTTGACTATGACTTCTCTATAAACCTTTCAAAGATCGTTCAGGAATATCAGGTGATAGTAGATAAAGATGATCACTTCTATCTGATCACCTATACAAGCAAGAGCAGAGATTTAGATCCAGACAACAATGAAGATGACAAGAATCTGAAAGGAATAGCAGACTTCATGGATGAGCTTGCTAAAAGATAAATTGAATGTATATAATAGGAGTGTCCTTGGGTAGCTTCTTACTTCAGGGACAACTCCATTATAATAAAAATAACTAAAGGAGGACTTGATATGAGCATTAAGTCAATGGAAAGCACAGTACTCGATGAGATCCTGAAGGATCATATCGACGACAGTGACACACCCGTAGCAGATCCCACAGCTGCATCAACAGGTTCGGACGAAGCTACAACAGTAGATACATCATCTACTTCAAAGGATACACCCGCAGAAAAGAAGATCGGCAAGATCAAGTGGAAGGGTGACTATAAGCCTGTTCCCGTACAGTATGCTGTACCTGTGAACAGCAACATGGTCCTTAAGGAAACATCGGAGTTCCTTAGAGGAATCTTCTTCGACTTTGAGGGTTGTGCATGCGACTGGCATGACAACGTCAATTCGAACAATCAGCAGGGAACTTTCAGTGTAACTGCTCGTTTCATCTACACACAGAAAAACGACGATGACACTAAGTTCAGAGCAGTACAGTCTAAGCTTGGTTCCGTTAAGGAGTCATCAGCATCAGATGCTCTCAGCATCTACAATGCTATGAAGTTCGGCAAGGCTGCTAAGAATAACGAGGTATTCATTACAGATAACCTCAAGGAAGTTATCAAAGACTATGTTCCTGACTGCGTCGGCATTGTAAATCCGCAGAACGGCTCTATCACCGTTAAGCAGATCAAGAACAACAAAGGCCAGGTTAACTGGGATCTGATTACTACTGTAAACGTGGTAAATCACCCTTATAACATTAACCAGAAGATCTATGAAGTGCTCGTTACACTCGATGGTCTGAAGCTGTATGAGGAGATCCTCAAGCACGGCGAAGACTCAATAATTGAGGACTGGCACAAGAACAAAGAAGGAATCTGGGTTCGTAAGACCAAGTATGATGGCTGGACTGTACAGCTCATCAGAGAGTGGCAGGGCGAACTCCGTACTGACCTTTACGATAACGGCGACTACCAGAACATCAACGTTATTAGAATGAAGGCTATCCTTCAGAACAATCCTGCAGCGAGAAATGTGAACTCAATCATGAACCAGGGAGTCATCGTTACTGGAATCCCGATGCAGAGAAAGTTCATCTGATCTTTCTAGCGGCAACAACAAAGTGGCGGGGTTTAACTCCGCCACTATTTTTTCATGAAAGGAAGAAATGTAATGACTGAAACAGGTACTAAGATTACTTTCGATATTACTGGTATCGACGAGATAATCGAAGAGAAAGAGAACCAGTTTACAGCTCTCAGAGAAGTTCAATGGGGAGACAGACCTTCAAACCTTGAGCTTCGTCGTTGGAGAAATATGCCTGATGGTGGAGAGTTCCCTCTTAAGGGTGTAACTTTCATGACACCTGAAGGACCCAACACTCTTGCTGAAACACTTGTTAACCTTGGTTTCGGTAAGACAAAAGATATCATTTCTAGCCTTAAGGACAGAGACGATTTCAGAAGAAGTCTTAACACTGTTCTTGGAAAGGGCGATGAGCTCTATGACGAAAAAGCAGGAGAGGTTGATGATGAATACTATGATCCATCGGAGTTAATGAAACTTTGAGGTGGAAAGTATGCATCGAAACGAACGGACGTGGGGAGTTGATATCAATCACCCCCACTAAGTTCGACTTTATCAAATCTAACCTTGATTCTCATCAACAACCAATCATAATACCTGACAAGAACGACAGCGGAAAACTTGCTATCTACCTCAATTGTGAAGATAGCGTAGTAGAAGCTGTCAATGTAGCCCAAGAGATTTATCTCGGATATCTTGAAGGAGGTTACAAATAATGGGATACAATGAAAGTGATATCAGTATTGTATCTAATACTGATGACGAACATAAGAAGCTTGACGATGGTGTTTACATAGAGAAGTGTGATGATGCTTCCTGTATCAACCACGATTCAAGAGGATTCTGTAGATACGAAACGTGTGTACTTAAAGCAGACATTCTGCCGAAACAGCATGCTACTTTCATGCATAACTGCGCAATATGTGGAAACGATAAGGACTTCACAAACCTTCGTGGAGACATCTGCATCGACTGTATGAGTCGTATAATCAATAAGCTTCTCAAGGAGGGATGAGTATGTACTTCGTTCCCGCCAAAAGAGGCTTTAACTCAGAGTATATCCCTGTACAAGCTATACTCTACTCTTACTACATCAAGTATGATAATCTGAGGGAGCTCACTAGTGAGGCTTTCTCAGGATCGGATTCAGACAATCTGATTGTGTATATAGATTGCTATGATATTATCAAGTCTATATATAACAGATCGCTGTTAGGACCAGATGGACTCTTTGAGTCTTCATCCAATATCCTCACATCAGCCCTGTTGAATCTGGCTGCTCATCTTAGATCATTCTATTGGAGCGGCTATCATGTAAGAACAGAGTTCTATCTGGTGTTCAGTGAACAGCCTCAAGGGGTTACTATCAACCACTACTGTCACAATGAACACCTCGATAAAATCATTGACATCAATCTTAAGATGCTGCGAACACTCTGTCCCTATATTCCAGGTATATATCTTATGGAAAGAACTTGGGATTCTTCTATAGTAACAATGACAGACATTAAACAGCACAGAGACGCAGGGATAAACACCCCTGCGATAATCATCTCTAAGAATGATATGATGTGGCAAATCCCTTGCCAATATGAAAATGTGGCTGTCTTCAGACCACGCAAAACGTCATCTGGGGACACGTCATTTTGCGTACATCAACGCAACGTTGTTTCAGTGTACAGAACACAGAGAAGGCACATGAAAACGGCGCTAGAGGCATTTTTAGTTCCTGGACTACTTCCGTTATATATGGCGATGACCAGTTACAGTGAATTAGATCTGCCGATATACTTCAGCTCTTCCAGAGCAGTATCTTTGATAACTGGAATGGTAAGAGACAATAGAATTCTTAACGGCTACAACTCTCCAGATGCTATTGAAGGCATACTGAAAGAGGTTAGTCTTAAGAAGGATAAGATGAACCTGTATGAGAGATACAAGATAATAGATCTCTTCTACAAGGCGAATTTCTATCAGACAAAGCCTGAGTCTACATTCACGCTTAAGACTCAGTTATCAGATGTAGCAGGTGTAGAGAGTATCAATAATGAGTACTTCACTCGGAATCCGATTGATATCATACACTTGTTCTACGCATAAGATGGGAGGAATAGTTATGAACTTATTCAACGAAGATAAGAAGGACAAATTCACAAGTACTATTGCTATAGAAACTGTGAACAATCTGGACGATAAGAGAATGAAAGCTATGATCGACCAGTTTAAGGGACACTACTTTAATGTGGTTAAGTACCACATTATGGAGCACTATGATATAGCTGCTCTTATGCTTTACTGTAACAATGCTCCTAGTGATGATGAGTATGACGGAAGTACTCTTCATGTAATCTTCTGTGTAGATTCTACACATGAGCAGCTTGCTAAGCTTATGGTAGAAGTAATGTATAAGCGTTTCATTAGAATCGCTCATGAGAGTGTAGAAGGAAACATGCATCCTGTGTTTTCGATTGGTGAGCCCACATTCGTTGAAGCTCTTAGTAATAGTGAAGAGAACAAAGATCTAGAGAGTCTGTTCGGCTTTGGTTATCAGCATCCACTTCTCGATGTAATCGAAAAACATATGGAATAAGGAAGAAAACGATGATGATAGAGAGGATGGTAAGATTATATGACTCATGATGTTATTCTTAGAGTCATTAAGACTCTACTCTTTGTGATTGCTGGATCATGTATCTATATAGGGATGGATAACATGAAGAAAGCATTCCAGTGTAAGAAGAATGCTATGAGTGAGAAGGAAAGACTTCATGGATGGAGGATACTTATCATTATCTCTATATCATTCTTCATAGCAGCATTCCTGCTGATAGTGTTGGGGTATTATGTATATACAAGAATTGCTGGGACAGGTTAATCCTGTCTCGGCACTCTTGTGCCCTCTCACGCTTTGTTTTTTCTTATCCGTGTACATCTTAATAAGTATGAAAGGAGTGATCTCATGGCACTTGAATCGTATAGATACAAAGTGACTCTTAGCTACATCCACTTCGGATATGAGATAGCTATAGACCCACAGCAGATACAATATGTAGGTATAGATAGAACTTTCGATAGTAACAACATGCCTGTCATAGCAGTGAACTGCAACATCGAAAGAGATATACTGGACATGATGATACAGAATACTAATGAGAACATCGTAGAGTTGGGTATCTTCAGATATGATGCCTCTAACCAAAACGACAATATCACTAAGAAGTACTTCCATGATCGTTTCATCTACTTCTTAGGAGATGACATCTCTCAAACTGCAGAGATAGATTATGGCAATGGACAAGAGCATACAAGAGAGAAGTATAAAGAGGTTACTATGTGGCTGATTCAGCAGGATGCAGTGAACAACAACCGCAAGGTTATCAATGGTATCTTCAAGAATGCCACTACAAACTCACTGATACTTCAGATAACCGATTATGTGGGAAACACTGTACTAGAGCCAGTAGACTATGATAATAAGTATGACCAGATTATCATACCTCCTACAAATAGCATAGCTCAGTACATAGCATTCCTCAACAACAACCTGTCAGTTTTCTATGATACTGGATATAGGTTCTTCATAGACTTCGACATGACATACATAGTGTCTAGTAAGGGAAAGCCTATACAGACAAAGAACCAGAACATCTTTACGGTTGAGATCAATGTGACTAATATTATACCTGATGAAGACTCTGAGTCTGGTATGGTAGTAGATGCAAGGAATGGTAAGTATATCATGGATGTACCATTAGCAAACATCAACTTCACAAAAAATAACGTGACTAACAAGATGGTGAACAAGATCACAACCATAGATAGCAGCGGTAATGTGAAGGAGAAGTTGATAGAGGGTAACGATACTAACGTGACCACTATGATGAACAAGATAGTGAATCTGAGTAATAATGACCAGAATGCTATCAACAATATCACTGCAGATTACGAGCTGAACAATGTCTTCCTCAGTATCACTAAGAACGACCTTGATGCCAGCATCTTCACTATGAACAAGGAGTACATTATCACTATGGATGAAGACCATGAAGAGTATAGTGGAAGATACCTTCTGAGTGCAGTGAAACAGTTCTTCGTAAAGCAGAATGAGTACTTCGTAATGACAACGATACTGTTGTTCAAGAAGATATAAAGAATCGGAGAGGGAACTTCCCTCTCCGAAAAGTTTATGCTCTATTAACATTACCACTAGGTTTGGCTTCGACATTCTGATCAGGACCAGCAGTCTGTCCTACCCATGATCTTACATGAGCTCTAATGATGTCCATGTAATCTTTACGGGTATCAGAAAGCATGTTGAGTGCTGCACCCATACAGATAGATCTTGCATTACCCCAAGCTCTCACCATAGATAAAGCGTTAGTTTCGTAATTTTCAAGATCCTCATTCTTTACGCCAGTCTGTCCAGCAATATTAACTGCAGCACTTGCTCCTGCACCAGTTCCTACAGTCTTTCCAGTAGTAGCATCAGCTTTCACTGTCTTAGAAGTCTCTGAACTGCTCTGTCTATCAGACTTATTAGCAGTGTCAAGATTCTTAGTATCTTTACCAGCACCTCCTCCAGATACTGTGCTAGTTGTACTGTTAGATCCAGTACTCATCGTAGTCTCAGCTTCCGATATGACTCTACCGTACACATATGAGTACGCTGAGTTCTGAGGCTGTCTCTTGAGTTCTGCAGAGGCCTTCTTAGCGTCATCTTGAACATTTTTGAGCTCTTGACCAAGAGTATCACTCTTTTTGACATTGTCGGCATCCACTGCAGCTTTGGACTTAGCTATTTTAGCATTATCGCCATTGTTGAGATCGTCCTTAACCTTCTTCTTCATCTCATCGAAACCTTTCTTATATGAAGTTTCGATGTTAGTCATACCCTGGTCAAATGCGTCTTTAATCTTCTTAAGACCTTCTACTGTAGCGTCGTATCTGTAGAGGAAGTTGTACATAGTCTCCATATGCTCTTCAAGATCTGAACCAGAGAAGTCTTCTACAGTTTCTCCTCCATTCAGCCAGTTACGAATACGACCGCCGAAGCCAGCTGTATCGTTAGAATCTATAAGATCCGAATCGTTATCGTTTCCTGTAAGAGCTTTTGCTACGACATTCTGCTGTTGTAATGTATATGCATCTACAGCTTCCTGTCCCTTAGCAACTTTGTCGGTCTCTTTAGTGATATTAGCAAGAGTGTTAGATATCTTCTCTAACTCAGTGAAGTCTGGTATTGTTGTGAAGATAGTTTTTACATTGGGCAGAAGCTTTTGCTCATAAAGCTTCATTCCGTTGAAGTGATTCTGCATCTTAGCATTAGCGATCTTACACTTCTTCTCGAGAATGATATTACCATACTGCTTAAGATAAGTAATATTATCACTCGCCCAAGCCTGAAGACTCTCAAGGAACTTCTGATAGATCTTAGCGAAGAAGGACTTGATTCTTGCCCATACCTTCTTGAACTTGTCGCCGAGTGCTCCTTCGTTGAAGATAGCCATCTCCTCGATAGCCTTTCTCTTATCAGTACCAGAGAGGATTACACACTCGTTAACGTATCTTGTCATGTCAGCCTGCTGAAGCTCAAGATCTAAGAGATAGTACTCATGAGCTATTATATCAGTATATCTACTTTCGTACATAGTCTTATCCTCCCTTCTTATATAGTATCTGCTTTATGGCCCTTAATCTTTGAGAGGGCCTTGTACAGAATAGCCTTATCCTGATTGAAGCAATCCTTAGCAGCAGTCAGCTTAGCAGAGAATGCAATACCGTGGATATTACTCATCTGGTTTACCTGAGCAGCACGAGCTCTAAGGAACGATTCGATAAGTGCCTTCTGTTCAGCAGCAGTAGCCTTAGTCTTAGTACCAGGATTTCCATTTGCAAGAGTATCTGCATACCTTTTCTCATCGTCATATCCATCCATACCAAGATGTGTCTTCTGGGCATCGACATATGAAGCATGAGAACCACTGTAATCTGTGATCTTGAATGAATCCTTAGACAGTTTATATGACTTCTCGAAGTATCTCTCGAGAGCACCATACTCCTTGTCGATATCATTCCTTGTCTTCTCGACAGACTTCTTGAGCTTCTCATAACCATCGAATCTCGTATAAGCCGCACTTACTTCAGATGAAGTGATAGTGAACTTACTCTTATCCTTAGAGTCATCTCTGAACTTGAGGAAGCACTCCTCTTCGAACTGACTTGCGGGAATGTCTGTATTGTCGCCGAGAACCTTACCTCTGAAAGCATCAAAGAAATCTTCCTTAGTATCATCAAAAGCATCATACTTGCTTTTGAGTACATCATAGTTGAGTGTACCACTACCGAAAGCATCTTTAAGAGTATTGTTGGTGTTATCCATATCAAGACCCAAAGTAGTGATTACTGGGACATTACCACCATCGTAGAGGTTGGTGAACTTATATCCTTCGAACTCGAACTCATCTTCAGTTTTGAACTTGGAGAACTCATTCTTGTTCTTCTTAAGATATCCTTCAGCCTTGAACATACTGTTCATCTTAGCAATGAACTTGTTGAAGATCTTCTTGATCCAAGCAAGGAACTTCTTGATGATCTCTTTGACCTTACCAAAGAAATCACCAAAGCCTTCATGAATCACTTCAGGTGAGTCACAGCTTTCCATGATAGTTTTGTAAAGCTGCTTAGAAGCATCGAAGTATGAACGGTTATAGCCTGAGAGGAATGCATAACACTCAGACATATAGTCGTAAGAAGCTTCTGCTTCTGCAGTAGCCAGGTTGTCTATAGCTAAAGCACTTGAGAATGCATGCTCGTGAATAGTAGTGTCTCCAGAAGCCTCTGAACGGGATCTATTGGGAACACTGGACAGAGCAGCAAAGTCAACTTTGAAAAGTGACATAGACTTCTCTCCTTTCGTATGTATTACTATAAAGTTAAGACAAAGAAAATCGGGAGGGTCTATTGGCCCTCCCGACTCTATATTGCTTGTGTATAATTGTGATGTAGATCAGAGCCGATTACTTGAGAACGATCTTGTCGAAGTAGTTAACTGACTCAGCAACTCCCTCGTGTTCATCCTCGTCGTAAGATTCTGTCATCTTCTTTGTACTGCCGATAACCTTAACCATGATAGCCTTAGCCTGACGATTTCTGTCAGCTATAGCCTGGAGGTAGATACCGTTAGCCTGTACATAGTAAGAAGAGTAATCCTTGATAAGGCCATTTGCCTCTGATACGAGACCGAGAACATTTGAAGCGCTATTAGAAGCAGCTGTCTTGTCGTTGCCGCTCTTAGCCTTAATATCATCGCCAGTCTGAATCTTAACGATATCCTTCTCGAGCTTATCAAGAACCTTGATTTCGTCGTTGAGGCCCTTAACAACAGCATCAGTGAACTTCTGAGCAGCCTTCTTGAACTTATCAGTGTTCTTTACGTCACCAACGATGTCGGCAACTGAGAACTCCTTCTTAAGCTCGAGGCTCTGCTTGTTCTCTTCACCGCCACGGAATTTCTCAAAGAGCTCCTTTGAGAACTCTGAAGCAGATAACTTAGAACCAGAAGCTGTAGCTGTACCAGATGAGAAGCTAGTAGTAACTACATTAGCTACTTTACCTCTCATAGCTTCCTGGATATCGTCCTTGTTATCTCTTATAGAGTCAAGGATCTTCTTAAGATCGCCGCTGACATTGAGAATATCGTTAAGGCTTGTTACGCCAACAGCAGCCTTTACAGCAGCCTCAGCAGAGTTATCGCAGCATGCAGCAACTGCCTCAACAGCACCGCTCTTGATGTTTGCTCTATCAAGAGCAGCGTCTGTCTTTACAGTGAACTTATATCCGCTGAACTCATAGTCGCTCTTTATCTTGTTCCACTTTTCAGAGAACTCCTTCTGGTACTTCTGTACGAAAGAAGAGTCGCTGCTTGCGAAAGAAGAAAGCTTAGCGATGAATGAGTGAAGAATCTGACGAACCTTTTCAATGAGCTTCTTGAAGAACTCCTTGATCTTGTTGAAGATGCCAGACACACCGCCTGCCTCGTAAACGATCTCCTCGCCGTTCTGAGCGAAGTAGTTTACTTCATTGATAGCAATAGCCTTCATGATAGAGATGTAATTCTGCTCGCTCTCAGCTACCATAGCAAGTGCAAGCTCTTCATATGTAGCAGTCTCACCGCACTCTGCGAAGAGATCTCTAGGTGTGAAGCTACCATCATCTATAGATGAAGTGTTGAAGTTAGAATAGATTCCCATAATGTGTGTCCTCCTTTCCTTAGCATACAGCCTGGAGATCTGACAGAGTATCGTACTCTACAGCCTCTCCGATTGCTGTGTAGTAGTCATAAGACTCGTTCTTGTGATCTACAGAAGCATAAGCAGCTGCAGAAGAGAACACACGACGAGCCTGTGTGATAGCGAACTTGTAAGCACCGAGACGAGCTGCAGTAAGCTTGTTGATTACAGCCTGCTCCATGTTAGCATAACGCTGCCAGAAACCAGCAAGACGCTCGAGTTTCTCGAGGCTTTCTTTCTTATTCCAGTCAACGGTATTACCGTTTTTACCAATAGTGTCATTTTTCTTAGCAGCGGATCCTCTTGTCTTACCAGTAGAATCGGCATCTGACACTCCTACAGAACCCTGAGCATAGCTGTTAGGTGTCTTGCCGTTCTGGAGATTAACGTTTGAGAGAGCCTTAGTAACATTCTCAGCTTCCTTGTTGATCTGCTTAATGATTCTCTCGATAGTTGTCTCCATATTTGCGTTGTACTTCTTGATAGTAGTCTCATTCTTGGTTGCGTCTTTGAGAAGACCGCCGATGTAAGAATGAAGAATATCGCCAGTAGTCCACTCATCCTTAGTCTCTTCATCATCGAAGAGAAGATCTGTGAACTCCTTGTTTATGTCATCAAGCTTTGAGATATTGTTAGCAAGCTCAGAGTTGAGTGAAGCATTGCAAACTGCCGAGCAAAGATCATCCTGATCAATGTCGTTGTCCTTATCAGTGAGTTTATCATAACCGCCGATTCCAGGAACATTAGCTATTCCGCTCATAGCATAGTTTGACTTGAACTTATATTCACCAAGTGAGCTGATCTTCTCGACGATGTTCGAACCATCGCCCTTGAAAGGTCTTACCTTTGCTTTGAAGCTCTTCCAGTTGCTGTTCTTTGAGATAACAGGACTGTACTTCTTGTAGAGATTAGCGCTATCAGCGAACACGCCGCCGATTCTTGCGATGAATGCTTTGAAGATACCCTTGATCTTAGCGAGAAGCTTGGTGAAGATCTCCTTGAGCTTGTTCCATACTTCCTTGGCACCTTCGTTGATAACCTCAACACCCTCGTTTACAGCAGCGATCTCAGCCATGTCGCTGTGGATAGCTGACTCAAAGAGTGCGAAGTCATTCTGATAACCTTCGATAAGAGCCATTGCACAACCAGTTACACAGTTGTATGACTCGTTAGCAGCTACATCTACGTTGTAGTCGCCTAAATTATCGTATCTAGTATTTGAATAGATACCCATAAATGGTTTCCTCCTTTGTGTAGTATTCTTTACCTAATGGTATATTAGTAGTTCCCTATGGTCTTAATGATAAGACCGTAAGATTTACTAATATGTTGGTCTGCCCAGTCGCTTAGAACAGGGCAGATGAGGCGGAGTCAGGAAGTTCATCAAGAACTTCTTTGGTTTGGTACTTCTTGTTTTCCTTGGTAAGTTCTTTGGTTGCTTTGACTTCAGACTGCTTAACTTCTATAGAGATGTGAGATGAAATCCTACGGAAGCGTTCAGCAATCTTCATCTGCTTTGTAGAGATGCTCTTCTTCTGCTCATTGTTAAGATCAGAACGAGAGTGCTCTACGTTATATGCATTTATCTGAAGCATGTCAGCTTGCATATCGAAGTATTCTGATATCCTTACTCTATTGTAGTAGAACAGGAATATCACTTCTCTGAGTATAGGTACAATAGCAAAGAGGATAGCGATCACGCCGACAGCCGATCCTGCTACTGTAAGCTCACCCATGAAGTTCTTAGAGTTGGACTTGATTACATACTCCATAGCGTTTGTAACCTGTCCTTTATCGTAAGCCTGGTTGAACTTCTCAAGAGTCTCAAAGATCATATGATCCTTAGTCTTGACAAGAGCAGACTTATCGATAGTAGCTTGGAATGTATCTGTTCCTGGGAGCTTTATATACTGTACACACATGGAGATGAGATATGATGTACTCTCTATAATGCTCAGGACGATTGAGTTGTAGAACACGATTGGAAGTTCTACACTGAGGGCATATGCTCTCTTCCAGATCGATGTGGAATCGATGATGTTAGAGATAGCCGTTCTTATAGTATCAACAGGCTTAGTGTCCTGCTTATACTCGAGAAGAAGATTCTTCATAGTGTCAAGAGAGTCCATAAGACGGAGATAGTTAGAGAGCTTAGTGATATCACCCTTAGTAGATGGTATCTCTCCAAAATCTACATCATCAACTCTTTCAACTACATTATCGTATAGTTTTGAAGTTAAAGAGACAAGTACCTTAGTTTGGTCATCTTCATTAACTGCGAGAAGAATCTTACGTGTTTCGCGGTCATCGAGATCGAAGTACACTGTGATCGCTTTGTTGTACTCAGGTGTTCTGTACACTGAGCGAAAGTCGAAGTCTTCCTTCTTAACTTTCTTGCTGATCTTCTGATACTCAGTATCAAGAGCTTTGTTGTAGCCCTTCTTTATCTTAGAACCAGTACGAGTAGTATCTATAGCATCGCCGACAATCTTACCAGCAGCACCACCGATAGCACCACCTACAGAAGCACCAACTGATCCGCCAATCATGGCTCCACCAACTGATCCTCCAGCAGTACCAAGTGCACCCATTACTGCTCCTGCAGGATGACGGATAGCGTCTCTTGCATCTTCAGCAGACTGGTATACATATCTCTTACCGTGGAATACGACACCCTGGCCGAACTCCATAGTCTTCTCTTCACCCTTCTTTATAGGACGAAGAATTGCTTTGCCGACTTTGAGCATACCGTTCTTCAGAAGAACAGGCTTGTCAGCTTCAGTGAGAATTATGTAGCCCTCTGTATCAAGAGCATGGAACTCTTCTGAAGTATATTCTTTTCTGTCCTTCTTCTGGCCTTTCTTAGCACCCTTGTCAGCCCATTTGCCGCCAAGAAGAACTGCACCAGTAACACCGCCGATCTTCTCTCCAGTTACACCACCGATAGTTCCGCCAATAGCAGTACCTAAAGCACCGCCTATAACGCCACCACCGATAGCTCCAGCAAGAGCTTTACCTCCAGTGTTGGGACCACTGATAAGGATATACTTATCTCCGTCGACATCGATGATTACATCAGAGTTTGCTTTCATGAAGTCCTTATCAGATGTCTTCTTCTTAGAGAGTCTCTGGAATGTATAACCGTCTTTAGTAATCATCTCAGCCTCAAGAAGAGATCCCTGAGTAGACTTACCTGTCTCTTCGTTAGTGATGGTGTAACCCTCTTTGGTTATATGGAGAGTTCTCCTGGACTTCTTAAGGTTCTCCTTAACGTTGTTCTTGAGTTTCTCCTTACCCTCACCGATCTTAGCACCGAGCTCGTCGATGTTATCTGATACTGTCTGAGCAACTGACTTTTCCTTAGACTCATTGAGTATCTTGGCAAGCTGCTCATTAGAAAAAATAGCCATATGGATTACACCTCCTTATCGAGAAACTTTGGTAAGAAGATTTACCATCTTCTTATACGTATTGTCAGAGGCTTCTCTCTCCATATTGGAGAATGTAAGTCTCTCATAGTTGTCGTCGCCACTGTCGTAGAGGAACGAAGCAGTTTCTACTGCTTCATTGAGTACGATAATAGCAATGAAGTTGTAAGCATCAAGAATCTTTCTAGCAGTCGATACATTCAGAATATCGATACCAGATGTTTCTTTCATTGTCTTAGCAACGTTGTCTGAGATACAGAGAGCAGTGATAGCAGTAGCGTCATTGTACTGCTTAAGATTGCGTCTGAACTTAGACTTTGCAGCTCTTCTCTCAAGAACCTTCCAGAGTTTGCTGGATGTAGCGTCCTTGCCGTAAGAAAGAGCATCGAGCTTAGCCTTATCGACTGCGAACATGAAGTCACGGAAGAAAGCTATCTCGTTAGTTGTAGCTCTGATGAAGCTGTTGAGTACATTTCGGTCCTGTACCTTTGAAGTAACACGGTTGATGATATCACCTGTAGAAACAGGATATACCTTAACCTTTACTCCTATGGTGCAAGTCTGAGTATAGGTTTTACCATCCTCAGTCTTACCGATGAAATTAACTACCATCATGGTCGGCATGAGCTCATTAGCCTTCTTATACTCAGAGTTAAGCATACGCTTATTCTCTATATCAGTATAGTCAAGAACTCTCTTAGCTCTAGCCTCTGCATCCTGGTTAGGACCCTCCATAACTACCATTTCTTTCATTCCAGTTCTATAGCCAGGAACGATCTTGTAGTCTGAGATTGCCGACTCATTGATATCGTCGGGAAGTGTATAGTTTGATTCTTTGAGATCCTCAAGCACAGCGTTGATAAGATTCTTGTCTATCTTAAGTGTGTTTGCGTTCTCGTCGAACTTGAGCACGAGTCTGTCGAGAGCATCCGAATAGTCATCGAGTGTAGCATCAAGAGTTCCGAGATTGCTGTGGAACTTTCTTACATAGTCATACACATCTTCATTCTCTCCAACACAGATAGCAGTGAAAAGAACGTGCAGCATAGCAGCACACTTCTTCTCATGAGCTTTAGCAGCCATAGCTACTGAATCAGGGTCGAGGTCAGCTGAAGCCAGCATAGGGAATGTTAATATGAGATCTTTTGTAGCAGATGCAACGGACTTGAATGAACGACGATTGATATTGCTCAGATAGAACTGAACTTCATCATAGTCCTTCATGCTTGTCACGATGTCTACGATATCTCTCACTACAGATTCGTGAAAGTATTCTCTACCGTTCAAGTATATTACCTCCTTGCCTAGTATTTTTATAGTGATGTTTCATTGGTTTAGCGTATCAGACCAAAAAAGAAACAGATGAGACGCCTTCATCTGTTTCTTATCATCGAAAGAATCAAAGTTCTACCAATACTCCACCACTAGACTCTGTTCTTATTGTGCTATAGTTGGTTTCGTTAGTAGGCTTTCTCTCGATGACATTGAAGAGTTGCTTCTGCTCTATCCTGTCAACTCGACCAGTAAGTTTACACAGCTCTTCTTTTATTACTCTAATATCACATTGTAAGTCCAGTAGAGCTCTCTCTACTATTGGGTTATAGTTGCCATTGCCTGCTCCTCTTAAAGCCTCTCCAAGATGATGTGCCATAGAAGCAAACATAGCATCGTTTTGTCTTTGCTCAACTTCTTGATAGTAGTCGGCTAATAACTGTTCGTCTTTTCCGTTCATGATGAAAACCTCCGTTCGTTAGTTGAATGCGATTGACCTATGTTTGAACGTGGAGATTCATCATATTATTTGTACATAGACACACCTATACTATACAACTGAGAACAAAATTGGAGGGTGGAACATCTCTATAATTGATCCCAAGAAAGGAGGATTACGCATGGCAGATAGTATGTTCGATAATAGTAATGTGCCTGGTCCTAACTCTGATCCAGACTATACTAACTCCCAGAGAATGAACAACACTGGAAACAATTCAGATAAGGTAGCTGCTAGTACAGTAGATACTATAGCAACTGCTGCAAATAGTCTTATGTCTCATAAGGATAGAATGTGGAGAGAAACTCTTAAAGAAAGATCTGTCCCATTTGATGCCAAGGCATTTGATATTGATGAAGCTACTATGCAAGCAATCATCAATAGTGCAAACATCAAGTCTCCAGAGCAGTTGAACAATCTGAGATTCAATAGCTTTGCTAGGTATGGAGTTCTGGATATAGCTCATAACCATTCTGGTTCTAGAGAGTATCTGTTCTTCACAAAGCCAGATCTTCATATCTTTAGTACTAATGGCTTTGAGATCAACAAGCAGCTTAAGGACGTCACATTCTTTAAGAATGCTATAGAACAGTATCCTATGAGTCTATTAGCATTACAGCAGACTTTGAAGAGAGGTAGTGGTCTCTACCCTCACCATTTCGACCCAGCATCTAAGTTTATACCTCTTCTTTCTAACCATGTAACTAGTTCTCTCGATCTCCCTGCAATAGCAGCTACAGAGACAGAGAACAATACTTCACTCTTCCAAGTGAAGACAACCTATAGAGATAGCTCAGAGCAGTCAGACTTTGGTTTCGATTTCTCTCTTGAATTCTGGGATACCAGATATCTTGATGTGTACATGTTGTTTAAGGCATATGATGAATACTGTAGACAAGAGTTTTATAGAAACATTACACCGCCTAAACTTTCATATATTACTGATAGAGTAAACTGTAAACAGTTTTCTATCTATAAGCTTATCGTAGATGAAACTAACACTATCATCTTCTATGGTAAAGCTACTGGAGTATATCCTATGGGCGTACCAAGAGAAGCTATGAGTAACTTTGATGGTACTATAAAGATTACTGTTCCTATGAAAGCACAGTTCGTTTGTGATATGGATCCTATCATACTTGATGAACTGAATCGTATAACACGGATGTCGTATTATGATGGTAATAGCGGTGGCACAGGTATCACTGATGGAATCATGCCATTGTATAATCGCTATACTGGATCTGCAGACACAAGATGGGGAGGATTCCCATACATTGTTAAGGATAAAGGTGCTGCTAGAAAGGGAGCACCTGATGAGGAACAGTTCTATAGACTTACATGGATCTATAACTATAACAGTTAATACTGGAAAGGAGGACACTTATGTCAGTTAAAATACCAGTACAGAATACTGCTGACAAGATTCTTAATTCGGACATCTATGACCTTACAGCATTCGTGGATGACATTAAGAAAACTACCATTGACGGTGTCGATAACCCAACCGAAACACTACAGGTTGGTATGTATGGATATCTTGGATACGAGTTTGCGTCTCTGCTTCAGAACGCTATAGTCGTAGCATCTGAGTTAGCAAACGAAGCTATCCCTACAAGAGCTAAGTTTGATAGAAACGTTATCACTCACGCTTTATCTCTTGGTATCAAGAAGGTACAAGCTACAGCGGCTTCTATGAAAGTATTGCTCATCTTCCCAGAGAAAGCTCTTCTCAATAACATGGTCAACGACAAGTTTATTCTGAAGGCTTCTACTCCGATATACTTTGACGATATCGAGTTCCATACAGACTATGATATTGTAATCAACAAGACTAAGCTTGACTCATCTACTATGGGTAGCAGAACTATGGACTATGTCTATACTGCTGTCTATGATATGAGCATCATGAACACTGAGTCTCCTATAAACAATGCATATCTCCCTCCGATAGGAGTCTACGCAGATGAGACAGACAATATGATAGTGGTAACAACCACTATCCATCAGGTTGAGTATCATACTATAGAGAACAAGATAGTCGGTAATGATAACCTTGCGAACAAGACACTTAACTTCACATTCGAGAATCAGCTTAGTCACTTCACAGTCACAGTATTTGAGAACAATAACGATACTCCTATCAATCTTGTTCCATACTATGACGGTCTCTATCATAATCCATACACTACAAGAAACTATGATGAATCCAGAGCTCTTCTGAATGATCTCATTGTACAGAGTCATACAGGAATTACTGGAACTACGGCAGTTCAGGAAGAGAAGTACTGTTACTATCAGTACATCAACTCTAACACTATCCGTATAAGATTCGACCCCGAGTCTTATCAGCCTAGAACGAATGCTAATGTAGTTATCACTGTATGGACCTCTCAGGGTGCTGGAGGAAACTTCAACTACGAAGACGACATTACTGTTCGTCTCTCTTCAGATAATTATACTAATCTCTACATGACAGTTAAGCAGCGTGGAGATGAGGGTTCTTATGGTGGTATAGACCGTAAGAGTGTACCAGAACTTCAGAAGATCATTCCTAAGGAAGCTCTCAGTAGAGGTAGTGTAACGACTGTTACTGATCTTAAGAACTACTTTAATTCTATCAACAGTGAAGACTCAGTTCTTCACATCTTCAGAAAGGAAGACAATACTCTTAGACGTATATACTACACCTATCAGCTGATGAAGGACGAACTGAATAACGTTATTCCTACTAACACTATACCTATATATGAGCCACTTCCTCCGATGCATACTGACGAGACAGTTGGAGATATGTATGTGGAAGCAGGTCAGCCTATATACTTCTACAAGAATAAGAATATGGGCATTTCCTACATGAGAAAGAACTTTATTGGCTATACTGGTTCTAACGACGCAATCGATATAACCAATGTTCAAGTTGTAGGAAGACTTAGAGAGCAGAATACTCCAAGTGAATGGGCTAGAACTGGTGATGGCTATAGCGATGGTATCAGAGCAACGGCTATCAATGAGTTCAGACAAGGAGCAGCTCTCTTCGATAATAACTTCACCAAGTTCGTTAAAGATCAGCTTAGCATATACTATCCTGATGTATATCCTTTCGAACCTGGTCAAGTGATCAGATTCACTCCATCTGACATATACACGCAAGAGAACAATTTCCGCTTACAGGATAGCTATGAAGGAACTGTAGTATCCTTTGGCTACTATGGTGACAGTAGCGACGATACCAGGGACAATTACAAACCTTCAGACTGGACGGACTCTACACAGTTCGCACAACTTAAGCTTGTAGTATGTGCTAAGAACGATAACGGTGAGTTAGAGGAAGTTATGTTTATTATTCCTTATGTAAACACTTGGAGTTTTCCAGTCGTAAGAACAGCTAGCTTTATCATATATGCTTATGAGACATACAAATATAATGCTCGCTATAGTCCAATGTATACTCAGGATCTTGTACAGGGTAGCCATATCAGATTCTGTGTCTATAATGGAAACGATGTATATGATTCCCTTGCTGACGATAACTACTGGTACATAGGAGAAGTAGTTGGAGTATCGAGATCGTATACTAATGGATTTGGTTCTATAAACAGTATCACTATGCTTTATCTTAAGCCTATGGATGATATAGACGAAACCAATCTCAGTTTCATGCAGCACACATTCAACTTCCCGCCTCCTTCTGCAGGACAGTCTCATGGTAGACCTCTGGATACAAATGACATCATAGCCATTCAGCCTCTTACAGACTTCGTATATACATCACCATTGAATATTCTTCTTAGAGACAGCGCAGTTGCTGGATCACATAGAGTAGATGCTTCATTCTATCTTGATATGATCAATGAGACTCGTTATCTTGACTACACTCATATCAATACTCGTTCACCTTTCCAGTATATCGCATCATATACCAAAGTCATAAGACCATCATGGATTTCTTATAATCGCTATAGATATACTATCGACGTTGATATCACTCCAAATATCGGCGGTGAGCTAACTGAAGAGATCCAGAAGCGTACTCAGGTAGTAGCAGTATACTACAGAGATGATGATATGAAGAATCCTATCTGTTGGTCAGTAGGTGAACGTATATCTTCAAGTGGATCTGTAGATACATACAGATTCTATCTCTACACTAAACCCTTTAAGGAAAGAACTAGTGAGACTGATCATATAATAATCGATCAGAACGATCGTCTCTATATAGGAAGACAGAATCCTTACTTAGATACTCTTACTGCTAAGAGAAACGCAAAACAGGCTGAATACGATGCAGAACCTGCTGGAACTCCTAGAAAGGAAGAGCTTGCTAGAGAACTCGCTCAAGCAACTCTCGAACTCTATAGATGTACTAACTTCGGATATAGACCTCATACGGATGATGTCATAGACGATCTTGGTATTCGTATGGATCTCAATACTCATATGAGAATCTATACACTCTACAAGTATGCAAATTATACTCCTCATGACGGCAATCCTGGTAAGCTGATGGATGAGCTCACTCAGAGCTACTTCTATGGTACTGGACTTGATGAGAGCATAGTTTCTATAGTAGGAACTCCTCTTAAGGATATCATACCTCCTGACTTCCAGTTCTATGAGAATCAGGGAGAAGACGATCCTGTAGAGACATATCTCATGCAGGATATGGTTCTGACTAATGTGTACGACAGCAGCGATGGAATCAATCTCATGTATAACTACTCCAATCTCATGAACTCATATGTACATATGGCAGACCTTGGAGAAGACATATACGATGAATCGGATAATAAGAGACATAACTATGGCTATATCATCAATAGAATTCCCTGCATCAGATACTTCTATCTCAACGAAGAGTACAAGATCAGAGACTTCATCAGAGAGATGAAGAGAAAGATACTTTATGTGCTTGATGCCATAGAGCCCTTAGAGACTACATTCGGTCTTGACTACAAGTTCTTCAATACTTATGGTCCAAGTAATATGTACTACACTACCGAGGGCGGTATAAAATCTGAAGAAGCTATCGACAATGTTGCTCTCTCACTCACATTTAGAACTAAGTTCTATAATGAAGACAACGACGCTGCTACTATCATTCCTCAGATCAAAGATACTATCAAGACATACATCGAGAATATCGAAGAGCTTAATGACATCCACTTCCCGAACCTCACTACAGAGATCGAGTCTAAGTTCTCTCAGTATATCGTATTCTTTGAGTACGTTGGTTTCAACAAGTACAATGCTACAATGCAGCATATCATTACGGATGAGAATATGGAGCTGCTCAATATAGTCCCAGAGTTCCTCAATGTCAATACTGACGACAGTACTGGTACTTCATTCATCAGTATCGAGATAGTTTCGTAATGAACTTTATAATAAAACTATACCTAGAAGGAGGTAAAACTAATGAACTATAGAGAGACCGAAATACAGGAAGCTTTAGCATATAAGGAAAGAGCTGTTAAGGAAGCAGCTATACCTAGTGAAAGACTTAAGGCTAAAGCAATCCTTGAACAGTCTGACAGAGAGAACTACTATGCTCGCCGCTACGCAAATGACGAAGCTGCAGCAGCATACGGTAGATTCAAGCAGGAAGTTACAGATACTCTCGTAGCAGAAACTGTATACTGCCTTGCAGCAAGCTGTACTGACTCTATGATACTTGAGAATGGTTATAACAAAGACCTTCTCAGAGTACTCTCTACAAATTTCGTGAATGAGAACGGTTCTCAGAATCTTCTTAGAAAGTGGAGAGGCACTTCTTATATCATGAGCGAGTTTGCTTACATCATTCAGAACAATATCGACTCTATCTGTGAGAAGGCTGATCCCAAGAATCAGGCTACTCTGAAGATAAAGGATGACCAGAAGAAGAAGTTCTTCAAGGATATCGATAAAGTTAACGCTGACTCCGCTATCACAGCTATCAGAACTAAGGTTAAGAGTGCTACGGCAGAGTTCATCGATTCCAACAATGCTGCTAAGGAACAGATCAAGTCTATTCTCGACTCTACTAAGAAGAAGATCGAGAAGAATGACAAGGATGAGAACCTTAAGGAAGCTTATGCGATGAACGCTAAGAGAAAGATTACAGACATCAGAGCTGGCAAGACTAAGGGAGTCTTCGAAGCTATGGTATACTCTGTATCTGAGTCTGCATTCAAGAACGAAGATGCTAAGAAGATCTTCATCGAGAATTCCAGTCTGAATATGGATGCAGTAGTTGAGCACTGCGAGGTTATGTATACATTCCTCGAGACACTCAACACACTGAAACTTATTAAGATTGATGAGTCTTACATCGAGAAGCTCATTGCTGATCTTAAAGAAGGTTAATAAGGGTGGGTAGGGATTTCCCTACCCACTTTCTTATACCTTTATGAAGTATCTCTTTTCGATTCGTGTAGTGATTATGAAAAGATTGTCTTCTAATGACTTGAAGTCATTATACTCTTCGTCAGTGATATCGTTATTGTTATGCATACTCTCAATAGCTTCTACTACACATTCCTTAACAGTCTCCAATACCAGATTTATATCAAGTCTTGTATCAAGTTCGAAGGTATAAGTACTAGTAGCAGTGTCCTGTCGTATATCTGCTTCGAAGCGTTTATTAAGTATCTCTGCGAAATCCTTACCACACTTCTCATCACAATACAGCTTATCCCAGAGATGTACTCTTCCGTAAGTCATCTTATCTATATCTTCACTCAGTTTCTTATCATACATAAGTCAAATTCATTCCTTCCATAAAGTCTTTACGAGCAGTGATGCTCTTGTATTGATGCTTGTTATATACTGCATTCATATAGAGGAGGTCTATTTCTACTCTAGGGAGAATAGAGTAGTACTTTTCAACTAATCCTCTTATAGTGAGCATATCGTCGATCCATACATTCGCATTGTACATGTCTGCATATAGCTTAGCAATGTTGTCGAAGTCTGGTTTATAGATATGACGATCTAACCCTATTTCTGCAATGAACTTTTCTACTCTGTTATAGTAGCTAGGAGTTGGGAAATAAGCTCTATACGTTACATCGCATGGTGTACAGATGATCTGATTGAGCTCATCTAGCTCTCCAGAATCTACTACTCTTCTCATGTACGCATTATTCTGTGAAGCTCCAGGGGAGTACACATGAATAAAGTCAGAGCTCTTAGCGAACTCTGTGATGTTAGATCTGTTGATTAGCCTATATCTAGGACGTTTAGCACCTTCTGGTACCATATACAGTACAAATGATATCCGATTATAGTACAGATTCTCCATTCGTCTAGCTTTCTCAGAGAGAATCTGCTTAGCAAGTTGATCATCTATCTTATATTGATCATACATCCACTCTAATCTCTCTTTATAGTCGAGTGGAATGTCACCATATTTGGCTTGGTATTGCTTCTGCATTTGTTTGAAAGAAGCCACACGTTCACCGCCTTTATAATAGAGTAAGGTGTGTTCCACCTTACTCTATTGTTTTGGGTCTAGTTAGATCTAATTAGAACGCAGAGAAGATATTAGAGATCTTCGTAGACAGTTTCTGACCTATATTGGCAGTAAGATTGAACGGAATGTCTACCCACTTGCTGGTGATATTGAGTGTAGCATACAGCTTAACGATTCTCGTAAGCTCAGGTTCATTGATATTGATACCACAGAGACTGCAGAGATAGTCAAGCTCCTGAATATTCTCCAAAGTGTTGCTCTTAGCAAGTGTAATAGGAGTCATAGAGATTGAAGAATAGAGATCTTGGATAGTGAACGATACATCTACTACTGTAGGAAGACCATCCTTTGTCCATCCACCTTCTTTACCCTTATTGACTGTCATTTCAGTGATGATACCCATATCTATATTGAACGATCCCTTATAGAAAGCCTTTACAAGGAACGGTGCTGAATAGCCATTGTGGTACTCACCTCTAGGCATAACAAGACCTATAAGATGACACAACGGAACATAGATATTTAACCACCACGACTTGACGTCATAGTATGGTGTAGTAAGCTTGATACTTACTTGATAGCTCTTGTTGTATGAAGAGTTAGACCAGATATTAGGGAACTGAAGTCTACCGCCAGTAGCTACAGTCTTCAGTGAACCAAGTAAGCTAGAGAAGATATTACCATTACCAGCGAGCTTAGAGGTGAAGTCGTCTATAGCCTTACGAGAGTTAGCGAATACATCTCCCAAAGCATCAAAGTCTTCTGCTATCATAGATGATGTACTTCCCATAAGGAACTGCATCTCTCTTGCTGCATCAGAGAAACCATTGATCTTAGATGCAAGACTAGATTCTGTAGTCTCATTCGAGAAGTTATCTGAGAACTGAGCCTCAGATGTGATATAAAATGGGATAACTTGACGATAGTATATCCAAGACAAAGTATCTTCAGCCCACTCTACAACCTTTTCGAACGCAGAATTAGTCTCATTGTCTCCCTTGAATGAATCGTCCTCTCCGCTATTATCAGCCCAAGCCCAGTTATAGTCGGAACAAGCACGTCCATCAAGCATTCTATACTCGTTATACTCTGCTTCTGTATCGAAATCATCTGCTATAGCTCTCTTATCTTGGCCTGTAGCAAGGTGATCGAGTCCTAATAGAACTGCACCTATTCTACACATAGGATTAACATACTGGAAGTATTCATTGTAAGCAGGCTGTATAGAATACAGCTTACCAGAGTAACCGTCAAGAAGGTCATTCAGATTACCATCATTACCTCCAAACATGTGGTCGATGATATTAGAGATAGCACCCTGACGTTCTGATGATGTATTGTCAGCAAGGAATCTTGAGTTACCTGGAGTTAGATATAAGAGAGGCATTCTAGATGCTATCTTCTCTGCAAAGGTTACACCAAAGATCTCATCTTCTCCAGCAGAGTTAGGATTGCTATTCTGAACTCTCATATCTGCGGTTGGAAGGAATTGATAAGGAAGACCGAAGACAAATCTAAGTTTCTTAAGGTCATTCATACTATCTATAGCTTTACTGTAGTCTGCGGCAGTAGCAGTAGGATCTGTAATCCAAAACTCATCTACAGCATATGCCTCTATTCTAGCTACAGCGTCTTCTCCTCCAGCAGCACTAGCGTCTCCTTGCATAACACTTATATTAGCTGACCATTCAGATATGTTTTGGATTCTATTGAGATCAGCTCTACCACACTCTACGAACTTAGGCGTAGAAGCAAGATCTCTTCCAGCATCATGCTTTGTGTATGAAGTTATCCTAGTCTTCTTGATGTAGCTATTGTTATTTCCTCCTGTATAGAGTTTAGCTATACCACTATCATCAGTTCCTATATTGATCCATACATACTGAGCTTTCTTCCAGTTGTTTCCTACTGTATCTGATGGTACCAATACTAATACGTAGTGCTTTCCATCTATAGCTTTATAATCATTCGTTATAACCTTGATAGGACCACTGATATTACCAATGAATGAATCTGGTATATGAGAGAAATCTCCATATGCTGCTATAGTAGGACTATCTATAACCAGCCAGGCGCCAAAGTGGACATTGGTTAACATGGATATCATGTCTTTATGATCTACATAGAATGTATTAGCCATAACGTTACCTCCTTCTTAGTCGTTGTTATAGAAATGTTCCAGAGGCAAAAGAGAGCCAGTAGAGGTTTCCCTCTACTGGTCTTCTCACGTTAATTCTTAGCTATCTGATACACTGCAGATGATATGTCTTTACTTGTGGAGTTGTTGAGTATAGAGTTGAGTGCTGTGATAGGAGCTGATGTACTTGGTCTTCCACCTGCTGTAGTGATAAGCTTAAGAAGATCAGCAGTTGTTGTGTCTCCATTCTTAGCAGCAGTGTTAGCTACGATAGCAGCAAGGAGCTGAACTATCTGTTCATTTCTAGCACTGTTATCTGCTATAGTCTTGAGGATTTCTACTACTGATGTAAGTTCCAAATTGATTGTAGATTCAGAACCTCTACCCATTCCCATACCAGAGTTAGCTGGTATAGCTACAGCATCACTACCGTTGATCTTGATGTTAGTCTGAGGAATAACACTACGTCTAGCGGCATTGTGTACTGCATCTGCATAGATACCTGTCTGAATCAGCTGTGGATTTCTGTTATCCTCAGCTCTTGTCTTCAGAAGTTTACGTCTATAGCTCTGATTCTCTGCACCAAGAGTATTATAGATCTTCTTATTAGCAGACTTCATTCTCATAGCAAGCTCAGCCTGTCTAGATTGGCTAACCGTTCTAGGACTTCTAGCTGTACCGAACTTGAATTCAGACATGCTAATCTTAGGAGCCTTTCTACCCTGACCAGTGAAGAGGTGTGATTCGTATTCCTGATATTCTACGATATCATCATTCGGGAAGCCCATGATATAAACTTCAGGGTTGATGAATGTACCATCAGACTTCTTGATACCGAAGTGGAGATGTCTACCTGTAGATGAACCAGTATGACCACCTATACCGATTGGTGAACCGATATAAACTTGAGTATTCTCCTTGATGTCTTGATGAACTGCATTAAGATGACCGAATTGATAGATATATCCGTCAGTACCAGTAACTTCTACATAGTTACCAAATCCTCCGCCATCGCTAGAACCAAGACAACCAGTGTTAGGAGTATATCCAGTTGTAACGTGTGTAACGACACCATCACAAAGAGAGTATACTGTCCAGTCTTCGTCTGAAGAACCGCATGAAAGCAGGTCAGTACCATTATGTCCATTAGGATGAACGCCATCGTTATACCAACCATATCTACATGAGCACTTAAACTTACCTCTGAATGGAGCAACGATCTGTCCATTGAAGTTAGTATTAACGTCGCCTGGTACACCACTGCTAGAACTTGCTCCTTCTTCTTCTGCTGTGTCTCCGAAGAGAGCATCATACAGAGGTCCGAAGAGTTTCTTTGATGCAGTAATGATATCATTAGAAATAATACTAAAGAGTGACTGCTTGCCAGACGATGCAGATGCTGTCGATGTAGTAGCACCAGACTTAGCAGCTTCATCAGCCTTAGCATTCTCACTGATTTCCTTATGTGATCTAGAATCCTGGATAACTGTACCGTATTTATCTGGGAATCTGTTACCCATATTTGTACGGCTCTTGTATACAGTCTCAAAAGCTTCAGCATCACTCTTACCAACCTTCTTGAGGTTTCTGAATGTTTCAGCCATATCGAACTGTATCTTTGATCTTTGGAGATCGTCGTTGACTCTCTCCCAAGCAGCATCGTAACCAGGTCCACTTAAGTTCTTAAATGTACCCCTATGGTTCTTAAGATCGTTCATTTCCTTCATGCGCTTATCATAAGCTGCCTTAGCGTCATCATAATAAGCCATGTAGTCATAACCATCTGTTCCCTTACCGAATCTGCTGAGTATTCTGTTAGCTCTACCCTTACCTGTGCTGTCTGTATCGCTCTTACCATTGACGATAAGCTCATACAGTATCTTAGCATTCAGTCTTCTGAGACGATCGTAGATCATATTCTCAGAATAGTGAACTCCCTCAGAGTTTCTACCATTCCAGTCACCTGAAACTTCGAATACTCTTTCGAAGTTAGCAGCTGCAGATTCAGGATCTGAGAGCTTCTTGAATTCCTCGAAGGAACCCACTGGTGTAAGTCCCTGAGATGCAAATGAAGGACTAGCGTTAGCAGGATTAGCCCAGTTACCGCCGTTCATGATCTCGTGTTTAGCATGTTCAAGGTTTGCTTCCCAACTCCATACGTCGCCAGCGAAGCCATTATCTCTAGCCCAGTTCTCGTGTTTAGAACCAGGAGTCCATTGCATGATACCGCCACCATAGTATATTACGCCCTTAGTAGCAACGCTTCTGATAGAGTTGATACCACACTCTTGCTCCCAGTTACCTATAGCACCACAAGCTGCAGCAGGACTAAGTCCGCATTCACCAGTGAGCATAGCGTAGAGCTCAACCTCGTCATCGGTAATGGAGATTGTATGTGTATTGCCAGCATCATCTGACAGAGTAAGTGTCTTACCCTTCATCTTAGAAGCATCACCAGGATTTCCTCCAACAGAACCAGATGTGCTGCCCTTCTTAGTGCTAGAAGTATTGAGTACGTTCTTGAGAATCTTACCGTAAGGTACAAGTATAGCATTAGCTGTATTGGAGATGAACATCGAGAGAAGAGTCTCTTTACCCATACCCGTAGTAATCTTGACAGAACTGTTAGCCAGTGTAGAAGCAAGGTCGTAACGGTCGCCACTTGTTCTTGACTCAGAGTCTTCAACAATAACTTTACCGTTTTTATCAATACCTGTAGCTACTACATAGTGAGCCTGGCTACCGTAAGGAGTGTTTCCGCTATTGCTATAATCGTTACCCATCAGTACGACAGGATTACCATTAAGCAGTGACTTCAGAACATTCTTGTTGCTAGATGTAACGTTAGCAGGTATACCCTTCTTAGCCAGATAGTCTGTAAAGAATGCAGGGTATGTACCACCGTTGACTTCCTTGTAGTTGTTGGCCATAGCATACTTTCCAGCCTCTGTTATATTGGCATCTCTGATACCAAACTTTCTAGCTACTGTAGCAGCAGCTGCAGGACCACAACCAGAATCAGCAAGTGTTTGTCTTGTAGAGTCTCCCTTAGTAGAGTAAGAACCGTTATAGTCTCTCTGATAAATATGATCTGGATCATATGTACCATTACCATAACTGTCATCACTACCCATACCGAAGATGCTCTTTATCTTACTTATACCAGTCTTGATAGACGAAGTGAGCTTTGATGTGAATGAAGTGTCTGACTTGGAGTTTGTACCATTAGACACCTTAGTTGTCTTAATATCACCCTTGTCGCTACTCATAGCTCCAGTAACATTCTTCATTGTGTTTGATACGATTGCGAATGGTGCCTTAACTACTCTTTCCATGAGCTCCTTCAGAGAGAACATAGAGTCAGCTATACCGCCCTTAGAGTCTCCTCTTACTTCCCAGAACTTAGAATCGAAAGGTGTCAGTGTACCATCATTTATCTTCTTATCAACAGAAGAGTTCTTAGAGATAAGGCTCTTGAATGTCTTGCCGATATCAGATACCTTTCCGAATGCATTAGATAAACCGTTCTTGATAGAGTCCTGAATAGTGCCAGTAACACCAGATGGATCCAGGCCAAGTCCGTTAAGTAAAGCAGATGGAATTGGATACATGTTCTGATCAGCACGAGCATTGAACCAACCCTTTACGGTATTCCAACCCTTGCTAACAGCACCCTTTACAGCCTTACCAGCACCAGCGCCTTTCTCTACAATCCAGTCTCCTGCAGCTCTAGCTCCCTTACGAACGCCTTTAACTGCATCGGTATTCCAGATATCCTTACCAGCATCCTTGAACCAGTTACCGATAGCTTTAGTATCTTTTCCAGCCCAATCAACTGTTTGTGCCCATGCCTTCTTGATGCCACCTTCTTTAAGGTTCTTGATCTGAGTCTTGATCCTTCCAGGTATATTAGTAACAGCACCAACGAGTCCGTTACCAGCCTTGTCAGCATAGTTCCATAATACACGGTCGAGCTTGTTCTTCTCTCTAGAGTAGTTATACTCTTCAAGAGACATGTTTGTACCATGCTCCTTGTTGTAAGCAGCTATGAATTCCTTAGCATCTTGCTGTCTCTGAATGTATTCATCTTCAAGACCGCACTTAGCTATAGCTTCGAATAAGTGAATAACTGCTCCTACACACTGAGTAGGTGTGAGAACGATTACAAGTCCACTAAGCACCTTAGCAAGACCAGCAAGCTGTCTATCTACACTGTCTATTTCATCTGGAGTAACTTGGAGAATGTCTGCAGCTTGAGTCTTACCCTTAGAGTAATCTATAAGCATAACAGCTACTTCTATGACAGCTCCTATAATCTTTCCAGCTATAGTAACACTCTTCTTAGCACACTGCTCTACTACTTCCTTAGCAGCCTTCTCAGCACCTTCTTCGATACCTTCCTCGACACCCTTAGATGTGATTTTCTTACCGAACTTAGATGCTATACCTTCGATGAACTCTTTCAGTACTGAACCGTCTCCGAAGAGTTTCTTGAATGCATTCTTGATGAAACCAGTAAGCTTAGAAAGTATACCGCTCTTAGCAGCCTTCTCAGCACCCTCCGTAATAGCTTTCTTAGCTCCCTTCTCGGCAGCTTCTTCAGCCATCTCTTTAAGTGCCTTCTCTCCGCCTTCCTTAGCAACTTTCTCTACAGCCTCACCAGCTACTTCCTTAGCAGCCTTCTCAGCTACTTCTTTCTCCATCTTGGTAATTGCACCCTTAGCACCCTGTTCAATACCTTCTTCTGCTGCTTCCTTAGCATTCTTCTTGAAGAGGTCCTTAACGTTTGTACTAAGAATTTTATCGAGACCCTTATCTTCGATCTTGTCGGCAAGCTTATTGATGAGCTTGTTCTTCCAACCCATCTTAGCACCTCTGTTTGATGCCTTATCGGTGAGTTTCTCGATTGCCTTACCTTCCTTTTCAGCTACAGTGCCAACACCCTTGAAGACTTTACCGCCAACTCCAGGTATCCTACCAAGAGTTTTCTTAACTCCGATAGCAGCTTTCTGAGTTCCTTTACCGAACAGTCTAGAGCTAAGTGTATAGAGACCCTTATAGCTCTTATTACCTATAAGTGCTCTCTTGCCATATCCTGTAACAAGTCTATTACCAAGACTAGCTTGAGCTACGTTTGACGCATCTGCTTCTTCAGCATTGATGAGATTCTCTTCAGCATGCATGCTGTTCCATACATTATTGGTTCTATAGTCTGAATTCTGAGCTTCTATAAGGTCTTTAGCCTTGTAGTAGTTGCCATTAGCATCCATTCTGAGAGGATTCTTGTGCTCGGTATCGTCATCAGCATAATATACAGCATCGCCAGCTATATCTGTTCTTGTGCTAGTAGCATTAATTGTTTCAGAAGTTCCTACAGCAGTAACTTTGTTTCCACCGTTAAGAACACCGAGAGAACTATTAAGTTTAGCCATATCAGAACCAATCTGATAACCTGAACCAGAACCTACTTGATTGATTTCGCCTTCATTGGATACCGCGAAGATATTCTTAGCACCAGTGAATGGGTTAGTCACAGTATGAACCGACTTAGCACCAGATACTATAGCCTGATCAGCAGCATTGAGCTGGTTATATGCATCAATATTGTTAGCCACGTCGACTAAGCTAGAAGGATCACCCTGTCCAACTTCCGTACTATTAGGCTTCTTGATGGCATTGATTACACCCTTAACAGCATATCCTACACCCTTGAAGAGAGCAGGGATAGCATTAGTGGTTACGATTTCAAATCCCTTAGTTACTACGCTACCAACACCATTCTTAACTCCTTCCAGTACCTTAGGAAGTTTGGTCATGATAGAATCCGCACCAATTTTCCAGAGATCTACGAGTGAATGAAGGAGTCCTGAACTTCCTTTATCTGGAGAGGAGTATTCACCCTTATTAAAGATCCAGTCTTTAGCTCCCTTGAAGAAGTTCTTCACCTTAGCAAGTGCTGGAGATATCATGTTAGCTAGACCGCTGAACATACCACCTTCCCACTTCTCTACGGTGTTTCCATCTTCATCTTGATATGTGTTCTTCTTGCCCAGGAAGAGAGGACCAAGCTTATCCTTAAAGAAAGGCATAAGGTGTTCCTTAACCCAAGGCTTTACGAACTGCTTATAGATTCCAGCGAACAGAGGAGCGAAGATAGCAACCTTAACGGCACCCTTGATGATCTTCTGAATCAGAGAACCACCTTTCTCCTTGATATTGCCTATCTTATCCTTAAGGCTCTCCTTGGTGTTATCCTTGATACCCTTAAGTTCTGTAAGCATCTTAGAGAATACGCTGTTCTTTTCATTGTCCTGAGCATCCTTTGAACCCTTCTCTGAGTTCCTGTTGCCTGAGAAGAAGTTCTTGACAGCTCTAATAGGATGGAATCCATCTGAGAGGAACGCATTGGTGTGAACCTCACCGTCTCCCTCTACAGGTTTATTAGTATCGAAGTACTTCTCAGCCTCACCAAGAAGCTTCTGATTGATCTTGAGATTAAGGATTCTGTCGATCAGGTCAGCATAATCCTTCTTTCTCTTCTTCTGCATGAGAGAAAGTTCCTTAGAGAAACTTCCTTCCTTCTCAAACTCGGGGAATGCAGCTTTCACGTACTCCTTAAAGCCATCTACAGTGAATGGATAAACAGTACCCTTATACTTTACTCCCTTATGTCCAGGCTTGTAGCTATTCTTGAACTTCTCGTACATCTCTGTTACAATCTTTCCAAGAGTCCCACGACGCTTAGTTACATATGCATCATCAGTAACAGTGAGTATGTTACCTCTCTTATCGATATTACCCTGTTTAGCCTTACGACTAGCTGAATACTTCTGGTTTTCACCAAGCCATCCAGCCAATGCGTTAGCACCAGTACCGATTTTATTGAACAGACCTCCTACAAGAGGTACATGAGAACCGACAGCGCCTACGACACCGACAGCTCTAGCACCAAGTTTAGCAACTCCTATACCTCTACGAGCAAGGAAGTTGTTTTGATGCTTAAATCCGCCGAAGTTTCTAGCGTTAGCATTTCCACCTGCAGAAGCATTTCTGAGATCATGATCTCTTTCGAGACTCTCCAGAGCTTGAAGTCTGATTTCATCATTACTCATGCCTGGATTTTGTTCTCTTATAGCAGATAATCTTTCACTAACGTCTCCTCTGAGACCACTAGCTGATGCCAATCCGCTAGTAACCTTAGATCTATCGTGACGAATTCTACTCAGAAGAGCTTCATCGTCTGTATAACCTACCTGAGACTTGATAGTTTCAATCTCATAATCGGTAAGCATGTTTTCGTTAGCATAGCCTCTAGCCTTAGCATAGTCTGCCTTAGCTTTTCTGAAGCTAGCATCGCGCTTAGATTTCTCTGCGTTGAACTGTTCATCAGTATTTTTATACTGATAGTAAGCATCCCATATAGCCTTACCAATCTTCTCAGGGAGATCTGCAATCTGATCAGAGATAACTGCTACATTGTTCTCGATCTTACCCTGTGGTGTAGCTATACCATCTTCTGCTTCCTGATGATATTTAGATTTGTATTCTGTATGGAAGTTCTTCTTAAGCTTCTCGAGACCTTTCTTGTTCTTAAGGAACTTCTCGCTTATACCAGCCTTCTTAAGATTCTCAAGCATCTGCTCCTTGCTAGTGTTCTTGAACACTTGCTGCTGTTGCATGATACGCTGAGTATCCTTCTTAAACTGATCGAGAGCCTTAAGTATGATCTCTTGATCTGCCTTGTCGAGAAGAGTTCTTCCGTCTCTACCCTTAGCCTTGCTCTTGATAAACCTCTGAGCAGCCTTGAAATCTGGAGCTGGATATCTGAGCATCTTAGTTACTCTACCAGCATCAGCAGTATTCATATACTCAAGAAGTGAGTTGGAGAAGTCATTCTTAGCCTGATTATAGCGATCTCTATATGGATCACCAGTAGTCAGTGCGGCAAGCTGAGCTTCTATATCACCTATCTGAGTAGAAGTTCTGTCTCTAGCAACGTCTGCTATATTAGTATCGAACTCAAGACTTTCTGCGTTCTTGAATCCTCTACCTCTCATAACAGCATCAAAGCCAAATCCGAACTTATGCTGATCTCTATACTGAAGTCTCTCTTCAGCAGACTTATTGAAAGCAGTACCTCTACGTATACGACCTCTTTCAAGTCTATTACCCACACTCTTAATCATGTGAGCTCCAGCCATGAATGGAGACAGTGCTATAGTACCGCCAACCTTAACTGCTCCGCCTATCATCTTCTTAAGAGGATTCCTAAGAAAGTCTGTTATACGAGCAGCAAGATTCTCTCCGAATACATTCTCGAAATGCTGACCTATCTTCTCAGCGAATGTATCCTTGATATCCTGAGCAACGTTCTTAAAGGACTGAGCTATGGATTCTGCGCCTTCCTTGAAAGGTTTGATTACCCAATCCTTAACTTCTCCCATAAGTCCGCCTTCACGTTTCTCTTTACCATTCTCGTCCTGAACCTTTTCACCGAATACTGCACTCATAGTGCTTTCGATAAGATCCTGACCGAAGTTCTTAAGAGGATTGATGGCTTTCTTAATAGTACCTACTACGCCGCCCTGTTTCTTTCCATCAACTTCCTTACCAAAGATGAACTCCTTGAACTTGTCAGTTGATGCTACCATACCTGCAGCACTACCAAGTAATGCACCAGGCAGTAATCCTATAGGACTGAAGACAGCACCAGCAAGTGCTCCTAATCCTATCTTAGGAAGTTTCTGCTTGAACTTCTCCTTATCTCCAAGAAGACTATCTTCACCGAAGATAAGACCATCAAACATTCCTTCGTGCTCAGCGATTCCTGCAGCTCCTCCGAGGAGTATACCTGCAAGAGGTCCAAGCGGTGTAACAAGACTAAGTGCTCCTCCCAGGAGTGCCCCTTTACGCATACTTGGGAATGCCTTTTGAAGCTCTGTGGAGATGAGTCCATTATCAGCTCTCTCGCCATTCTCTCCAAGATCGCCGAATATAGCATTAGCAAATCCGTTAGATCTCTTTGAAAGTCCTGTAGCTATTCCAAGACCAGCACCGAGAAGCGGCATACCGAGAAGTGCACCAGCAATTCCACCGATACCAGCCTTAGCAAGATAATCCGTAGCAACGTCTACCTTTTCTCCGTTGTTGAAGAAGTCGAGGATAGATTGTCTAATAGACTTTTCATCTGTGGCAGTCCCTTCAGATACAGTAGCGTTAGCCATAAGCTTGTTACGATACTTACGCTCTGCAGCATACTGTCTAGATGCTTTAGAAGGAGATGCAGGGTTGATTACTACATCACCCTTAGAGAGTCCATAAACTCCCATCTTAGGTACAACACCAGAACCTCCACGTCCCATAACGATTTCGCCAGGAGAGAGGATAGATGTCATGTTGCTCTTAGCCACACCACCGTAAGCAGAACCAGGAAGTCCAGACCCAAATCTTTCGTTATAACCAGCGTTATATCTTCCGTTAGAATTGAGTCTTATTGGGTTCAGAGAATTTTCGTCTGGAGTATTGGAACCTATAGGTCTTGTAAGTGAATCGGCGATCTTCTTGATAGGTTCTACTATCTTCTGAAGTGAAGGTCCGATAACCTTTTCTATAGACTCATGAACTCTATTCTCTGCAGCTTCTCTTTTAGCTGCCTTAGCTGCCTCTTCGTTAGCCTTGATTTGATTAGAAGTATATTCAGCCTTAAGTTCTCTAGTTGATCTTCTATTACCAGAAATGACATTGTTTATACGATAGAGTCTCTTCTGTTCCATAGCATACTTCTCTTTATGAGTTTCAGTAAGCTTAGCGACAAAAAGTTTAGCATACTCAGTGATCTGAGTAGTATTCTTGAAGTCAACAGCACCGATTTCCTTAGCTATAGACTCTCTGGTGATATTGTTCTGCTTGAGGAATTTGATGAACTCATCCTTCATTTCGGGGTGTCCGAGTCCACTTATAGCATTCTCACACTCTGTATAGAACTTATAATTCTTCTTATCAGCTCTAGACTTTCCATGAGTCTGATTGAATTCAGCTCTACTAGACAGAATATCAGCAACTCTTCTCTCTTCTCCAAGCTTTGCAGCATTGAAGAGTGAGTTATTATTGCTGTTAAACATAGTCTGGTCGAATGCAGGCTTTCTTATCTTGGTGAAGTACCTGATTACATTATTAGGATTCTTAGCAGCAGTAGGATTATATCTCTTCTTCTGAGCCCATGCAATGTACTCATCAGCATAATTATATTTCATGTCGAGTGACATGTTATAGCTGAATGCACTAATCAGGAAAGTTCTAACTCCCTGCCAATCTGCTGGGTTATTAGAATTACTTTCAGAAGAGTTTGATGAAGTATCAGAAGACTCTTCTTCATCTTTCTTACCAGTAAGAGATCTAGCATCACGTTTAGCTGTTTCTGCTAAACCTTGTGCGTTTCTTTTAAGAGCTTCGAATAAAGAACCAGTAACACCACCAGTTCTGAAACCTTCACCATCAGGTTTGCCGATAATAGCTTCCTTAAGCTGACCAAAGAAACTGTCTGGAGCAAAGATCTTCTTAACGACATTCTTTTGCCACCATCCATCTTCCTTGGTAAAGAAGTTCTCGAGCTTAGTGCCGATCATATTTGTAAGAGAATCGAATCCGCCCTTGAAGCTCTCCTGGAGCATTCCGAACAGGCCCTTTTCTTCTACAGTCTCACCGTCGTTATTCTTCATCTTGAAAGCATGCTTGAAGAAGATATCATGAATCAGAGCCTCAGTACTTACCATAGCATCTGTAGCATACTGCCAAGGTTTATCTGCAATACTCTTCATGTATGCTCTAGCAAGTAAGAGCTTAGCCTTACCACCCTGAGCAGCCTTCATCTGTTCCTTAAGGTCTTTCTCCTTATCATACTTGACAGCCTGAGCATTTTTCTTTTCATCAGATGAAATAAGGCCCCACTCTTCAAGTACATCGAACATGTCCTTCTGATTAGCTTTCTCTTGCTTCTGACGCTCAACTTCATCTCTCTTGAACTCTTCAGTGATGTCATTGAGGATAGAACCAAACTGACCTCTTACATTATCAGCATCAAGATCAACTCTGTTAGGACGTCTGAGTCTCTTATTATAACGCTTATCTCCAGACTTACGATATCTTTCGTTCTGCTCCCATTTAGCTTGCTCTTCCTCATAACGTCTTTTGAATGCTTCTTCATCATGACGCTTACGTTTATCGCCTTCGTGTTGGAGTCGTTTCCAATCATACTTCTCCTTCACTTCAAATGACATTTCTGACGAGTTAGAAGTATTAGCATCATTAAGATCTCCACCACCAAGTGCGATAGAGAAGAGGCCATTGCTTCTGATTCCAGCAAGGTCAAGCTTGATATTCTTGAGGTAATCGAAGATAGTATAACCGTACTGATCAGCAGTCATAGCTATAGCCTTAGCAGTAGGTGAGTTCATTATAGACTTCTGATCATAATCACCGTGCTTGTTCTTAAAGCGTTCGAGCCATTCTCCGCTGTTCTTATTGATGTCGATACCCTCTGAAGCAAACAGAAGTTCAAGTGACAGAGGATTGTTTCCTATGTCCTTTCTCTTGTCTGCATTTCTCTTACGAGACTCGAAGACACTCTTGATAGTATTAGCGAGAACAACTGTTACATCGTCTCTACTAGTCAGTATAGGATTGCCCTTAGACCAATCAAGACCAGCAATTCTCTGCTGTTCTCTGTCCTTTACGGCTGTACCATTACCATATCTCCAGTCTCTCTTCTTAGTGTAACGATAGTTATACTTAGTCTCCTGGAAACTCTTCTGAATGAACTTAGCTACATCCTCATCAATGCCGTACTCTCTAGGATTACGAAGCATATTGAAGTCTGGGTTTTCATAGAAAGCATTAGCAAATGCAGTGAGTCCCTTGATGAACTTATCTGCGTCTTGCTTACTTTTCATGATCTTGTTGAAGTCTCCTCCAACACCCTGTTTCATATAAGAGAAGAAGTCTCCCATAGCAGACATAGCTTTATTCTTCTCATTCTTGAGAATCTCGTTATACTTAGCTCTCTTAGTAGTCCACTTACCACTGTTATAGTCGAAGATCTCCTCGTCTTCTCCTGTCAATGCAGAAGCAATCTTAGCGAGATGATGTGGCATAACTTCAGTGATAGCTTTCTTAGTGATACCGTCGAATGGAACTGGCCCCTTAGTGTACTTAGAAGTATCGAAGTTGCCTTCTCTATCCATCTTCATACCGAAGATGGATCCCATAAGTTTATTCATTCCAGTACCATTGAGTTTCATGTTGTTCAACTGACCAAAGAGAGTATAGGCAAGACCACCCAGAACCTCATTCAGATTATTTGCTGAAGCTTTGAAGGTCTTGTTGATGTTCTTCTTAAGAAAACCTTGAGTAAGGTCTCTCATCGGGTTAGCGAACATGAGAGCGAGAGTATTACCATCGCCGAGTTTAAACGAATCCATAGAAAGACCAGTAGCTTCAGTGATAGTGTCACTGAGGTTCTTTCTGATGGCATTCTTATAATCTCTGAGGTTAAGCATACCATTAGCATTGACTACGCTAGTGGCAGTGGTTTTGTTCCCCTTCTTCTGACTCTGACGCTGGTCTTCATACAGATTTCTCTGCATCTTAAGCAGTTCATCGAGCTGAGCGACTATAGTATTAGTGTTCTTCTCGATCTTCTCATAGAACTTGGCAGTCTTCTCCCAAGTCTTCTGCTGGTTCTTGATATTGGTATTAGCCGAATCAGAAAGTAGTCTAGTGATTCTTTCGAATCCATTGTTAACTGATCCCATGAGCTTTTCGTTCTGCATAAAGAGAAGAGTAGTATTCTCTCTAGATGCATCTATCTGAGCCTTGCCTACAGTGACAATAGCATCAGTAGTCATCATCGTATTGAGCTTAGTATTCTTCTTGATAGCTGTAGCAATGATCTTGTCACCATCGCTTACATCCATACCTTCTTTATCCCAGTCGAACTCAGCTCCATCCATATCCCAGTCGTCGCCGATACCAAGTCCGCCAAACTTCTCAGTGAGTCTAGTTTCACGATCCTTAGCATACCAGTCGCCTGTTTTGATATCTTCTATGAGTGAGTTTACACCTACAGAAGCAGCTACATAAACGTCGCTCTTCTGAATCCTATCCTTGACACGTTTAAAAGTGGTACGATAGTCTCGCACCGAGTTATACACGCCCTTTAAGGATTCATTGTTCTCTTCAATGAATGATTTAGGGTTGGTAAACATCTCTCCTGCTACATCAGCAGCAGAATAGATGACTGACTTACCAACGTTCTTAGCATATTGAGCTACCTTATTGAGCATAAGGTTCCCTCCTTTCTGTCAGATTACTAAGATGTTCCTCCCTCCAAATTGGTACGATTGTATACTATTAGAGAACACTCAACCATTAAATAATCAAATAATCGTACGTGTTTGGGACGATTATGAACAAGGAGGAAAACTATGATACCTATATCAAACAAAGGTCTTACCATCTATAAGACTGAAATGAAAGAAGCATTGAGACTGTCATTCCCAAGACTGTTCGATGCAGATATTGATGCAGCTATAGATTACTCTATAGCTAAAAGATTTTCTGACACACCAGTGAAACTGGACAATAATTATACACACAATCAGCAGGACACTACACTTTACAACGTCCTGAATTATATCATAGAACGAGAACCGATAGTAACTGTATCTGGTGTTCTCTTCAAGAAGCATGGCACTTGCCCTAACCCATATGTAGATCTCATTCAGGAGTTCCTGACTAAGAGAGCTGAGTATAAGGGAATGATGCTTAAATATCCTAAGGGATCAGAGATGTATGAGAAGTACAACCTCCTTCAGCTTTCAGAGAAGGTATCTGCAAATGCTATCTATGGAGCTAGTGGTAATCATACATCTATCTTCTATAACGTTAACGTTGCATCGTCTATCACAATGCAGGGTCAGAACTGTATTGCTACAGCACTTCTCTTGTTTGAGGCTACTCTTAACAACAACGTTAAGTTTGGTTCACTCAATGAGATTGTACAATTCATTAACAACGTTCGTCGTGAGAGACCTACTCGTAAGTATAATGACTATGATGTCATCGATATGCCAGTATCAGCATACGATGTATTCTGTCAGCTTATATGTACATGCGGTTTCTACTACAGACCTTCAGAGAAGGATCTGATGATTGTATGGGATATCATCAATCAGCTTGACCAGGAAGACCTTAATCGTATCTTCTTTAAGAACAACCTCTTCTACTTCTTCGACAATAAGTACGTTATGGATAAGGTTGTATACTTCCTCAGTTTGCTTCCGATACACTTCATGGATCCGAACAAGACTCCTAATGCTAAGGACATCTATGATGCTCTTAAGGATACTGATAACCCGATGACTGAAGAAGAAGCTAGTCATCTTGCAGATCAGATCAAAGCAGCGCTTGATGAAGTATATGAACTCGTTAAGGAGTATGTATACTATGGTCATCAGTATATGGATCGTCTCGACAGAGCAGAGAACATGGTTCGTTCTGTATCTATCCTTACAGATACTGACTCTTGCTTCATTAGCTTCGATGGATGGTATCGTTATCTTCTTGATAAGACTTACTCCATTCCGATGAGGATTAAGGAGATAGAGCAGAACAATGAGGGTAAGGTATGGAGAGCAGATGTTCATTCGTATGACTATGACTTCTTCAAGGATGAAGTTATCGATCTTCAGCAGACTCTGAGTGATGATAATTCTGTAGGACCTACAGCAGGATATCGTTGTTCACTTATCAATGTACTTGCTCATATAATGGGTCGTCTGTCGATTGACTATATGACAAGGTACTCTACAAACTCTAACGCTATCAAGACAGCAGATGGTAAGATACGTAAGTCATTCTTCATACTCAAGAATGAGTTCCAGCTCAAGCAGGCACTGGTTACAATGGTAAAGAAAAATTATTGTTGCTATCAGGAACGTCAGGAGAATGCATTCATTCCTCTTGAGGAAGCTCTTGATGTTAAGGGTATGCCTATCCGTAAGGTTGGAATACCTGAGAAGACAGCGAGAAGAATTGAAGAAATCCTATGGTACTTCGTGCTCAATGCAGAGCAGATCTCTCAGATAGATATCATCAAACAGCTTGCTGCTCTTGAGAAGATGATCTACGACTCTCTCATGGCGGGTGATAAGAGCTACTTCAAACCTCAGCGTATAAAGGCATCGTCTGGTTATGCAGATCCTATGGGTCAGTATACCATCAAGGCGGCTGTAGCGTATAATCTACTCAGGAGAGACAATGAGCCAATCATCGACCTTACTACACGTAACACTGTTCTGATCATCAAGACAGACATGACTGAGAAGAATATTGATCAAATCAAAGATACTTTCCCAGATGTGTATGAGAGAGCAGTAAAGATGCTCGCATCAAAGGACTTCAAGGGAGAGTGTGGTAACATCGCTATACTTTCTGAAGAAGATGTACCAGAGTGGGTTAAGCCATTCATCAACTACACTCAGGTTATCAATGATAACATTGCTACATTCCCAGTAGAAGCTCTTGGTATAGATAGACGAGAGAAGAAGAATGTGAACTTCACAAACATTGTATCTCTGTAAGGCTATGGGTAGGGAGTTCTTCCCTACCCATTTCCTTCTTTTTAGTCGTTCTGACAGAACTATTATATAATCAGTAGTGGCAATTACACCACTCAGATATACTAAACAAGGAGGAATCCAAACATGGGAATATATTCACAGTCAACTGGAGTAAGTCCTGAAGTTGAGGCTATCGACGTAGACATGGACGCACTCATGGAAGCTTTCTTCTACGATGATTTCGCTAACTGCAGCGATGAGGAAAAGAAAGCACTCTTCGAATCAGCAGAGATCGCTCTTCTCGAGAAGAAGAACATCACTAACCGCAAGACACTTGTTAGACTTAACAAGAACGACGACATCAGCAGACGTACAACTATGGCTGCTCTTCAGCTTGCTAAGGATAACAACGATCCTCTCTGGAAGGCTCTTAAGGTCAACCGTATCAGGGAGCGTAAGCTTCTCGCAGCTATTGAGAAGAAGTACAACTCAAGAGCTCAGAAGGTTGCAAGAATCGGCCAGAAGGAGTATCTCAAGAATGTCAATAAGCCTAAGATGCTTAAGGCTGCAGACATCTCTCACAGAGACTAATCGAATGGAGGGTAGGCATTGCCTACCCTCTCAATCACGCCTTTCGTTGTATATTATAGGAGCGACAGTAGAGGTTTACCTATACTGAAACTATCCAATACTAAGGAGGTAGAGGACAATGACACGAACCGATTTATATGGAGTATGGACATGCTTACTTCAGAATCAACCTGTTGAGATTGTAGCCGAAAATCTCGACAACACAAAACTTAATGACTATCGTATAGGTCTGCAGAATCTGATTACAGATAACGTCGAACAACCGCTAATGCAGACTAAAGTAACAGTCACATTCAGAGACTATAAGAAGAGTGTAAGACTCACATTACCAGATCTTATGGTCAATCTTTGTATGTGGGGCTTCGTTCTTGAAGCAGGACATACACTTAAGCCTTGGCATCTGTTCTTCTGTAAGAAGGGAATAGATAAGAAGGCTATAGCAAACTACATCAACAAGTACGCTATCATACCTAACAGAGAAACGATGGATCCTAAGAGACTTAATGAGATGATCTATAATAATCATAAGACTCTTAAGTTCGCTGAAAAGTTTGCTCTGTTCTACAACAACTCAATCAATCATGAGGACTTCATTCTCATGGCTAATGCTTGTCCTGAGTTTGATGAGCTGATGCATAAGGACTATTCAAACCTTCCTGCCGATCAGATGAACGCCGAAGCAATGAAGGATTGTAATAGAATCATTGAGCTTATCCTTGAGAGTAAGAAGTGGATTGGAAGAGACCACTGTCTTGCAGATGCTTTCAGGGCTAAGGTAGGCGTAAAGCCAAAGCAGTTTAGAGAGATGATCTCTAACATTGGTATCAAGCCTAACGGTGAGGGAGGAATCTTCCCACACTCTATAGACGCTTCTTATATGAGAGGTGGTCTTAACCGTTTTGAATGGATGGTCGCTGAAGCAGGAATTGGACGTCAGGCTCAGATTCTGTCCAAGCAGAACACAGCATATTCAGGTGCTTTCGCCAGAGTACTTGGTCTTAACCAGATAGATACGAATCTCTATACAGATGAGTTCGGCAACGTTGATCCTGACTATGATTGTCATACCAAGAACTTCGTTGAAGTAACTCTTACTGAAGAGAATATTGAGATGTATCAGGATAGATACTTCAGACTTCATCCTGATGGAATGGAGTATAACACTGGTTGTCTCAATACTCTTAGACATGATCTTGTGGGTAAGACAATCTATCTGAGATCTCCCATCACTTGCGCAAGCGCAGCCAGAGGACAGGGCATTTGTAGGAAGTGTTATGGAAATCTCTTTATGGGCAATCGCATCGTAAACATTGGTAAGATTGCCGCAGAGTTAATCTCACAGACTCTCACTCAGCTTATGCTGTCTGCTAAGCATCTTCTTGAGGCTAAGATTAGTAAGATTGAGTGGAGTATTCCTCAGGAGCAGTTCGATCAGTTCTTTACATTCGACGATGAGGATATCTATGTAAACAGCGAATTCCTGGGTGGTAAGAAGTGGCTGATCCATATCGATAGAGACAGCGTAGATACAGAAACAGTTGTATCTATGAGCGATAGCGATAGTGATGGCGACGACTTCGATATACTCAGAGATTACATCACTCAGTTCGAGATCATAACTCCAGAGGGAGAAGTTATAGAGATTCATGGTACTAACAATGAGTGTCTGTATCTCCAGGATGAGTTCTGTAAGCTAATCAATTCTAAGCAGTATGAGGATGAGACAGACATCTTCATTCCTATCACAGATCTTCAGCAGTCTAGAATACCTGTCTTTGGTGTAGGTATCTATAATGATGACCTTGGTAAGAATCTGAAAGAAGTCATGTCAATCATCAATCTCAAGACAAAGACTTGTAACTATACAAGACATGAGATTCTTAGAGACTTCATCAACAAGCTTATTGATTGTGGTATGGGTGGTATCCGTTCCGTCCATGCAGAGATCATAATCATGAACCAGATCAGAGCTATAGACGATATTCTTCTCAAGCCAGACTGGGACTATCCAGATCAGGAGTATAGAATACTCACTCTTCGTCAGGCTCTTGAGGCCAATCCGAGCATTCAGGTTACAATGCAGTATGAGAACCTTGCTCGTACACTGTACAAACCAATCTCCTTCAGAAAGACAGCACCTAGTAAGCTCGACATGTTTGCTCATGTTCAGCCGCAGGTTTACATGGCAGAGAAGGTAGAGAGTGAAGTACAGACTAAACCTCTCTTCGAAATCATTGAGAAGCCAGAGGACTTAAACAACTAACAAATGGGGAGGACTTTTCCTCCCCATTCTTTTTAGGGAGGACGACCAATGAAGATTGAAGTACGACCTACCTGTATAGTAATCAACGACTATACATGGGGAGATGCACCTAAGATAGAGAATAAATTCCGTGTATGGAACAAAGCTACGAGAACAGTAACGTTTGAACACATCATATATGACGAGCATGCACGGAAACTCTATCTCCCGAGAGGTATAAGCATAAGGACTTTAGAGAACACGTTTGAGGTTAAGGCCCATTACCAGACTACGTGTGATGGGTATCGTGTGAACCTTACTCAAACACTTTTAAAGTATGGACCCAAAGATGACGTACAAAAAGAGAGTATCAGGTTTCTCTTAGGTATGGATGAATATTCGTACACCAAGAATGCCTCGCAGATGTTGCTTGCACTTAACACTGGTGCAGGTAAAACATATCTTGGTATAGCGTATATGGCATTCATGAACATCAAGGGAATAGTTATAGCTTCTTCTATAGACTGGTTGAAGCAGTGGAAGAATAGAATCTTAGAGCATTGTAATATTGATTCAAAGGAGATCTACTATATCTCTGGTTCTCCATCCATAGCTAGTCTGTATAAGAAAAAACAAGATGCTTTAGACAAGATAAAAGTCTATCTAGTAACACATTCTACCTTGTCTTCTTTAGCTAGTAGACAAGGATGGGAAGCAGTCGGAGAACTGTTTAAGTACCTGGGTATAGGAGTCAAAATCTTCGATGAGGCTCATTTATACTTTGGTGCTATGAGTCATATAGACTACTTCAGCAATACATACAAGACAATCTATATGACAGCAACTCCAGAACGAGGGGACGAAGGAGATAACAAGATCTTTCAGCTATATTTCAAGAACGTTCCCACTATCAATCTCTTCGATCCAGATAAGGATCCGAGAACACATTACATATCTATTCGTTACAATAGTAGGATGTCTCCACAAGACATCAGTAATTGTGGAAACTTCTATGGTTTCAATAGAATGAACTATGCATCCATGATAACTAAGTATCCTAACTTTCAAAAGATATGCCATGTTGTGATGGATCTTATTAGCAAGATGAGTGGAAGGATACTTATCTTCATGGCAAGTAACGAAGCTATACAGTCAGTGTATGACTGGATACTCGAAAACTATCCAGAGTATACGTATAGTGTAGGTATATACACATCTCTGAACAAGAATAAGAGAAGTGCACTGAATCACAAGATCATACTGACTACATCTATATCCGCAGGAGAGGCATTAGATGTGTCAGATGTCTTTTGTTCAGTTCAGTTGGCTGAACCTATGAAGAGTAGACCAAAGTGTAGACAAAGACTTGGAAGAACTCGTATAAGGGGAAGCTACTTTATAGATGTCATAGATGACTCGGTACATACGATCAGGAACTACTATGAGACTAATCTGATAATGTATGAAGAGTATGCTATGGATATCAAGACAATGAAGTTCAATGACAGACAACTTGATAAAGTGTCTAAGGCTATCTTGGAAGAGAGAGCTAAAGGCATCAATCCATTCATCATGGGATACAAAAGCCTTGGGTAATCCCAAGGCTGTTTTCCATTGCCTAAACAAGCAGATGAATGTATATTATATAGGTGTAAGAGAGCAAGCTGATCAGCTCTCGTAATAAAAATTTTTAAAGGAGGATCACATTATGATCTATTATGATGCAAACACAAACAAAGTTGATGACACTAAGGTTATACAGAACATTACGTTCAACGTAACCAACGCAATGGCAACAACAGGAATCCAGGGATACAGTGTAGTATGTACTGGATTCGATGTTCCAAACATGAGGATCTCATTTCAGATAACCCACATCGGTTATCCTGTGGAGATACTGTTCTATACTGGATCCGTTTTCAAGAGAGAAAAGGAGTTCAGTACAACATACAAGACAACTCTTGATTTGATCAAGGATCCGAGCTTAACGCCTCAGCAGAGACAGGATGCGGTGGACGCTCAGATCGCAAAGACAAACACAAGTATCGCAATGATGCTGTACGATCAGATCAAGACTCATCAGGTTCTGAAGAGTTTTGAAAAGCTTGTCTATGATAAGTATGTGGTTCCTAAGAACTTCCCTTCACCTGAACAGATGTGGGAAGAGTTCAAAGCATTTTATGAAGCAGTAAAGTCGATACCATCGCCGATACCATTCCCATGCACAATCGCTGATTGGTGGAATCATTTAGAGCAGAACATAAAGAAGAACACAGCTTTCTGGTTATGTACATCTACTCATGACTATTCGCTGATGAAAAAGTATATAACTGGAGAAGTGAATGACTGTATGAGTCCATCTATATTCTCTGTAATGACAGATCTTTATGAAGTATATAGCTTCTCGTCTCATGATGATATGGTGACGAAGCTCGGCACAAGCGAAATAGTTAAAACACCATTCATATGTAATCTTGAGTTCTTTGAAGACAACTTCGTCAATGAGCTCAATGGCATTCCTGCAATCATGCAGAGCAGTATCCAGACAGTACAGCCTCAGCAGCAGGCAGTTTAAGATCAGTGAAGAGAAAGGAATGATACTATGACTATAGTAGATAACAAGAAAGACTTCGTAAACTACATTATAAACGAATGTCACAAGTACGCTGAAGACGAGCTCGGATTCTTATTCTTCAGAGACGTTTTTATCAGAGACATAAGCAGAAAGGACTTCATTGAAGCTTACGACGAGATCCTTCAGAAAACCAACGGCGATCATCTCGTAAGAGTAACTCCGACTCCACAAGCTCTCAAAACCAGAAAGAACTTAACCTTGTGTAAAGACAACGATATCATCTACACAGGTTATGCGGATCTCATCCTCTTCTATATCAACTCAGAAGCAAGAAACGCTGGAAATGGTCATGACTATTATATCAGAGTCACTCCAGAAGGAGAAGATCTCGACTTTGTTGTTGGTGGAGGAAAAGCTACTATACCCTATGATCCGTTTGTAGGTATAGCAATTGATGTGAAAGGAGAAACATGATGAGCAAGATACTACTCGATATTACAACTAAAGGATTTAGTGAAGGCAAGAGATACAGAGATCTCTTAAAAGGTCCAAAAGGTGTGTGTGAAAATATTAAGCAGTTTCTCCTAGACAACGTTATGACATTGATAAATACTAATGATACAAAACTTGTCTGGAGTGCTGACTACAACCCAGAAGACCTTGGTGAAGAGAATACTGTAGTTAAAGTCTCTGTAGAGGAGACTGAGACTGGAAAGAAGAGAGTCGATGTCGAAATCTGGTACCCAGGCGCTTACTACGACTGCGGCGATCAGGATAATGACGAAAACGACTATTCTGATACCTGCGAGATGAACGAGGCGTTAGAAGAGATGTTTGAAGAACTTAACGTTAAACCTCTTTTTGTACCTTTATGGGAGTGATTAAAATGCAGATTGTTACGCCGATAGTTAAAGAGTGCGACTATGTCGACATCTACATAAATGGAAAGAAAGCTGCTAGAGGTAACTATCTTCTCTATCCAGCTATCTTCGATATAATTATAGACGGAAGTACTCTTTGGACCCATTATGTTAACAAGGTCGATCGACCATGTTATAAAAGCAGTCGTTGTAAAGGACGGCACTGAAGAAGTGTTGTTCGAAAGAAAGCTCTCATATGAAACTCTGCAGTGGTTAGCAGAGAAGAGAGCAGAAGAAAAGCTGTTCCACAATGTAACATATGGAATGGCATCAATTTAAGGAGGAAATTTTTATGAACTCAATCTTAAACAAAGTCGACCTCGGAGCTACTAAGGACTGGAAGTTCTTAAGAGACGATCTGCTTAGCATCTTTGCGGCAGATGATGACAGACTCAACAAAGAATACGAAAACGGAGAGATTGAACAGGTATTTGACCAGATGGCTGAAGAATATCTCGATGGTTTTATAGTATCTGGCTTCTGTCTCGATGCAAACGATAGCATCATCGACGTGGTGACTTTGATTACTGTACTCGCAAGAGTATCAATCTACAATATTCATCCATTTGGTTGGCACACGATAATGGAGTACGATGATAAAGGAAACCTTTGTAATATACTGAGACCTGATGATCCTTGCAGTGCTTGCAGTGTACCAGATGTCTTCATGATAGACTTCAGCAAAGCAGAGAACTTTAACGAAGAGTTCAAAAGAACTCTTGACGAATATATGACCTTGTTCGGATATGGCCATATGGATACCGTATACGAACAAAGATTAGTGTACGTGTTTAAGCTCTCTTACGCTTTCCAAACCAAGGAAACTGCGGATATAATCGATAGCGTAAACAACAACTTTTATACTTTGAAGTTCGACCCATACAAGTTCGATCTTCTTTTAGATAAGCGTATTCACATTATGTCAGTACTATCATCAGTATTACTGATGGAAATAGCTGTGTCACACGTATGTGGTGGAAAAGAAACATTCAGAATACAGTCATCACATAACCTCGATATAATAAGAGACTATATGTGTGATATAGCAAATGTGGTTACTAATAATGCCCTGCATACTCCTGGAGCTCCGAAAGATAGAGTAATATGCAATCGTGCTTCGGAACCAGAATACACTGAATTCGTGATTACGACTATAACCGACTAAGCTTATCGAACCAATAGAAAGGGAGTCCTGGCGACTCCCTTTCTTTTTACTCTAGGTCATACATCATAATACAGGGGGTGTTAGAATGACCAATAACAACCAGATGTATCGTATGGTCGATACTATCTTTGAGTCTGGTCCTATCAAACTTAACTTCAATCTCAACTTAAGTTGGGTTCTCCCAGAGACTGAGATGTATGAAGAACGTACAATTCACTATTGGGGAGAATATAGAACCAAAACAAGACCTAGTAACGCTAACGTACTTGTTAAGCGTAAGATAGATTACTTTATGACATTAGAGCTTAAGAACTATAGAGCGAATATGGATGACTCCATATTCATTCCTAATGACAGACACTATCAGTTCGTTAACTCACTGAAGATAGCATCTAATTGTCTGTTTGCGCAAGGACAAAATGTATTCGTTGTAGAGAACGATTGCATGAGAATGAACAGCACTCTTCCTGTTGTTTCGGACAGATATCCAAAGAACAAGATCTTTAAGATACTTCCTACTATCATAAACCATACAGGATATCAACAGGCTGGAGCAACTTTGATAGTAGGCAATACAGAATGTATGAGTGATATAACAGACTTAGAGTTTATATACTTAGCCAATATGATGAACTCATTCAATGGCGCTATGTATGCAAACTCTATGCTTGCTGCTATAGGACCATTGGAGGGAGCTACATCTGCACCAATGGATAGAATACAGGAACTCAAACAACAGAAGAATGTGGTAAGGAAGGGTAGAACTTTCGCAGGAAAGACAAAGGATATTATATAGGAGATGATATTATGTCAGACAACATTCGTATGTATACATTCAAACAGAAGGAAGCATACTATGACTATCTCGATAAGAGAAGTGAGATTATCTCAGTAGAGCAAGAGTCGATAAACCTTCTCAATAGATACTATGAACTTCTTAGGATACCGATGAAGATTACTATGTCTGCTATCAATAAGGATATGGTAGATAATCAGTTACTTGATCTCAAGGTGAACAAGTCTATGTCACCGCTACTCGGTAGAGAGATCAATGCTGATCTTACTGTACTCTACGAACTTAAGTTCATTACCCCTATCAGAAAGGCTATAGAGGACATTCGCCACTATCTAAAGAATGACATTGATAGCTGTATCAAGGTAAGGAAAAGAAAGGATGGTAGAAGAATGTTCGTTCTTCATTTCAGAAACATCGACGAGCAGGCTGTTATAGATGATATCATTGATGCTATCTACTATGCTACAGATAACGACATGAATAGAAGAAGAGGGTAGGCATTGCCTACCCTCCTTGTTTATTTTTAGTAACGATTCTCAACTATCTCGGGATACTGAACAGTGATTACACTACCGCTGTAGTCGTATCTGTACTTAGTATTCGCAGCCATCTCTGCTCTGAGTGAGCAGTACTTATCATGCAGTGCGAACCAACGATCTCTCTCATACTCATCGAAGCGCTCCTTATTAAGTGCATCCTCGATAGCAGTAATTCTGAGATTGATCTGACGCATAAGATAGAGTGCATCCTCTTCTGTAGCAACATGACGAGATCTGAGTGTATACTCATAGATATCACTCTCGAACTCTCTGAGCTTGTTACTGGTAACCATCTTCCTCAGAATAGCGAACTTAGTGTCCTTCTTCTTAAGAGATGCTCCCTCTTGTACAAGTATATAGTAGAAGTCACAATCCTTGAAGGGCTTAGCAGCTTCCTTGATAGCAGAAGTGTCTATACTCTTCAGAGCATTAGCGACAATCTCGTATTCTTTTTTGTCGAGTGCAGATGAGGATATTGAAGACGCCCGTCTGAGTAACTTGAGAGCAGGTATCCTTCTCAATTCCACGTTTTTATACAGATTCAGTGTCCACGTCAAAGCAGCGAGCTTATTAACGTCGTCGTTGACCTTCATGCCGTTCTTGCACAGCTTTCTGAAGATGCTATTGAGCTCATCCTGGAAGCCGCACATCATAACGAACTCATCTGCAAGAACCTCTCCATCTCTATAGATGAAGAACATGCTGTTCATCTTTCTTACAGTGTTCTTGATACCATATGCAAGTATCTGATAATACTGTACAGTATCAATGATAGAGAGAGTAGTGTTCTCTTTAGCAAGAGAAACATTGATTGCATCTCTTACCTGTTCAACAGGGTTAGGATCGTTGATGATATGACCTACTTCATGAAGCAGCATAGCAAGCAGCTCACTAGGAGTGATGTCGATGATAGGATTGAATATCTTAGAGTCAATCTCTATGACATAGTTCTTGAAACGGTATTTGCTATCATCTTGAACAATCATCTTTACATCAAGCTTGTTGATTACAGGATATACACACATACCGAAGAACAGACCGTCGTTTCTTGTGTAGATGATATCTGTGCACTTAGAGTCTCTGAAGAACTTGTTGAGCTCTTTTCTGAGACTCTGATAAGCAGAAGCTCTTTCAGGGTTAGCGATCACAAGAGCACAAGCATCAAAGAGATCACCAAAGTCATACTTGATCATTGTCTCTTACTCCTTTCTAAAGATTGTAAAAGAAGGGCCTGGCACCCTTAGGTACCAGGCTCTTTATTCTTTCGATCTTGGCCGTACTATTAGCGAGCGTCGATATCGAAGTCATTCTTACCAACGCTAGCAACGCCCTTACCATCACCACGTCCAACAGGATCATTGTTGAATGCGTAGTTCTGACCATAGTTGCGGAGGCCAGTAGGATTGAGTATGCCGATACGTCCCTGTACAGGCTGATACTTCTCGAACTTCCAACGCTCGAATGCATGTACTGCAGGGAGTGAAGGATTATTGTAGTTTCTGATCTCGTTGCTGAGATACATCTGGTAATCGTAGATTCTGTAGATGAAACGATCTGTGTTTCTTGGGCAGAGAAGTACGATCAGGTTGTTTGTATCACGGAGCTTATCAGAGCTGATGAACTGGTATGTTCTTCTGTCTGATGTAACAACAGTCTTTACAAAGTCGAGCTCAACAGGGCCGATGTTTGTAGGTGTCTGATATGTGTACTCAGTAGGAGTAATCTTTCTGATGAGATCATCACGGCCGATTACGTTGATTGTCATGTTAGGATCATTGAGAACATGGAGAAGCTGTGTTACATGAGTATCCATAGCATCCATGAACATCTTGTAGCGCCACTCGAGAGGATCGAGAGCGTAGTTAGTTGTAGGAGCAAAGTCGAAGTAACGACCGATCTTCTGTGAGTTCGGCAGTTTAACGAAGTCTTCGTCAAGTGCTCTACGGATAAGATCATCCTTGTAGTTGTTGAGGGATGTCTTGATAAGTGAGAGAACTTTTGTCAGCTGGTTGATCTGATACAGAGCAGAGATATCCTTAACCTCTTCAGGAGAGATTGTAACGTTGATCGGGATAGCGTTAGGAATCTCAATGATGTCTGTACGAACATCCCAAGATACTGAAGCAGTTCTGAGCTTAGCAGAAGATGTATCGATTCTTGAAGTAAGAATGATACCGCCTGCAGCAGCGTTTGAAGATGAAAGGCCGAAGCGATCATCCTTAGAGAAGCCTGAGAGGAAGCCCTTTGTTCTTGCCGCAGCAGGAATGCTGTCTTCGCTTGTGCAGTTATCATACTGAACACCGTTAGCTGTGAGCTTCCATGTGTCAGCAAGTGTACCTGCAGCAACAGCTGTAACCATAGGAACTGAGAAGCTCTCTACGATCTGTCTGTCATACTCGCCGTATGCAGGAGCGAACTTACCCTCGAATGGGAAGATAGCACCGACAACATCTGTACCAACGAGTGTAGAACCAGCAAGTTTAACACCCTGAGCGATAACCTCAGCGTTAGCTGTATCGTTTGTGTAGTCTTCGATCTGATATGTAGTAACACTGCCGATTGTTGTGCTGGTTACGAGCTGGATGCTCTGACCAGGGAATACAGCTCTGCTGCCAACGATACCGCTTACGAATGACTCGATTGAAAGGTGATCCTCAGGATCTGTAGCGCCGAACAGTGTAGCAAGTACGTCTGTTGTACCATCCTCAGGAAGAGCCATGTACATGCTCTTGAGAGGAGCAGCCTTGAGGATAGCATCAGTCATCTTCCACTGATCCTTCCACATATCGATCTTCTCACCTGTTACAGGGTCGATGAGCCATCTGGTCTCCATAGAAACTGTGAACTTAGGTGAAGTAGCAACGAACTTCGGGATTGCTCCCTTGTCGAAGATATTGTTCAGCATGATATTCTTATGGATAGGGAATGTCATACCGATTACGGGGTTGTGCTGACCGCCTGCTGAGTGCTCGAGGATAGCTTCCTTGTCATTGATGTACATCTCCTCCATCATCAGAGTCTGGTCTTCCTGAGCTTCGGGATCGTCGCGGAACATAGGATCATTTCTGTCGAAGCAGTTCTCGACAAAGAAGTCCTTAATTGTGCTGTCTGTGATTGTATTCATGTGAACCTTTGTTGTGTCTTCATATACTGAGAGACCGTTCTCATGAAGTATTGAGTTGGTTATATCAAGGTATGCTTTTGCAAGAGGTGCTAAAGCGTCCTTAGAATAGTTAGAACCAGCAGTCCTAACTTCTCTTGTACCTGAGATAGGCATAATTCATTTCCTCCTTTTTAGATTTATGATAGTAAGAGTTTACCTTGGAAAACTAATAGCCACACTGAACCGCCATACGGATAGGGGCTATATTTAATATATTGTTGTGTCCGATCGTACGATTCGGGCAACTTTGTCTTAGAAGAAAGAGTTGAACCTTCCTGTATCGGCAGATTCTATCATCTTATCTCCATAAGCAACTACTTCATCACCAGGATTTATGTCGGAATCATCGGCACCGCCTACGATTACACCATCCTGGTCCTCTTCTTCCTCTTGAGTAGGATTATCCTCAGCCAGTTGAGCAGATGCTATGATGTCTGAGATACTATCAAGAGTAGAGAGACAGATCTGATAGTTGATAGAGTTCTCAATGTAGGTCTTAGTATCGAATGACTTCTGAACAGTGAAGTCTACAAGATCCTTGAGTTCCATCAGCTTGTCAGTAACAAAGTGGAGTATGTCTACATTGGTATCAGTCTTAGGAATATCATTGATACGAAGGATGACTGAAGAGATCGTTCCATAGATATCTATGAAGCGCTGCTTAAGTTCCTTGTTCTTGATATCAATTTGTTCGGGTGAAAGGTTTGAGAAGAGTTCTGCTTCTATCTTTCGAAGGTCTTCATAAGTGTTGTCCTCAGTTTCCTCTTCATCACCTTCAGACTCTTCTCCTTCTTCACCAGCATCATCTGATTCAGAATCGTCGCCGCCATCAGCCCCATCAGTATAGTCGACATCTCCTTCTGATCCTTCATCATCATCAGTACCAGTATCGTCACCAGTATCATTAGATTCGTCATCAGCAGCATTGTCAGCCCCATCAGTGTAATCAACGTCATCACCTTCTGAATCGTCCTGGTTATCCTGGCCTTCTTCAGTTGCTTGGTCGTCATCATTGGATTCATCATCTCCTGCTTCTTCAGCTCCGTCGGTGTAGTCAACATCGTTGTCTTCACCAGCATCGTCGGGTGCAGGATCATTATACTCATCATCTGCCGCAGTATCTGCACCAGCTGTATAGTCTTCATCGTCCTGATTAGCTTGTGGCTTATTAGTACCGTCATCTACTTCCGCTTCATTTAACGGATGTCTATATGAACTAAATATGCCCATACTGTAACCTCCCTTACGTTTCTTTGATATCGATAACTCCAGGGAGTCCGATATACTTTTCTTCGAAGTTCACGGCTTCGTCATAACTCTTATCACCAGCGGTCTTAGGAGCCTTCTCGTTCCAGTTAACCTTCATGTTATAGCGAAGTCTACTTCTCTGTCTTTCAAGAGCCCTTTGAGTCTGCATGATTGAACGTACTGCCTTGAGGTCATTCCTATCTTCAGCAAGACGCATATACTTATCACACATCTTGAGCTCTATCTCGATATCGTCGAGAATGATCTGACGCTCTTTCTTTTGGAGCTTCTTAGAAGTTCCTATAGCACCAAGTACACCGATAACTGCAATAGCAGGAGACACTAACCAAGCAGCACCAGTAACAAGTGCAGCCTTGATTGTCTTTGAAGCAGAAGGTAAGAGAGAACCCTTGATGATAGCTTCTCTTCTGTCGTTAGTAAGAGCCCTCTCTGCAGCTTGAGCAAAGTGACCCATAGTAACGTCAATGTCCTTAGAGATCTTACGATCTTTGTCTTTGAGTTTGACAGCAGTCTTACCAAGTTTATCTGCAGCAAGTTTAATCTTGTTAGACAGACTACCCTCATTAAGAGCTTCTGTTCTACTGATATCAAGAAGTTCAAGTACATCCTGTACAGTCTCCTGAACATAGTGCGTATACTCATTAGTAGAGACGATATCAAGATCAGGAATAGAGTTGTCTTCCTCTTGTTCCTTCAGAGCAGCTATATCAGCAAGTGCCAGATTGATAGGATCTATCTTAGCATACTTACCATAGCCATTCTCAGAACGGAGACGATGTCTCTCATATTCAAGTATAGAAGCATACTCATTCACATCAAAGATGTCTCTATTGAGGATGACTGCTTCTGTAAGTACAGGAATGCAGTCTGCAGTGACATAGTTGATGGAACGTCTTATAGTGTTCATGAGTTCATTCTTATCCCAGTTCATAGATTCTACCAGGATAGAGGTATCATCGAGATACTTGTACATCTCATCCCATGATCCGAAGTCAAAGTCATCGTCGTCTGAAGAGTTCTTATTTCTCTTCTCGTAACGCTCATCTCTCTTCTTCTCGAGTTCTTCTTCTGTATAGAGAGTATCCTCTCTAGCTTCAAGCTTATCTCTGTCAGCTTCGAGTTTCTTAATGTACTCCTTATAGCGCTGTTTAGACTTTTCATCTTTAGTCTTGTTAAGTTTCTCTTGATAGCGAGAAATTTCTTTGTCGTAAGCGTCGACAACTTCTTTCATCTGCTTACGAGAGATATCCATCTTAAGGAAAGCACCAGTAATCAGACCAAAGATTCCGAGGAATGGTGAGAAGGCAAACATGCCGATGATTGCTGCTCCTCTTACTACAGCGAATATATCAGGAAGTTCCTTGACGATATTCTCTGGTGAGTTACAGAAGACTCTATGGAGACACTTCTTCAGAGTCTGGATAGATTTGTTGTGAGACATCTTGAAAGCATTAAGGTCTCCCTTAATGGTATTCTTCTTATCACCATTCAACTTCACCTTAGTTACAGTAGGCTTAATCTTCTTACCATTCTCATCCTTTCTTATAAGCTCTTTGTGCTTATCTGAATGAAACTCAAGAATAGTATCGATAGCCTCTTCTGTAGTGGTGATTGGCTCATAGTCTTCATCGAAGATATAAGAGATCGGAGCGAAGTCATTGTCATCATAGAACTTAGAGTTCTCTACAACGTACTTCATATCATGAATGAGATCATCCATAGAGAAGTCTTCCGAGTCTTGATTGTTGAGCAAGAAGTAATCAGTAACAGCCTCAGCAATGAAGCTGTTCTCAAGAGGTATACAGTTCTTGTTCATCAGATACATGATATTCTCCAGTGCTATACCATACTTAGCACCGACAGCAATATCATATGAATCTATAAGCGAACACAACTCGAAGATGCAGTCTCTATAAGAACCATCTTCTCTACGACATTCTCTGACAATCTTATCAAGGTTGAATCTCTTTGAGAGTTTATCATGGTTATCTATGACACGATCACATTGCTGATTCTTTTGAACACACTCGATCATTCTATCATAGCACTCTTCAACCATTTTCTCCTTAGGAGTCTTCTCTTCCTGTCCTTCTTCTCCTTCGGGAGTATTCTTCTTGACAGCTTCATCCTTACGCTGGTTGAACATATCATACTTATACTTACGGTTGGGGTGAAGGGTGTTAACGTGGTGACCCTTGTTCTCAAGGTCACGAGTAGTTACAGTAGCATTAGCATGAGTCTGCTTTTCGATCTTAGTGTTTGCTATCTTATGTTTACCCATCTTGTAGTTGTTAAGATGGCGAAGAGCTTTACCGTCACGAACTTTGTGAAGTATCTTGCCTTCTATAAGTTCTGAAGCATTCTTGATGTGGGAAGGTGAGTCATTATCACATATCAGCTGGAATAGTTCAAGAACTTCCTGAAAAGCAACAGACTCATCTCTAGACAGTCCTCTCCAGTTCTCAAGGACTATCTTAGCATTGTTGTAAGAGTATTGACTCTTAACGTGTCTGAACAGGGTCTTGATGTTCACGCTAGCTGGAGTCTCCGAGATGATACGGAGATTGTTGCTACGCTCTTTTATATCCCTGGCAGTAAGTTTAGGCATCATGATTCCTCCTTCTAGTATTGAATTTATTATAAAGTTGACTCTGAACGGATTGAGTTGGGAGCGATTGTAAAGGCAAGAAGAAATGAGGGAACCCATTAAGGGTTCCCTCATATCTCAGAGTCACATTGTTATTTCTTTTTAGTTATCTGAAGCATTATGAGGAAGTCTCATACTTTCTTCAGCACTCTTAGCGTCATTCCATGTGACTACATCACCTACAAGATACACTTACTCGTCATCTTGTTCGTATAAGTGGACTATTCCTTGCTCCGTAGAGCCAACACGTCTAGTCTCTGCATTTCGAAAGATACTGTCTGGCCAGAAGTTCTTGTTGTTCACATATACTATATCATAGAAGTATATGTGACTTCTTCTTTGTTTCAGCTTACCTCTAACTTGCTCTGGACTCTTACCAGTCTCATATGCGATGAAGTAAGCTGCTTGAGTAGCTGATCTAAAGTGATATGTGTCATTAGTTCTTGAATCTATCACTACACATCTTATGGAGATATCTTTCACGTAAGCTGCACAATTAGCTGTAGCAGCTGCAATGACATGATCTCCAAGTACTCTATTCTTCATCTGTTCGCTATGAGTTACATAGCGGAGATTCCTATAGTCATTGTTATGACTGTTTCTATCTCGATGATCTACTTCATATCCTTCAGGTCTTGGTCCAAGCCAACACTCTGCTACAACAGAATGTATCATGACTCTTATACATTGACCCTTGATATTGACAAAAGTACAATAGTAACCAGCTTTTGAATGATGGTAGTCAAGCTTGATGCGAAGTTGCTTCTTAGACTTGACATTCCTAAAGATAGTTCCATTAGAGTTGACCTCATATAGGAACTGTAATGATGGTATCTTTCTAAACTCAAGGTTTGAATTGTAGGTTGTAACTACATCCATCTCTTGATCCCTCCATAATCATTATTTGATTTCTGACCCATACTCTGAGTCCAATCATGGAAAGCCTATCTATGATAGGTTTGTGTTAGTTTTAGGGCTTATCGTGTAGGTTAACCCGTTATTCGTCTGATTCTCTCGAATCTGATATGGTCTTCTGATTCCTTACGTCCACAGCATGGACAAGTATCGCCGATGATACCAGTATATCCGCATACTGGGTCTCTGTCTACAGGGTGATTGATAGCACCGTAGCCGATTCCCTGATCATGCATACAACGTACTACCTTTTCGATAGAAGCTATATTCTCTGATGTGTCTCCGTCGAACTCGATATACGTAATATGACCAGCATTAGTAAGCTCATGGAAAGGAGCTTCAAGCCTGATCTTATCGAATGCAGAGATCTTGAAGTTTACAGGAATGTGGAATGAATTAGTATAGAACTCCTTATCTGTTACTCCTTCGATAACGCCGAACTTCTTTCTGTCGATTCTGAGGAATCTACCACAAAGTCCTTCTGCAGGAGTAGCAAGAAGTGAGAAGTTGAGTCCAGTTTCTTCAGCCATCTGGTCAGTTATATTACGCATGAACTTGACGATATTGATAGCCTTCTGTTCATACTCCTCACCTTCGCCATGATGGTGGCCGTAGAGACACTTCATAGTTTCAGCAATACCGATGAATCCGATAGAGAGTGTACCGTTCTTGATAACTTCTCTCACCTCATCTGTCCACTTGAGTTTATCAGAGCCGATCCATACTCCCTGTCCCATAAGGAATGGGAAGTTATAGACATGTCTCTTAGCCTGAATCTCAAATCTTTCAAGAAGCTGAGACTTAGCAACTTCCATATAGTATCTAAGATCGTTGAAGAACTTCTCTTCCGAACCGCCAGACTCTATAGCGAGTCTAGGGAGATTGATAGAGGTGAATGAGAGGTTACCTCTACCATGAGTAATCTCATTGTTAGGATCATAGTGATTACCAATAACTCTTGTACGGCAGTTATGTGATACAATACCAGAGACATCGAATCTATCAGATGCAGTCTCTACATCATATCCATCTTCCTTCGTATCAAGAACTGAATACTCTACGACTTCTGAAGAGTTGAGTGTAGTCATGAAGTCTGATCCATCCCAATACTCAGAATCGAATACAACGTTAGCAGGACCCACTACAGCAATCTTATCGCCGATTTCGATATCTGCTACTGGTGTTCTTACGAATGTCTTTTCCTCTGTTTTAGACAGTACAGGAAGCGGATGGTCATCTGTAGCAGTAATGATTCTTCCGTTAGCAAGTTTGATCCGAACCCAGTTAGTCATCTTAGGAGTAACCATTACCTTTCTACAAGGAACGAATCCTCCACTGGATGTATCATAGATATCAACGTCGCCGTCGACATCGATATATTTAGAGATTCCGAATGTCTCGATCTTGAAATGAGCAGAGAGCTTCTCATACATCTTTTTGAACGTATGCTTGTATTCTTTGCCGTTGTAACGATAGTATACTTCATGGTCTCCTGTAACAGATCCCATGTAAGCTATCTCTGTTTCAGGACGACCCTCAACATAGTACTGTTTGTTGAATGGAGCGTCAATGAATGAGAAGTTAGGGAAGAGTCTACGTGATGTAACCTCACAAGCCTGCTTGAAGAGGTCGTAGTTAGGATCTTCCTTATTGTAGTTGATTCCCTCTTTTACCTTGAAGATAACGATCGGGAAGATAGCTGTTTCTCCGTGTCCAAGGCCTTCATTCATGGCCTTGAGAAGATTCTTGGTAACCATTCTTCCTGCAGGAGAAGTATCGGTACCGAGGTTTACACTAGAGAAAGGTCAGTTGTGTTATCGTATAGGCTTTTTATCCTATACTTCTGGAGGTCACCCTCATACGATTTACTAAGAATCGATACGTCTGTCAATTCAGACCAGCTCAGCGTACATTTCTACCCTCGTCATTACGTTAGGACCACGGGGCGCAACTCCCGTAGCAATGCCCTATAGACATTGTATCGGATACTCTTGGTGGGATTATATTCCTCTCGGTGTTGAGGTTTCACCCACTACGCGTTACGATACTGATACTTGTTGAGGTATCAGTTATCTCGGTATTAACTCGGTATGATTCCATTGAAGAAGTCTTCGAACTTCTTCTTCTTTCTTTCCAAATAGATATGAGAGTCAGTATACATGTAGTTGTAGAATAACTTTATGTCATCTTTCCTCTCCATTCTTATGGCATATAACTGAGTAGCAGTATCAGATTTCCGTAATGAATACTTCGACACACCAATGTCATTTAATATCATCTGTAAGTCTTCTATGACAACAGGAAATCCTAATAGCTCTACACAACCTCTGATAGCAATACTATTTGGGTCTTCTGGATGTGATCTTCTGTAATAGAATGATCCGTCACCATCAAACAATCCTCTAACCAAATGTCTGGTTAAGTTTGGTGGAAGTATAGGAATCTCTCTGTAGCTCTTGCCATACCCAGCACCTATATCTTCCAAATTCGATACTATCTTTTGGCTAGAGATTCTCATTGTGTACCATGTACTAGTATAACCAGTATCACGTACTTTTGTAGCACATGAAAGTTTATAAGGATTGTTGATAGCTTCTGAAAACCTTTCAAGCATATATCTATCAGAGTCTTGTAACGTGAATGTTGCTACAGGTTTTCTTCCATTATTGTACTTTATACATCCGTCTGCTATAAAGAAACCTAAGTAGTATGCTTGTTCCTCAGTTTGTATACATTCGAAGTAGTTCTCTACTGTATTTCTGTTGTGGACGTCTATTATATTTCTCTTGTTTGTTATAGTCTTCATAACTCGACTAAGTTGAGCTTTAGAACATCCAGTGATCTGTTGTAGTTCTTTGCTACTGATCTTGTTTCCTAAATATATCATACGTAAGATTGAATCGTCCATATCTTCACCTCCTCTATACATGATATTATATATGGAATCATACTCGAGTCTTCACCGATATTACCCGAGCTCTGTATAAGGTTTCCCTTATACTAGGCAACTTTCTTTACCTGTGCGCCACATCTGCTGTGCATCGTATTGAGATTGTGTACGAATGCTTCCATAGCCTGATGTGTTTCTTTGTCTGTTTCACGTAACGAATTGTCTAATGCAGTCTGAATAATCTTCTCGAGATAGGATACTACATTGACGTCATCGCTAGACACAATGTTATTCTCCTCAAGCTTCTTAGCTATCTCGTAGATAGCTTTATGAGTAAAAGGGGTCATCTTTGTGCTAAGCTGTTCTCTGAGGCTTTCAAGAATGAAGTTCTCCATATCGGGCATTAACTCGTCTAACTTCTTTCGTGTTTCTCCTCCAGGAGTTATGTAGTACGAGAATGCGAAGTCAAAGAGCTTGCTGAAGTTATCCTTGAAATGCTTTGCAAAACTCTTATCTACATACTTAGCGAGACCGTAGTCGAGGTTCGGAATGCTCTGTCCGCCGTGACAGTCGTTCTGATCGCTCTGTATAGCTATAGCAGCCAATGCAGATGCTGACAGTATAGAAGCAGGTTCTCTGAGATATCCATGACCAGTATTAAAACCGCCCTCGAGGATCTTCTTAGCATCGATCTGGCAGCAAGTAACAGTAAGGTCATAGAAGTCGAGGTCATGTATATGTATATGACCATCTCTATGAGCTGTAGCTGCTGTGCGATTGATACGATTGTCAAGATAATACTCCTTAGATACATTAGCTCCAATCTGAAGCATAGTACCCATAGCTGTATCACCGTTTACATTGGCATTATCACGCTTAAGATTGCTATCTTCAGAGCTCTTACCGAGGATCTCTTCCATACACTCAGCAGTCTTGTTACGAGTGTTACGGATCTCGTCACGCTTCTTACGATAGAGGATATACTCTTTTGCTGTATCAGCATATCCTTTCTTGATAAGAACCCGTTCAACAAGATCCTGTATACGTTCTACGTGTATCCTTCCAGGTTCATGGTTAAGGAAAGTGTCTACCTCATCTATTACAGCGTCAACAACTTCGTTGTTCTTAGCATTATACATGGGGTCTTTGGTTGGGTCGAATGATTGATGAGATGCTTTCACTGCTTTGGTAACAGCGACAGAGATATTTACCCTATTGAAGGGAACTACCTTACCGTCACGTTTTTCAACAGTGACACTCTCAAGATTCTTTGTCATGCTAGAATTCCTCCTTTAATTATATTATAAGAGGGTTGTGGGCCCTGTTATTGCTTACTGAATGGAAGTCCTTGACTTGTCAATGCCTTTATCGATGATACGTTGGTCGTTCAAGTAGAGAGTATCGATGTAGATGACTATACTCGTAATAAGTTTAGGAGGATAACCCTTTACCGAGAGCATCATAGTCTTCCAATTCATCTCAGTCTCAAGAAATGCATCATCACAATAGACTCTGATATCCATGAATACCTCTGGAGAAATGAAACGATCCTTGTGTTCGTTGATAAACTTGAGAAGTTCACCCTCAAACAGCTCTCCCATGTTAATCTCGAATGGCCCTGGAGCATCAGCCTGATAATCAGATTCTATATACTTGAGCCATCCCCTCTCATTCATATCTGGAGGAGGTGTGCCCTGTTTGAATGCTATCATGAGAGCTCCGTCTATAGCATAAGCAGACTTAGTCTGAGTAGAATAGATCTGTTCTGTCTTAGTATGGTATACATAAAGCTGCATACCAGGGAAACGAACGTTGATATTCATCTCTATGCCGAAGTCTGTAAGAAGATGTCCTGTTCTATTGCCGTCATCCTTAGATATAGACTCAAATCCTACTCTGATAGGAAGGTCATCCATACGCACATAGTAGTCTTCTCTACCAGTCATATTGTTGAATCTGAAGAGAATCGGCAAAAAAGAATGGCGATTGAGCCATGTAAGGAACTCTATAGGGTTCTTGATTCTGGCATTCTCGCAATCTATCTTAAAACCAGCATCTGATGCCACACTCAGCATCAGACTATAAGGGATAAGATAGTCGTTAGTAGCATCTCTGGTCTCCGAAAGACCTATTCTGAAAGCGAGTTTCATGAACTTGAACAGATCAAGCTGCTTTGCTCTGGTAGGACACTTGATTCTGAAGGTAAAGTTCATGAGTTCCATCTCCATCTTCATCATTACGTAACGATGATTGACTGGATCTTGGATGAATGAACGGTCTATAGGAGTAGTGTTTACAAACATCTCCAGACCAAAGAGGTTAGTATCGATCATAGCACGATCATAAGTATCGTCAAGCTGACAAGACATAGTACATGTACATGTGTCATCGCTTCCTTTAACGATAACTTTGTCCTTAGGAAGTCTTATAGTCTCACCAAAGACATTACTTCCGTCGACAAAAAAGTAAGAGAAGAAGTCCTTAGGGAACTTCTCGAGGAACCACTTCTTCACATACTCTATACAGATAGCATGATTGTGAGATAGTGGAGCTACAGTACAGTAGTGATTCAGGATATGTTCCTGTTTATACCTATGGAACTGTACAGGAGTGTATCTATGCGACATATACAATTCTCCTTTCTAGTAAAAATAAACTGGTGGTAGTTTACTCAGATGTTCGAGCTCTACCACCAGTCATTTTTCTTACTTCAGCTACTGTTCTTCATGATTCTGCATGGCTGTGCAGAACTCTTCATAACCGATCAGACGATCATAATCGTCCTCAGCAGGCTGCCAGGGAACAAATTTATTTGTTTCGATGTATGACACTATTGCCATGAACTTCTGTCCAGGCAGTGTCTGAGGATCCTCCATCTTGTTGAAGCTTTCATCATAGCACTTCAATGTATAGAAGAGGATTCCATATCCCATGAAGTCCTGTGCCACATGAATTACCTGACAGAGTGCTTTACATACTTCACCAGAATCAGGGTTTATTGTGTTACGGTCATAGTAAGTGACAAGATCACCCACCTTAAGATTGATAGGAGTCTTATCGTTACCCTTCTGTATAATGCTCTTAGAAGCATTGTATACAAACTGAAATGGATTAGGAGTTTTCTTTTTCACTTTCATTCTTATCAGTCGATCTCCTTCCTTGGTTTAATGCCCTCTTACGTTCACGTTCAGTGATGTCATTTGAAGCGTTGACATCATCTATCTGAACGTTACCACGACGCTCTATACCGCGTATGATGCCCGAAGCAACGATATCAAGATTGCGGGCATCAGCATCTTCTATAATCGTTTTTACGATCTCTACTGAATTTGGACCAGAGAGGTATTGATTCTCTCTATACTCCTCTGCTTCGAAGTACTCTATTGAGTATTCGTAAGGTCCATGCATATATATGATCTTTGAGCTGTTTCTATCCTGCTCAAATATTGTCATCTTGCTAAACTTGATGATATATCCTGAGTTAAGCATGATTGTAGTATTGGTCCCATCAACGGTCTTAGGACCGAAGATGGGATTGTTGGCTGAAACTATTTCGTCTAACTTGTTCATGACACTATTTCTCCTTTGCTTAGATGACTGGTTTGCCGTCTATTTTATCGTTGACGTAGCCGTAGAGATCCTTAAATTCCGCATACTCGCCAGCGGAAGGACCAGAGTTTTCTTTAGCAGAGATCAACACATCATCTATCGATCCAGTTTCAGTTGTGGTATCACAGAAGTTATTATCGTATACATACTTCTTAGCAGCAAGGATAGTAGCTTCTTCAGAGTCCTTAGCTTTAACTTTTATTGTATGATGAATGACCTCTTCTATACAAACATCAAACTCTTCATCATTTTTATGAATGAAGTCTGAGATTGTCATGAACTCCTGGTCTTCCTCCTCGGGGATATTAGCTGCGTTATCGCAGTCCCAAAGCATATCATAAAATCTCTTTCTTTCTTCATCGTTGAGGATTCTATAGATATCGTTTGGGTTACATGACTTTCTTTCAGGAGCTATAAGATCTTCCTTACTAAGAATGCTTCCGCATCTATTGACAAAGACCTTATCTTCTACTGTGGCAGGCATACTGGGGTCATCATCACATCCTCTGATGGCGAAATAATGTACACCTTCTGGGAGCGTTTTGTAGAGTTCGTTGAACTCACGTCCTGTAGTCATCAGAACTTTCGTTCCGAAGACATCTTTTAGTAAGTACTCTTCTGTGAAGATTCTCTTTTCATCTTCCTCTGTAGGCTCAGTATAGCCTGTCTTTTCATAGTCAAACTTATTCATCATTGTCCTCCTGTTCGTTTTCAAGCATGGCAATCTTTCTGTTTACTTCATCTAAACGTTTTCTGAGCTCATCCTGAGAAGAAGGAAGCTGCATTACTTCCATCATCACTTCTATCTGCTCTCTTTCTTGTAAAAGTCTAGTAAGATCACTCATATCATTTTCCTCCTTTGATAACTTTGACATTGTAAGCTATGTCAAAGTATGATTCTGGCGATGCATCGTACACGATATTGTATACTTCTAGTACGGAACCATCGTCGCATTTGGTTTTTGCAATCTTGAGATTGAGTTGTTTGATCCCTATGGTCTCTTTCTCCCAAAAGGTGATGGCATCCATAAAGATAGTACCAATCAGTTCCTTCTTATCGAAAGTTTTCAACCATTCTTCTGTGCTGTTCTTCTTGTACAGTATGTAGACTGTATCGTCCATTGGCTGTACCTCCTTTTATTTTAGATTGCCAGGAAGCCGAAACGACTTCCTGGTACCTCTATAATATATAACTTGTTAGAACTTTGATATAGCACCAGCGTTAATGGTGATTACGTCCCAGCTCTTACCAAGATTACTGTTAGTCGCTCTACCAGTAGAACGATCTATAATAGTTTCTGCGATAAGCTCTGGGTTTGGTCTTGGGTAATTAGGAACTGACTGTCCAGTTGTTGTATCGATTACGTCGAATGATGCTGCTCCAGTAGCGTCGTCAAGAACTACAACCTCTTTGATACTGGGGTTGTGTTCGAGTATCATACGATTCTGTTCTGGTGATATAGACTGCATGTAATTACCATAACCAGCATCCACGATATCTCCAGAAGGAGTTATCATTGTACCAGAACCCATCATACCAGGATTAGCTATAGCGTTCTGAGATGTCTGCTGAAGGAATGGAGGAAGATTACCAGCATTGATAGGAGTGTTGATGTAAGCATTGTACATTGCTGCCATGCTTCTGTCATCATCTTCTGCCATCTGCTGTTCCTTAGTAGCCTGATAACGTTTCATCTCAAGTTCATGAGACTTAGTTGTTACTGCATTGAGCTCTTTGATAGCAGCAAGCTTGTTACCAAGGATGCCGCAGATAGACTCACCAAGATTACTGATGTAGGTATATCTACCTTTCATCTGCTTGTTGTGTCTGATAGCATCGAACTCATTCTTGAGCTCTAATGCCATTGTATCCATCTGCTGGATAGTGCCGCGAATCATACCCACACCTTCAGCATAGGTCATTTCGTAAGGCTCATTAGATGTACAGAGAGGAACGTAAGGCTGTGCCTTGGGAGCCTCAGCAGGAATTGAGATAGTCTGAGTAACTGGGAGTGTTACTGCACTAGCTGTCTGCTCTTCGGGCTTCTTCTTTGGAGGACGTCCTCTCTTTCGTTTTTCGGGCTCTGCTTTTGGTTCTGACGTCGACGTTTCGACTGTCGGCTCTTCGACAATCTCGATGTCAACTAAACTGGGTTTTACAGATTCAAACATGAATCATACCTCCTTCTGTTAAATTTATAAGAGTGTTGGCTGTATCAGAACATATTGGTAAAGGAAGCATAAAAACGGGTGGTGTTTCCTTTCATGGTGTCATAGTCCTCCTAGATACTAGTGATTTGGCTGATCCTAGTACAAGAACGATTAACCTCTCTAGAAGACTGGTAGGGATCGTCCCTACCAGTCCTTCTTGTGCCATTTCATGCTTGTGTTATCTTGTACCGTATTGCGTTATCTTGTAGCTATTAAAAGTAGTAGCAACCATTAAATAATCAAGTAATCGTACGTGTTTGGGACGATTACGATTAAAGGAGGACTTACAATGATACAGATAGGAAACTACCCATTGCAATACGATTTATCGTTATTGCAGACAATCTATCATAGGCCTAATAGGAGTAAGAATAGTTACACCGACATTCCAGACTCAATAGATCTTGTAATCAAAGACAATGTTACTGGTGAGAAGTTCATTGAGACAATAGAGAATCCAGAGTATACTTGGTATAGAATAAAGAACGAAGTATTCGTAGACTACAATCTCGCTTTCATAGAGAAAGAGAAGTGTGACGAGATAACCGTTCCATATAGAAAGCTTCTTAAGAGCATAGCAGAAGCTACTGGTAATGAGACATTCTTTGATAACAATGCAGAGAATGGTGACTACAGAAACAATCAGAGACTTCATGAGCATGTAAGAGTTATGGGTTCTGATATGAACATCGAAGACTTCTACAGATTCCAGTTTGGTGAGTCTTATAAGAATGCTTTCGGACCTATAAACAAAAGCTATCTCGATATCGAGGTTGACTCAAGAACTGCGAAGGGCGACTTCGTAGAACCAGGTGAGTGTCCAATCAATGCGGTGACATTCATAGACGACAGAACTCAGACTGTATTCACTTTGCTTCTCAGAGATCCATACAATCCCTTATGTCTGGAGTTTGAGAAGTTATTGAATAGCGGTAAGTTCGAAGCTATAGCTAAAGACTTCATCATAAAGTCAGTTGGCGGACCAGAGAAAGCTAAGAAGTATCGTGTAGATACTCTTCAGTTCTCGACAGTTATGTATACTGATGAGAAGGAGTTAATCAAGACTCTGTTCAATGTCATTAACAAACTTGAACCAGACTTCTTGTTGGCATGGAACATGGCGTTCGATATTCCATACATCATCGAGAGATGTAAGAAGTTGAATATGGACCCCAAAAGGGTAATGTGTCATCCAGACTTCAAGTATAAGGAAGTAAGTTACTTCATCGATGATAAGAACTTCAATGAATTTGCTGAGAGAAATGACTTCTGTAAGATAAGCAGTAAGACTGTATATCTTGATCAGTTAATTCACTTTGCTAGTAGACGTAAGGGACGTTCAGCGATCCCTAACTTCAGACTCGACAGCATAGCAGAGATGACAGTAGGCTTCGGTAAACTTGACTATCATCACATCTGTGAGAAGCTTGAAGATCTTCCTCAGAAGGATTACTTAACATTCGTGTTATACAATATCATGGACGTTATCTCACAGTACTGTATCGAGAACAAAGTGAACGATGTAGGTAATGCATACAACAACGTTCTTCTGAACAACACTCGTATCAGTAAGATATATCGTCAGACAGTATATCTGAAGAACAGAGCCTTCAAGTCGTACTGGAGACAGGGCTTTGTAATGGGTAACAACACCAACAAGAACAACACTAAGACGAAGTTCCCAGGTGCTTGGGTATCAGATCCTACAAAGCTCGGACCTTACTCTAAGATGATAGTAAACGGCAAGCCTATCATGGTATTCAGAAATCTGAATGACTATGACTACAAGAGCCTTTATCCGTCTATCACGTCAGAACTCAATCTTGCGGCTAATACAATCATTGCTCGTATCATTATACCAACTCAGGTATATAAGAACGAGAATAGATTTGCAAGAGAAGATTACAAGTATAAGAGAGAAGGACAGTTCCTTGAGGATTATCAGTCTCATCAGTGGCTTGAGTTCTATCATAGATGGTTCCACCTTGCTTCATATGAAGAGATGTATGATGATGTCATAACTTACTTCTCAGATATTGTACATCCGAGAGGTAAGGTTGATCTCCATTGTACAGAGGGAAGATATCTATTCTATAAGGTACCGAACAGTACTACTCAGACATCTCCATTTGTTCCAGAGTGGGAGCAGAAGATAATGAATGAGAGAACTGAGTATCCACATAAGCAGTTCCCATTCAATGACGAAGTCAGAACTTTCTCGGAGTTCTATAATAAGATAGAGTCTAGAGAGGAGAATTGTTATAGTAGAGAGGTAGTAGAGGTATGAGTATATTAGAGATACTCGAGGCTATGAAGAATGTTATAGCCTTGATGAAGGGTAAGGCAGGAGACGCATTATACTTCCACAAGGACACTATAAGTGGTGTGATGTATGCGTATCTTATAGTAGGTAACAACTACATTCGTTACACTATGGATGCAATCATTCCAGAGTTCGATCAGTTCAATGAGCAAATCTTTCTGGTAGATGTATTAGCATCGTTAGAACAGGTAGAAGAGAGTCAGAGAATAGAAAAGTTCGCAGAGTGCTATATACCAGATAAAGGTCTGTTAGTGTTCGGAAAGACTTCTGTATCGGACTATGTAGCAGATGCTCGTTATCGTGATATAATGCTTACTATAAATTCAGTATTCAGATACATGAACGACCCAGAAGGAGTTATATCAGCTTACAAAGATTTCCAAGCAACTCCTCAGTGGGATACATATGTAAACCTTAAAGCATCTGACGGGGCAAAGTATGTCAATGTTGGAGACAAGTATACAATGTATCTCTTCAGTGGTGTAGTACCAACAGTGAAGAATGACCAAGTCAATCTTCTTATCTTGGATAATCCTAGATATAGTTACTTCATGACAAACTTTGAAGTGACAAAGTGGAAGATAACTAAGAAGGAGACCAAGAGGATATATACATACAACTGTATAGTTTGTTTCTTCAAGATATGAGATTAGTCCCAGAGAGGTCTACTCTCTGGGCTATTCTTTGTCTCACGAAACATTATAGTAACTTGAAAGGAGGAGTTATAATGGCTTCAAACCAAAAGCAGCGTGAACGCAAAGTTGCTTCTGCTAATCGTAAAGCTAATCGTCTGGCGTCATTCGTCCAGACAAACATTGACAAGCTTTATCAAAGCATATACTATACACAACCCTCTGACAAACATGACCTCGATACTATAAAGTCTAAGCTGGACGCCTCTATAGATGGTATAGTGAGTTCCAATAAGGCTCAGACTGGTCAGGGTAATTTAAGTGCTCTGTATAATAGAGCCTTGAGACAGCAGGCTAACAATCCAGAAGCTATCAAGATGAGAGACATGAACAAGGATCTTGAGTCTCTCCTCAATGATACAAACATACTGGATACTGGTGTGCTTGGTTTCATGAATGATACTACTACTGTAGCTGACTATGATGCTAAGATAGATACTATCGTGAAGTATATGCCTAAACTGAAGGAAGCGTTAGATACTAGAAAGGACAATGTCCTTTCTGCTGACCACTTCAGTAAGGACTTCATCAATGTAACTAACACTACTGTTGCTGGAGTCCAGGCATCAGTACAGGAGCATATCAAAGAAATCAAGGAGAGATACAACTTCATCGATATCGCTGGAGAGATCTATGACAATGCTTCTAAGTATGGTGAGCAGTTCGTTTACATCGTACCAGCTAAGAAGGCTATAGCTAAACTTCTTGCTAACAAGAACAAGCCTGGCATCAGAGGTGACATTGACATTCATGAACATTGTATCATTTCTGAGTCTGGCGACTTCAGTAGAGATAAGTTCGAAGCTGATATGAAAAGCTATGGACTTAAGCAGGAAGACTTCGGAGATATGGATAAAGTAGAAATTGAGTTCAATTGCTCTGGTCTTCTCACCGAGACTGTAGAGAATGAATACAAGTTCTACAAGGAGATAGGAGCGATCAATGAGATGGCTCTTAGTGATCCAGTAGGTCAGGTTATCAATGAAGCTACCGATAAGAAGATTACCGATCCAGAGGTAGACAGAATCAAGAATACTCCAGAGATCTCTAACTTCGATACTGGTAAGAAAGCTAAGTCTAATAACAAGACTAAGTTCGACGATACAGTAAAGGATGACCTTAAGTTCGACAACTTCGACTACAGGGGCACTGAGGGACTCATAACTGGTCAGAAACACTCTAATAAAGGAGACGTAGTCGATATCCCAGGAAGCATCGTAAAACTCCTGGATCGTGAACACATCATTCCTATCTACATCGAAACACACTGTTTCGGATACTATTATATCGAGACTGACTACAGATATGATCCTATGAGAGACTATGACAGGATGCAGGATCCTACAATGTCGCTCAAGGGTTCTAACTCTATTCTCTCTACCAATTCAGTTACAGATGCTACAGGTAGACAGAACAATATCACTAGATTCCTTTCTTCTCAGATAGCTCAATACATTGACGCCAACTTTGTCAATGCTAACCAAGATCTGAGAGATGAGATCTACATGGTATTGAAGAACAACGATATGGAGAACGGCCATAAACTCAGTAAGGTAAAGGTTACATTCATACCTCCTGAGGATATGGAGCATGTCTACTTCAGAATGAACAAGAAGACTCATAGAGGTATATCTGATCTCCATGAGGCTCTCTTCCCTGCAACTCTCTACTCTGCAATGTATATCACTAACTGCATCATGACAATGACACGCTCTCAGGATAAGAGAGTGTACTATGTTAAGCAGAACGTAGATACAAACATCTCGAAGACTCTTCTGAATACTATCAACCAGATCAAGAAGGGTAACATGAACATTCGACAGATTGAGAATATCAACCATATTCTCAATATCACTGGTCGATTCAATGACTACATCATTCCTAGAAACTCATCAGGTGAATCTCCTATAGACTTTGAAGTAATGCAGGGTCAGCAGGTAGAGTTCAAGACAGAACTGATGACAGTACTGGAAGAAATGGCAATCAACTCTACAGATGTACCACTTGAGATGATTCAGATGAGACAGTCTGTTGAATATGCTACACAACTTACTATGACATCTAGTAAGTTCCTCAGAAAGGTATATAACCGTCAGGCTAAGTACCAGAAGAATCTTACTAGAATCTTCTCTAAGCTTTATAGAAACGAGTATCAGGATGATGATGTTTGTCTTGAGGTTACATTACCACCTCCGATGTTCCTTAACATCACCAATACTAACCAGATGGTTACAAACGTTCAGGACTATGCAAACAGCATAGCTGAAATAGAACTGGCTGAGGAAGATGATGAAATGATTAAACGTCTTGCTGTAAAGGCGTTAACACTTCACTTCTTAGGATCGTATCTCGATCTCCCAGCAATAGAAGAGGTAATCACAAGAGCAAAGCAAGAAGCATCAAGACTCAAAAATAAAGAAGAAGAGTAAACGACAGAGAATGCGGACTGGGAATAATCCCAGTCCGTAACTCTTGTTGTATTTACTGCTAGTAGAGCTATTATACTTACTGCTGGTTCTGAACGTTTGCAAACTTGTTGGCAATATGCTCTGCTTCGCCCATTGCCTGAACCTGCTGTGAGTAGATTCCGTTGCTTCTTCCAAGACCATAGCTTGAAGCTGTTGTCTCGTCGAATGCGGAACCAACCTTACCAACTTCGTTTGCTCCTCTGTTCTTGAACGCATCTGTAACAACACCGTTAGTGTCAGTCCATGATGTAGCACCAACTGCATAAGGATTGTTGTCACTACCCTCTGTGTTGAAGCTTTCAGCATTGAGACCGAGGTTCTCATTAACTCTCTTAAGAGCTTCGTATGTGAAGTTAGTAGAGTCAACGATAAGACGGCTACCAGTTGTGTTCTGAGGATTACGCATAGCAAGAAGCATTCTCTGAGCAGCGAGTGATACCTGGTCGTTGTTGATGAAGAATCCGTTGAAGGACATTGAGAGTTCACCCCAACCGATTTCACCCTTCTCGCCGTCGTAGAGTGTGCTGAACTCAGCCGTTGTAGGCTGTGCAGCACAGATAAGGAATGCCTTTTCGATCTTAGTTACTGTATTATCGGTAAGGAAGTACATGAAGCTGAATACCTCACGGTGAGGTCCAGGATCACGACCAGAAGGTGTGTCAGGACCAGTACCGAATGTATACCAGTCGATAAGACCGTGGTATGTCTTAGCCTGTGTATCCTTATCCTTGATACCTGTAAGATAAAGCTCGTTGAACTTTGTCATTACAGAACCAGAACGCTCATAGAATCTCATGGTGAACGTTGTAGAAGCACCCTGAGTTACTCTGTTGATGAGCTGAATAGATCTGATACCGTTGCTGATTTCGCCGTTAGGTTCACCAGTGATGTTCTCGATATTATCGATACCCTTGAAGTCATGCTCCATGATGTGAACGTAGTTTCCTACGATGTTCTGCATCTCCTCACTGTTGAGAGCAAGGTCACGCATGAAGTCAGGGATGCTGATTACTACGAGCCAAGGATAGCCTTTCTCGTAGAGGTCGAACTGCTCGAGCTGTGAGAAGTCAGTAACACCTCTCATGAGGTTATACTCAAGAAGGTTACGAGGAGTCTTAAGGCCCTTGAAGACTTCCTGGCCGACACCAGTCGCAGTGGATTTAACGTTGTTATCTGCTGCCATAATCTATTCCTCCCTTCTTATACTGTAGTCACATCGCTACTCAGTGTTGAGTAGTTGAGTGCTGTGATTGTGAAGATTTCAGCCTGTGCAAACGGTCTGAATACAACTTCGATAGCTGCATAGTAGATCTTGTTTGCTACAGAGTTCTCGTCCTGAACGTACTTGAATCTCAGAGCAGCGAACTTAGAACGGAATACCTTGAGGACTTCCTCTACTGAACGCTGGTAAGTAGACAGGTCGTTGTTATCGATGAACTTGTATCTTGAGGCAGGGCAAGCCTTTCTTACAGCCTGCATTACCTGATGAACAAGCATGATGTTGTTGATGTATGAGAAGTCTGAATCCTTAGGATTGAGTGTGAACTCTGTATCCATAGTGAAGACTCCGTTGTAGTATGAGCCGTAGTTAACCTTGAGGTCTGTCATCTGCTGCTTCTCATTAACGATTGTCTCATCGTCTGAAGGATAAGTATCGCCAATGTATGAACGTGATGTCATTGCAGAAGAAGGATAGATCTTAGGAATGTAGTTTACAGTACCCTCGATGAAGTCTGTAAAGATGATGCCATAGCCCTGACCAGCGAACGGACGGCCAACACCATTGATGAAGTGCTTAACCATGAGTCTTGACAGAGCATATGTAGCTGTAACAGTGATCTGCTTATTTGAATAAGGATCACGGATATCGCCGTAGATAGAAGTAACAGCGCAGTTACGATCATGAATGTAGAAGTTTGTTGCTTCCTCATCAGGCGGGAACTCGTTGTCATCGCCTACTACATTGATAAGACGCTCAACGTCTTCATATGCCTTAACGTCAGTATTGAGGTCAAGGTAAACGAAGAAGTCGCCTCTGTATGCAGCAAGCTTCTGAATAGCGAGCTTAACCTTCTTATCGTAGTTAGCATCGAATACGCAGTTCGGGAACCATACGTCAAGATTGAAGATGTCTCTGTCGAACTGACCGTCGAAGAACTTTCTGTACTGATTCTGGTAAGAGAGATCCCATGAGTATTCCTGAACTGTAACAGTCAGATCATACTTGTATGTATCAGTCTCTGCACCATTCTGAACCTTATTGATTACAGCTGAGATATAGAAGTATCCGCCGCCAGTAGTAGCAACCTTAAGCTTTGTAGCAGATGAATGATTATCAGCTGTCTCAAAGTCTGCACCGCTGAAGTTGATACCAAGCTCAGGGATAAGCTTCAGAAGGTTGATAGCAGCAGTACACTTCGGGTGTACAGTTGCAGTATCTCCTGCAACCATGAATCCGAGGTTAGCAGTAGCACCAGCAGTTAATGTAGTGATAGCTTGTGCAGAGCTATCGTACACCTTAGCTATATCGCCGACGTTAACCTTAGTAGTTGCAGTGGTTGTATATACATTGCTGTCGATTACACCATCGCTACCATAACGAAGATTCTCAAAGATATTCTGCTTTGAGCGGGTCTTGTAGTTATAGTAGTAGTATGTGATATTAGCATCGCCGCTGTCAAGGTTATTAGTGCTTGAGGTAGCAAGGCTGTAGAGGTCTGCTGTAGCACCTCTTGCAATGCGGTTATCGACGAGTGTATTACCAGACAGATCATGATCGAAGAGGCAGTCTGCATCGTCAAAGAGATACTCATTTGTGATGCTGAGTTCATCGTTGATTGTCTGCATAAGCTTATCATAAGAATCGTAGTAGTACTTAACCTTGATCTGATCAGACTTCAGGTTAACAGCTGACTCGATATCGAATGTGTAGCCTGTGCTTGTGTTTCTCGAGTAAGGGTTAACTGTGAATGCATATGTCTCAAGTGTTCTTCCTGTTACAGAATCAGCAACCTTGAGAGTATATACTGCCTTACCGATAGACTTAGATGTGTTTACATCGAAAACGATAGCATAGTTCTTCAGAGAAGCACCACGACCGTTATCGAAGATCGAGAAGAGCGGGAAGAAGTACTCACCGCCGTTAGCTGCAGCGTAAACTGCAGAAAGGAACTTAGCCTGGATCTTAGCTTTCTCTTCATCTGTAGTAGCTTCTGAATAGTCAGGAGCTGTTGCTGTACTAGAAGGTGTACCGAAATCAACTTCGTTGGAGTTACCGTTAAGGATTGAACCAGCAGCATACACATCTCCAGACCATGTACCGTTATCGAGAGGGATGTTTTCTGTTGTAGTGCCGCTAGTATATACACCAACGAGACCAGTGTTCATTGCAAGAGTTTCCTTCATCTCAATCTCATTAGAAATAGTATCCTTATGAGTCTTGTACATGAACTTGCTCTCTACAAATGAAGAGTCGCCAGGTGTGTTAGCAGTGTCCTTTATAGATACAACTACGGGACGAAGAACGTACTTTGTAGTAGTTCCGAATGTAGCTGCATTGATGTATCCGTCTTCATTCTTAGTGAATGTAACGTCTACCTGCTTTGAAAGTACAACGCCGACTGTAGCGTTGCCGAGCATAGCGGAGTCAAGAACTGCTCTCTTTGCGATGAGCCTTGCTCCTTCATTGATGTCCATGGAAGCCTGGAGAAGAGGCTGTCCATATGTGTTGAACTTCATTTTGTCCTGTGAACCGTAGAGGTTATAGAAACGCTGACCTTCAACAAGAAGCATATCTTCTGGTCCCTTAGGTGCTCTGAAAGATGTCATAAAGACAGGTGCTGAGTTGCTGACCTGCTGAAGCGGTACAGCGGCACTAGCATCAGAACGATCTCTCAGGACAAATTGTGTGCCAGGATATCTTGCCATTAGTTATTCCTCCTTTATAGATTTATAGTAAGATAAGGATTGTCTAATCTAATCTAAGCAATTAGATCTTTATACTGATGTTAGATCGAGCCCAGCTTCGTTGATTAGTCCATCATGATCTTTTCAAGCGGAGATTCACCGTTATTACCGACCACAATAGACGATACTAAAGCCTTATCCCAGGTCTCTGAAGTGAAGGCAGTGAATGGTGAAACCTCACGAGGAATGACTCGTATGTTTACCATACGGTATTCATTCATGTCCTTTGATCCAGAAAGCCTGAAAGGTACAGAAGTGTCGGCTGCTGATCTAGCACACTCAGAAACTACGATACCGATAAGCTGAAGAGATACATCATAGCTGTTCTCTGTAAGCTCAATGTTTCTGAGGAAGTACTCCTGAAGCTGATCGTAGGGTATAGTGTTAGGTATGTTTCCATACTGTAAAGCTCTGTACCATGTATCAAGATTTCCGCCGTCTACAACTACTTCTGAGGATACTATTATCATAGCATCCTTGTTGTACTTGAGAAGACGATAGTCTTGTACATCAGTATTCTTTGTAAGCTTCAATCCTTTCACTATTTCAATGTCATCAGGTTTAGTGACAAACATTGCTGGGAAGTTAAAGTTGTGCAAGCCAGTTGTCGGCTTGCCGTCTTTGTCCAGAATAGCATAGGTACATATACCGAACAATGAGATGTACTCACCATTGAAGATAGCCAGCTTAGTGTCAAAGAACTTCTCAGGAACATAGAAAACGAACGTTCCCTCGGAGTTGAATGCATAGCCACCATCTTTCTCTTTGATGAACTTAGGCATTGTCGACATAGATATCACTCTCCTTTTAATAGATGGTTTGGCTGTATATTATATATGTAGTACATGTGTACCTGACCACTTACACTATATTAACAGGTCGGGATATGAAAGGAGGAGTACACATGACATATAGATTATGGCTCTACAAGAAAGGAGGAATGAGCTATGTATGAAGAAAAGAACAAACGCAAAGTATATTATGATCGTATTGATCCTGAAGTGTTCAGCGATATGGAGAAAGAGTATAAGAAGTATAAGATTACTCCTGAAACTATTGAAAACGCGAAACGTATGGCTACTCTCTTTGGAGATAGTTTTCTCGTTCGTATCGATAAGGATACTCTTCTTAGAGCTTTACTTGGTTCTATGTATAAAGAACTAAACGGTATAGAACGAATAATGCTTAGACCACCATGCGTAGATGAGACTTCTGCAGAAGATCTTACCAAACTCAGTATATCCATACATCACGATGGTGTAGACAAAAACCTTAGAGGCATGACAGTTACACATATGTATGTAGATGACTTCTACTACAACTTACCAGAACCGCCAGAGACAGACGTGGTAGATATCATTCAATCTGTAGACTATGATAGACTGAAGGCTATGTTGGATGTAAGACGTCACATACATTATCTAGACTCTTGGGGTAGTAGATACCTCGATCTCGATGAACTTAAGGAGGAAAGAAATAATGATTCTATCATTGGCAAGATTCATTATAGCGATAGCGCATCCGATAGTATCGGTATGCTTTCTACTCGCTATAATAAGACTTATTCAGCTCGTAGATGTCGCAAACGACATCGTAAATAAGTCTGCTCCAAGGAAGGTTACTTCTAAGAGAGCAAAGAAGATCTTTAGATCGCTGAAGAATATTACAGTGGTCGTACTTGTTGTAGCATGTGTAACACTGGCTGCAGCAATAGACTTGAAAGCCGCAGGAGAAGAGGTAATCTTACACAATGAGGCTTTCACAATACATAATATGGGAGGACTTGGATATGGATGTATCTAATTTCTGTAAAGCAATTGGCTATACAGCAGAGACAGATTCTGTAAAAGAGCTGGCTGATCAGCTCAAATCAAACCTCATATGTTATACAAGAGGTAGAATGGCGACTCCTTATACATTGGAGTCAGAACTTGAGGATGATGGTTGTGTCATCCTTTCTAAAGGTGCTCGTTTCCTGCTCGATTATAGAGCAAACGAGATCTATGTTGTCGAAATGGTGCTGACTGTACCGTTTGGTGACTACATGAGAAAGTTAAAGCCCCATGTAGAAAATATCCTGAAGAATCAGATGGATGACTATCTGCTTGGACATATAAAGAAATTTGATGGCGGACCTGATGATGAATATGCTAAGAAGGCTGGAGTACAGTATGATTATGTCTTCCAGTCAATCAACAAGCTCAAGATGGTCTGGTACAAGAAACTTAGGGAGGAATAAGCAATGATCAAATCAGAACGTAATGGATCCAAGACAACAATCAAATTTGACCACTACACTATAGTGGTCGATGATTATCATGCGATTGAGTCTTTATCTATATCAGATGATAGAGACAAAGAAGAGCTTGATAGAGAGAAGATGGCTGTTAGAGAGGTAATGAACGGAACAAGACCAGTATCTTCTCTCAATTTCGCTCCTGTTAGCGAATACATAGTTGAAGCTATATCCGAATACAACAAACAATTTGTCGTATTCTCTAACAAGCGTGATGAGAGGATATTTGTTGATTACGAGAATCCTAATAACTGTAAGTTCGTAAAGCGCGACGATAACGGTCCGATAAAGCTCAGATCCACAGGTAAATTAGCGCTCTTTTCTAGTTATTCGGAGAAGAAAGTAGAGGAAGAGGATACCCTTATACTGAGAGAAGGCAATAGAGGTAATGAGCCGAGCTTCATAAAGAAAGAGGTATTCATCATACTGAACGACAGAATACTTATGTATCACCTTCCATTCATGGGTAAGGTGTTTGAGTATATGCTGAATGATGATGCATCGTCTAACCAGATTCATATCTGTGTAGACTATGCACGTATCAAGGGATCTATTCTCCAGCAGGCATATGATGGTCTGACACTCGATGATAAGCCACTTCCTGTAAAGGCTGCTAATGAGTGTGAGCTCATAGCTAAGCTTGATCATGTAGCATATGACTATATAAATCAGGTAGTTGTTAAGGGTTCTGATGGTGCAGAGATCTATATAGATACTTATGGTCAGAATGTAGCATTTGTTAACGATCCTGACATAAGAATCCATTGGTATATCGAGCTGAATGATGCAGTCAGCGGAGAAATCAAAGAGTTCAAGGTTGGAGATGGTTTCGATCATAATCGTTTCATCTATCAGACGGCAAACTAAATGAAGAGGAGGTAATGCGTTATGTACGCAATAATAGCAAACAATAAGAAGATCGGAAAGATGATAGTACAGTGGAATCCATACTATGCTCCATATAGTATGGTGATTCATAAAGTAGCAAAAGAGACCCCATCACCACTTTACGATCTCTTCTTTCACCAAGAAGAACTTGACTCTATCAATAAACTCATTACAAAAGACAACGAAGTTTTCTACGAAATAACAAACAAGAACCTTAACGGAGTCGGAAATGACACTTACTGTATCGGATGTGAATTTCGTCTTCTCGAAACTAGTGAAAGATACTACATCGACTTCATAAACAAAACGATCAGAAACCTCACTGAAGAAGAGGAGAAGAAGGCTAAAGAGAAAGAGCTTGAGGAAGAGTACTCTATGACTAAAGAAGAGAAGGTTGTTAGAATCGGCAAGGTCAACTATACTGCTGACGACAACGACTTTACTATCTACGACGATGGAATTACTACCCTTGTCATAGACTGGGCGAATCACAAATACTACCAGGTTGATCAGAGCTACTTCATTCCTTGGTCAGAGGATGAAGAACTTGATGAGAGTATCCTTGAAGAGAAGTTCTTCAAAGAATCAACAATGGTGACTTACGACTATCGCCAGAAGGTTACTGGAGGATATTACTTTGTTACTGTAAAGAAGGATGTGCCTACTTATGAAGAAGGATGATGCTAAAGATATAATCAAAAATCTGTTTCAGAACAGAGAAGAAACAAAGTACCCACATCCTGATGGGTACTCTAATCTGGTCAAGTATATGGCGGACTACAGGCATATCAAGAAGGACCAAAGGAGATTCTTCAGCTCCTTCAACGGTAGTAGGAACTATATGAACGCTACCGATTACAGAGGAAAGCCTTATAAGGACATAGGACCTAGTATTCTGTATACATGTGGACAGGAAGACCCTGTTCCTTTAAATGTGTATAACAGAATCTACGCTATCGTAGTAATGGCCAGAGATAATGTGTCATCTACTATGACAGAGTTTGAGTTTATGAGACCTCTCATACTCAACAAAGACCAGACAAAGATTAAACCAGCAAACTACTTCGAGTGTGTTACTCGTACAATGTATGCTTCATCGAAACCGACTGACGAAGGATGTATAACTCATAGAGATAAATCACGCTTGAATAACCAAGATGTCTGCTGGGCGGTTACTGATCTTATTCACGAGCTTTGTTCAGTAAATATGGAACCATCTAGAAATGGCCGTAACTGGAGAGATGGATTGGAGATCATCCTTCAGTATCATGTCTTCTCTAAGAATATGGCAGGACACTGGTATAACTATAATATCAATGATGATGATACTGTGGATAAGAGTATCCTGTCTAAAGTTGATATCTATAACTTTCCAGTTCGCGGATATGCTAACTCAAACAACAAGTTCCAGTTCAAGTTTCCAGAAACAGTTATACAACAGTAGAAGAGAGGGTGGATTTCTCCACCCTCCATCTCTTAAGGATTAGGCCGCTTGCAGAGAAGAGTTTCGATGATATCAACGATGCTCTTTCCAGCAAGATCATCTCCAGCTTTAAATCCGCCCACGTCGTTTACAACTTCGTAGAGTTTACCCTCTGGCCATGTAAGGCTAGGGATAGTAGCTGCTACATCAGCAAGAGCCTGTGTAGTAGCATAACCGCCGAGAGCAGTTTCGAGTGCTTCGATAGTTGCATAGCTTGACAGGTATGTTGCCATGTCTGTCTTAGCCACGTAATCTCCAAGTGCTGTTGTAAGAGCCTCTGTAGTTACGAGACCTTCAACACTTGGGATAGTGGGCTTATCTGTAAGATCGTTATAGGAACCAGATACTGCTACAGTAGCAAGGAATGCCTTAACAAGATCTTCCAGCTCGCCCATCTTAACGTACTCTTCAGGGTCTACAGGCTGATCGCCAGAGGGGAAGAGAAGCTTAGCAACAAGTTCTGAGAATGTGATGTCGCCGAGCTTAGTACCCTTAGCAATGCCGCCGACTCTGATAGTAGTACCTGTTTCGCTCTTATCCTGATAGATATCAGCCTTAGCGATGTTCTTGAGTATTTCATTGAGTTGCCTCTTCAGAACGAAGAACTCCTCGGGATGATGAGGCCAAGGACCACAAGGCGGTACAGGATAGAAGTAACGAGTAGGAACAGGATTCGGCACACCAGGATTGTAAGGATTTACAACAGGTGCATCTGGACAGCATCCACCAGGATGCTCATATGGCGGTCTACCTGGGATCCACATGGGATCTGTCGGGTACGGACCAGGAATACAATGTATTCTTTCGTCGTAAAGATTATTCGACATATCTAAACCTCCTTTAGGTATAGTATTATTAGAGTGTTGAGTAAACTCATGACGGCGAAAGAGACGAAAGGAGAATGTATATGATAAAGGAAATGAGAGAATCGAACATCGAGAAGATTCACAGTGCTGTTAAAAACAGTAACAGCGTAATAGACAAAGTCGAGATATCAAAGACGGACGTATTTAAGTTATTCTCTATAGCGGGAGTCGTGGATCAGAAGTTCAATAAGAGCCTAGACGACATGACAAAAGAAGAAAAGAAAGAAGCTGACGATGCTATCAACAAAGCGCATTTGCCAGCAGATATTATAATCTCGAACACCATACCTATCAAACACGTAGAAGTTGTGCTGAACGAGAAAAATGACGTTGTAAGACATCGTGTACTCATATTCGACAAGAAGGATTGGATTCCTTTTGGTGCTACAATAGAAGGAGAGATATCTGATAGTGAGATCTGATAGTGAGTTTGATTATGCCTACAACGACAATGATACTATCGATATAGCATCTGCTACAATCGTAGGAGCTATAACGTTGTCTCTAGAAGACTATGCTAAGACTATTCCTGATGGTTTTAGTGCTAGATCAGTTGTTATGCCGATCATATATGTGAAGAGAGAAGATAAACCCATTCTCGCAATAGAGGCGACAAACTCGTTTCTCCAAAACTCCAATAATAAGTATATACCATTCGGAACAGAAACTTATGTTGATATGGATATATACGCTGGTGTTGAATGGGCTGTAGCTACTCTCAACATATGGTATGCTATAGAGGTTTCTCTATTGAACCCACTGATCAATTATAGAACAGCAAACAAACAAATGGTAGTACCGCAAACAAAGACTAGAAATGGAAAGAAGAAGACACCTGCTAAGATCAAGTACTTCAAAACTATCTATATTGAAGAGGAAGCACTGGATCAGTTCTTTGAGGATCAGAAGAACGAGAGGGGCGAGATAAATCGTCATTGTCTTATGTGGTATGTGACGGGCCACTGGAGACACTATGCTAATGGTAAGAAGGTCTTCATCCAGGGATACTGGAAGGGAGAGGGACGTTTCTCTGGGATTGAAGCAGAGACAAGACAAAGAGAACTTGTGCTCGATGAAGATGATCTTCCAAAAGAGAGAGTTCCGAAACCCAAGGAGCCCGCAAGACGTCTCTTTGTGGACAGCTCATATGACGAGCATGTTCACTGCGAATGTGGTCAGTTGATTGGTAGTGACCATCTCGCAGAACGGTGTGAGAAGTGCGGCACGCTCGTAATGTACCGTAACTAAACAAACAGGCAGTGGGTGATTCCCACTGCCTTATTTTTTGTTGAATTGAGTCTTATCTTCCAGTGTAATCACGGAGTTTGTAGTTACTTGTGAGGAACGAACTTAATAGCGATTCCCATACTTCCTGCATTTCCTACCGTAATTTTTATTACATCATCCTTATTCACTTTAGCAAACACTCCGCCGTTACCTTCAATATCATTGTTTATACCAATAACACCACCAATAGCAATATCATTCACGAAGACTTTGGTACCGCTCGTATATCTGGCAGAAATAGTCCCTGCGATAAATCCGTCATCAATAGCTGTGTATGTTTTAGGTCCTGCTTCATCTTGAACATAAGTAATTACATCTATGGCATTATCCCAATCAGGTGAATTCCACTTTCTGACATACTCTGCCACATCAAATGGTACAGACGCCTGTTTGGCTTTGATGATATAGTTGACACCCAACTGTTTACCGTGAGTGGTTGTGCCTATTCGTGGTGTTCCATGTGTACCATCAGATACAGGGCTACCAGTGGGTCTTACTCCTGGGATAGTTTTCCAAGCACCGCCATTTGTATAATCTGCCCCAGCAAATGCTCCTTTATCATGAGCGTGTCCTTGGAACTGGTCATCCTTAAACTCACCTAATGTATACACATCATGCGCCGCAATAGTCTGTGTACCATTCTCACCAACACCAACGGGAGCACTTTCTCTTAAATCGGGTACATTAAAGGTTGTACTTCCGTCACCTGTACCAAATGCTGTTCCGATAGCAGCAAACAGATCTGCATAAGTTGTTCTACTTACCTTTTGTCCTTGACACAGAAGCCAACCTGACGGAGCAGTAGTACCGCCATATGCTTGAATTGAACCAATCGGAGCATCAGCATAAAGCGTTGCGCCTGCCACGAGATTGAGCTTGTTCGAAGAAGCATTGTATTCATAAACGGGCATATTCATTCTCCTTTCTTAGAGGGTAGAATGAACTACCCTCTGTAAATTCATTATTTGTATCAATCATAGTTGCTATTGTATAAGAGCAGTCCTGTCTGTACAAGGAATTTATCTGCCCACTCAGTATCCGCAGGAAGGTTTGTGCTTAACTCGATAACATCGCCCTTTCTCACCCAAGCCTCTAATGCTATGCTTGCCACAAATACAGGTACTATATCACTGAAAAAGTTGTCATACCTGTCGAGCATTACACTGTTTTGATTTGTCAAAAATAGCGAATAGTAAGCACCGTGTTTCAGACATCTTATGGTCAATCTTCCTGTATGTGTGGCGGTCCAGACAATAGAGTTTCCAGTATCTAACCACTTTCGATCAAATGCTGGAACGATGGAGGATTTATTGAGCTCATAAGGTAGTAGTATCTTACATCCATTAACAGCAGCCATAAAGTCGGCAGGAACAGGTGCCTGTTTAGCTTTGATGATGTAACTACCAACAGGTTCATTTCTTGTATTATAAACTGTTACAACAGCGGTTCCGCCGATTCCTGCTGTTTGGCATATATGAGTAATAGTACAAGTTCCCTTCTTCAAGAATACGGTTTTATTCGTTAAAGATGCTCCAGCTCCGACATATCCCCAACTTGATACAAGTTTGCCGTCAGTAGTGATAGATATATTATTGGCATGTTTTCCAGCAGAAGCGTTCGATAATATTACCTCAAAGTAATAACTACCATCTGTATCAATAGTGATAGTATGATGTCGACTGCCATCTTCAAGGTTACTTGTCCAAGTATCTAATTGAGTCTTGACGGTGTAATCTTGTTTACACTGTGTTAAAGCAGGCAGATTAAATGTTGAACCACTACCGCCATAGTTAGTACCGATAGCATTAAACAGATCAGCATACTCTGTTTTACTCAATGCCTGTCCGTTACAGAGTAACCAGCCATCTGGGACAGTTGTTCCTCCATATTTGGCAATGGTTCCGATAGGTGTATCTGCATAGAGCGATAAGTTGCTATCACCGTCAGAGCCACCTATGATATTTACAAGCTTACCATCGTATGCTTCCTTCTCTGAAGCGGAGAGTGCTTCCCATTCAGCTTGTGTTCCGATGAATGACTGGTCTGTTTCGTCGTACTTAGCAAGTCTTTCGAGTGTCTGACTGTTTTCTTTGCCAGCATGATACTCTGTCTTCTTATCAACAGAAAAGAATCCATATCCTACATTAGCTTGTACTACGAATCCAGCAGTTCCTTGACCATTGCGAGAAGAAAAATATATCTGGTTAGGATATTCAGATTTGATGCCGTAGTTCATTCTTGTGATTCTGAATCTATCTTGAACGTAATCCAATCCAGAGGGATAGTACAGGTCTCTATCTGTAGGAATCTCAAGTTCATACAAACCAGTGCTATCGCTATAGTTGAACACCAGTCCAAATTCATCCTTGAAATACTGACGAGCACCTTCCAGGTCTACGTTGTTTACGATATCTTCTGAGAATTTGAACTTCATTTCATATGCTTTGGTCAGACGATAGATTACATTCTCGATGTTATCATCGGGAAGTTCATACACATCTACGATAGCTTCTCCACCAGAAGAAGCTTGAACTTTGATAGGGGCCCACTTACGTGTAGAAGTCGCCTCATCGAGTATAGACTGATAAAAGCATCCGTTGACAAAGGTACTACCAACAGTCTTTCCGACATACTGATAGATCTTACCCTGGTTAGCTTCAGTTGCTTCTGGTAATTTGTACACTTGTGTTATACTTTTCAGATAGTCGTCATAAAGAGCGAGTCTAGTTTTATCGCCATTGTTATTGACCGCTATAAGCTTAGTGCCGTTCTTATCGTCGGAATCTTGTTCTGTAGCGTATCTGAATTTGGTATTGAAGAAGCTAGCTTTTAACTCCCCATCACAGTATACACCTATCATTGGTTCGCCACCGCTCATTCTTAGATCCATTCTTTCACACAGATCTTTGGTAGTTAGATACTCTTCCAACTCTGGAGACCCGCTTATACGTAAGAGAGTATAGTTGTTCGGGAAATCAACCCAGTATTCTGATGGGTCGCTCTCTTTCGCTGTTACTGTGAAGCCATAGGACTCTAAAGATGCTTTAATAGTTTCGATAGATGTCCATTTAATAATTATTTCAGTGTATAAATTTTCTTGATAGAAACCGCTGGTAGCATTCTCGGGAACCTTTACAACCCTTGTCAGAATAGATGATTTGAACTCATCGTATGAGAGAAGTTTGAAACTTGTAGCTGAGTCGGTTTGGCAAAGATACGGTGTTAGTGTTTCCGTGATAAGGTCAAGAGTGATAGATGGAGCCTCTTCAGATTTGATTATAGTGCTTGCGGTATCGTATACCGTGAGTGTAACATTATTACCTATATATACCTCTATCTTACCTACACGTTTACTTCTATCAGAAGATTGGTAAACTTCTTTGGTGGAGGTGTATATGATAACGTAGTAATCGGTTGAATACTCGACAGTGAAGTTGTTCTTGCGAGCATAATCGACTATATCGTACAGATAGTGATCTTTTGTTGTATCGAACACTAAGGAGTCGTTAGTATAAGTAGTACAGTATACCTTATTCTTACGATCTGCAGCAATCGGAAGAGTATTATCTTCATAAATTACAGCATCGATATCGAGTGTATCCAGATCACTATAGAGCACCATACGTGCAAGAGACTGACTCTCCTTGTCGCCGAGATACATAGTCTCTTCTTTATAACGAAGAGGAATCATGTCTTCTGAGCTAAAGGCAAGCTCTGTATAAGTCTCTCCATCAGTAGTAGTTTTAGCGATGAACTTATCGCCTACTATGCTAGCAGATTTTCTTATATAGAACTTAGCTATCATAGGATACTGATCAGTGAGTTCATCATGATACTCGATATCCCTGAACTTGAATACTGCTTCATAGTATCCTTCATGATCGGGTTCATCGGGATCGTTCACTACAAATCCCTTGCTGGTGATATGGTCTACTGCAGCTTGAGGATCATTACCGTTCATGATAGAACCGTCGATATCAAGCTCCTTGTACTGGTTATTCTGAATCCTGTAGATGTAATCATCTATAGTTCCATATTCGGGAAGAGCATCTGCATATATGATAGCGGTAGTCTTACGTACATAGAGACCGTCTGTCTTCTGTTCGAGAACGTTGTCCTCATCTTCAGAGATATCGGCATTACTCTTCTGTACAGTCTTCTCTACCCATTTGTACGCTGCTCCTTCGATTATACATTCGTAGAAGTATCCATTGATATAATCATCGGTAGTTTCTCCGATGTATTGATATATCTTACCGAACTGTGCTTCTGAAGGTTCTGGGATTTCTGCCACTTGGATAGAAGCTCCACTAGTACCTTCTAAAGCTTCCTCTACAGATCTACCATCTGCCAGCCAAACATCGCATGCCAATGCGGTAGGGAATCCACCCTTGACAGCTTCTTCGCCAGAGTTGTTAGGTCTAAGAGTATCAGCAACTTTAATAGCCATTATATATTTCCTCCTTCTCTTATTTGATCTCTGCGGTGAACGATCCCAGAGACTTCTGCTTGAATCTTACAACACTATATGTGGTTGTGTAACCACTAGCATTAGTAAAGATAACAGATCCGAGATCTTCGAGGTCTGTATTGAATCCATTTACCCACGCTGAGGAAGGTTTCATACCGCTAGGAGTAGCGATATAGCCATATTCATTATTCTCAACGTTGAAGTTGTATGTTCCCTTGTTATTGCTAGCAAGCTTACTGTTAGACAATCCAAGAATGAATGCACTATCGTATGTAGACTGACTAGCAGCACTGCCCCAATAGATCTTATTCTTGAATGAGATAGTCTTGCTTGCTGTTGCCGTCTTCTCACCATCTCCGATAGTAAGAGTGAATGTCTTGTTAGCAGAGATATTCGAAGTGTATGAAGCGGTTCTATCGTCCACATCGATGGTACAGTCTGTAAGACTCTGCTGAGTGATATCCTTATTGACAGCCCATGTGAATGTAACGCCGCCTGTGATAGTCTGACCCATCTCATACTCTGTAGCAGATGGAGTCATATTGAAAGAAGTAATCTTGGGTTCTACATAGTATAACTTTGAGAGAATAGAATCAAGTGCTATCTTTACATTGGTGTATGTAGGGAAGCCCTCATTATCGTAGGATACATTCTCTGCAGAGTTACCCATAGCAGAAGGATTGAGCAGAGTTACCTGACCATTCTCATCTGTACCAAGTACCTTGTTAGCAGCTTCAGCACCTTGGTCCTTATCAACCTTACCAGCGAGTGCTTCTGCAATAGCTGAGTTCTTTACAGCATTACTAGATGAAGGATCGATACTCGCATCATAATCTCCAAGTTCTACTTCACCAAGAGAGTTAGTCTTGAGTATCTTGTTTGCTACAGCCTCGGGGTCATCAGATGTAAAGACCTTGTTCAGTTTGTCAGCGAACTTACTGTTAAGTATCTTACCCTGATTAGCAGAGAGTGCTTTAGTAGTAGATGTACTTGTAAGACTGTCTTCCACATTGTCAGCATCCATCTTAGTATCAAGAAGGTTCTGTATGATAAGCATGAGTGCTTTCATAGCAGCAAGATCGGGAATCTTACTTGTATCTACTTCATCGCCAGTAAATGTACTTACAACGTCGTTGTTCTTGTTTACATATTCAGTAAAGTTTACATCACCTGCAGATACGATGGTGAGCCAGCTACCATTGATAAGAATGGACTGCATGAGCTTACCACTCTGTATATAGTAGAACCATATCATATCAGCATCGATAGTAGTGCTGACGCCGTTCTTTACATATGTGATTTTATTAGTAACAAGGTTATAGGTAGGCTTTGCATCACACTGAATAGCAGTAGTAGTTCTGAGAAGATCAATCTGCTCATCAGTGTATGTCTTAGCTTCAGTAACTCCACCCTTTACTTTTTTGTCGACACTACCGTTAGTCTCTTCATCACCGTTAAGAACAGTGATAGCTCTCTCGTTAGCAGCGACTCTTTCCTCAAGAGTAGTGTCGTCTACAGCACCTTTCAGCTCATTTATAGCACCAGAGAGTGTCTGTGCTTCAGTCTGAAGGGTGTCGGAACCAACTTTGCCGTTTAAGGTCTGTATAGAATTATAGTTAGTTCCGATAGCGGCTCTCAATTCAGCATCGTTGTAGTTCTCCAAACCATCAAGCTTTTCTTTATCGGTTTGTGAGAAATTTACGTCTGTAAGAACTTTACTACCGTCTTTATCAACCTTACCGTCAAGGAGTTCTCTTGTTTCGGTTTTGTTGAAGTAGTTTGAGAGGTCTGCACCTTCACCGCCACCATTGAACTCTCTCCACTTACCAGTTTCTGGATCAGCCGTATTGTTCTTATTGTACATATAAGCCATTCCAGTCTCTTCACAGAAAGATAAGTAAAGAGGAGGAAGATAGTTTTCTGAATACGAAGACATCTCTGACAGAGTCTTGAAACCCTGTCTGGTGAAGTCATACTGTTGTCCCTTGTAAGAGAACCCAGCAAGAATACTTATACCAGCCATATAATCTCACACTCCTTTCTTATGTAAATGCCAGAGTAACTCCATCAGAAGCAGAAGGTTCGATCTGAGTATATACATAGTATTCCATACCGTCGATTGTAGTTTCTGATCTTGAGAAAGTGTCTGTATAGTTGAGGTTGTTTACGGTATCCATAACCTTGGTAAGAGCACCAAGTGACTTAGGATAAGCATAAACTACCTTGCCGAATGTCATAGTTATACCAGTGTAGGTATAAGCTTTGCTTGTTTTCAAAGTCGAATTGAGATTCTTTATCTGTGCAGCTGTAGGAACAGTGATATCTGGTCCCATAGTTCCATAGAACGACTTACCTACAAACTTGACTGATATAGAAGAAGTGCTTGTTTCAGTACCATCTGTAACAGAAGCAGAGAAAGTACAATCAGAAGTTATCGGTATAGCAGGAGTATATGGATACTGGAAGTTACCACCACTAGCTACACCAGTAGTAATAGTATTGATCACAGTTCCATTGACGGAGAATGTGATCTTAGTGATATTCTTACTGTTCTTCACGGCAACAGCAGACATAGTAATACTTGTTATCTTTCCAGTAGCCGCATCATACAGTGTAGCAGAAGGATTGATAGTAAGTGATATAGAAGGCTTAGTATACTTAGTAAGCATATCTCTGATGATAGTCTCAAGATATGTACCAGTAGGATAAGTCTTACCTACCTTTACATTACCGATCTCTACTTGTGATGTGAGAGGAGTGGTGATAACAGGATCACCACCACCTCCGCCCTCACCGCTGAGTCGGATACGAGTCTCGTTATCTATATCAAAGTATACGGCTCGACCATCTTTAGTCATAAAGTACTGACCGAGTTTCTTAGGCACTTCATCTATGGCTTCTTGTGGTCCACAGAATGGTAAGAAGCGCCATCTCTTAGTAATTTTGTATCCCATAGTAACACCTCTATTCTTCTTTTTTCTTGAGAGATGCCAGTACAGCCCAATCTCCACCAGAGAGTATCTTACCTACACCGAGTTTGTTATCAGACTGGAACTGATGAATAGCATCCATCATCTTCCGATCTGCAATGCCGTTAAGATTTACATCGTAACCAAGACTCTTAAGCTTCTTCTGAGTCCAGAATGTAAGCTTTCCAGAATCACCAGGTTCGATAGTGAAGTCTCTGAGTTTGGAGAGGGTATCGTTACCGATAACTCCATCTGTTTTGATATCGTAACCTTTCTCTTTCAGTACAGTCTGAAGTTCCAGTTCAAGAGAAGCCAGACATATACTTTTATCAGGATCGTAATCGTCTTGTCCAGGGAATACTGTACCTCTCTCGAAGGTTTCATAACCTTCTCCAGTTTTCTCATTGCCGAACCAATGGTTATTTCTGTAAGTCTCATATCCTCTTGTGTCGAGATGACAATAGAAGTCATCGATCAGAAGAATACCATTGAAGCCGATTCTCTCTGCTGCTTCAGCGATATCCCAAGATGAATACTTCTCTCCATCTTGTTTGATTACACAAAGATCCGCAGCAATAGAGCCGTTGATATTACAGTTATGTCCATCGCCTAAGAATGCACCAGGTATAGTGAGAGTAGAAGCATCACAACGATAACCACTACTTATCCATATCTCTTTAGCATCCATATATGCGAAGAGCTGTTCGAGCATAGATACCAGTAAGGTAGACGGTACTCCCTTACCACATCCACATTTACATCTGAATTCATATGTGTCGAAGTGTTCTGATAATTTAGCCATACTAGCACCTCCATTAAGGATCAACGATCTCTTCGAGTGTACGAATGTCCTTTATCATAATCATACAGAGCTTAGCTCTGTGATGACCGTCTTCATTAGAGCAGTCGATCATGATCCAGTCAGCTTTAAGCTGACCACCACAGGGATGGTTATTGCCGAAGTGGGAGTATACGCCTGTTACAGTACGAAGCATATTGTCCCTTCTGTCTACAGCAATGATCTTGTATTTATTACCAGGCTTCATGGATACAGTGATAGTATCCTTATCGCCATTGTCTTTATATACATCCAGCTCTATGTCCAGATGTACGGTAACATTTCCTTTACTTCTTATAACATACGACATTAGGTTTTCCTCCTTCCAAAAGTTAAGGCTAGGGCGTTGCCACCCTAGCCATGATTACGGGTCAAGATAGTCGTGGAGATCAGTTCCAAGATCGCCATTCTGACCAGTGCTTGACGATTGTGTATTATCAGTAGTAGTTCCGTCAACAGGATCACCTACATCGTGGAGATCAACGAACTCGTCTATTTCTCTCAGAATAAATGGATCTTCGATACAAACGTTACTCTGTTGAGTAGGAGTCATATGCTCGGGTCCAAGTATAGGAAGCATTCTTTCAATATTCTCAACTCTGATTCTGAGAAGCTTACTTTCATACATATCACTAGCGTCAATTATGATCGCAGATATAGAGATGCAGTGCGGAGCCTTCAGAATCTCCTGAACTCCTTCTACAGTCTCGAAGTCGACGATCTTACCAACAAAGTGACAGATACCGCGAGTGTTCGAGAAGGCATCGACTTCATAGGACACCCCAGGAATGATATCGAATCTCTGTACGTGTCCATGATGATCTGTGTATGTAGTTGAAAGACGGATAGAACCGTCTATCTTAACCCTTCCTACCTTATGAGGGGGAGGACAATAGGGATGATGACCAGGAACGATATACTGTTTAGGCGGACATGTAGGTGCAGGACAAGCAACCACTTTAGTCCAACCAGGATGTGTAGTCATATCAGGAGTATAGACTTCGTTTCCATAGGGGAAACAACAATTGTTAGCCATAACTCTCCTCCTTTCGAGATTATTGTTACATAGATGTTGAACGTAGAAGGGTGGTGGGAAACCTCCCACCACCTAGTTTAAGGACTTGAAGGAGTTTCACCGCAGATGAACTCTATAGAGTTAAGATAGTCTCTATCAAGCATCTGAGCTTGTGTGACTTTAGTGCAACGAGCTAAGTTACCGTATCCTATCGTTGATGTTACCGAATGAACTCTATCTGTATTGATCAAGCTAATTCCAGAACCAAATCTAACGTACAGTGCAGTGTCACCACCACTAGTCGATCTAGCATAGATGTCTGTATCTATTACGTTATATACTGAGTTGTTTTCACCACGGATGAAGTAATGAAATCTTGTATATAAATCAAAAGTACCGGTCCATTTACAGAATCTAAAGACTCCTTCGTATATATAAAAGTTACTATTATTGCCAGCTCTATAGAATGGAGATATGGTGTTGAATAGACAATTGATCATAGTACCATAGTTGCCGTTAGGGTTATTAGCACTTCCGATAACTTTAACTTGACGATCACTATTATTACCGCCACTAGATTGAGTGTGCAGTTCAATGTTGAATGAACATTGTGATGCGCTGATTTGTCTACCTGTATCTCCACTGCCATATGCACTATATTGTGGCCACATAAACGACGCATGATTATTATTGGCATCAACAATCGCTGAGAACTTACATCTTACGAAATATGTATATCCGCCTTCTGAATTGCAGAAGCAACAAGTACTAGCTGTAACAGCTAATAGATAAGCGTTCTTTATGATAAGATCATATATATATATGTAGTCTTACCATAACTACCAGTACATGGACAAAAGAACCAAGAGTCCATTATATTAAGTCCTAAGATAGTCCATCCATTAAATATACATACCTGTAGATTGATAGTGGAGATCTATATCCTATATTGATAGGATTCCATCCTCTAGAACGAAGATCTATCACCTTGGGGCCATTATATGTCTCTGGGAATGCTATATGCGTGTACTTGTTTGTTTGATCTTCAAAGACTTCTTTAAAAGACTCTAACGTATCTACATATATAGGATCGTCAGCAGAATAACCTCCGCCGCCAAGTATAGCCATATGAATTCCTCCTTTGATGTGTATTGTTACTAGAATGTTCAGGTGGACGAGAATGAAGGGAGAGGGATGATTCCCTCTCCCTATTAATCACTTGGAGGATCTCCACAGATGAAGAAATGCTCATTAAGCCAATCCTTATCTATCATCTGAGCTGTAGTACATAGAGTCTTATAGTCTCCTTCAATAGTTGGTGTCTGATTATCCGCAGTTTTGATGTTGTCAGTGTTCACTATGTTTACTCCAGACCTGAAACTTATACGCATTGTGACACCGTTTCCATAATTTCTAGTTGTTCTAAAGACTAAGTCTACTACGTTGTATACAGATTGTTTAGCATTTATAATTTGAATCAAGTGTGAAGGGCCAGAATCGTAATGTTTGATGTTTCCGATAATCTTACAGAACCTCATTTTCATATTATTGATAAGATTATTGCTAGTTGGTTGGTCGATCATTATACGTTTAGAGTTGAGAGATACAATACTATTGATCAGTTGAGCATCTGTAGTAGTGTCAGCTGCGTCTATGATAAGTATTCTAGCAGAAGAACTAGAGTTCGTGAAGTAGATGTTGAACGAACAAGTATCTATTGTTATAGCACTAGCATAATTAGCTCCGTATATAAATTCGGCACACTTATTTGTCGATGACGTTTGATTATCTAAGACAGCAGAAAACTTACAGTTCTTGAAAGTCAGTCTACCGTTACCATAGTATAGTACTCTTTCATGCCTAAATGCAAAAACGTCACTAGTGCTAGAGAGGAAGTAACAGTTCTTCATAGTGAGGTCGTATATGTACATGTAACAACTTCCGTCGTTTGCTTTACTTTGTGCCCTAAAATTGAAGAAAGTTTGGTCACTAATACTAAGACCTAAGATAGTCCATCCATTGAAGTATATGTGTATGTATAGATCTCCATTGGCACCATCGATATCGTAAAACAGAGAAAACGAGATAGGGTTCCATCCTCTAGAACGAAGGTCTATCACCTTTGGGCCATCATATACTTTGGGGAAGGCTATGTAGTATTCCCCTCCTGTGGTTATTCCTAACAGTGTATTCTTAAGATCCTCAAGCGTGTCTAATGTCAGAGGATTGTCAGGATCATGTATATCTCCGCCAAGTATAGCCATATGAATTCCTCCTTTGATGTGTATTGTTACTAGAATGTTCAGGTGAACGAGAATGAAGGGAGAGGGATGATTCCCTCTCCCTTCATATATGATCAAGCCCAGAGTTTCATATATAATCTCATCCTTTGTATGGATTCTTACTAGAATGTTCAAGAGATAGAAAGAGAGGGGAAACGATCCTCCTCTCTTTCATATTATTCTATAGGTGGGCTTCCTATAATGAAACCTTTCTCTGTTAACCATTGTTCATTACACATCTCGGTTCTATCCGTTGGATGAAGAAAAGGTGCTGCGTATGTAGGGTGATAATAGTTCATATCATTCAAATCGCCATGAAGGTATATAGACTTACAGTAATGGATTATCTTGTTAGTATTTATAGTACTTGCTCCTACAATATAACAGCTGTAGTTAAGATGTGTTCCAGGTACAAGAGGATAGATGTCAAAGTCTATTACATCTAGCGTGCCAGCAAAGTTCTTATATAGAAGTATGTAAACGTTAGAACCACCATGATCATAGTATATAGAACCAGAGAACTTACAGAAGAAGAACTTACCGAAGAACATAGTGTTGTATGCTACCATATTAGAAAGTGATTCTGATGCTGCTAGTAAACCAGCTGTAACTTTTCCTTCTATATTGAAGAGACAGTTGTTGTACTCGAATCTAGTACCCAAACTACCATTTAACCTGAAGCATGAAGACTTGAACAATGTTATAAACTTGAAGTTGAATGAACACTTTGTTATTCTAAAGTAAGGGTTGTAGTCAGTAGTTTGACATCTAAGAGTAAACAGACCTAAATTATCTAAATCTGTTGATGGACTCGAAACAGTACTCATATCTAACACTCCTGATGCCTTGATGTTGATCAGGTTTACAGGTCTAGCTCCATAAGCTTTATTAGCAACAAGACTAGAATGGCCTTGCAAGTATGCATTCTTGATTGTAAAGTTCTTTAATGTACGAGTTCCTTCAGTGTCATTTTTGAAAAAGAACAAATGGTAGTTTCTTAAACTGATTCCGAGAATCACCCAATCTTTACCATCTACGACTTTAGGGCCATTGATAGAGAGAGCAGCCCAACCACCATTATAACCATCGGCATCAGAAGTGTCATTATTTCCTATATACCAATTAGACTTCCTAAAATCCATAACTCTATCTTCAACAGGTATAGGATTACCTTGCTGATCTTTGGTAGCCATCTCTACATAAACGGTTGTGCGAGCAAAGGTACCACATACTCCCACCAAAGAACTAAATGAGTCGCATATATATGGATCTGCCGAAGTTCCACTTCCCCAATATGCCATTAAGCACACCTCCTTTCATAGGAGATATGCTTAGTTTGTGTTATCCATTTATAGGGGGGGGTGATCCTATCACGAAGCCCTGATCTTCAAGCCAAGATACATCAACAAGTTGAGCTCTATTTGATGGGACGATGAACGAAGCTGGATTTCTACCAGATACGACGAAGTCTTGATAACTTTTGTCGGGTTGTACATAGAAGATATCTTTCGATGTGCTATTAGAATGTCGATAGAAGACCTT